GATGATGTATTCAATCAACTGTTCGTATTTGTTCATATTAAAAATTCCTTTCAATAATATGGCTTGTAATGATATTTACTAATCTACGCAGATTACTGCTTTAAATGGGGGTTTTTTGAATCGTTTTGTCGGAATAATTAAATTCCACCAGGCATAGCACCCATTCCAGCGTCAGCGGCCGGAGCTTTGTACTGCTTGGTAACTTTCTTCAATTTGTCTTCGTGTTCGAATTTGCGTACATCGTTTGCCATTCTCAGCTTGTTTAGGTGAGCAAAGGTTAGCTTAGTTTTACGCATATCTTTAAGATGCTGGATGCTGTTATCGTCCTCTTCAGAACGATAACCTGCTTGTCTGCCGTCAAATAATTCAGTTATAAACATATATAGTGTATTTACTTATTTATGTTGAATTTACGCTGCTGCGGGAGGACCGCCCGGGGCCATTGCACCACCAGCTGCTGGTGCTCCAGGTGCTGGACCTACTCCGGGTGCGCCGGGTGGCCCTTCTTCAGGGGCAGGGGCAACAGACTCTAAGTCTCCTGCAATACCGCCTGGTGTAACGCCAACGCTACGTAAGTCTGCGCCAGGTGCTGGTGCTGCTTCTACGTCGCCTTGTTCTTCGTTCCACTGTTGTTCGTTTTCATTCATCTCTTGTTCGCTTAGACCTAAGTAACGAGTCATCAACCAACGCTTAGAGAAGTATGGGAACGCTTCTAAGCTAGTAAACGTTGCAATTCGTGCTTGGTCGGCTTCCGCTTGACTGTAGCTTGCAAAGTTTTGTGGCTCTTCGAATACCAAATCAAACAATGAACCGTCGATGTTAATGCCTCTCCAACGCATAAACATCTTAAACTCTTGGTCAAGTTTGTCTACTACCATTGACTGTAAACGCTTGCAATACTGGTTGAAGCGCCATTCTTGGATCATTGCTGTGCCGACTTTACCGTCATTGGCACTTTGAGTTCCATCATCTAAGCCTGTTGGCAAATAGCTAGACGGAATACGCAACCCACGGAATAGCTTGTTAGTAAAGAAACGCAAGTCTGTAATTTCGCCTAAGTTCTGACCGCCGGGTAGTGTATCAACACTAGATCCGCGACCGTCTGCTGTTACAGGGAAGAAGTAATCTTCGTTTGTGCTCAATGGATTGTACGTAGCATCCATCATGTTGGCACCGCCACCTGTTTGTGTAGGGATTCGGCGCTGTGAAACTTCGTTTTTAATACGGTCAACGAATGCCATAGCCATATGTGTTGGCATATTACCTACGTCAATCTTAAAGATTCTACGCTCCGGAGCACGTTGCACACGGTAGATAATAATGCTGTCTTCGAGCAACTCTTTTTGCTTAAACACCTTGAAAACGTTTTCTAATACGCTGTTACCAAACGGCCAATATACGTCTAAGCCTTCTGTTAAACTGATGTGTACCACATGTTCTGCGTTGATAACTGCTTCGTTTTGTTGGTGCGCAAAGCGTCCACCACCGCTTGATGGGCTGTTAGGTTGCACATAGCTACCGCTCGGACCGCCTACTTGTGGGTGGTTAGTGAATGTGTCACTGGTGCTAACTGCTGTAACTGTTAAGTTCTGGAAATTAGGGTTTAAGTCTTTAACAATATACTGTTCAGGCTTTTTGCCTTCTGCTTCGTTAACAATAACTTTAGTAACCTTGCTCATTTCAGTCCAGAATAACTTAAATGTTTCTGGATCGCGGATAAACACTTGATCGCCGTACTTGATAACATTACGGAAAATCTTAAAGATGCGTTTGTTGAATTCGTTTAGAGCGACCCATTGCTGTAGCTGCTCTTTAATGATGTTTACTTCGTTGTCAGTTGGCTTGTCTTTGAAATGGATACTAAACGCTGTGTTGTTTTCCATGTTCTTTTGTGTAGAGAACTCAGCTAAAATGTCTAGTGCAGCGTTAACTTCACTGTCCATGTCCATTTGTTCATACTGATTGTAACGCTCAACACGGTTAGGGTGACCGATATATACTTCTGGTAGTGTGCTTTGATAGTTACGATAGCCAGGATCAGCTAAACGACCATTGGCCATTGGGCTTACGTTTGACGGTAAGTTTGCGCTCTTGAAATACTTTTTCCACCCGGCCATATTAAATTTCCTTTGCCTTATTGTTTAAATAAGCAGCTCTTCTTGTATCAGACCAGGAAGTTCCGGTTATCCCTTTATTCCAAGGAATCGTTCCTTTTTTAGTTTCTGAAATTTTTTGTTTAGTTTCCATTGATTTCGTTAATCCAATGTTAGCTTTTCTAATTTTGTTTGCATGTTGGATTGACTTAGGCTTACTATAATTTTTTATTGCTTCCGCAGATCTAACTTTTCCTAAATTAGATTCTGATATTTTTATCTTAGTCTCAGCACTATGATGCCATCCCGATGTACATGCCCACTGATTTAATTTTATATTGTCAAGAACGCCGCCATCTAATTTTCTACCATATTTTCTTATCAACTGCATTTCAATTTGAAGAGCATCGGCCTCTGTTAAATCTGTACAAATCAATTCTCTACAGTGTAAGGCAGGGACCGTTACATGTTTATGGGGTGCGTGGATACGGTTCCCTTTACCTTTTCCGATATAATATGGAGTTCCGTCTTCAGTTAAGTACCGATATACGTAGAAAATAGCTTGTGTCATTGTGTATTTACCGTTGCTTAACTCATGTTACGCATAAGACGTTCCGTAATGTCCCTATTATCGCCCATAATTCTAATTAAGTCTTCTGTTCTAGACAGTTGCTCTTTAAACAGTGAGGCTAACTCACTAGACGAATCCGATGTAGCTGACCTGTTTGCCCCAAACATCTTTAAGAGTTCGCTCATTCCAGCAGACCCTTCTTTGAGGCCACCGTCTTCTTTCATTGGTAGCACTAGTTCCTTGCCGTGCAGCATAGACGCATATCCAGTCATTGGGCCACTAGCAATACCACCGTTAGCATACGATCCAGTTGGGGTAGCAGCTTTGTCTGGTTTTGATCCAGTTAGTCCGCCCCAGTTTTGATATAGTCCATAGCCTGCGCCAAGAACGCCGCCAGCTAATGCACCCATTGGGCCAAACATGGCACCCATACTAGCACCAGATAGTGCTGCACTACCAACACCAAGTCCGGCGCCAAGTTTTTCGTGCCCTGATTCTTTAGCCATGTCGGCACCCTTATCAAGGGCTAGGCCGCCCACCATACCAGCAATAGATCCCTTGTTGCTTTTTAGGAAATCTCCTGCACCACTCTTAGCACTCTTAGCCATTTCTTTTGCGCCACCACTAATGCCACCACTTGCTCCGCCTTTTGCAGCAAATAATGACAGCACTGGTACTATCGCAGTTAATGCTGACACAATACCTGCCATTGCTGTTAACAAAGGCGACTGTGTGCCTGCGTTAATTCCCAGTTTAGCAAGCTCTTTAACAGAACCTTCAATGTCTTTAATAGTTGTATCAATTGCTTTTGCAAACTGTGGCAAGTTCTGTGCTGCAATCTTTTCCATTTCGACTGCAAAACGCTGCTGAGTTTCTTGTAGTCCAACTTCTTCTCGCTTGCCGCCCTTGCCTTCGTTCATTTGTTCAAGGATCTTCTTACGCTCTTCTTCAGTTGCCGCAGTTTGCAACTTACGTGTCAGCTGATCAGTTTTCATTTGATCACGGGCTGCGGCTGCTGCATCAGCATTACCTGCGTTACCAGCTTGTGCCAATGCTTTGTTAGCCATTGCACCTTTGTGGATTTCGTCTGAGTTCTCACCTTGCACCTTAAGGGTGTTATCTAAGTTTAGTCTACCTTCTGCTGCCAGGTTAGCAAACTCTTGGTTAGACTTGGCCAGTCCGCTGTTAGTTGCTTCTGCAATAGCAACATCTTTGCTAATAACAGTGCCGTAGATCATACGCTCACGCAGGGCTTTGCGCTGAACTTCGCTCATACCCTTCATACTCTCAGTGATGTTGATACGTTCTTGCTCTGTCATTCCATCTAATTGCTGCTGGAATGCCAAGTTATCATTTTCTTGTCTAATCTGCTCTTGCTTGGCTTTCATATCTTCGCCAGTTAAGTCAGACAATAGCTTTAAATTCTTTGCGTATGTTTCTGTACGTGCAGCAATTTCTTCATTGCTTGCATTTAGCTTCCCGCTCGGTCCGGCCATCTGAGCCATAACTTGAGCATAAGCTCCTGCTTGCTCTTCCATGCCCATGCCTAGAGCCATCATGCCTTTGCGGGCACTTGCTCCACCAGCTTCCATTGCTTTAGCTAGTTTCTTACTGCCTTCACCTACGCCCATTCCCAACTGGGACAGTGCATCTTTGTTCTCTCCAACTGCCTTAGAAAACTGTTCTAGTGTTAGTCCTGCAGAGTTAGCAGTTCTAATCATTTCTTTCATGCCGCCGGCAAACATCGCACCACTGGCACTCATTGTTTGGAAGCCGCCGATTAGCTTTTGAGTCTGTGACAGCATAAAGCCAATACCAGCTTTAGCTAATTCACTTACAGTATTACTTAGGAATCCTAGTGCGGCGCCAGCAACTGACGCAGCTATACCAAACTTACCCATTTTGCCACCAGCACCTGCTGTGGCTGCACCAAAATCCCCAAGAGCCTTTGCACCAACTTGTGTTGCTGAGTTAGCAGTGTCAATATTGGCTTTCATAAACTCAGATGCCACAGACAGTGCATCACCACCACTTAGAGCTGCTGTTGCAGATCTAGTAAACGAGCTTGCAACCCCTTTAAGCACAGTGCCTGCCAGTGTACCCATTGAGTTCTTGAAGATTTCGCTGGATTTGTTTCTAGCATTGGCTTCTTCGAGTATTGCTTTCTCAGCAATTAGTGCAGCTTTCTTCTCTTTGTCCGCGGTATTGTTTACTTCTTTGCGTAAGCTAGCCAGTGATTCTTCAAGATCATCAGCTGACATTCCTCCGCTTTTAAACTTTTCCTTAAGGCCCTTTAAGCTAGCGTCAATTTGATCATACGATCGCTTGAACATCTTATTGGCTGATTCCATGTTCTTAGCAAAATCCAGCGCAGTCTTCTTAGCGTCGGCTTCACTTTTGCCCTTACCAAGCTCTGTTGCGATATTTTTCTCAATGGTGTGCCGATATACTTCGCTTATCTTCTTAAACTTTTCTAACTCTTCGTCCAGATTTACATCAGCCATGGTTTTTACCTATAAATATACATTAGTATCAATTATATTTATAGGAAATAAAATGCCAAATTCAAGCATCAACCCACTATCTCGTCACTTTCGCCAACCTGCAATGTACATTAAGTTAACCAGCGGTGGCAAGTACTGGGCAGACGGTGCGCTAGAGCTTCCGGGTACAGGAGAACTTCCAGTGTTACCAATGACAACTAAAGATGAAATCATCTTACGCACTCCAGACGCACTAGTTAACGGAACTAGCGTAGTGCAAGTGATTGAAAGCTGCTGCCCGAACATTAAAGATGCATGGGCTATGCCAAGCATTGACGTTGATTCTACGCTAATTGCAATTCGCATCGCTAGCTACGGGCAACACATGCCTATTAGCAGCAAGTGCCCTGCATGTGAAGAAGAAAACGACTATGATATCGATCTAGCAGAGTCGTTGTCTAAGGTAAAAATTCCAGACTACGTTACCCCAATTGCAGCAGACGAAACGCTGACTATTCAGTTAAAGCCCATGCCTTACTCGCAAGTAAGCAAATCAGGCGGTGTTAAACTAGAAGAAGAGAAATTAATCCAGGCCCTTGCTAATCCAGACCTAGATGAAGAATTGCGTATTGCAGAGTACGATAAGCATGTTAAGAAAATGATTAGTCTTAACTTAGACAACATTGTGGCATGTACTAAAAGCATCACTGCTGACGGGATTGTGGTTACAAACCCTGCACACATTAGAGAATACTACGCAAACGCAGAAGCTGGTGTAATGCGTAAAATCAACACACGTATGGAAAGCATCGCAGCTGAAGCTGGTATCAAGCCACATGACGCTACCTGCAATGAGTGTGGCCATCAATTCAAACTAGCTGTGGAGTTTGATTACTCTAATTTTTTCGCCAAAGGCTTTTGATTCTCAACGCAGAAGACAGCATGGCCCTCATTGAGGGTTATGAAAAAGAAACAAAAGCCATGAAAGAGGAAGTGCTGCGTATATGTTGGTATATGCGCGGCGGTATAAGTTACAACGATGCCATGCTGTTAAGCCAGCAGGAAAGAGAACTTATAGATAAAATCGTTAACGATAACATGGAAACAACAAAGAAATCAGGACTTCCGTTCTTCTAAGTCTCAGTTATTCATTTATTAAAGTCTAAGGGTTTAAAGATGTCTACGACATCTGTTGTTTCGCTTATCAGCTCACAACATAGGTTAAAGTTTTAATTTGTTAGCTTACATACAGAGCGAAGCGATTTAATACTTCATCTAGATTAATTGGTCACACTTTGCCCGAGCAGGGCAAAAAATGATTGAACTTCATCTGAGTAGCACAGTCACTTAGCGTTACAACAATTACAGAGGCGGTCGTCCGGTACCTCGAGTTGCGTCTTTATACGACGGCAGTTTATATACATACGCTAACACATATATAAACGTTAGGGTTTTTCTCCCTTCTTTTAGCCTTGATTAAATTCTTTTCAAACAGCAAAACCGGTTTTATGAAGGCATATCCGATCGTCGTCCTGTTAAGGATAGTTGCTGAGTGCTCCATACAGCGTGGAGTCTTCCGTCCCTGTGACCCGAGGTCCAGTTTTCCTAGGCGCCCGACTTTTAGCTGGCGCTTGCCTTATACTGTGTATCCTGCTTAGACTTTGTGTCTTAAATTTTGTTTATGATGTGGGAGCCATGGACACGAACAGAAATCTGTCCGTTATAATAATCTGTTGTTTCTAATACTTTACGTTCGAATTGCTCTCTAGCTTCAATGTAACTACATTCAGCCTTTGATTTGCAAATGTGAAGTATCTCTCTGGAAAAGTTTTCGGTGCCTAATTTTGTAATGTCTGAGGTTAACTCTGTGCTTGAACCATAATATTCTCTCCAATCGCTATCGATCTTTGAGCGGATTTTCTTTTTCTTTTTCGTGCCATTCTTTAATTTCACTGTTTTTACAGTTGTCTTAGAGAACTTGGCTAGTTTTTTGCCTATGTACTTTCGGCCAGATAGATTATTTGTAATTAAGTAAACAAACCCAACACAGTCTTCGGGTAATTCTTCGACGGGTGCGCCTTGATATATCCAGGTCATGTTAGATTAGTTTTAGTGCCATGTGTTCTATAGTTATGCCTTGATGCTAGTAGTAAAATAATTTGTTATTTGGGGCTGTTTAAGCCATTGCCATAATGTTAGCTTCTCGTACAATTCCTGCGTTAAAACAGGATCGCCTGGTAGCTCTAGTGCCTTGATGATTGCCTTAATTTCGTTGTCTATGTGTTGCTTGAACCATGTAGGGTCGCGTGGGTTGCTATCTGCTGGTGCAGGTTCGCTATGCTCCCATTTGCTATATTGTTCAAGCAACCGTTTTTTAATATCTTGTGGTAAGTGTTGTATCTGTTGATATGCTGGACGAACTAACATGTTAGTCATTACATCAACTTCTCTTGATACACACCAGCGGTATAAATCGTCTAATGTGTGTACACTCAGTGCGCTAGGTACTGCACGTACTGTAACATAGACGTGTCCTTGTTTGCGATGCTTTAGGTATAAATCAATATTGTCTAATACTGTTTGCGTACTCGAACCCTGTCGAATCAAATCGTTAAGTTCCCCGGTGCATTCAATACTAACACCAACGTCTACGTGTCTGAATGCGTTTAGTTTCTGCATCAGTGATTGATTAAACACCGTTCCGTTGGTAGTAAATCCTAGATATATGTTGTTCTTGCCCGCAAGTAGCAGGCGGTCAATTAGCTGTTCAAAGCGAGGGTTAAGTAAGGGTTCTCCACCTATTAAGTGTACAAACTCCAAGTCTTTTGACCCGCAGATGTAGTCAGTTACATGATCCCATGCTTGTTGATCTTCAGTCCAGTTCATACGGGCAGCACCTCTAAAGGTCCCTGCTTTAATTTCTTGGACTGCAATCTTACTGCTAGCCATTGGCGTACACATTCTGCAAGCAAGATTACATTCGTTACCTAAGCTGATATGAAAGCTGTTAATACGTGGTGCAATATTTTCGTACTTGCGTTGATCAAATGTTTTGTAGAAGTTAACGGGATCAATTCCGTCTTTGTGATTTTCTTTAACTCGTTTGCTACTAGACCCCATTGCATCTTCATGATAACACATAGCGCACAGGGGCTCATTGATGCCCGACAATTTGTTAACACGGGCAGCATGTTGGTGTTCACTAGCAACCCACTCGGGTATAGTCATGATATGTACATTGTACTGTGCAGCCGCAGGCGTCCCATATACACGGTTGGGCTGTGCTCCACAGGTATGATAAGTGCCATCTGCATTGATATGCACTTCCTTCCATGGCACATTACAAAATACTTTATCGATCATTTCTACACTTTATATTACAAACTTCTAACGGGAACAGTTCTAATCTAGTTAAAAACTCTTCCCATAATGGATCCGCAAGGATGTCAGACAAGGGTCGTGTCTTGATACTTAAACGATCGCGATACTTTTCGACAAAATCGTTTTGCTGATATCCGCTGTTGAACCAAGGACAGGGAAACACTAGTCCGTTAACGTTAATGAACATTTCCTTTTTCCAGTTCAAGCACTTGGCCCAACTATGCACATCCTTTTGATACTGGATATCAATTACCATGCCACGGGCACTGAGTGCGCCTTTTTTCTTTTGATAGTTAGGCACATTAATAACAATCTCAGGGCATAATGGATCGACCCCGTTAACTGCATAGCGACCGTCAAACTTGGTACTATGCACCTCATTGAACTCGTCGACTCCCGCAGCCCGTGCAACTTCTTTGATCTCCCTGGTGTGGTGCTCGTTGAAGTTAAAAATAATGTAACTCCAAATGATCCTACACGGCGACGCTGCACGTAGACTCTTGATACCAGCAATGATACTGTCAAAATTGCTATTGACTCGATATAGTTCATTGCTCGCTTGATCCCACCCGTCTACGCTAAATGTAACTGCATCATGCTCTGTTAGCATGTGCCCTAGTCGATCCCACCAGTCTACGCTCTTGTAGCTACCATTGGTTACAATCTTAACTTGTATGCGATTGAGTTTTAGATACTCAACGATTTCTAGGAACTCTGTTGCATAGATTGGATCGCCTACATCGCCGCAGAACAAGAATGTCTTCATGTTAGTTAGCATAGACGGAGGAAACGCCAACATGAATTCATGTAGCGTTATTTCTCTATTCAGTTGTTCGGGCTTTAATTCAGTACGAGGGCAGCGTGGACATTTTAGTGTACACTTGCTGCTGATCTCGATATGAATGTCTTGTAGGTTAAACAATGTCTATGTCTGTATTATAACTGGTGTAGCCGTTTTCCTTAACAACGTGTAATGTGTTGTTAACTCGGCCCGCTAACTCATCTTTGTGCGACACAAGCCAAATGCTCTTGTTGCTTTCACGACTCATCTTCTTAAGGATGCTTAGTGCATTTTCAACACCACTGGTGTCCATGCCGCTGTCTACTAGCTCGTCAATGAACAACAGGTTAATGGGTTGATATAAACTTTCCCAAACATCACGGAACGCCCAGCTCAATGACAAAATCAATCTGTTACGTTCGCCACGTGACAAGTTGTCAAAGTCTAGATCGCGCCCTAGTTCGGTAATGCTAACTGATAAGTCGTTGTTGAATTTTACAGTATGCGGCAAGCCAATGCGATCTAAGTATTGTCCTAAACGTGCATTTAAGTAGCTCAAGTTTTGATCGATAATGCGCTTACGGATAAAGCTGTCTTTATTAGTTAACAATTTAAGCAAGAACTCTTGGTGCTCTTTCAAACTCACAAGTTCGTTCATTACATCGTATGAGATTTCTTCTAACGCTTGCTCACTCATTTCTTTAATTTGCTCTGCATAAGGATCGGCTTCCTTTTCCTTTGCAGACAATTGGGCAAGTACGCTAGCCATACTGCTACGGTGTTCAAACGCATCGCTTTCGCGATCGTAATAGACTTTTGGTTGCGCACCAGCTTCGCCAAATTCGGCTAAGGCATTCTTTAGTTCTACAATTTGAAAACCTAGAGCTTCAAAGTCAACGGTAACAGTTTCTAATTCTTTTAGTTTGGCTGCTAATTGTGTTTCGTGATTTTCATCATGCAGCTCGTGGCCACACGCATGACACTTGTGTTCATGTAATGCAGCAACTTCTTGCTCAATGCGAGCGTAGAGCTTACGTTCACGGTCCTGATCTAACTCTGCACGTTTAAGGGCTTTGTTTAGCTCATTAATGTCTTTGACTTTCTGATTGTACTCGCTAAGTTCTTTGTGCGCTTGCAATTCAGCTTCGATGTCTAACGTGCTTAACTCATCAAAGGCACGTTGGAACTGTAGCACATCACGATCGTGGTGCTCTGTCCACATTTTCTGGCGTCTACGCAGACTACCAATCTGTTCTTCGATACGCTTGTTAGCATCGCCTACTGCTTTGATGCGATATTCTTCTTGTGTGATTGCATCTTTAGTGGCTTTAGACAGTTCTTTCAATGACTCTGCCTTCTCGCTTAACAAGGTAATGCCCAACAACTGCTCAATAATAGTGCGTTGATCATTGGCTTTGAGTGCAAGGAATGGTTCAGTGTAGGTGTTGAGTGCAAGGATATGCTTAAACATATCGTGGCTCATACCTAACATACGCTCAATCTCTGCTTGAGTTTCGCGGCTGTCGCCTTGGGCCTCATCGGTAATTTCTTTTTCAGTACCTGACACAAAGAACTTCATAATGCCAGGCTTGCGCCCGCGCTCAATGCGATAGTCAATACCATCCTTTTCAAAATCAATGGTAACCAACATGCCTTTGCCATTGGTCTTATTGATCAAGTTATCTTTCTTGATGTTAGTAAGTGCATTACCGTACAAGGCGAAGCTTAGTGCATTGATGATGGTTGTTTTACCTGTGCCATTACGTGCGCCAGTATCGTCGCCGCCTAAGTCTAAGTTTTCACCAAGTACTAGCGTCAAGTCATTGCGGTCAAAGTTGACGGCTTGCGTGGCATTTCCTACGCTCATGAAATTCTTCACGGTTAAATCTTTGATCTTGAAAGTCATTCTTTATATTGCCTCATTAAATTATCTTTCCATGGTAGCATTCTGAGATTGCTGATTTGTGCTGCTTCATGCGGACTCTGCCCTTTTTCGAAGCACTCTTTAATAGGGGTTATATGGTCTAATTGCCATCCACCTTCTACACCGCATAATGTCCTTGGGTAGTTATTAGGGTTAATTGCATCTTTATGTTTTTCATACATCTTCTGACTAAGTCCGTGTACTTTTCTTGCATACCTAGTATATTCTTCGATATTTGGATTACGAATTGGCCTAAGCATCCCCTTATACGATGGATTTTGTGTAAGCATCTGGCATCGTGGAGAACAAAATCTTTTTTTGGAGGCTTGGTTAACGGTAAACGAAGTTGAACAATCTTTACAAATGCAACTACGGGTAACTTGCCGTATTTTTTTAATATTTGGTTTTCCAGGTTTAGCTCCGATTGGGATAATGATTCCTTGTTGCTTTCTAAATCGATATACTGTTTGCGGGTGTATGTTTAGCAATTTTCCTATTTCGGCTGCGGCCAATAATGGGTTACTAATTAATTCTATTTCTTTTGTTGTGTAGATTCTTGCGTTAGCCATAGAAATACTCCTTTGGGGTATTTACCTCTTTACAGTTAAATCTTTGATCTTAAACATTAGAGGTTTCTATAGATATCGAGTAGTAGGTTTTTATTGAATTTGCCGTTGTCTAAATTAGTAAGTTGACCAGTAACAATTTGATCAATTGATTCAAATTCAATATTGCCTTGAATTTCATATTCAGTTAAGTCAGTAACCTTAGCTGGGATAAGAGTAAGCTCGCGTAATTTGTATGTATCAACGAACGTTTCTTTAATAAACGTTGCCTCTTCGTAGCTGATATCAATGTCTAAGTTAACACGGCAGTGCATACCGGGTTGCAACATCTTTTCAGTATGAGTGATAACGTCACTAAGTTGGAACACACGGTACTTGGGCTGATCTGGCCACGAATGATATTCGGGATCCTTGCCCCAATCTAAGATAGTTAATCCTCGATCGTCGTCGCCGGCGTCTGCATAGTTGTGGGGGAACGCATTTCCGATGTAGGTAATGTTGCGTTGGGTTTGTCGTTTATGGAAGTGTCCACTAAACACATGACCAAAGCCCTGCATGTCGTCGCCAGTTAACTCACCGTGATCTGGCATGGCAACCATTGCGTTCATTAAGTAACCCGGAAGCTCAAAATGGCCAAACATGTATTGGCCCTTCATCTTCTTCAGCTTTTTATAATCGTCGCCTACAAGCCAAGGGGCAATAGTGACATTACCGTCGCTAAACCAATCATTGCAGATTTGAATATTAGGGAGGTGCTTCGCCCACTCCACGCTCTGAACGTCACGTTTATCGCGATAGTATAAATCATGGTTACCAGGAATAAAATACACACGTTCAAAATTTGCATTCAGATGCTCCAATGCTTGCAGGCTATACCCTAGTGTTAGGATGTTAATGCTTGCGCGGTTGTTATGCCAGTCGCCTAAAAACAAACAGGTTTCGCAACCTTCTGCTTTGGCTTTGGCTGTGGCCCACTTGACAAAGTTCAAACAGTCCTCGTTGTGTAGAGTGCTGTTTGACTTTAAGCCAAAGTGGATGTCAGTAAAGATTGCGGCTTTTTTAAATAAATTACTCATTCACAGATTTTTCGTAAATCGGTTAGATTAGTGGGTAGCATATTAAGATTGTACACTTTTAACCTAATTCCTTTTTTGCCAAGTTGATGTTGTATTACAGATTCGTCCAAAATACTTAAAGTATCCCAGTTAAAGTTAACAGTGGAATCGATATTTTGGATGATGTTATTAACTAATTGATCTTTGTTTATATGCGTTTGCGTAGACATCCAATGTGTATGTATTGTAGACATCTTATCTTGGTTCTGCAACGTATATGGTTGACCTAGCCATTGGATGCACTCACAAATTGTGTCTTCGAAATTTTGATAGAAATCTATTTGACTAATTTTAAAAACATTTCCGGGGCAAGCATCTAACTTAGTTGGGTGCGCTGTTTTAGATAGTGACACTAAGTCTAGTCCGCTAAGTATTTCCCTGAGGATCCATGCCGGGAGATGCTTAATTTGAGAGCTTGCAGCCTTTGAAGGCACCCGTGGGATGTTGATATTATAAATTTCCTTATACAATAAAGAATTTGCAACAATCATTGAGCACACATGCCCCCAAAAAATCCCACCAAATGCAGCTCTAAAGAATGCGTTATTTAATTGCGTTAGTGTGTGCTCAGGGGACGACACTATTGAGATCATATGTAACGAATCTTCTCCAACGCAATCTACAAAATTTTTATAGTCGTTGGATTTCAATGGTGGGTGCATTAAGACAATATTCGAATTTCGAGCAGTGCCAGACCTGATACAAGATCTCCATTGGAAATAATCATCAATTGTTACACCGTTGTTGTTTTCTTTTCTAAAAATGTGATTGTGTGATGCATTATTTAAATCCAACGGAATAGGCATATTGCAGTATTCCTTGATTCCAAAGTAATTTAAGCACCACAGTAACCAATTTCCATGGTTACCAGAGTGATACAATAACGGAATAAGGTTACTCATCGCCATCGTACCCTCCGCCGCCGCCACCGCCCATACCTTGACGAGTATAACTTGGGTTTAGGTTATTCATTTCTAAGATATCGTCTCTCAGATTCTGGTTACGCTTTTCGATGTTCAAGACACGAGTAAAACTGTTAGTGATAGCGGCAGTATAATACGCAAAAGGGTTCTGCGATTTGGATTCGTCAAACTGGAGTCCGATTTGGCTGAGTTGAAGTAGGGCTTGGCTTCGCATTTCGTCATTGTATGTGTATCCTCTCCAGTTAGAGCGTGTGGCGTAACGCTCGCATAATTTCATAAACATGTGCGCTAGCTTGCGGGTCATTGCGCCATGATCCTTGCTATATACGCCGTCTTCTAAGGTACCTTTCCAGTGGCTTCTACCAACTACAACAGGCTCGCCTGCTTCGTTAAGTTTATAATGCAAGAATGGAGGAAAGTTACATTTGGTGTATTTGGTAGTTTTTGCTTCTTCGGGTTCGTCGTATTCGCTTAGGATTTCGTCATCCTCGTCTACCCATGCAGCAACTTTTTTGCCTTTTTTACTATCGTCAAGTGGTACATGCTCCCAACTCATTACCCTAAAAATAACGTCCGACTCGGCAATAGTGTCCAATTCGATTGCAAATTCATCTAGTTTACGCTTTGTGCCATCTGCGGTAGCTAGTTCATGTGCTGCTTTTGCTAAACGTTCTGCTCTATTAGTGCGACCTTCTAAGATATTGGCCTTGTTTAGTCTTTTCAAATCCGGTAAGATGATGTCGTAATCGCCATATTCTGGTTGAGTGTAGCAACAATAGGTGTTCTTACTTTTATGAATTTCCTTTAGGATGTCTTTGTTGTTGAGATAGTTGTGTTTCATGTTTTAACACGTTCCTTATAATAATAGTACATAATATAACAAATAAATACTACAATAGCAAGAGAAATCATATGTCAGACAGTTTATTTTCGTCCGTTTCTAGCATGTTTAACACAGCTAAGGAGAGCGTTGCTGACGCAATAACTTCTGCTGAGTCCAATCCTGTAATAAGAAAAGCACTCAACATTGTTGACCCTGCACAAACCCGTTTAAAAGCAGCAGGATTACTAAAAGGCGGAGCAAAAACATCTGCTACGAATTCTAGTGCCCCAAATGTTTCATTTGCCACTAGCGACACCGACTGGAGATTGAAAATTAGTCTTGCTCAGTCGGCAGACTATTTTTACAAAAATCCAGAAGATGCGGGTATTATGAATCCGCTAGCGCCAACAGGAGGGGTTATTTTCCCTTACACTCCTCAAGTGAGTGTTACACATGCAGCACGTTACGGCTCACAAAACCTTACACATAGTAATTATACCAATTACTTCTACGAAGGTTCAGAAGTTCAAGCAATCAGCATCAGCGGCGACTTTACTGTTCAAACTGTTGCAGAAGGACAGTACTTGATGGCAGCAATTTATTTCTTTAGAGCAGCAACAAAGATGTTCTTTGGGCAAGGTAACAAAGTAGGCAATCCTCCACCAATGGTGTTTTTAACAGGTTATGGTAGCCACTATTTTCCAAATGTACCTTGCGTAGTTACTAGTTTTGCGCACACTATGCCTCAGGATGTTGATTATCTAGCAATACCAACAGGTGGCGGCCAAGCAGTAGCACAAGATGCAGGTAGACCAGTGTCGGGGATGACTACTCGAGTACCAACAAATAGCACATTGACTATAAGTTTACAGCCAATTTACTCTAGAGCCAATTTATACGACAACTTCAATCTTGAAGATTTTGCTGCTGGCAAACTTATCAATGGCAAAGGTGGATACATTTAATGACAACTACATACAACAAAGCTAGCCCTTACGCAGCAACTAATAAATTTGGACAATTTCTAGACCTATTAGAATACCGTGCTATTTCTAAGAAATCTGATGATGTGTCTTACACCATTGACCGTGTTTACAAATACCGCCCTGACATGCTGGCATACGACTTGTACGGTGACAGCGCATTGTGGTGGGTGTTTATTGCACGAAATCCCAATGTTCTTAAAGATCCAGTATTTGGATTTAAGCCAGGTGTGACTATTTACATTCCCAAGAAGGAAACCCTTGTTGCTGAATTAGGAATCTAATCTATGGCAACGTTTAGTAAATTCACCCTAGTAATTGATCCAGTTACTGGACAAGAAGTCGAGTTTGGGTCTTTATCAAAATCCGCACAACAACAAATTCTTGCAGCAGATGAAGCAGCAACAGCACAACAGCTTGGGTTATATTCTGCTGCATCACAAAATGCAGGCACCGCAGTTAACAGTGTAGCGACCCCAGTTAATGAGCCAATTGTGGCTCCAGCGGTTCCGGTAGATCCACCGGTCACAGACGGTGAAGCTGCTAATGAGTTAGCAGCCACACAAAGCGATGACGAACCGATTAGTGATGAGGAATCTGACATCATTGATTCCTCAGACGACTCTCCTACTGAAGACGACGTTGCTGATTTTAATGCTCGACATGCAGCCGATGACGAAGACGCATCCAACGAGTCAGCAAGTCCCGAATCTAAGACACAGCTAGGCGATAGCACAACCGCAGTAGCATCATCATCTGATATTGAAAAACCTACGCCTACTAGAAATCCGTTGCATTCGTATGCTACATCTACTTACGGCATTACGCTGTCTGTATTAAGCAAGGATGCGTACAAGAGTTTAATAAATGGCGAACTTAAAGGTGCATGGCAACCGACGTACAGTTTAATTAGTAGCGGCGGCGGGGAACATTCTAACCGTAGTAAGTTCTTCCACGACGACTTCTATTTTGAAAATCTTAAGATGACAACCATTATTGGACCGAGCTCACAGTCTCGTAACACTAATGCTATCGATTTGTCATTTACTATCATTGAGCCGTACGGCATTACGTTGCTTGATAGAATCATTGATGTATGCGCTGATCCCAAGGTCAATGGCAAGAACTATTTGCAACAGCCATATTTGCTTGAAATTAATTTCTTTGGTTCAGACGCCCTGGGCAAACAACACACTAAAATCCACGAGTTACAAAAGCGTATTCCTATCAAGTTACTAGAGATGAAAATTCGAGTAACTGCTAAAGGCACAGAATACGCAATGAAAGCAATTCCGTTTAACCACGGTGCTCTATTAGAATCTGTAAACTCCACTCCTGCAAACTTTGAAATCAAAGCTACTAAAGTTAGCGACTTCTTCAATGGCATGGAACAAGGGGAGATGGCTAAGCAAATTCAACAAAAGAACCAAGCTCGCAGCGATGCAATTTTAGCAGCGGGTATTACTAAAGACGATGACGGTAATGATATCCTACCTCCAGGGCAGCGTGTTGGATTAGGCGGCGACGAAAAAGCACTAGCCGCAGCAGAAAAAACAATTAACGCACCTTACTCGGTTAAGAGCTATCCGGGTGCATATAACGCATGGCAACAGAGTGCAGTTGATGGTGCGCACGTAACTGTGGCTAACCAAATTAAATTTGAATTTGATCCCGAGTTAAATTCAGAGATTGTTGACCCTACTAAAGTGCCGTTGTACAGATCTAAGATGACTGTAGCCGATAAGGCGTCAGAGCAGGGAAAAGATGCTAGCACCAGCAGCAAGACTCCGACTAACGACTTTGATCCAAATACTATGTCGTTTAACATTAGCTCCGGTACTAGCGTAGTTGATGTTATTAACATGGTTATGCGTAACAGCAAGTATATTAAAGATCAGGTAGTTGACCCACTAAGCGACAAGAATACTCTCCCAACTGATACTACTGTTAAGTATTATAAAATTGTACCAAAAGTTGAATTGTTAGACTTTGACGACAAGCGCAATGAGTACGCAAAGCTGACTACCTTCTACGTTAAGAAGTACGATTACTATAATAGCAAGAGTCCCAACTTACCAGTTGCAAAACCTAAAGGTGCAGTTAAAGAATACAACTACATTTACACTGGTAAAAACATTGATATCTTAGAGTTTTCCTTGGACTTTGACACAGCTTACTATACTACGGTAGTTGTTAACCGTGAGAAAACAGAAGCAACCAGTGGCGCTGCAAACGCAGACTCGGGTGATGCTAGCAAAGACAATTTAAAAAATCAGCCAACACACAATGACAGAGTAGCCAAGGCAACTACACAACCAGTGAGTGCAGATGCACAAGCAACAGCCACTAACGCCGATTCTGCAAAGTCTGTATTAGTCGCTAATGCAACAAAGAGTATTGCAGCATCAAGTCGTGGTGATATGCTTAACGTTAAATTAAAGATTCTTGGCGACCCTCATTTTATTAAACAAGATGATGTTTATGCAAACCCCGGTCACAGTGATTATGCAGATACTAAAACGTTAATCATGCCCGGAACATTAAACATGGATCGTGTAGAGATTTTCTGTAAGATTAATTTTACAACTCCAGTAGACATGGATGATAAAACCGGTCTAACTAGAAAAGATACTAGATACACAAATGCTGGTTTCAGTGGCTATTACAAAATTTTAACAGTGGAGAGCGAGTTCTCTAAAGGCCAATTTATACAGACACTTGATTGCATTCGCGTATTTGATCAAGACACTCCTAACGAACAAGAGCGTGCTCAATCAAAAGCAGAAAAAGCACGTAGAGACTTTGCTCAAACAGACCCACGTTTAATCAATCAGCAGACTGACGATGAAGATCCGTTTGAAGCGATGCGCAAACAGAATGAAGAACAAGAAGACGAGCCAATTGATGTTGATGAATTGTTTGACACGCCAGACGAAGAAGCCGGGCAGGACGACGATAACAACAGCGAAGAAACTAGCGCCAGCAATGAAGGGCAATCAATTGCAGATGATTTAGATGGCGCACCTGAGATAGATGTAGACACTCAACTAGCTGAAGACAATTCAAGCTCTGAGCCACAAAACCCGTTTGCATAACAGAGAATATATATGAGTTCAGATAAAAGATTAGTTAATAGATTACCAGAGCGGGTACGCCGCGAAGACACTCCCGGGGTACGAATTGACTCGGGGCCCTTCATTGGAATTATTAGAAACAATAATGATCCTACTAGGGCAGGACGTTTGCAAGTATGGATTCCTGACTTGGGTGGTAAAAGCGATGACCCGTCTAGCTGGCGCACAGTAAGTTATGCTAGTCCATTCTATGGAACAACATTCCAACCAGACAACGTACAAAACAACAAGTTTACAGACGTATCTCATAGCTATGGCATGTGGGCAGTAGTGCCCGACATTGGTAACCAAGTAATCTGTACATTCATTGCAGGCGACCCTAACAGAGGGTTCTGGTTTGCTTGTATTAACCCTAATTTAAGTCATCACATGGTTCCAGCAATGGGAACAGGTGGATCAGTTGACAACAACTTAACAACCGCAGGACTTAAAGAAAAGTACGATCCAAATACCAGCATTTGGCCAGTGGCAGAATTTAACGAAAACTCAACAGGTGCGATTAAACCAGGTTGGACTAACAACCCTAAGCCTGTGCATGAGTTCCAGGCAAACATTTTGATCCAGCAGGGACTAGACAGAGACGGACTCCGTGGTGCAATTGGATCTAGCAGCCAGCGAGAAAGTCCTAGCACTGTATTTGGTATTAGTACTCCTGGTAGACCGCTTAATGATCCGATGGATAACCCTCAATATCAAGCTAAGTTGAAAGCCGGTACACTAACGGAAGCAGATACTGCGATTACAGGTCGTAAGGGTGGCCACACTTTTGTTATGGACGATGGATCATCAACTGGTGCTGATCAGTTAATGCGTTTACGAACAGCAGGTGGGCATCAGTTGCTAATGAACGACAGTGACCGCGTTGTGTATCTTGCTAACAGTGATGGCAGTGTGTGGCTTGAGTTTACTGGTGGCGGACATATTAACGTATTCAGTGCAGCAGGCATTAACATGCGCACTGATGGTGAGTTTAACCTTCACGCAGGAAAAGACATTAACATGCACAGCGGTGGCTCTATTAAGATGAAAGCCGATGTGTCGATTAACAGCCAAGCCAAAGATTACACAATTAAAGCCAGCAACAGTGTGGGCATCCAGTCTGGTAAAGTTGGAGTATTAGCAGACGGTGCGCTGAGTTTGCAGTCTGCCAATGGCGGATGGTTAAGCGATGGTAAACTAGCACTGCAAGGCAGCAAAGTATTGCTTAATACCGAAGCTCCGGCAGCAGTTACGCCAGTGGCAGATATTAAAACAAACAAACAAACAGATACCGGATGGGATGACAAAAAGGGTATTTGGTCAAACCAAGCGGACGTATTTGAAAGCATTGCTACAATTACTCCATCGCACGAGCCGTGGCCACGTGGTCCGGGCAAAGGTGCAACAAAGAAAGCAGTTAGTCAGTTTGCTGCGGCACCACAGCCAGTTAAACCTACTAGCGTGTGTGCTCCGCCAGGACAAACATTGCCACCTAACATCAATAACATTACCCCAAGTGGGGGAAGCAATGAGGCAATGCTTGAGTCTACATTAACTGGATATGGGCTAACTGATAGAATACAAATTGCAGCGATTATGGCACAGTGTGCCCATGAGTCCGGTAACTTCCAGTTCTTAACCGAACTTGGAGCAGACAGCTACTTCCAGAAATATGAAGGTCGTGCAGATTTAGGCAACACACAGCCGGGCGATGGACTAAAGTACAAAGGCCGCGGGTTTATTCAGATCACAGGTCGTGACTTATATACCCAAGCAGGAGCTTACTTGAACATTGACTTGGTTAACCAGCCACAGTTAGCAGCAGATCCAGCAACAGCAGCAAAGCTAGTATTGTTCTTCTTCTTCCAGTTTAAGAAAAGCAGAACCGCCGGCGTCAACTGGGGCGATGTAACCGCAGTAACTCGAATTGTTAACGGTGGTACAAACGGGCTACCTGACAGGGTTGCTAAATTCTCTGCGTACACACAAAAATACACTAACGGAATCGTTATAACAGGATCAGGTGGCGTTCTAACCGACGGCAGCGGAAACCCAGTAACAACAGGATCTACTAAACTAGATCCGGGGCCAGACATTGCAAAGAGCAAGTCAGTAGTAAGTCCTGCACCAGGCGAATCAATGAAGAAACAAGATGCCCCAAATCCGGGCGCAATTACTTCAACTGAATCTAAGATTCCGGGACTGATTCCTACGCAAATGAAAGCACTGATGATCGAAATTGGATTTGCAGAATCCAATTCAGACTATGCTGCACAAGATACAGACCTAAACAGAATCGGTCGTTATGCAGTCAACGCTAATCTATTGCGTGACAACGGATACATCAAATCTGACTACGTTAAAAAGTACAAAGGTGCTGCTATATTCCAAGCTGGTGCATGGACTGGCAAAGATGGTATTAGTGATGCAGCGGGATTTACTAGTGCAAAAGGAACACAAGACACGCTAATGGAGAAAATTCTCAACGATTACTATACAGCGTTAGTAAGTAATCGAGGTATTCAAATTGAAGACGATGTGTGTACCGTTGCAGGCATGATGAGTGTTGCATACTTCTTACGAGACAGTGAGCGTGGATTCTTTAGCGGTAGTCCGCCTGACCAAGCTAAGTTCTGGAGAGAACAGGGTAATAACATCACCAATGAGCAGAAGCAAACACCAGATTCTGCATACAATCAAGGTCGATATGCGATTGACGTATTAAGTATATCAACTGCTGGCGCAGCTAGCGGAGCAGTTGGGACTATAACTCCATCTACCACTGGTATTGATCCCAACGAAGTGTTTACATTCACAAACCGCAGCGGCGATGCAGCTCACTTTGATGTTGCAACCGTTGACTTTAAGGATCGATTGCTACAAGCAGCCCGTGACTACAAAGCAGCAACCGGCAAGAAAGTTACTATTAGCAGCACAGTGCGTACACAGGATGAGCAGACATCAATTTACGATGGATGGATTGCTGCTGGCGGTCAGTTGCCGGGGAACCCAACAGTTAACGTTACCCCATACGGTAATATTAGCAGACCAGTTAAGACAGTTGGCAATCACGGTCTAGGTATTGCAGCAGACATTGGGGTTGCAGATGCAATCGCAATGGAGAGCATGGGCATATTAGCCAAGTACGGCTTATACAGATTTGACCCTGCAGGCGATCCACCTCACATTCAGTTAAAGCCCGAGCTACGCCCAGCTAATTTAGCAACTATCCAGAGTTTACCCGGCAATAGCACAGCATAAATATTACTATGGTAACTTATCGCGGATTTAACACAATTAACCAAGTCAAGAAGTTTAGATTAACAGATCTTGACTTGGTTAAACGCAACCTCTTAAATCATTTCATGATTCGCAAAGGGGAGAAGTTAATGCAACCAAATTTTGGTAGTATTATCTGGAACATATTGTTTGAACCATTGACTGAGGAAACTAAAAAGGTTATCCTTGATGATGTAACAACGATTGTAGGGTACGATCCGCGTATTGCAGTGGATGAGGTTATTATCCAGGAGCTAGGCAACGGGTTGCAACTGCAAATAGCATTGACTTACAAGCCAGGTAACACCACAACAAGCATGACGTTAGCGTTTGATAAAAATAGTCAAACGCTAACTATGTCTTAATAGTACCACTTTTTACACGCCATAAATACTGAATAAGGTATAGATATGGCTACTACAACACGTCAAACGAGTTTACTTGTCCAACAGGATTGGACAAAATTGTATCAAACTTTCCGCAATGCGGACTTCCAAAGTTATGATTACGAAACGCTACGCAAGTCAATGATTGACTATTTGCGTACTTATTATCCTGAAGATTTCAACGACTTCACTGAGAGCAGCGAATACATCGCATTAATTGACTTGATTGCGTTCCTAGGGCAGTCACTTGCTTTCCGTACAGATTTGAACGCACGTGAAAACTTCTTAGATACAGCAGAACGTCGTGATAGCGTATTAAAGCTAGCCAAGCTAATCAGCTACAATCCTAAACGAAACCTACCTTCCACTGGTTATTTAAAAATTAACAGTGTAAGCACGACCGAAACAATTACTGACAGCAACGGCCTAAACTTAGCTAACTTGCTAATTAGCTGGAATGATGCTGCAAACGAAAACTGGTTAGAGCAATTTACTTCTATTATTAACGCATCCTTGTTAAGCAGTCAAGTAGTAGGCAAGCCCGGCGCAAGCAACACAATCAATGGCGTATTAACTGATGAGTATGGCATTAGTATTGTTCCTGGGGTACTACCAGTTTACAAGTTTACATCTTCTATTGAAGGAGTGAACATGCCGTTTGAGGCAGTTAGTGCAACCAGCTATAACCAAAGCTATATCTACGAAAAAGATCCAAAGCCAACGGGTGTGTTTAACATCTTGTCTCGTAATGACAACCAAGGCAACGGATCAAATAACACAGGCTTCTTTGTTTACTTTAAGCAAGGTGAATTAAAGAGCTTGGACTTTTCTCTAACTGATAGCTTGCCTAACCGTGTTGCTAACATTAACTTTGACAACATCAACGACATTGACGTCTGGTTATACCAATTAACATCGTCAAACATTCCTGGCGCTAAGTGGACACAGATTCCAGCCATTGGCGGATTGAACGTAGTATACAACCAAGAAAGTCAGCGTAACCTATTCCAAGTAGCAACTCGTGCAAACGACCAAATTGACTTGGTATTTGGTGACGGCGCCTTTGCAAACGTACCACAAGGTAACTTCCGTTTGTACTACCGTCAAAGCAACGGATTGAACTACAAGATTACTCCCGACGAAATGCAGGCTGTGTCGTTTAGCATCAGTTACGTTAGCCGTACTAACCGCATCGAAACTCTAACTATCTCTGCTAGCTTGAACTACACAGTTACAAACAGCAGTGCAAAAGAGTCTATTAACGATATCCGCACAAAAGCACCTCAACAGTACTATACTCAAAACCGTATGGTGACTGGCGAAGACTACAATACATTACCGTTCACTAGCTTTAACAACATTTTAAAAGTTAAAGCAGTAAACCGCTCTAGCTCGGGTATCAGTCGCTACCTTGATGTAGTTGACAGTAGCGGAAAATATTCTAGTACCAACATCTTTGCACAAGATGGCATGGTGTATAAGAACTATCAGAATACCACAACATCGTTTACATATTCAACGATTAACGACATTAACAAGACTATATTTAACGTTGCCAAACCAATGATTGCAACCAAAGAGTCTGTGCATTTGTATTACAACACGGCGGCAACGTTTGTTCCATCTACAACTGCAAATTGGACTAAAGTTTCTATTGCAAACGGGACAACCACTGGTTACTTTAACTCAGGTACTAACATTGGTATCGGTGCAACAGGCAACTATCAATACATTACAATGGGTGCATTGATTAAATTTGTGCCGCCTACAGGATTTTACTTTGACAAGAACAATCAGTTGCAAGCAGGTACTCCTACATTAAACACTGACAAGACTTACATTTATGCGTCGGTTGATTCTACATCATCGCCGACATTGGTAGTGAGTCAGATTGTTCCAACTGATGCAATAATTGAATCTATTATTCCTGTCTTCAAGAATGACTGGACAACTTCTTTAATTTCAAATATTGCAAGTCAGATTCAAGCTAACAAAAACTTTGGCGTAAGCTATTCTGTTGCAACAGCTGGTGCTCAACCAACATGGAACATTATTCCTAACACTAACTTGAGTTTAGGCGATTACGATCTGGCTTCTGCAGGTACAGCAGTAGATACCAGCTGGTATTTGGCATTCACTTACAACAACGGTCAGTACACTATTACTCAGCGTAATTTGTATTACTATATCGAGAGTGTACTAGAAACTCGTTTCTACTTTGACCCTAAAGTTAAAACTTACGACAGTAACACTGGCTTGATTCTTAAAGACCACATTAAGATCTTGAAGACTAACAGCATGCCTGATTCTTCTGCGGCGCTGTCAGTTGATCAAAATTGGTATGTATATAACAGCATTGTGCAAGCCGACGGCTACCAAGACACTAAGAAAGTATTGATTACTTTCCCTGATTCAAATAACGATGGTATCCCTGATGATCCTACATTGTTTGAAACTCTAGTGGCTCCAGCAGTTAATACATTTAACAAATATGTATACTTCAAGCAAGTGGTAAGTTACAGCAGCTTCGTTGATTACGTAGTAGTTGATGCTGGCACGATTGTTGCTACTTACGGAACTAAAACAGCAATTTCATTAAATGCAAGTCTATATAACGAGACACAGATCTTCTACGCATTTACTGAAAACAAATTCTATGTACTAACTAACGGAAACTTAATTGAGAATACTCAATATATTGCCCGTGTTGGTCGCCAAGACTTGTATTTCCAATACCGTCACAATAGTCCTAACAACCGTCGCATTGACCCAAGTCCAAACAACATCATGGATTTGTATTTGTTAACAAAGACTTACAACACATTGTACACAGCATGGATCCGTGATAGCAGCAATAAAATCACGCAGCCAGTTGCTCCTACCACTGAAGAATTGCGAGTTGACTTTAGTACCCTAGAGAACTTAAAAGCAATGAGTGATACTATCATTTATAACTCTGCTAAGTTTAAGCCAATCTTTGGTGCTAAGGCTCCACTGGCATTACAAGCAACATTTAAAATCGTTAAAAACCCTAACGTTACAGTAAGCGACAATGACATTAAGAGTCAAGTGATTTCGGCCATTAACGCATACTTTGACATCACTAACTGGGACTTTGGCGAAACGTTTTACTTCTCTGAGTTGAGCGCATATCTACATAACAAACTAACTCCTAACGTGAGTAGTATTATCATTGTTCCTAGTTCGGGACAAGGACAATTTGGCGGCCTGTATCAAATCAATGCAGAGCCAAATGAAATCATTACTAGTGCAGCTACAGTTGATAACGTACAAATTATCAGCGCAATCACCGCATCACAATTGAACCAGACTGCATCTGGGTTAAATATTGTATAAGACATAAATTGAGATAATAATGGCAGCTACAAAAACAATTAACTTTTTACCTGAGATTTTTCAGACCGATACAAACAAGAAATTTCTTAACGCGACCCTAGACCAATTAATTAGTGAACCTAATTTTAAAAAGGTCAATGGATACATTGGTAGAAAGTTTGCGCCGACGTTTAAAACAACTGACAGCTACATCAGCGAAATTGATGCAGCTCGTCAAAACTATCAACTTGAGCCAAGTACTGTAATCGTTAACCCACAAACTGACACTGTTGATTTTTATAGCAGCTATGTTGATTTAATTAACAAGATTAAATTTTACGGTGGTAATGTTGACAACCATAGCCGTTTGTTCTCTAATGAAATGTACAGCTTTGACGGTAAGTTTGACTTTGACAAGTTTATTAACTTCTCGCAGTACTACTGGATTGAAAATGGCCCTGAGTCTGTTATGATCAGTGCCAGCGGTGTACCAACTGAATACTCTTGGGATGTAACAATTGATTCTACTACCGGTGCATACAACTTCGCAAGTAAAGCTGGCGCAGATAACAACCCAAACATTACACTAGCATACGGTGGCAAGTACACCTTTAACGTTAAGGCTGGCGAATTCTGGATCCAAGCTAAACCCGGCACTAGTGGATTTGACAGCGACCACCCAAACATTAACGTGCGACAAGTTCTTGGCGTAGCAAACAACGGAGCCACAACAGGATCAGTTGAGTTTATTGTACCGCAACCAAACGGTCAATCGCGTTACACTGATATGCCATTGTCACAAAGTGTTGACTATGCTACTACTATTGCATTCAGAGACATCAATGGTGCAACCTCTGCAGACTTTATCTCTCAGTTTAATGGCTTTGATGGTGTTTCTGCTGCAATTAACGGTAAGAGAATTATTTTTGTTGGTAGTAACATCGACGAATACTACTGGACTAGCGCACTAACAAATAACGATGTAGTTCCAACCGCCGACCGTTCTAAAACTTGGCAAGTACAAGTGGATCAAAACACTGACATCATCACTTTGGTGCCAGCAGAGATCGTAAACAAGAACGAACGTGTTTACATTAAGTCTGGTAATACAAATGCAAGCAAGAACTTCTTCCTTGACTACACTGGATTCTATAAAGAAGTACCATTATTAACTGCTCCGTTGAAGACATTGTTCTATCAAAACTCATTGAGCGGATTGTCAGCTGGTATTATTTCTCTAGTAGACCCAGCAAGTGCAGTAATTGATCCAGCGTCGGACATTGTAGGACAGAAGTCGTACATTAGTCCAACTGGTGTAGTGTTTACTAACGGACTTCGTATTAGATTTGATACTACAGCAATTAACGGGTACGCAGATAACGAATACTATGTTGAAGGCGTTGGGTCTGCCATTAGATTGGTTCCGGTTGCGGCATTGATTGCACCTGAGCTACCAAACTTGTCCACTCACGATTATTTGACCATTAACCGTAGCAGTTTAAGTGTTAACGCATGGAGCCGTAGCAATCGCTGGTTCCACGTTGACGTGTTAAAAGCTACCGCAGCATACAACAACGAAGACTTAGTCTTAGATCAAAGTCTAAGAGCAAGCCGTTCTATCATTGAATTTGAACCAGACGTTCAATTGTTTAACTACGGTTTTGTTGCCAAGAACCCAATTGACATTTTTGATACTAGCATTACCAATGCTTACACTCAAATTGAAAACAAAGCCACAGACAACGACACTACATTAACTGTAACCAACAGTGGTATTACACTGACACTAACACACGGCGATAGAGTAATTTTCTCTAACGATTCGAGTCCAACTGTTAGAAGTAAAATTTATGTGTTTAAAATTGTAGACATTAGTGAAAACATTAACGTCCAACAATACATCGGTAACATTGTTGAGGCAGACGATGCAGAGATTGTTGCCCGTAATAACCTATTAGTGACTGGCGGCACAAGTGCTGGAAAAGAAATCTGGTATGATGGCACAAGCTGGCACACTGCCCAACAAAAAACAGCAGTAAACCAAGCACCGTTGTTTGATATGTACGACGAAGCAGGAAACAGCTTTGGTGATACAAACTATTATGTTAACACCAGCTTTGCAGGTACCAAGTTATTTTCTTATAAGCCAGGCACAGGCGCAAATGACCTAGTGCTTGGATTCCCATTAAGCTACCGTACGTTTAACAACGTGGGTGATATTCAATACGAAAACAACTTTGATGTTGACACGTTTACATACCTAGTTAGTCCATCAACTAAAGTTGAGAGCATTAACACTGGATATCTACATGTAACAACTGCAATTGATACACACGATACTACAAACATCTGGACAAAGACAACAGAGAAAAGCAAGCAATATCAGATTATTCGTCACACTGCTGATGGAACTAATAACTTGTTTGAAATTGACATATTGCCGAACCCAAGCGCGGATATTCCTAACGTTAAAGTTCTTGTAAACAGTAAAGTAATTGATGTAACTAACTTTGGATTAACACAAATTGGCGCACGATATGCAGTATTGATTAACCCAACATTGTTGGCAGTCGGTGATAGCGTTGACTTGTTAATCTATAGCAGCAGTGTTAGTAAGTTAGGATACTACCAAGTTCCATCTAACTTAGATAATAACTCACTAAACGGAAACTTTACATCATTGACATTGGGACAAATTCGTAATCACTTGATTACGTTAAGTCAAAATTCTCAATCAGTAACTGGTACAGTACCAGGTAATAACAACCTACGAGACATCAACATCAAAGCCAATGGTGGCAACATTTTAAAACATGCTAGCCCAGTGGTGTACAGCAGCTTGTTCTTAGTTGACGGGACAATGAATTTTGTTGACGGACTACGTAACGCACAAAAAGAATATGCCAAGTTCAAGAATAAAATCCTTGAGCTATCAACTCAAATTGAAATAGATGTAAACGACATTGCCGGTTCTCTTGATACTATCATTGGTACAATCAATGCAGTAAAGAACTCCAACTTCCCTTGGTACTATAGCGATATGGCTCCGTGGGGACAAAACAAAACTACTCTGCCATTGTATACTGTATTAGATCCACGAATTCGTGAATACGAATTAACTAAGATCTTTAATGATACTGAGTTAAGCAATCTTGCGGTGCTGGTATATTTGACTCGCACAGTTAACGGTGCAACCACAAAAGAATTGCTAGTTAAAGGTCGAGACTATGTGTTTAACAGTGACAGACCTACTATCACTGTGGTTGATTCGTTCAACTTAAACTACAACGACATTATCACTATCGTAGAATATAGCAATACCGACGGTAACTATATTCCTGAAACACCATCTAAGATGGGTATGTGGACTTCATCGGTTCCGATGATCTATTCCGACGATACATTTGCTAGTGGTCCAGTTGATGTAATCCAAGGACACGACGGAAGCATTACACCTGCGTTTGGTGATTACCGCGATGCTATCTTGCTTGAATTTGAACGTAGAATCTACAACAACATTAAGCAAGAGTTGACACCATTGGTTGTGCAAGCAGGAAGCCAATTCCCTGGACGTTTCCGTGTAACAGATTACAGCCTAGCTGAATTTAACCAAGTGTTAAGCTCAAATTTCTTGAGCTGGGTTGGTAACAACAGACTTGACTACACTACAAATAACTATTTCCAAAGTAACAATCCTTGGACTTGGAACTACAAAAATTTCAAAGATGTGCTAACAGGTGATTACTTACCGGGCACATGGAGAGCAATTTTTGATTATTTCTACGATACAGATCGTCCTCACACACATCCATGGGAAATGTTAGGTTTCACCGAGAAGCCAGATTACTGGGATGACCGTTACGGTGCCGCACCATACACAGGTGGTAACTTAGTACTATGGACAGACTTGAGTTTAGGTTATATCCATGCAGGAGACCGTGCAGGTATCTACGCTGAGTTTGCTCGTCCTGGATTATTGAATATTATCCCCGTAGATGACAACGGTAATTTGCGCAGCCCTGAAAAATTTGCAGTACTAGATTTTGATAGTTCGAAGGCAAACTCGAGCTATGCAGTGGGCGATTTTGGCCCAGTTGAAACTGCATGGCGCCGTAGCAGCGATTATCCGTTTGTTTTAATGCAAACATTGGCTCTGTTAAAGCCTGCCTACTTCTTCTCAAACTTTGCTAACATTGACCGTTACAAGTACAATAATAACATTGCACAATACCTAGTAAGCCCAGGTAACCAACACCTTACTCCTACTAGCTTAGAAGTAAACGGTGCAGTAGATTCCAATGGCAATATCCAACGCACTGCTGGATATGTTAACTGGATTAGCGATTACCTAAAGAACTTAGGCATCGGCGAACCGCAGGCTAAAATTAAAACTTACCTGAAAAACTTAAACGTACAGTTGAGCTACAAAGCAGCAGGTTTTACAGACAAGCGTTATATTAACTTGCTAGCGGAACAAGGTAGCCCAAACTCAACTAGTGACAGTATTATTATCCCTGACGATAACTATCGCGTTGAACTGTTTAAATCAGTTCCTACTAATAAGATTGCGTACAGTGCAGTTATTGTTGAGCGTAGTCAGAATGGTTACACAGTAAGCGGCTACAACCTAAGCAGCCCTTACTTTACAATCGTACCTAGCCTATCTAATAACAACGCCTATACGATTACTGCTGGTAAAGCAAGAGGCGTAATATACAAAGACTATCAGAAAGTTCGTGTACGTGTTCCGTACGGATTTGAATTTAAAACAACACAAGAAGTAGTTGACTTCTTGGTAAGCTACCAACGTCAATTACAAAGCCAAGGTTTTGTATTTACAGAATTTGATAATGACTTAGGTGCAAAGCAAGATTGGATATTGAGCGCACGAGAATTTTTAACTTGGGCACAACAAGGATGGCAAGCTGGTAATGTTATCATCTTGAGTCCAGTTAACCAATCGTTGTCAGTAAAGTCAACTAACACAGTAGTGGACGAGATCACAAACTTGCCAACAGGATCTAAAGTAATGGATCCTAACTTTAGTGTAATTAAACCTAGTGCATTCTCAGTGATCCGCGAAGACAATAAATTTAATATCTCAACCACTAAAGGTCAGACTATTGCGTTTGCGGAATTGCACCTAGTGCAGTACGAACATGTATTAATATTTGATAACAAGACTTCGTTTAACGATATTATCTATAGTCCAGACACTGGTAACAGACAATACCGCTTGAAACTAATTGGTAGCAAGACTGCTGATTGGTCTGGAGCACTTAACCCGGCTGGCTTCATCTACAACAACAACAAAGTTGATGAATGGCAACAAGGCAAGGACTACAAAAAAGGTTCGTTAGTTTCATACAAGAATAGTTACTATGTTGCATTAGGCAAAGTAGTTGCGGCTGATTTGTTTGATATTAAACAGTGGAAGCAAATTGACCAGAACAGCATCAAGACTGGTCTGTTGCCTAACTTTGCTACTAACGCTGCAAAATTTGAATCTATCTACGACATTAACAATCAACCAGTTGATGAAGAACTAAACTTCTATAGCAACGGTATTACTGGATTCAGAGAGCGTCAGTACTTAACTGACTTAGCACTTGATGTAGAAACACAAAGCAAATTCTACCAAGGGTATATTAAGCAAAAAGGTACAAAGAACGCGATCCTTGCATTGGCGCAAGCGCAGCTAGCTAACATTAGCAACGAGATTACCGTATCAGAAGAGTGGGCATTGCGTGTCGGCGAATACGGCGCAACTGATAGCGATCGTTTTGTTGAATTGCAACTCGACGAAGCGATTATAACTAACAATCCTGCACCGATACAGCTTCTAAAAGATAATGAAGTTCCATTGCGTGGAGTAGCACATTACTACCCTCGAGAAGTATACAGAAGTTCTTTAACTCACACTCCCGACATGTTTGGTGATTATGTGTCAACTGCCGATGACGTGGGCTATCCAACTGCTGGTTATGTAAACATTGATGACGTAGATGCTACTATTTTTGACATTCAAAATTTTGCAGACCTTGGAAACGTGTTAAACAAAATTGGTACTGGATTTACTATCTGGGCTGCAAAAGGGTTTAGCGGAGACTGGGATGTTTACCGAGTAAGCGAAACAGAGTGTGCGGTCACAGGATTGTCATACAGCATCAACAATTACGCAACAGTGACCACAAGTGCAGAGCACAATTTATCAATCGGTGATATTGTTGCAGTTCGTAGATTTGATGATAGATTTGATGGCTTCTACCAAGTGTATGCCATTAATGGAATTAACAGTTTCACAATTGGATTGCGCCAAAACTACAAACTACTAAGTCAGTTACAGACAGTGTCGGGTAACGGAATTTTATTTAAGTTAGCAAGTGGTCGTATGGCAAACCCAACAGAAATCGACTCACATACTCCGCCATACGGATGGGTACAGAACGACAAAGTCTGGGTTGATACATTGGATGCAGCAGGTAACTGGGGAGTCTACAATAAAACTAGCCCATGGGAATCTGCAACTAAGATTTATCTAAACAGCAGTGAATACCAGGGCCAAGACAACTTTGGTCAAAGTTTGAAAATTTCAAGCGATGGTAAGATTATGTTTGCTGGCGCTCCAAATAGCGGCACCGGTCGAGCAGCGATCTTCTTAAAGACAACCGATGGCGAATGGTTAGAAAACAGTAATTTCGTAGTTGGTAGCACAGGTACTAGCGGCTTCGGACAAGTAATTGATGCTAGCGATAGATCGTTTGTAATTGCAGCCCCAAGAAGTTTGTCAAACACTGGTTATGTGTACGTATACTCTGTAGACGTAGCAACTGGCGTGTCAATGAGTCAAGTCATAACGGTACCAACTGGACAAGCAAACGACTTATTTGGCGCAAGTCTTGCAGTTAGTCAGAATGGTAACTGGTTGTACATTGGTGCGCCGGGCGCAGGAAAAGTGTATGCTTATGGATTGTTTGCTGATTCTACTAATATCCAAACTCTTGCAGCCACTGGTAGCAATAATGACTTTACATTAACTAATCAAACAATTACAGATCCAAGTGAGCTGCTAGTTAACGGTGATACGACGTTAGTTCCTAACGTTGATTTTACAATTATCGACGTTAGTGGAACATACAAGATCCGATTCTTAGTTAACGGCATGGCCACCCCGCCTGCGGCTGGCCCAATCCTAGTAACAGTACACTCTCGTTACAAGTTAATCGATACATGGATTCAGGGCAACGGGTTTGGTACTAGCGTTGCATGTAACCCTGCAGGAGATCAAATTGCAATTGGTGCAAACACTGCAACAGTCGGCAGCGTTGCTAATGCTGGTAAGGGCTACGTATATGACCGTATGGTTGAAGGCTTCTATGCAAACGGGTCGAATAACACATTTATCCCTGTGCGACAAATCGGTAGCACACGCAGAGTAACAGCAAATAATGTAGAACAAATTGCAGGAGTTGATTACAATATCGTCGGTAACAACGTTCAATTTGTAGTAGCTCCGACAGCAGGTACATTGATTAACATTGAGACTAACCAGTTTAACTTGATTCAAACATTGTCTAGCAGTACTGCAACTGATGGTCAACGCTTTGGTACAAAGGTAGTTATTAGTCCAGACACTACTAAGATTTACTTTAGTGCTCCGTACTTTAACTTGCCGTACTACAGAAGCGGCGCAGTATACACCTTTGCAAACCAAGGTCGTCTATACGGATCCATTATTGGTACAGTAGCTAATCCAACAGTTACGCCAGGTCACAGTATCCGTGTTAACACAGTTGAAATTCAGTTCACTAGCAATACATTGGCGCACGTTGTTAGTAAGATTAACGGTGCTGGTATTCCCGGTATTACAGCATTTGATGACAACGGTCACTTGAAGATTGTGTCTGCTCGTGTTACTTCGTTTAACAACATTGGTGTGTTAACTAAGAGTAATAAACTAGACGTATTGCCGGGCAGCGGAACTACACTGGCTCCTGGAACAGGAACAGCATTAGTTGATTTGGGACTAACAATCTTTGTTCAGACTCAAACTATCACACACCCAATGAGCAATGAAAACGAATTCTTTGGTTCGGCTCTTGCTATTAGCGACAATGCCACAACATTGGCTATTGGTAGCACAGGTGCTAAGACTATCAACGGAACATCGTTTGATTCAACCGAAACGACATTTGACGTTGGTAGCTTGAACTTTAAGGATGCTATTGCCAACAGTGGTGCGGTATACATTTACGATTTGATGGACAACCCATTTGAATCAATTGATAATCCAGCATTGTTTGCTTACGTACAACAGTTGCAGGCACCGGCACTTGATGACAACTTTAACTTTGGTGCGTCAATTGACATTGTTGGTAATTACATTGTTGCTGGCGCAATCAATGATTACTCAATTACTGCACGTGGCGGTAGCATCTATGCGTTTGAAAACACAATGGGCACACAAGGGTGGGACTTGATTCGTTTCAATGAAACTCGTGTTGAGCCAAACAGCATTGACAAGTTGTACATCTATAACACAAAGACACAGAACATTACTGCTAGACTAGATTACTTTGATCCAGTTAAAGGCAAGTTGTTGGGTGTTGCACAACAAGACATTGATTATGCAAGCATAACTGACCCAGCAATTTACAACGACGGTACTGGTGTCGACACTGGCCCTACTAGTAAGTTTGATACAACATTCCACTGGACAAATGCACAAGTTGGCAAGACATGGTGGGACACAGATCAAATGCGTTTTATTGATTACGAACAAGGTGATATTGTGTACCGTAGCAAGCACTGGGGTGATATGTTCCCTGGCAGCAATGTTAAGGTATACGAGTGGGTTGAGAGCAGCGTATTGCCAAGCAAGTATGTTGAAAGTGGCGGCAACGGAATTCCTAGAGATGACTCAAACGGCGCATTTGTTAGCTATACATTTGTTGATGCAGCAACTGGCTTGTTTAAGACATTGTATTATTTCTGGGTAAGTGATAAAACCACTGTTGATGTTATCAAAACTAACAGAACAAACAGTGTAAGCACAATCCAACAAATTATTAAGAATCCAAAAGACCAAGGGATCTCTTATGTTGCTGCATTGGCTAAAAATGCAATTAGTTTGTACAACGTGAACTCGTTCTTAACAGGAACAGACGCAGTGTTGCATATTGATTACAGCCCTGCAACTAGCACAAACATTATTCATAGCGAATATCAGCTAGTTGAAGAGAACAGCGATGCGACACCAATTCCGACTCGTATTATTACCAAGATGCAAGACAGTTTATCTGGGCTTGACCGTGCGGGATTAGTAGTACCAGATCCGGAGCTAACTGCGGTTGCACAGGTAGGTATTGATATTCGTCCTCGCCAAACTATGTTCGTGGATCGTTTAGCAGCACTAGAGAATTTTGTAAAATACGTAAACAGTATTTTTGCATTGTACCCGATTGTTGACAGCAGAGACATTTCTACATTAGAAGCAGGGGCGCCAATTCCGGCTGCTGGTACAGGCGAATGGGATGCTAAGATTGCAGAGCGCATTGAATTAGATTACATTGTAACATCAGCTCTTGCTGATGGCTATAAGATCTTAATTGAGTCTGACAGTGAGCATAGTGGCTTATGGACAATCTTTAAATGGATTTCTGCAACTCAAAGCTGGTTCTTAGTAAGAATTCAAAGTTTTGCCACCAGCATCTACTGGACAAAGATTGATTGGTATGCAACTGATTTTGACTACACTCAAAAGCCAACACACACCATTGATCGTTATTACCAACTTGATAAGCTAGCTTTAACAGCAGGCGACACTATCAAGTTGAACGACAATGGTGCTGGACGATTTGTGTACTACCGTGTTGCTAGCGATTTATCGTTAACTCAAGTGGGTATCCAAGATGGAACTATCGAGTTGTCAAGCAGCATCTATGACCTGGAATCAGGTAACATGGCGTTCGACAACGACAACTTTGACACTGTTCGATTCGACCAAAACCCTAACCAAGAAGTTCGCTACATCTTTGATAGTGTGTACAATGACATCTTTACTAAGGAAATTAAGGTTGAATTTAACAAGCTATTCTTTGGATTAGTGAACTATATTTTCAGCGAACAAAAGTCCACTGATTGGATCTTTAAGACCAGCTTTATCCGTGTACTACACAAGATTCGTGATCTTGTGCAATACCCTAGCTATGTTAAAGACAACCAAACATTCTACGAAGACTACATTAACGAAGTTAAGCCATATCGCACACAAATCCGTGAATACGTACCTTTATACAGAGGTACTGATTACCTACACGCAGGTGCAACAGACTTTGACTTGCCGTCGTACTACGACACAGTGTCTAGTACATTCCGCAGTCCAGACGGCACATACACAACCGACGCTGAGTTGTTAACTACTGCAAATTATGCAGACTGGAATAACAATCACACCTATAGCGTAGTCGAAATTGACATCGCAAATGGTGGTACTGGTTATACATTGACTCCGAACGTCGAAGTATCGGGCGGCAATGGTTCAGGCGTAGTTGCACATGCAACAATTAACGTCACTTACGGAAACGTTGCAAGCGTTACTATTATTAGTCCTGGTTCAGGCTTTACTACTCCTCCGGTTGTTACTGTTAACGGTAACGGTACTGGTGCAATTCTTGTACCTAAGTTAAAGAACGTATTCTTTAAGCCAGATCCTGCCAGCAGCTACAATACAGTGCGTACATTTGATACAACTATTAAATTTGACCGCACTAACTTTACAAGCAACGTAGTGGACTGGGCTGCAAATACAGCGTATTCTGCAACGGTGTCAACTGGTACAGGTACAGGTAACATCTGGCTAGCAAGTGGCAACTTAGTTACATACAACAATATCATTTACAAGCCAGTGGCTGCAAATGCAAACACTCATGCAACATTTGATTCTAGTTTGTTTGAAGTTGTTAATGCTGGTAACGCACTAATCAGAGCAAACGATCGTATAATGGGCTACTATCAGCCAGGTGTTGGTATGCCAGCTCGTGTGGTCTCTATGCTAATCGACGGCACCGAGTATCCAGGGGTAAATGTAACTGGTGGCAAATTTGATAGCTTTACAAGCAACGTCAATGTTGGTGCAACTGTGGCATTCTTTAGCGCAAACTCAAGTATCATTAGCACTAATGCAAATGTTGATTTCATTGAATTAGGTTACGAATTGAACCAACAAATTACAGTGATTGGGTCAGCTAACAATAACAAGGTATTTGGTATTGTTGACGTAAGCGCAAACACAATGATCTTAGATACTGCCCTAGTATCAAATGAAAGCGTTGGTGCAAACGTAACCCTACGTTACTTAGATTATACTGATACCAGCAAGATTGATGGTACAATTTCTAGTAGCTACCTTGATAGTGCATTAGGTACCCGCCCAGAAGATATTAATATCGATGGTGGTGCATACGTAGACACATTCAGCAGCCATGCTCCTGAAGAGTTGATTCCTGGACGTGTATACGACACATTGTCGATGACAGTATTTACTAAGATTTCTGGCAACACCGTAACTCTTGGGCACAGAGTGTTCCAAAACATGAACGGTCAAGTGCAGTATCACCGTATTACGGATGCAAATACAACCACTTTGATCGCCGACTTATCCCTAAGTGATAGTAACGTTCATGTAACAAATGCTAGCGTATTACCTGCACCTAACGCAGAACAGGGTCATCCTGGTATTGTGTTTATTAACGGCGAAAAGATCACATATTACACAATTGATACTGTAAATAATGTGTTAGGTCAGATCCGTCGTGGTGTTGATGGCACAGGCGCCCCGTTAACTCATGTTGCTGGTAGCCGCGTTGTTGATGCTAGTATGCAACAAATTGTTCCCGGAAGTACCACAACTGAATCATGGTTAAACATGACAGCTAACGTAGCAGATGGGACAGGATTTGAGGGATCTACCACAAGCGAAGTAACGTTCCTTAAAGCTAGCCCAAGTTATACACCATGATAATGAATACAATAAATACAGATATGGATAAAAATATGACAGACGTACAACCAGAAAACAATGCCGTTACTGCGGTAGTTAAGCAGCCTGATGAACAAGGCAACATGACTATCCGCGGTCACATTAAAATTTCGGACCCAGAAACAGGGGAAGTGTTTATTGATAAGCCAAACGCTATTCACTACGAAAATATCAGTGAAGCAATGGCCTACAGTTTAGCTGACAAAAGCGGAAACTTCATTAACGTAATGAATTTTGGTAACGGTGGTACAAGTGTTGACCCAACTGGCGTTATTAACTACTTGCCAACTAACACAAACAGTCAAAACGCTGCATTGTATAATCAAACATTTAGTAAAAACGTTGACGATACTAGCATTGCTAACTTAGACCCAACTAATAATAAGATGGAAATCCGTCATATTCCTGGGCAAGTGTTTACAGACATTCTAGTAACATGTCTATTAGACTACGGCGAGCCTTCAAGTCAAGCAGCGTTCGACAATAGCCAGAACTTAACTGAAGCCTTTGTTTTTGATGAACTAGGTTTGTTCAGTACTGCTGGAAAAATGCTTACTCACGTGGTATTCCACCCAGTACAAAAAGCTCTTAACCGCAAAATTCAAATCGACTATACAGTGCGTATTCAAGCCTTGACTAACCTAAGCGCGATCGGATAATAACGTATGTCATACCTAGTTAATAAAACAGACGGCCAGTTACTTGCCACTATCTTAGACGGACAAACCAATGGCTCTGCCAGCAGTATTGTTTTAATCGGTAAACAAGTAACAGGCTATGGTGAAATACAAAACGAAAATTTTGTACACATCATGGAAAACTTTGCAAATAGCATTGATCCTGCTCACCCATTGGCGGGCCAATTGTGGTGGAACACCGCAGCTAACACTATGCAGGTGTTTGACGGAGCAAACTGGCGACCAGTAACTGGTTTTACTAGTGCAGCCACTGCCCCATCTAATGCTTATATTGGCGATCAGTGGTGGGATACAACTAACGACCAGTACAGAATTTACAATGGCACTGAGTGGGCTCTAGTGGGACCATCGTATAGTAAACTAGACGGTAAAAGCGGCGCATTAGTTGAAACAGTTTATGACACTGGGCTAACTAAACACACAGTTATTAAACTATATCATAACGGAAACGTAACTGCAATTATCAACCGCGATGCAGAGTTTACTCCAAACGTGTCAATCTCTGGCTTTACAACAGTACAGCCTGGTATTAGTTTTACTAGCGAAGTTGATGCTATTAAGTTTTACGGTACAGCAACAAACGCAGACACATTGGGTAACTTAACTCCGAGTCAGTTCTTACGCAGCGACATTGATTCAACAACTACGGGTACATTAAGTGTCAATGGTCAACTTAACGTTGGACAAAATAACGAATTTAATGCAACAGTTAACGGACTTAGTCAAGTAATTCTAAAGAATACAGCAAACAACCAAGACCTGCAGATTAAAGTAACAGTGGCTAACGCATTAACCACTGCATTGGTGGTAAGTGGAACAGACGGCTTAGTAACAGTTGCACAAAATCCTGTTGATGCAATGGGGGTCGCAACTAAGGGCTACGTTGACGCAGTAGCTGACAATTTACGCAACGATACATCTGCAGAAATACTAGCTAACGTTGCAACAATCAACGTTGACTTAACAACTATGCGTGCCAACACAGCGGCTGCTAACGTTGCGATTAACATTTTGCGTGGTGGTAAAGCAAACATTGCTGGACCAACATTCACAGGTAACGTACAAGCACCTACCCCAACCGCAGGCGATAGCTCTAATAGAATTGCAACAACAGCATTTGTTGCAAACGCAATTGATATCTTTGACGCGACACAAATCTATAACAATACCACAAATGTAAAAGCAAATGATGGTTCTATTGATTTGGTTGCTAGCGGTATTACTACTGCAACTATCACTAGCAGCGGTATTACTACTGCAACTCGTCCGCAAAACGACAATAACACTTTTGCTGCTACTACAGCATACGTGGATCGCGGCGACAAGAACTTTGTATTAAACTCGGTTAAGTATCAGCCAACGTGCTATGTGTCAGACCAGTTACCGAATAACAGCATTGGCGCAAATGGCGACCTTTGGTTCCAATACCAATAAGGATAATTAATGGCTAGCGAATTAGAAACCGTTGTTACCGTCCCGCTTTCGTACATAGGCGGGCGCTACGTTTTAACCATGCCAGAATTTGGATTCACTGGTAAAGTTGGATTCAACTTATGGGGTGCCGGTGGCGGATGCGGCGGCAATGATTCTCATCACGGCGGCAACGGCGCAGGCGGCGGCTACGTTGAGGGTATTATTAATCGTGTTAAAGCTGGGGCAACAATTGAAGTATTTGTTGGGCAAGGCGGCGGCGCTGGAGGATCCAGTTCCGGCGGCGGTGGCGGATATAACGGAAAAAGTGGAACAGGCTTTAGCGGGGGCGCTGGCGGCAATGCAGGACCAGCTGGCTGGTCGGGTGGCGGCGGCGGCGGAGGTGGCGCCACTGTAGTTGCTATTAACGGACGTCCTGTTGCAGTTGCAGGTGGAGGTGGTGGCGGAGGTGGAGGCGGAAATCACGGATTTGGTGTAGACGCTGGAATCTCATTTAACCACACCTATAAAGACAATGTAGCACTAACTGATCAGTCAAAAGGCATCGCAGGCGGAAGCCATCACGGAGATGGTGGCGGTGGTGGCGGCGGGGGTGGCGGCATTGCCGGCGGCAGTGGCGGATATCCCTCAGGTGGCGACAGCGGCGGCGATTGCGGATCCAACGGAACTAACGATGCACGTTCTGAACAACCTGTGTTTACAGGAGAGTACTGTAATTACAAAGTACCGGGTGGATTTAATTCTCCATTATATCCAGGCAGTAACGTTGGGTTCGGCGGAGCAAACGATGCAGCCGCTAGCTATTATCCCAATGGTGGCGCAAACGGTGCATGGAGCTGGTTGTTAAACACATACAGCGTTTGGCAAGGCAACGGCAATTATACTTACAGCGTATACTTTCCTGCTTCGCAAAACTATCAATTTGATCTAGCGATTGACAACTACGGTTGGTTGTATGTAGATGATGTTGAAATGGTGTATGCACCGAGTTTCAACGGAGTATGGTCAGCAACACACTTTATTGCAGCAGGTTGGCACACAGTCAGAGTATATGGTATTAACACAGGCGGCCCGGGCGCAATTGGCGCACAGATTTTACAAAACGGGACACAGATTTGGAATACTCGCAGCGCGATTAATCCTAACGATGGATCTAGAACCGCACAAGGTGGCAACGGGTATGCAATTATCACATTCTACAGATCGTCGGGATTCTTTGTAAAGAAAGACGGAGCTTACACTCTCATTCGTCCCCGCGTAAAGGTTAATCATGTATTTGCAGCTAGGCTGCACACATGGGTTAAGATTGACGGGGAATGGCGCAGCGCCAATGGATCAGACACTGTGGTTTTTGATCAAGATAGCGTAAACTGGAGCGATAGCGGATTGCCATCAGATTTTATTACTCCTCCAACTTACTACTTAGGTGGCGACGGCGGAGGCGGCGGATGGGGCGGTGATGGCCAGTCAGATAGTGGCAACGACGGAACTGACGGAGATGGTGACGGCGATGGCGATGGCGACGGAGGAGATGGCGGAGGCGGCGGAGGAGATGGCGGGGGCGGCGGCGATGGCGGAGGCGGTGACGGTTGATCCTATTGTAAAAGCACCATAAAACTAAGATAAATAACTAATAATCAGGTAAAAGAATGTCGTATACAATATCATTATCAAACGGGCAATCACTTTTCGGAGCCGATGGGTTGCCGGATGGAACAATTGACACCACTTCTACTAGCTTGGCATTAGTTGGTAAAAACTACCCTGGCTACGGCGTGTTCCTTAACAGCAACTTAGTTCACTTAGTTGAAAACTTTGCTAACTCGTCTGCTCCTATCGCAGCATTACCGGGTCAAATCTGGTTTGACTCTGCAAACAAGTCGTTAAAAGTAAACGTTGCAAGCGCAGTGGGAACAGAATCGTGGAAAGTACTTGCTGGTATCACTAACGCTGCAACTAAAGCAGCTATCACTATTGCCCCAAATGTGGGCGAGTTTTGGTGGGACACTACTAACAACCAACTTAAAGTCTATAGCGGATTGCTATCACAAGGTGATACAGGTTGGGTAACAGTGGGTCCAGCAAGTAACACAACTACTGGTCAAACCGGTGCACAGCCCGACACAGTTGTTGACGTAGGATCAGTTTCGCACGTGGTTGTTAAGTTCTACATTGCCGGCGGCGACCCTGTTGCTATCTTGAGTAAAGACGTTGAATTTACACCTAGTGCCACTATTCCGGGTTTCCAGACTATCAAGCCTGGGTTTAACTTGAGCACAGCTACTACTAACCGTTTGCAATATTTCGGTAACGCCAACGTTGCAATGAGCTTGATGGTTAACGGGTCAGTTGTAAGCGCCAGCAACTTTACCCGGTCTGATGTAGTAACAACTAGTACAGTGCCGATTATCACAAGCAACATAGCGGGATTGGCAATTGGCCCAACCAGCGATTTTGTAGTTAACGTAACCCCTGCAACCACTTCAGTTGGTTTGTATAACACAGACAACAATTACGATACCGTTTTCTATGTTAAAACAGGCGGCGTAACTACTCCAGTTCTAAAAGCAAACGGCGCACTGGGCGCATTGCAATTATACAATGACCCAACAACTGGTTTGGGCGTTGCAACCAAACAGTATGTTGACTTAGCTAACGCTTCGATTGCGTCGACTATGTTAAAACGAGATGGTACAACTACTATCACAGGATCATTGACACCTGCAGCCAACGTAACGTATAATCTAGGTTCTAGTACAGCTTGGTTTAACGTCATGTACGGTAAATCCTACCAAGCACAATACGCTGACTTGGCAGAACGCTTTGCTGCTGATGCAGCTTATGAAAAAGGTACAGTAGTTGAATTAGGTGGCGACAAAGAAGTTACATTAGTCAAGGATGATCTTAGCGATGCAGTGTTTGGTGTTGTAAGCACCGGTGCTGCTTATTTGCTAAACTCCACAGTTGGTTCAGACAAGTCGCATCCGGCCATTGCATTAGCAGGACGAGTACCGGTTAATGTAGTTGGTATAATTACCAAAGGCGACCGCTTAGTGAGCGCAGGCAATGGATTTGCTAGAGCAGGAACCAAAGAGGAAATTACTCCGTGGAACGTAATTGGGCGAGCACTAGAGAACAAAACCACAACCGGCAATGGCGTAATTGAAGCTATTGTTAAAGTTAATAGCTAATATCGGAATACAAAATGGCATACGGATCAGGAAATCAAATTATTGCGTTAGACTACAACACCTTTGCACAAGGTGGTGCGTCAGTTAACCATGCAGTAGCAAACATCAACACCATTTGGGGCACAGGACAAGGCGACAAAGGCTATGGACAAAGCACAGTGTTGTCAACAGTTGCAGGCGGTACAGATACGGTAACTGCTACCCAATGGGCAACAATGATTTCCCGTTTAAACAGTATGCTAACTCACCAAATCGGATCGGGTTCGGGCATCACTGCACCAACAGCAGGCGCGACTATTGCGTACCTAAACACATTAAGCTCAAGCATAACCACAGCGTTTAACAACCGTCTAAATGCTGCATCTAACGGAACGGACGTTGCTGGAACAGCAACTAACAGTGTGTGGAGCACTGGTGCACCAACTACATTCCAGATTATTAAAACAGCATCTTGGGCAAGTGCAGATCAAGCACGTTACTTCTTTAATGCTGGCGGCAAACTAATCCTTACATTTGGTACAGTTACTAACTCAGCAGGTAACAGCAAAGGTGCTGATTGGGCAACTCTAATTAACACTAAATTCAGTAGCATTACAGTTGGTGGTTACTCAAACGTGCGTAACGGCACTGGCGGTACTGCTGGTTTTACTAACAGTGCAATCGGATACTGGAATGCCGGTACAAGTAACAACTCAATGATTAACTTAACCTCTGCATCTGGTACAGCAGATTATGGCTCCAACTCTATTGCAGTTGGTATCAAGACAAACGGTGTACAAGGTAGCAATGGAGACGTTGGGTCTATTATGACGTTCCAAATTGATTTAAGCGATGCAGCAGCAGATACAAACATTGCACCAGCAGGTATTCCGGCATATACTCCAGCTGGTACAGCACCATCTCAAGGTAACTTTAACGATTCGTTGAACCTAACTATCCCAGTAAGCATTACAATCAGGCCACCAGAGACATCAAACCTATCTGGTATTGTTAACCCAACAATCGCGTAATATTAAAAGCACTTTCGGGTGCTTTTAATTTGACTCTTTCCTTTCCCTTTGTGTATAATTGTGTTATGAGTAACATACCTACGATTGTGGACCAAATTCGATTAGCCACTAACTATCAAAAGAACAAGCGCATACTACGGGAGCGCATCCAAACTGATCTGCATTTTGCACATAATGGCGGTTTATTTAAAATCACTCCGGGCCTGATCTCTTTTGTAAAAGAATGGCCTGTTGACGAACTGTACATTGAAGATGTGTACGAGAATCCAATTCAAGTGGATAGACAGGTATTCTTAGTGCAAGCACAACAACATTACAGTCGAGTTATGAATGAATGGCATCAACAACATGCAGAACTTAAAAAGATTAGAAAAATCTAAGGGCGTGTTATTGTTTGCATTTAACAATGCAGATACTGATTACATTAAGCTAACCAGCAACACTATTCGCTTGATTAAGCATAACCTCGGCTTGCCAGTTACGTTAGTAACGGGCTTAGATGAAGTAGTTGATTTTGAAGTTGATAACATAGTACGCATTGAATCACAAGGTGGCAACACACGTTACAGCACAGAGCTAGGTCAACGTGTACAGTGGCGAAACTTTGGTCGGTATATGGCCTACGAGCTTAGTCCATACGATGAAACTATTCTTATGGACACTGACTACCTTGTATTAGATAACAGTCTATTGACATATTTTGATACAACGTGGGACTACTTAATTCCACATCGTAATATTAATTTGGGACAAGATGAATTTGCGGATACCATGGGCATGTACAGCTTGCCATTTATCTGGGCCACAGTTATCTTGTTTCGCAAAACAACCAAAGCAGAAACGCTATTTGATTTAGTGGGACGAGTGCAGCGTAATTACGATTACTATAAGATGTTATACAATATCCCTGCAACTAATTATCGTAACGATTATGCGTTTGCGATTGCAGATTATTTGGTTAACGGTTACCAGACTGATAAACAAACGCAGTTACCACAGCCTTTATTAACTGCCACTGGGCAGCTACAAAGTATTAATAGGATTGGATCTTTACTGCACGTCAAAGACACTAACGAAGGCTATGTTATCCCATTGGGTAATTTACATGTCCTGAGTAAAGGATATTTACTTAGTAACAACTTTAAAACATTTGTGGATCAGCACTGTGCAGCATAAAGAACAACAGGGATTTTTAACTATTGCACAAAACGGCAATGCAGATTATCTGCGAATGGCCTACGTGCAAGCATTGAGTATTAAGGCAGTGACACCGGGTGCCAGGTATGCAGTTATTGTAGACGCAGCTACTATGGCACAAGTGTCAGAGCAACATCGCAAGGTGTTTGATTATGTAATTGAATTAACACATGATTATTCAACTGGTACTGATTGGAAGTTAGCAAATGAATGGCAAGTATTTTGGCTTACTCCTTTTAAGGAAACGATCAAGCTGGAAGCAGACATCGTGGTTACACGGGACATGACACAGAGGTGGGACCTATACCGTATGCGTGATGTGGTATTGGGACTAGGATGCAGAAACTATCATGGCGACCAAGTGCCAAGTCCATATCGAACATTGTTCGTAGACAATGAGTTACCTGATGTATATAATGGACTGATGTATTTTCGTTATAGTAAAACAGCATTAGAATTCTTTAAGGTCGCAAGAGAGCTGTTCCTTACGTGGGAGCAGGTTGGGGCAGAGTTTAAGCGAACAGCAACTACTCAGGCCACTACAGATTTCGTATATGCAGTGGCCTCTAACATTGTTGGTAGAGAGTTAACTACGTTACCCGGGGTTGGAACAAGTTTTGTACACATGAAGCCCGGTATTAATGGATGGCCGTCGGATACTGAATTTCATAGGGCAGTTAATGTAGTAGTAGATGCACCAGATATTAGAATCAATAATGTGCTGCAACTATTTCCGGTCCATTATCATTACAAAGACTTTATCACAGATGAGATAATTAGAGATTATGAACGAGCTGCCGGAGTTAATTAAAGCATTTGGTTTGATTGAACCAGAGGTTGCGCAAACCATTGAATATCGTTTATACTACGATGTACATGGTAATGCCCTGTACATGGGTATGGGTGATAGTAAAGGTACTAATTATATCACTATACCAAAATCAGTTTATGATAGAGCAACAGTACATAACCTAAAAGTTGTAAATGAACAGTTAATCACAATCGATGCTGGTACAATGTGGTTGCAGTTACGTAAATCAACAAGTGGGTACGCAGTAGTTAAGAACCATCCTGCGCTGCTAATAGAACAAGACGAAGAGTATACAGACATCGAATACTATGACAGAAATAATTGACGTTGCAGACCTGGACTGCATCTTCCTTACATATGATGAACCTAAAAAAGAAGAATTCTGGATTCAGATACAGAATGTCGTTCCTTGGGCCAAGCGGGTGGATGGCGTTAGCGGGAGCGATGCTGCACACAAAGCAGCGGCAAGAGCTAGTGACACGGACCGCTTCATTCTTATTGACGGAGACAACCTCCCCGATCCTTCTTTCTTTAACCGGCAACTTAGTATTGATGATACTAATCGTGATTGTGTATTTAGATGGAGAGCAAGGAATATTATAAATGGATTACAATATGGCAATGGTGGGATTTCGTGCTGGACTAGGAGCTTTGTCGAATCTATGCGCACACACGAAGCCACTGACGGTAGTCATGAGACACAAGTTGAATTCTGTTTCCATCCTCAATACTGGGCTATGGCCGACTGCTACAGTACCACGCATCCGAATGCCACTGCGTTCCAGGCTTGGCGTGCAGGATTTAGGGAAGGCGTTAAAATGTGTTTGGACCGTGGACGTAAACCAAGTTTATCTGATTTCAAAAATAGCGTTGTTAGGCGAAACCTTGACAACTTATCTATCTGGCACAACGTGGGATCAGATGTGGAAAATGGACTGTGGGCAATGGCAGGTGCCCGCCAAGGTACTTACAACACCATGCTCTCAGACTGGGACTACACAGAAGTCCAAGACTTCCAAAAGTTAAAAGACTATTGGGATAACACGGTACACAAGTTTGATGTTATTGACTTTGTAAACTTATACAGCGTTGAATTGACGAGATGCTTGGACTTACCTATTATTGACTTGGACGAATACCAAAGTAAATTTTTCAAACATCACTACAATAGTCAGTTTAAGAATAAGGGAATCATGTGCAGAGAATAAAAGGCATGATAGTCATTGGTACTGCTCGCAGTGGTAGTCACATGACCTGCGACATGCTTTATAACGAGTCGCAGTTGCCTGAAAAACTTATACTAGGTGAAGTCACTGAGCTGCCTGATATAGCTGACAAGTTTGTGTATTGCAGCATTGTGCAAAACTGGGTAAAGATTGCGCTAGCAGTAGACATTAGTTGGACAAGTGATTACTATGTGGTTAATTTACGCCGTAGAGACAAAGTAGCACAGTATCTAAGTTGGTGCGTGTTTAGGGCGCAAACACAGGCTAGCATAAGCAAACATTCGCCGGACTGGAATGACTATAAAGACTTGTTACCGTGGGAGTCGACTAAGGACGACATAGAGCAATTTCTAATGGAACAATATTTGGACTTTGCAATTACACCAAATGAGATTGTCTATTACGAAGATATGATCAAGTCCTGCAAGACAACTAAGTTTAAGCAGAACCAATACCCGATCCCTCCCCAAGAGATAGTAACCAATTACACATTAGTTAAAAACATGTTAGAGAAATTTTCATATGACAACAGGTAAGAGCGACTTTATGAGTGCAGCTGATGAGATGAAGGCCAACTTGGGCCCTGCTCTCTGTTTGGCTAAATGGCAACAAGTAAGTCTGCACCTACCAACTGGATTAAACAACAGTTGCTACCATCCACCATTGCACAAGATCGACCCAGAAGCCATTAAACTTAACCCTGGCGCACTGCATAACACTGAGCACAAAAAGCAACAGCGTGTGATCATGCTAAAGGATGAAAAGCCTAGCGAGTGCAGCTATTGCTGGAACATTGAAGCACATGATCAACTAAGCGACAGACATTACAGAAGCGGAGAGCCCTGGGCAGCAGAACACTATGACGAGATCAAAAATTCTACAGGATCCGAAGATACGATTCCAAGTTATGTGGAAGTCAATTTTAATCACGCTTGTAACCTTAAGTGTAGTTATTGCAGCCCTCAGTTTAGCAGTAGTTGGGCTGATGAAGTTGCTAGGCACGGAGCATTTCCTACTAGTGTTCCCCATAATGACCCTGCTCATTTTACGGGTGTTCGACGACCAATCCCTGCTCGTGAAGACAACCCTTATGTTGATGCGTTTTGGGAGTGGTGGCCTGAACTGTACCCTAAACTTAAACATTTTAGAATGACAGGCGGCGAGCCACTAATGGACAAGAACACTTACAAGGTGTTTGACTATGTGCTGGCCATGCCCAAGCCTGACCTGCACTTAAACGTAACCAGTAACTTCAGTGTAGAGCCCAAGCTAATGGATCAGTACCTTGACTACGTTAAGCGATTGTGCGATACACAAATTGAACACTTCATGCAGTATGTTAGTTTAGATAGCGGTAACATGGAACAGGCTGAGTACATTCGACATGGCATGACAGCATCTCGTGTTCATAATAATGTGCAGCGTTACCTAACTGATATTCCTTATCGCAACAGTCTCACATTCATTATCACAATGAATAATTTAAGCATCGTTGGCTTACAGGCGCAGCTGGATTGGATTCTGGATTTACGAAAACAGCATAGCACAACTTATCAACGTGTTTGGTTCGACACTCCGTTGTTACGCACACCTAGCTGGCAAAGCATCCAGATCATGCCATGGGTCTATGTCAAGCGTATGGAAGATGTACTAAAATGGATGCAAGCAAATGCCGAAACAGCAGACAAACCATTTCAGGGTTTTAAGGACTACGAGATACAACGTATGGCTCGTGACATAGAATGGATGAAGGAAGGTAGCACTCTTGACCCTGAATATGTTACACTGCAACGTGCTGACTTTTATCGCTTCTTTAATCACCACGATACGAGACGCGGCACTGACTTTAAAACAACATTCCCGGAAATGAAAGAGTTCTGGGACGAATGTAGGTACCATGCCCAGAATCAATAACGAAACAGACCTAGAATACAAACGCAGAGTAATCGACATTAAGAGCGAAAGCTTCTGCGGAGCAAAATGGTACAACGCCACTATCTGGTTAGGTAGTGGTCAAACCACTAGTTGCCATCATCCGTTGCCACATGCAATCGATGTAAGCGAGCTATCATCTAACCCCAAAGCATTGCACAACACTACCAAGAAGAAAATGGAACGTGAGCAGATGCAAAAGGGAGAACGTCCTGCAGGTTGTGAATACTGCTGGAAGATTGAAGATATGGGCAAAGACGCAGTAAGCGACCGTGTTTACAAAACAGTTATATATGACGATAAGGATTTGAATTATGCTTTTAGTACCCCAGCCAGCACCGATGTGGATTTGCAAACTTTGGAAATTGCTTTCGACCGCACTTGTCAGTTTGCATGTAGCTACTGCAATCCTGCTTTTAGCAGCACTTGGGTTAAAGACATTAGGAATAACGGGGCCTATAACGGATTGGTTAGTGACGGACGAAATCACTTTACTCATGCTCATGATAGCTCTCAACTGTATCGCTTCGGTCAAGCTAATCCTTATGTGGACGCCTTTCACAAGTGGTGGGAAAGCGATCTCCACAGAACACTAAAGGAACTACGCATTACTGGCGGCGAGCCGTTAATGTCAGGTGAGACTTGGAAGCTAATTGACTGGTTTAAGACTAATAACGGCAAGAGCAAGACACGTCTGGCTATTAACAGTAACTTAGGCACAGAGGTAGATATTGATCGTTTGCTCGATGCCATTGATGGAGTAGAAGTTGACTTGTACACTAGCAACGAATCTATTGGCTTGCAGTCTGAGTACATCCGTGATGGTATTAACTTTGGGGACTGGACTAACAACGTAGAGCGTTTACTGGCTAGTGGCAAGTTCCGTGGCCTGCATGTGATGTGTACTATTAACGCACTATGTCTTACTAGCTTAGACAGCTTCCTTGAAATGTTGTTAGCATGGAAGAGTAGGTATGGTAAGGACTCGATTAACTTTTCGCTAAATATTTTACGATTCCCAAGTTTTCAAAGCCCGTTGGTATTACCCGACGAACTACGCACCCAATACAGAACAAATCTCAGCAACTTCTATCAAGCTCACAAAGACACTGGCGTGTGCCACGGATTTGAAATTGATCAATTGAAACGACTAATTGATTACCTTGATGTAATGATAACTCCACATGCAGGTGCGGCAGAGCAATCAGTGCTACAACAGGACTTTAAAAACTTCTTTGCACAGTACGATCAACGCAGGGGCAAAGACTTCTGCAACACATTCCCTGAGCTAGCAGCTTGGTATAATCAACTATAATTCACTATAATTCACTATAATTCACTATAATGGCAGATAACCTAAACGACTACTACAAAGATTACAACTACGGCGCACGTAAGCCGGTGTACATCAAAGAAGAAGACCTACGCACGGATCAGCTCGATCGACTAATTAAGAGCGATCAGTTCTGCATGATTCCCTGGATCCACATGCACGCCTTTCCTGACGGTCGTGCATATCCTTGCTGCCTGAGCGAGCCAGACCATCCAATTGGTAATCTTAAAACGCAAACCATGCGTGAGATTTGGAACGATGCTCCGCTAAAGGACATGCGTAAACGTATGCTACTAAATCAACCTTGCAAGGAATGTACCAAGTGCTATGAGCAAGAAGATAGCAAACTGTTTAGTATGCGTGAAAGTGCTAACAAGAACTTCGGGCACCACATTGGATTAGTTGACGACACAAAAGAGGATGGACAATATGATGACTTTAAATTGCGCTACTATGATATTCGCTTTAGCAACCTTTGTAACTTTAGCTGCCGTACCTGCGGTAGCATCTTTTCAAGTAGTTGGTATAGAGATGAAAAAGCAGCTGGATGGGATCCAAAACACCCTCAAGTGATGTATGCTGGTAAAGACAAAGGCGACATGTGGGAGCAGATGCAAGAGCATATCCCACATTTGGAACAAATCTACTGGGCAGGTGGCGAACCGCTTATTATGGAAGAACACTGGAAGGTACTTGACGAACTAGTTAAGCGCAAGATGTTCCACGTGCGACTGATCTATAACACTAACTTTAGCGAAATGAAGTTTAAAGGTCGTGACGTATTCGAAATGTGGAAACTGTTTGATTGTGTTAGCGTTGGTGCTAGCTTAGATGGCAGCTATGAGCGCGGCGAGTACATCCGCAAAGGACAAGATTGGCAGCAAACCGTTGACAACCGCAAGCGCATGATTGAAGTATGCCCTAACGTAGACTTTTACGTTAGTAGTACAGTAAGCATGATGAACGTGTTGCATATTGCAGACTTTCACCGAGAGTGGAGCGACCTTGGTCTAGTACGCCCAATGGATTGGAACATCAACATCCTACAACATCCGCATCGTTATCGTGTTGATGTGTTGCCTCAGCATTTGAAAGAGCAAGCCAAAGCAAAGATTGAAGAACACTTACAGTGGCTACGCCCGCAAGACAAACTAAGCAGAGCCACTAGCGGTTACGAAGGTATTATTAACTTCATGATGGCAAACGATAGCACAAGCCAATTGCCCGAGTTCTTTAAGAACAATGACTTGATTGATAATGTACGCAAGGAAAACTTCTTTGCCGTATTCCCGGAACTTGGAGACCTAAAGAACTATGCACCTACCTAAGACTATTTGTATGCTGCCGTGGGTTAGTATTGAGACTAGCCCAATGGGAACCACACGCCCATGTTGTCTCGCACAAGAGCAGATCACAGACGAAAACGGGGTCAAGTACGATCTTAATGAAACAGACTTAGCAACAGTGTACAAGAGCGAATACATGCAGAATCTGCGTAGACAATTCCGTGCAGGTGAAAAGCCTGCAACATGTAGTGACTGCTGGAAAGAAGAAGAAATTGGTCGCAACAGCAAACGTATCAACAGCCAGATTCGACTAAAGGAATTGTACCCGCTCGTGGACTGGGCCAACGACACGCCAGACCAGCTGTGGTTCATTGACTTAAAGTTAGGCAACATCTGTAACTTAAAATGCCGTATCTGCGGAAGCTGGAGCAGCAGCAAGTGGGCAGAGGAAGAAATGAATTACATGCCTGCAGGCGCAGACAAGAAACAACATATCGCATACCAGTGGTTAAAGAAAGGCGCATGGCCACGCAAGACCACAACGTTCTGGGACAACCTCAGAGAGATGCTACCTAACATCAAATACTTTGAGTTCACTGGCGGAGAACCATGGTTGATTCAAGAGCACTTTGATCTATTGCGTTATGCAGCCGACAACGGCTTTGCAAAGGGTATTGATATTCACTACAATACAAATGCTACCCAATGGCCCGAAAATGCAGTAGATCTATGGAAAGAGTTTGGTCGTGTGGATATTGCATTTAGCGTTGATAACGTAGGTGATCGGTTTGAATATGAACGCTACGGCGCTAAGTGGGATCGAGCAAACGAAGTAATTGATGCAGCACATCAACTGCGCCGAGTGCAGAAGAATATTACAACTCAGCTATGTTTTACAATCAACATTCAAAACGTTTATTACATCGATGAATTGCTAGCTTGGGCTGCACCTAAGATGTTTAACAGCATCCACTTCAACATGTTACATAGCCCTAACCATATGAGCGTACAATACATGACACCCGCAGCACAAGAGCTGGTTGTTGCTAAACTGCAATCAGTAACATGGCCGGGTCGTTATCAGCAAGAAGTTGACAACGTAGTTAGGTTTATACAAAATGGGCAGGGCAGTGATGGTGCAGAATTCCTGCGCCAAATGCAGCGCACAGACGAATACCGCAAGCAAGACTTTAGAACAACTCACTTAGACATCGCAAAGGCAATGGGGTATGAATAAACCTGCCACTATGTGCCTTGCACCTTGGGTACATACATATCTAAGTCCACAAACAGAACGCAGAATGTGTTGCGCTAGCCGCGAACCTGCACAAAATTTTCAACAGTATATCGACGTTTCAGCGGGTACAGGACGTTATATACCAATAACTCTAGAAGAACACTGGAATAGCGAGCACATGCGGTCGGTCCGTCGTCGCATGATTGCTGGGGAAACCCTACCAGAGTGTGAAGTATGTAATGATAAACTGTTGAATACTTCCGTTTACCGCAGCTATTTTGACCATATGTTCGGGCATAAGTATGATTACAATGTTGTAATAAACGCAACGGACGAGACGGGCTACACTACAATGAAACCCGTTAGCTGGGATTACAGGTTTACCAATCTGTGTAATTTCAAATGCCGTATGTGTGGTGACATGTTAAGTAGTAGTTGGGAGACAGAGCAAAGACAGCATAACATGATAGATTGGTCTAATCCAAAGAATACTTGGATGCAACCTGAAGTCAAAAAACAAATTGAGCAATTTCAAGATAGAGAAATTGAGGCAGAGTTTAGTCAAGCCGTCGAAGAACACCGTGTTGAAGAAGTCTACTGGGTTGGCGGAGAACCGCTCATGTATGAACAACACTGGCGCTATATGCAACGCATCATAGAACTAGGAGATGGCCAAAATGTCTATGCACGATATAATACAAATCTTTCTCGAACTACTTATCGTGGTGTTAACTTGTACACTGATATCCTTGCTAATATACGGGATTGGCAAATATGTGCAAGTCTTGACGGTACGGGACCAATTGGCGAATACATTAGAACAGGCCTTGATTACCCTAGATGGCTTGAAAACTTCCGTGCAGGAATTGCGATCCAGCGTCACCGTCGACAAATGCGAATCGACTTTACCCTTACCTTGCCGGGTATGTTCGAGCTCGAATCCATGCAAAGACTGTCCCAAGAACTCAACGTTGACCTCCTTGCCAAAGTAATTTTTAGTTTCAGCCCGGACATAGTTATGTCACCTTTAGCCCTACCTAGACATCTACTAGATGAATGGATAGATGAACAACTTAACTTAATCAGTAACGATCCGTTAAAGGATATCTTAGTCCAGCTGAAAACTAGACCCACTTTTGCTGAACAATGGCCCAATGAATATCAAGATGGACTAAAGCGTGGCAAAGCTCGTATCAAAAAACTTGAACAAATTCGCAATGACCAGTATACTATGAGAGATATACTTGCAGACAGACCTGCGGTATTAGAATGGTGGGACTCAATTGGGATATCGTGAACGCTTAGACAGACTATATCACTCTCATGCAAAAACTCTCCAAGGGTTCGAGAGAGTAACCGAATTGCTCCAACAGGAATATCCGGGCAACTATCGAGTGCATGAGGCATTTGTCCCGTCTAAGATGAGTTGGGGACCACGATTGGTATTTGAGGACGAACAAGAAGAAATTGTGTTTCGATTAAAGTATGAATAAAGTAACAGTAACCCTGCAAAACCCCTTAGACAAAAGCGACACGTTAGATTACTACATCAACGTAAACGATACTCCAATGGGCAAACTGTGGTTCGAAGCATTGCAGGATGTAGTGCAGCGTAATCTATATCTTGAAAAGAACTTTTGCTTTTTGGGATTTCCTGACAGCCAACGTGACTTGCGTTTTATTTGCCAAGAACTGTTTTGGGCAGTAAATGAGATTAACAGTTTCTTTGACGACTATCATATCGAAGAATTGTATACTCATACCACATTACGTGATCCAGTTACACTCGATCCCAACCAAGACTTGATGAACAAGTTGCATAATCATTTTGAGATACTGCAAGGCACTGTTAACGGACTTAGTGAATATTACAAGCGGGCAGACTACACTACAAAGTTTGCTATCCGCCAACTAAACTTACTATGCCACGAAGCAGAAAGTTTAATGTTAAGCCAGCGTAAAAAAGCAACAGCGCCAGAGTGGGTACGCCCTAGCCAAATCACAACCTTTTTAAATTGTCCACGATATGAATTCCCAGGAATATGTAAAACTGCTTTTAGCGAACATAACTACGATCGACGCTTTGGGGAAGTCTACTTACATTGGACACAGATTGGCAAAACACTGTTTGAAGTTTATAGAGATGAGGCGGGAGTCGATATTGACCAGGCCACTTGTGATGCTATTACTCACCTACGTTACTATAGCGGGGAGTTTGACATTGAATGGGCGCAAGATGTATGCTTTAATGGTCCGCATCCTTGGCACACCCGAGAGCTTACAGGATTTAGGGATTGGCTTGTCCGTAACGGATTCGACTTACATGACACGCAATATAACTATGGATACCATTCAGTGGGCCAAGTTTCGTTGCAAGAAAGTTTTGGCACAACTGATTACGCCAACATATGGCCCATCCTCTCTAAATACCTTGACATACAGGGGATCACTACAGATGACGGGCGAGGGAATGTACTACGCTCCCTATATCCCTACACTTGGACAGACCAAGACTACTACCAACAACAAATCAACCGTTTAAAGCCTGGATATGATTATAGCAGCAGGCGATAGTTTTGTTTATGGCAGTGAGCTAGCAAGCCCTGCCAATACCTTTACAGCATTGTTAGGCGCAGACGAGTGCGTTGCATGGCCAGGATATAGCAACGATGCTATTGCCCGCACCACCATTGAACGTTGCGAGCAAGGCGGGGTAACTGGTGTAATCGTTAGCTGGACATTTCCCGGTCGTTACGAGTTTAGATTTGCATACGATACAAAGCAACGCAAAAGTCCATGGTACAGCATTAACTCGTGGACGATAAAACAAGATGCAAGAGAAATTGAAAAAGAATTCGTTACTAAGGATAAGGCTATTCTGGATGCCCAGCTGGAGACCATCGGCAGAGCGCAGACGACTGGTGTTGCAGATTTTGCAAGAACGTTCTACGCACACGTGGGTTCTACGGAATATTGGGAAGTGTATTCAAGTCTTAAAGAAATTGTGTACCTTCAAAATTACCTTCAAGTAAAAGGCATTCCCTACATGTTTACTTGTGCAGACAATAGCTTGATCTATAACTACACCGTTAGCCAAAACGATCCTACTATTATGAGTCTTGTAAACCAAATTGATTTGTTGAAATGGTATTGGTTTCCTGCAGGAACTAAGTTTAATGAAACATGCGACCCAAGAGGTTTCTATCAGTGGGCAAAGGAAAATAAATACCCTATAGGCACCACACATCCGCTAGAGCAAGCGCACAGTGACGCAGCCCTATTAATGAAAGAACAATTCAATGAACTGGTTAAAAAGTCTGTACAACAGAATCCGTCTAGAGATTCGTTACCGCAAGAAACTCAAGGAATTGCGTAAGCGCGATCCATTTATATACAAATGATGTTTGTTAACGGTGACAGCTTTACATACGGGGAAGAACTACCACACGACCAAAAACCGTGGCCACAGTTATTAGACTGCCCTGTTATGAATAGAGCTCAGCCGGGCTATAGCAATGATGCAATCGTTAAGTCTACGGTGGTTGCAGTAGAGAATAATTACCCAACCTATGCAATCATTGCTTGGACTACACCTAATAGGATAGAAGTAAACGGACAACACCTTACTCCAAGTAGTCATAGAAAGTATGGATCGATTTGCGATCATGTATTCTTGGATTGGGACGAAGAATGGGCCATAACAAAGTTTTTAACGCAAGTGGTAATGTTAGATGCGTACTTGCGTGATCGCAATGTACCTTATGTATTTGTAAGAACGTTCGATGTTCCTAATTGCAAGGTAGGCAATTGGATACCGGGCAGTATGGTAGAATGGATGGGCGATTGCCCTAAAGGACCCGGCGGGCATCCGCTAGAGCTAGGTCATCAAAGAATAGCAGATAAAATAAATGAACATATTAGGCATCTCGGCTGGTTATCATGACGCAGCCGCAACAGTGTTAGACGAAGATGGGAACATCCTTTTCGCCAGTCATTCCGAAAGATATAGTAAGTCAAAGTCGGATGCTAATTTCTGTAGTCCACTTATTCGTAAGCTCGAGGAATACAATCCCATTCAGACCGTGGCTTATTACGAACGTCCTATATATAAGCAGCTACGTCAGGCTTATGCAGGACAAGGATTTGAGTGGGATAAGCTCAGCGTTAAGAAACTTGTGCATAAGCAGATTGGTCATGCCAAGTGGTGGGATCTTGCCCACTACAAAAACTACAACCATCACCTTAGCCATGCAGCAGCGGGATTTCAAACAAGCGATTTTAACAGAGCAACCGTGGTCGTTATTGATGCCATTGGGGAGTTTGAAACAACCACTATATGGGGAGCTGAATACATTAACGGTAAGGCAACGTATAAAAAACTTTGGCAACAGAATTACCCACATTCAATCGGACTCTTTTATAGTGGAGTTACTCAGCGGGTTGGCCTACGCCCACTAGACGAAGAATACATTCTAATGGGCATGGCTGCTTATGGTAATCCGGTGCAAACTAGCAATAGTATGCGTTATGACTTAATCGATGATGAATGGGAGATTAAGTTTAAAGAAAACATGCACATAGGACTTTCGCAAAAGTATCTATGTGATTTTAAAGACTATGATCTAGCGGCCGGCGCTCAAGACTTAGCAGAGGATTTAATTCTCAATGTTATGGTTCGAGCAAAGCAATTTAAGTGGAGTGACAATCTTGTATACATGGGCGGGTGCGCTTTAAACTGTGCAGCAAATGCACGTATAGGAAACTACTTTGAGAATATATGGATTATGCCTAACCCTGGCGATGCTGGCAGTAGCCTTGGTGCTGCTGCTTTGGCTTATGGGGGTGCCCTTAACTGGAGAGACGCTTATCTCGGGCATGATATTCCTGGGCCTTACCCTGTTAACAACATTTTGGACGAGTTACTTACTCGGCAAATTGTGGGAGTGGCTTCCGGGCGAGCCGAATTCGGACCAAGGGCACTTGGAAACAGAAGCCTGCTTGCAGATCCTAGAGGCAGCGAGATTAAGGAGAAAGTAAATGACATTAAACGTAGACAACAATTCAGACCATTTGCGCCCGTTATTTTGGAAGAACTGGCTGATACTTACTTTGATATGCCTCGCGGTTTCGAGCATAGTAGGTATATGCAGTCAGTCGCTCGTTGCAGGGTACCTGACTTATTTCCTGCTATCGTTCACGCTGACGGGACTAGTCGTGTCCAGACAGTGCCGAAAGATGGAAGCGGCATTAGAGAGCTGCTCGAGAAGTGGTATGTAATGACCGGATGCCCTATGCTGTTAAACACAAGCCTTAACATTCGTGGGGAACCAATGGTAAACGATCGTGCAGACGCCGACCGCTTTGAACAATTATACAGCGTAAAGGTCTGTTCATGACTGACGCAACTAGTAGAAGTATTGCTAAGACTATTAGTTGGAGAGTAACTGGTACCGCATCAACTTTATTGATATCGTATTTGGTACTTGGGAATCTTCAAATAGCTGGCGCAATAGCATCAACACAATTAGTAATTAATACTGTGTTATATTTTATGCACGAACGTGCCTGGAATAAAATTAGATGGGGTAGAGAATGACTAAAAAGATTTTAATATTTGGGTTGCCGGGCAGTGGCAAAAGTACGCTAGCTAAACCATTTGCAGAGCTAATTGGTGGTGTGTGGCTTAACGCAGATGCAGTTCGTGACGAATACAATGACTGGGATTTTACTCCCGAAGGTCGTATGCGTCAAGCAATGCGTATGAAATATCTAGCCGACGGCGTAGTTAAGGCCGGTAAGATTGCAGTAGCTGATTTTGTATGCCCTACTGAAGCAGCAAGAGCAGAATTTGATGCTGAGTTTACAGTGTGGATGGACACTATCACCGAAGGTAGATTTGAAGACACTAATAAACTATTTGAAAAGCCTGCCTACTGTGATTATCATGTTAGCACTTGGTTTGATGATACACACAAGCAACTAGCAGAAGTAGTTGCAAAGTACATGAAGCATTAAAGCGGAATGGCAAATCGTAGATTGTCAGTTAGTTCACACCAAGCTGCATCCAAGAAGTCTTGGCTGTAGAATCGATTATAGTTGTAAGAGAGCACATCCTGCATTTCTTTAAGCATACGCTCTAACTGCTTGTCTGTCTTTTTGCAGATAGTTTCTAATACATCTGCAACAGCTTTTAGTCGCAGCACAGGATCCTCAATATCGTCGTAACTTTCGTCCCACCATTGGCTAAATGTTTCAAATCCGTATTCGCGTAAATACTTTAAGTTGTGAGCAGGCCCAACAAGTAAGAATGGCATTTGGCTCACAATAGGTTTGAATATCTTTTCAGTTAGGTGATGTTTACGATCCCAGAAACAAGTTTCGGTAACCACGTACACAAAACTCTCTTGAGTCTCTGGTACTGCACTTAACACAAAGCTATGATTAGGAATTGAATCCCGGTCTTTGTAATCAACACGTAACGGTAATGGTGCCGTTGAAATATTTGCAATGGCTTTGTTCGCTGCATCCCATGATATTAACCAATTTGATGCCGCAGATGATAAGTTGTCTACGTATGTTCCGCCATCTGGGCAAGTATCGTTATAACTAACATGCCCTTTGCTTAGGATATTGCGTTCGATTAGTTCACTAATCAACAAACTTCTATAAACCCTTGAATTACTAGTGAGTCTATTAAATGTCACATACTTCTTTTTTATTGTTCTATCTACTGGTATTGTTAATCTGCTATCGTAGCTGTATCCGCGGAACCAATCATGTGCGGCAAACACATGATGAAAGTAATACACAACCTCCCAACCGTAACGAGCACGAATCTCTTCAACGCCACTACTTTCCTTTTCCGTAGTGACAAGAACAAAAGGGCCACTCATGTTATCTCTAATGTAGTCAAACAATCTAAAATTGTACGCACCATAGATAGGTTCTTGGTCATAAAAGATAAACAATGGGTCGCCGTTATTGGGCAAATGACTCATATCCTTTGCTAGCACTTCGATGTTTTCCGGTTGACTTGACCCAAATGGGTGTAGGTATAATACCCTTGGTTGTGCTACAATAGTAGACAAGAAGTGATAGATGTTTTCGTAATGACTGTTAAGATTATACATGTTTGACGTATTTTATTATGGCCGCAAGCCAAACCTATTTGAATTTGAACAATATGCGCCGAGCATAGAAGCAGCAGCGGCCAAGTGTGAAACTGGGTACTACTGGTATATTTATGGGGGCAACGATTACACTGGGTTTGATTTCAATTGGCGTCCTGCGCCGTGGGAACACAGCCATCTGCATGTATGGCCTAGTCAACATCAGCGATGCGGTGATGTATTTCTTGCGCACGTAGATACCTATGCGCATAAACAATATCACTTTAGAGCTGAACAATCAATTAAACGTTTACCTTATCCTGCGGGATGGACAATACCCGATTACATTGATCAGAACTCTGTGGACCTAACGTGGCACCCGGACACCACCGAAGGCAACTTCACTTATCACTTTCCTAGCCAACATCAAAGTGCAAGCGGCGTCTACTACACCATGTTGCATACAACTGGCATCAAGTTCGGTAGTGCGTTTACGGTTACAGCATTAGCAGACAAAACTCATTGGGTAGTCCCAGAAGAGATTAACGAATCAACAGTTGATTTTAGTTGGCATCCAAATCCGCTTGATCCGCCTTACGAGTATCACTTCGGTAGTGACTACCAACAAAGCATTGGATTAACTTACACAGTATCTGGCGCAACCAACATCAGCTTTGCGGGCCCAATGCCTACTCTCGGGTATCACAAATTAACTGCAATGCAAGTGCTGGATATTTTCTTCATTGATAAAGGCAACCCGACTGCACAAGTTCGTTACGATAGACTTAACGAACTGCACAATGTCACGAAGGTGCGTTATGCTAACAGCATGATGGACACAATCAAGCGATGTGTTGCACGAAGCAAGACCAATAAGTTTTGGGTAGTTAGCAGCGAGTATGACTACACTGGCTTTGACTTCCGTTGGCACGCCGAGCCATGGCAACAGTATATGACCCATGTGTTTCCAAGTCAGCACAACAAATGGAGTGACACATTCCTAATCAACAAGTGGGAATTCAATCGCCATGCAGAGTGGGCAAAAGATATAGAAGAGTTTCCTAACTTGAATTTTGTGCCTGACCAAAGTGTAGTTAAACCCGATACCAACTGCAACATGTACTTCGTAGATCACGGCAATCCCGAAAGCGATATTGATTACACTGCAATGTTAGCTATAGTTCCCGATCTAGTAAAAACACGCTTTGCAAACACCTACCTTGATACCTTTAAGCGTATCATGCAAAACGCAGACACTGAGTATGTGTGGATTCTCAACAGCATCTGCGATTACTGGCTATTTGACTTCTCGTGGGAACCAGAGCCGTGGCAACGCGAAATGATACACTGCTTCTCTAATGAGTCAGCATCGGTGATATCCAAAGATCAACGTGGCGACACATTCTACATACATGTTGAATCATTTAAAAAGCAAATGATTGAGCTGGAGTTACTGGATTGGTTTAATGTAATCAATTACATAGATGGGCACGAGGTAAAGCGTTATCCTGTACCAGCAGTATATTACAACTCGGACAACCTAATAGAAGCAATCAAGAATCATAACTTTACTACTCCGTATGCCTTGTTCACAAAGGACTCGCAACACAAAGGCATGATCGGAAATACCACATGCCTGTGGACTGAGAAGGATCGTATTGCCATTGACGTTAGTGCAGACAAAAGCACCAGCTTGATTCCCCGCGATGTTAAGAAGTATATCAAGACTCAAGTATACGATTACCCACACCTTGTGGAACATCCTCGCCTACGTAATATGCGGGCAGTGAAGGACTTGGACATTGTGTTTATCAGCAATGGCGAGCCAGACGAACAAAAATGGTTTGAGCATACTGAGTACATGAGTAACCGCGATGTAAAATGGATTCGTGGGGTTAATGGGCGTGTTGCTGCATATCAAGCCGCAGCTAATGCCAGCACAACAGATTGGTTTCTAGCAGTGTTTGCCAAGCTAGAAGTAGTTGGCAATAGAGATATCTGGGAGTTCCGCCCGGACTATTGGCAAGGTCCCAAGCATTACATCTTTAACGCACAGAATCCTGTCAATGGACTAGTATACGGACACCAAGGAATGATTGCCTACAATAAGAGCCTTGTTTTAGCAAATAACGACCCTGGAATTGACTTTACCCTGTCACAACCGCACGAATCGGTGCCTATTCTTAGCGGGGTAGCACACTATAACCAAGACGCTTGGACCACATGGCGCACAGCCTTTAGAGAGGTGTTAAAGCTGCGATTGTTTATGGACACACAGCCTACACTGGAAACTGAGCATAGACTGGAAATATGGCGCACAGTTGCGGCAGGCAACTACAGCAACTACAGCATCGATGGTGCTAACGATGCCGTTGCGTACTATGAAGAAGTACAGGGTGATTTAGCAAAGCTACAGTTGAGCTTTGAATGGGCGTGGCTACGTGCCCGTTACGATGCTAAATACTGAATGCGAATTAATGAAATTATAACCGAAGCAACTAACCCCGATATTCATCACTCAGAGTTCAAGCACGAGCAAGAGATTGGGGGACTACTGTATAAGGCCGAAGCAGATAACAACTCAGGCTACGGTACTACACTAGTCATTACAGTATACAATGGTAGAAAACAAATTGCGTCGACTGAATTCATTATAGACGAAGACCACAATTCACTAGTTAGTGCAAACACCTGGGTTTTGCCCAAGTACCAAGATCGGGGTGTAGCTACCACAATGTATGCTTATGCTAAGATGTTGGGCAACGACATTGTTCCGAGCAGGATACAAACAGATCAGGGCAACAGCATGTGGCGCTCATGGAATCAATCCAAACAAAGCAAACACATTCTGCCCCGTGGTCACAAAGGCTACAACGAAGATACAGTGGGCCAATCTCTTGCTGAACTATTTGAGCCTGGTAAAGACTACAAATGGAGTTTCACTGGCAGTGAAGAAGCAGTAGCAGTATTCCACATTGGCGAAGTGCCCTATCAATTCCATGCCTATACCTATCCCGGAGAGAATGGTACGTGGGAAGTGGAGTTTAAAAATGCCGAACGTGGACGCGGCCGCACTACTAAATTTGGATTAACTGGGACTGGTAATTCAGCTGAAGTAATGTCCACTATCACTGATATTATGCGTGAGTTCTTGCAGCGTTATCAAGGTAAAGTAACAGCACTCACATTCACAGCAGACGAACAGTCACGTCAATCGTTGTATGCTAGAATGGCCAAACGTTTATTACCAACGTGGCAGTTAACACAAACCGATAAGCAGTTTATATTAACTGCGCCTGCTAACTAAAGAACTTTTTGATTGTGCGAACCACATGTTCGACTTCGCTATCAGTCATTTCGGGGTAGATAGGCAAGCTCATACATTCGCGTGTATATGCACTTGATTCTCTAAAGAATTCATTCATATAGTCGGTGTATTCGTAACCAACTGGCAATTCAAACAATGGCTTGTCGTAGTGTATCTTTGTTTCGATGCCTGCGTCACGCATATACTGCATCAATGCGTGTCGGTTACTTAGGCGAATAACAAACTTGTGCCATGCGTGTACAACATCGTCATTGGGCAGTAGCACATCTACGTAAGACACAAGGTTCTCAATATAGTACTCAGCAATGGCTGTTCTACGCTTTTGCCAATCATCAAAGTGCTTGAGCTTCACTAACATTTGAGCACAATCACTTTCACTCATTCTACTGTTAGTCCCGGGGATTTGATGCCCGCTTGTTTTACCATTGTCCCGTAAGTCTACTATGTTGCAGAAGAACTCGTAATCGTCTGTGAGAATCATTCCGCCACTGCCATAGTTGGGAAGATTTTTAGTAGGATCAAAACTCAGCACACCTGCAGTACCCAGCTTGCCACTGGGGATACCTTTGTAGCTAGCACCAAAGCTCTGTGCAGCATCCTCTAGGATAAACAAGTCTTGATTAAAGAACTCTGTCATGACTCTAAAGCGATCGTAGTCGATTGTATTGCCAAACAAGTTGGCGTACATAATGGCACCAACTCCTGCACCTTTGAGTGCATAGTCACTGCTTTCAAGATCGATCAGTGCTTTATAATCGGTGTCGCAAAATACAGGTTCGTGCCCACTTAGTAGCACACTGTTGATTGTGGCAGCAAAGCTGATAGTGGGTATCATTACTTTGTCTCCGGCTGCAACGCCTGCCATCAAGGAGAAGATAAGTCCCTGCGTACATGACCCAACTGCAACAGCATAGCGTCTTTGGCAACGTGCAGCAATGGCTTGTTCAAACGTGTATGTTTGATGTCCATTAAGTACCTGACCAGTCTGGTAGACTGCATCGCTTGCATTAAGCAATTCTTCACGCAGACTGGCGTACTGACGGGGTAATCCGAAGAACGGTATTAGATTTGGGTTTTCCAAAACGGGCTCGATTTAAACCAGTCGTGATACTTTTGGAAGCCTTCTTCAACATCGACCTTAGGATTAAAGTCAAAGTCTCTACGGGCAGCATCAATGTTTAATGCACCTCGACTAGGAAAGTCTGCGTCTTTGTCACGTACTTCTACTTTGCCTTTGCCTGCAATCTTAATAGCAAGGCTAGCAGCTTGTAATAAACTACAGCTATGGCTCTTGGTGATGTTGTATGTTCCGTTAACCGCTTGCTTGCTTAGGGTAGCAGCAACGATTCCGGCAGCAGCATCTTCTACGTATGTAAAGTCCAACGTTTCGTTTGCGCCGTTTACCTTAAGAGTTTCTCCGCGCATAGCTGAGAGCATAAACTTGGAAACGACTCGGTCTTCCACGTCGTATTCACCATAGACAGCAGAGGGGCGTATAATAACGTGATCAAAAATGCCACGACGAGTATAGTCTTTAACAAGGTGTTCTCCCATATATTTCATAATGCCATATTGGCCTTGTGGATTGCAGACAGCCGACTCAGTAACATCGTCCTTAAAGTCACCGTACACCATGCTAGAGCTGATGTAAACAAACTTGGGAATCCGATTAAGTTTAGTCTGTTCTAGTAAGTTAACTAGAGCAGTAGACATCACTTCGCTGCCCCATACAGGGTTAGCTCCTACAACCTTTTGTCTTGGAAAGCTAGCAAGGTGAATCACTGCATCGCAGTTTGCAGAGAATGTTCTAAAGAAATCCTCCACAGCCTTTCGGTCGCACAAGTCAAAGTGATGAACACTTGCCTTCATTCGACTTCTACGTGATTTGTACAAGTAGTCAAGCTCTTCTCGGTTAACAAACCCATAGTCAGTTACACTGTCAATCACGAAACATTCGTGTCCTTGTGCTTCTAACTGTCTAACTACGTTGTGGCCAATAAAGCCGGCGCCACCTGTTACAATGAATTTCATACTGCCATCTCCGCTTTAATTGCTGCATGGCTTTCGTAACCGATCAACTTGATATCGTCCATTGTGAACTTAGTGATATCTTTGATGTCTGGGTTGATCCATAGTTGTGGCGCAGGTAAGGGTTCACGCTTCAATTGTTCTTTTACCTGCTCTACGTGATTTAGGTATATGTGTGCATCGCCTAGCACGTGAACGAACTCGCCGACCTGTAAATCGCACACTTTGGCTATCAGATGCGTAAGCAAACTATAGCTGGCGACATTGAACGGTACGCCTAAAAACATATCACAACTTCGTTGGTACATCTGGCAACTTAGTTTGCCATCTGATACATAAAACTGAGCTAAGATATGGCACGGTGGCAGGGCCATAGCTTCTAACTCGCCTGGGTTCCATGCTGATATAATATGTCTTCGTCCGTGCGGATCTCGCTTAATACCGTCGATCAGTTGCATAAGTTGATCGACTTCTTGAAAATGGACACTACCCTGTCTATTATATGTAGTGCCAAAGTCATCTCTAAATGTCTCTTGTGTGTGCTCTACTGGCGTGCGCCATTTGCGCCATTGCACTCCGTAAACTCGTCCGAGGTCTCCTGCGAACTTTGCGTTAGGAGTCCAATAATCAGCTCCAGCGTTACCGGACCAGATAGTTGTCTTGCTAGGGTCACGAGTTCCATGTAATATCTCAGCGAGTCGTCTTTCATCGCCCGATCCTTCAATGAACCACAGTAACTCAGATACTACGCTGCGCCAAGCTAGCTTCTTTGTTGTTACTGCGGGAAATGATTCTGCTAGGTTATAGCGTTGCTGCATACCAAATTGGCTAATAGTGCCAGTTCCGGTACGATCTGTTTTCTCAGTCCCTTTATTCAGGACTTCCTGTAGTGCGGCCAAATAGGTGTTCATAAATTACGTAAGTGAAATTGTTTGCTGCGTCTGATGTAGCACGTACTGGGCTCCACCCTGTTAGCAGAGATTTTAAGTTTATCTTAGTATCTATTTTATATGAACCCTTGATGTGAGTCAAGTACATTCTGTCAAAGATACCATCGCATTGTTCCAATACGTTTGGCCCGCCTACTACCCAAATGATTTTGTCTGGGTGACGTTTTTCTAATGCAAGGATTTCTTCTTTAAGATCGCCTTTGATCTGTGCTGCATGAAATACAGGCTTAGTGGTTGCAACATATACCGTACGACCGGTTAAGGGTTTAGGTAACTTAGGATCGTCCCATGAGGTTCGCCCCATTACAACTACATGACCATCTGTAAGTCGTTTAAAGTGTTTCATATCTTCGGAGTTGTGGGGCCATGGCAGTGTGCCATTAAACCCCATTCCGCCGTATTGGTCTACGGCAAAAAGGGCGTTTATCATAAGTTCTTTAGTAGATTATCTGTTGCTGGTTGCACCGCAAGGCGCACTTGCTCGATGTTAATGTAAAAATCAACATCATCGATGATGTCGTCTAAGGTCTCCAATCGCTCTTCGAGGTGAATTCTAAGAGCGTCGGGATCGGCCCCTTCGGCAAGCATTTCCTGGATATCAATAACAACTTGTGTTCCATCGGTTAGGTTCACTACTATTGACTCCAACATCTCAATGGGCACATCCTCTTTCTCAACGTCTTTGAGGATGGCCTCCCATTGTTTTTTGCTGCTTAGATTAAGCCGCTTGCTTTTTGGTCGCTTTGGCTTTTGTGGTTTTTCTTGTGCCATCTGTAGTAGGTGCAGTAGGGTTTAGTGTGCTTGCTTCTGTTTCAAGACGAGCAGCTTCGGCTAACATAGCTTCGGCTTGGCGCTTCATATCGGCTGCTTGAGTTAGACGTTGTTGTGCTAGATCTGAATCAGATAGTACACCTGCTACATATTGTTCTGCACTCATCGAACCTTCGACACCTGCATTTGCTCTGCTATTAGCAGGCATACCTACTTCACGGGCATCAGCAGCTTGCCCACGCTTGCCGGTCATACCCTTGTTTGCATCAATTTCTGCTAGACGCTTAACAGCACCTTCGCCCATTGCCATTTCATTTAAAATCTTGTTTAGTTCATCTAAACGCACACTTGACTTTGCGTTAGGAGTAACTAGAACTTGGTTACACGGAACCTTCTTGATCATGCCTTCTTGATGCAATACTGACAATAAGATTCGTCCATCTTGCATATATGTTCTGTGTAATACATCTGCAATCTCTTTAGCAGATTGTCCAGCATCACCTTCGACAGCTCGCATCAAGTCATCGTGGATCATGCGTGGTAGCAAGTCACTATAAATTACAAGACACATGTGTCCTTCGTCTGGAACTTCACGGAATAGAATAACTACTTTCCGATCGTTATGTTTACCTACGTGCTTAGCCATTTTGATTCTCCTCAGTGGGTTGTGGTTGTGGTGCAGGCTGTAGTGCTCCGGTAGCAGTTAAGAACTTAACTAGCTTATCGTGCAATGCACCAACTTCGGCCATTTCTTCGGCGCGAATTGCACCGCGTTGTGCAGTGGCTTGAATAACCTTCAGCATTAAAACCATGTCTGCTAGTTGCAGGCTTGGCGCTTCTGGTTGTACTTGTTCGGGGGTTTGGGTTTGCTCTGTACTCATTGTGTATCCTATGCGTAATAACTATAGTTATTTACGATAGGATCACAGAGACGAAAAATTTCTTAGAAGTCTGATTGATACTGGTTAATGGTGTCCAGTATTAGACTGAAATAGCTGGCTTCTCCGGGAGTTTCAAATGCAACCATTTTTTGCATGTTAACTCCGCTACCAGTGGATTCGATGTAGAAGTCGCCTATGTAAAAGCGTCCATCCAAGTGTTCCCAAATCCAATCAGTAACTGTTTTCTCTTGGGTTGCAAGATCAAACGTTACCTTAGTGAAATGCGGAGGGCAGTGATCTACCCTTCGCAATCCAAAAACAGCAAGCGGATTGACTTCGTTATGCTTTAGCATTAGTCATCGTTGCCCGGGGCAACACCAATCAGTTGCAGCAAGTTAACAAACAAGTTAATGAAATCTAGATACAGGTTCAGTGCTCCGAGTACTTCTACTGCGGTAGTATCTTCGCCTTCGACACTAACTGCTTCGCGGATTTGTTGAGTGTCGTATGCGGTGAATCCCAAAAAGATCACAATCGCAATAGCACTAATAACCATCTGCATTACAGTGCTGCCAATGAACAAGTTAATCAAGCTAGCAATGATAATAGCAATTAGCGCAATGAACAGCATCTGTCCCATGCCACTTAGATCCTTCTTAGTAAAGTATCCGTAAATGCTCATCACTCCGAACAGCACAGCAGCGCCCATGAACGCAGTAAAGATACTGCCCATTGAGTAGACTACAAAGATGGCTGACATGCTCAATCCCATTAGTGCAGCAAATACATGCAGCAGTCCAACAGATACTGATGCAGGTGGGTCAGCAGCAATCGCAGGAGTGATAAAGAAAATCGCCACTAAGGGTGCAAACAGCACAACCCATTTCATTACACCGGTAAAAAAGAATTGCATCAGTTCATGATTGTGTCCCACTAGGAAACTAACAATCATACTGTTAAGTACAGCAGTCATCATGTAAAAATACACGCGACCCATTGCTTGATTGATGCCTGTTGCATCTCGATAAATTCCAGTTACAAACATTATGCTTTCTCCTTTGTGTCAGCTTCGTCGTTGGTGACAATGGTAATCTTCATTTTCTCTGTTGGGATAGGACGGTCGATTGTGATCTTCTTCTCTAGTGCAGCTTCCGCTTCGCGTCGGAAGCCTTCGAACAATTCAAACTGTCGAGTAATCTCAACAATCTCACTTGCACGGGCTAGGTCCTCGAGACGCATCTCAAGTTCCATAATGCGATCGATTGCATCTTGCATGTCAGTAGGAGCGTTGAGATAATTCTCTTGGCTACGGGCATACTTGGCCTTCTCTGCGTCAGTCATGCCCTCCCACTTTTCGGCAGACATACCGTCTTCGCTTACTTCAGTTGTGTTAGTTGCTTGTGTCATCTCATTTGCCTTTCGTAGCGTTTTCGTAGTGTGCCCACACACCAAACTCGGGTTCGGCACTTGGGTTACCTTTGATAATCCACACTGTGTCGCAGTAGTTAGCAACCTTGTCTGGAGTCCAACCAAAGAAGCAGTAGTCAGTAAACATAATCAGCTTCTTAGGCTCAATGCCTTCTTCGATCAAGCGTTCCCACACGCACATTGGGTCAGTACCGCCGCCGCCGCCTGGCACAAAGCCTGCAATGTCTTCCAAGTTTTCACTTGTAAAGTCTGCGTGGTTGTGAACTTGGGTATCCCAGCCCATTACGTGGATCTTGTACTCATCGTACGATTCCATAATGCCCTTGATCTCGCTCAAGAAGATCTTCAAGTCGTGGTCGGTAATAGAACCAGAAGTGTCAATGCCAATCACAACGTCAATGGTCTCGCCGGGCTTTTGTGCAGGCAAGATAGCATCCATGTGCCAGCTCTTACGTCCGGGACGTGCAAATGTGTAGTCACTCTTGATAGTGCTTTGGATTTGTTGCTCCAACAGCTCTTTCCAAGAAATTTGTGGCTCCAGCATGTCCTTAACAAGACGCTTAACACCTGCGGGCAAGTTACCTGCGCCAACAGCCTGTGCAGCAGCAATCATAGCTTCTTTCAGCTCATCTTTGATTGCTTTCTTTTCTGCGGCACTCAGCTTAGGGCGGCCCTTGCCATCTTTGTCGCCATCACCATCTTCGTCGTCATCACCGTCGCCATCCAAATGCTCGTCTAACACTTGGCTCAGCAACTTGCTGATATCCATTTTATTAGCGTTTTGCATCAAGTCGTCGTAGACTTCTTCCATGCTCATGCCTTTGTACTTGGGATCGTACAGCATACCCACTACAGTGATCTTCTCGCCAACCTTCTGGTCGATCAAGTCTGCGTTAACACAGAAGTCAGCAGCAATGTTAGAGATCTTAGGATCACGGTCGCCTCGGCGTCCCATGTGGTCGTAAACCGCGTGAAGCACTTCGTGACCTACCAAGAACTCAACTTGCTTGAGTGGCATTTTGTTCACGAATTCGCTATTGTAATAGAACTTGCGACCGTCAGTAGCGGCAGTACCGCACCACTCATCTGCATTAGTGAGTGTCATGCGTGTAGCTAAGTTGCCAAAGAAGGGAGCCTTTAACAGCAAGCCAATACGGGCAGTAATCAGTTTTTCGCGGGCAGCAGCATCCACTTTGGGATCTGTAACTGTTTTAACTTTTGGCTTTTCTGCTTGTGTAGATTCAGACATTTGTGTTCCTTTTTAAACTAAGTGTATTATAACACTGTTTTCTTTATTGGTCAAGTTGACCATTTTAGTCCCAATACAGTAGATATGCACTTAAACTGGCATCTGCGAAGTAAAGTTGCATGTGACTGGTATCACGCCACCATGCCCAACTTGCATCTGTGCCCCATGTAGTGTAATCCAACTCTAGACCTGGACCAAAGTTCTCCCAGCACCACACTCGACGGGCATTGAAATCCTGCATCATCACACTTGGATTTCTCAGGTGTTCTTTTGTTTTCCAGAAATCAACATAATAGGTAAACACGCCAAACCCTTTATGGCGCTTGTCCATCTTAACTATACTGTATTGTGTATGTGACATAGTGAAAAAGGGGCCTAAGCCCCTTTTGTTAACAGCAATTACTTGCCAGAAGCTGCGATGATGTACTTGCCAAAACGCTTGTGGAACTCGTCAAAGTTCGGCATCTTGCCTGGCACCATTGGCAGGTTGTAAGTTGTTAGCGCAACTCGGGCACCCATAACAACCAACTCAGTAGTGAAGTTAGCCATCATAAAGCTCAGGAAGTTGTCAGCCTGGGCATGCCAGTCAGCCATCTTGTCCTTGCCCAACTTCTTGTACGAGTCTTGCAACTCGTAGCACATGCTAATGGTCAGGGAGTACATAGCACTCACTTCCTTAACCTTCAACTCCTTGACCTTGCCGGCCAAGATGTCAGTTGGGTTAGGCATTTGTCCAGCAACCTTGCGGTGAGCCATGAACTGCACAGCAACGCCTTCGCCAACAGTACCTGCGATCAAGTCCATCAACTCTGCGTCAGTTGCTTCTTCGTCATACAAGAAGTCTGACACGAAGCTCCATGTACGTGGAGTAGCAAACGCACGGCTTGAAGACTTTGGATCAAAGTCAAACAAGAATTGCTTGGCGTAACTCAAGTAACCCACAACGTCCTTGTGAACTTTCTTGCCCACAGCCCAAGTCTGCCAAGACTCGAAGTCTGGACGCACTTCCAAGTGGACGAAACGGTTAGCCAATGGGCTTGGCATACGGTAGCTCACACCCTTGTCGCTTTCGCGGTTACCAGCAGCCACGATAACAACGTTATCAGGCAACACATACTTGCCCACTCGACGGTTCAAAATCAGCTGGTAGCCAGCAGCTTGAACAGCAGGAGCAGCAGTGTTCATTTCGTCCAAGAACAGCACAACCACAGGGAATTGGCTAGCCAACTCGTCGTCTGGCAGGTCAATTGGGGGAGCCCAATCCATCTTGCCGTTGTCCTTGTTGAAGAAAGGAATACCACGAATGTCAGTGGGTTCCATCTGGCCCAAACGCAAGTCAATCATGTGACCACCAAGTTCGTCAGTCAGCTCTTGCACGAGCTCGGACTTACCGATACCAGGAGGGCCCCACATAAACACGGGACGTTTGTTTTTAAATGCTCGCAACACACGGCTACGGGCTTCACCTGGGGTGACTGAACGGGACTCGGTAACTGCCATTTTTAACTCCTTTGAAATGGACTAACTAACACATTAAAAACTTATTATACAACAAGAGTCTTTTCTTGTCATATAGTGTGTTGCTTTTACACAACACCCTTGAACTTTGCTAGCAAGTTGTTTTCTTGCTATGAGTGTATTGTAACACTCTTTTCTTTATTGGCAAAACTCTTTTTGCATTGTGTTGCAATTAAGCAACAAAGTCAAACGCAAACTCTGCAGGAGTCTTGCTAACAATCACACCACCGTTAGTGACGTCGATCAATGCAGTCTCTAGCATGACTGCATCACGTGGTGTGCAAACAACAAACAACGTACCGCTAGTGAACGCTGCCGGTGTATCGGTGCCCAGGATGTCAGACACTTTGTTAAGAACACGTTTTTCGAAACTCATTTAAAACTCCTGTTTTGCTTTGCTATGTAGTTATTATACCCGATCTTTCATTTCGGGTCAACCAAAATCTGCAATTATTTGCGGGGTTTTTCGCTGCCAGTGATAATCATGTAGCCGTAACGCTGGTGGAATTCGTTAAACGTAGTCAAACGGTCCGGGATAATTGCCAACTTCTGATCACGTAAGAGATGCCGTGCAATGTACACTGGAAAAGCCACCTCTGCAATTACAGGAGGAATCTTGCGCAATTCTGTTTCTAAGGTCTCTCGATCCTTGCCAAACATCGCAACCATTTCATTAACGTCCGACACATACTTTTCTTTGTCTGGATCGGCATAAGGAGAATTTCCGAAGCTAACTGGAGCAGGGAAATTGTTGTGTACAAAAGTATACAGATTGTCCCATGCAGCGCAAATAGGAGCATTAATCTCAGTACCACGCTCACTGTAGTACCATGTACCAAAGTCACCGTTTGCTGCAATTACTGCATCGTTGACTGCGATGGTGGTGTCCATTAATGCCAGTGCGTCTGTGTACTTTTGAAACATGCCAACCTCTGTTTGTTTGCTATGTATCTATTATACCATAATTTGTCATTTCGGACAAATCAAGACGATAGGCTGTTGCAATTACGCAACAGCCCAAAACTAATACTTCTGTTTTAGAAGTTTAGTTGTAACAGTCCTTCATGATAGTCCATTAGCAAGTTGTAACGCTCGCGCAAGTCATACAGCACACCACGGCCCCATTCGTAGTAGTCACTGTTATGTCTAATAGACACTTTGGTCCGAGGGTTGGTAACCTTCCAGCCTGTGTAGTGCTGTTCAAAGTAGTAAGCGCCAGTGGCAGTTTCCAATTTGAATCGACGGTTGACTGCACGGGCTTGTTCAGCTTTGGTTTTGTTAGCATCATTCCCAATGGGTTTGACTTGATAACCTTGGACAATCGCGATACGCTGTTTTCGTTCACGGCTAGCTTTAATGCGATCCAGCTTGCCACCAATGCTAACAAGATCCTTACCTGACAGCCCCATCAGCGTGGCATAGTTTACCAATGCCCGCACTTGATCCTGCTTGTCTGCTGAGAATCGTTTAAAAATTAGTTCTTCGTCTTCCATTTAGATCACCTTGGTAATTCCGATGTAGCTGTTTTCGATTTCCCACATAACCCAGTCATGCACGGATTGGTGCTCGATGCGCTCATCAATCCATTCGTAACGATAGTTATCGGTGCCCACAAACAAGTAGCTGTGGAAATCGCTTTTGATTTTAGTTTCAATTTCGCGGATCAATCGTTCTGGCCCAGACCACAATCCTGTAAATTTTACAGGGTGTCCCACATGTCCTTCATATCCGTGAATTCGATTTGACGGGTTGCTTGTAATACCAAGACAGGTCCTAGTGACAATTTGCTCAGTGACGTCATCAACATAACGATGACGCCAAAGATAGAAGTAATATACCTTTGGCGCTGTCATTTTAGTACCCTGCGTATTTTTGGCTGTCGGGCACTTGTGGCAAGCTCAGTTTACCAGCAAACTTAGCAGGATTGTAGTAATCCATTACCAGGATCGGGGTCAAGCAACCGTCGCTCCATGAACGTACCAAGCCGTTGTCGTCTTGGAACTTTTCCAAGCGTGACTTACAGTCCTTGTGAAAGGATTTGGGAGATCCATACACAGAGCGGAACAGATTGTACAAATCTTGCTCAACCGCAGGGGTCAATGTCGCTGGTGTCTTGGCAGTTCGAGAAGCGTGATGCAATCGACCAAATGCAAGAATAAAACCACCATCTACGCCCTTTTCAGCAGGGTAGTACTTGTTGTGCCACGCAAGTGCCCACTCCAGGTCCTGGATAGACTTTTTAAACAACTTCATGTCGGTACCATGTCCTGCAATGGTGTTTAAACCATGAATGTAAGTTACCATGCCTGGTGTTGCAAGTTGCCCTCGAGCATCACTAGCCTTTGCTGGGAACATGTTGTTCTTTTCCATTGCACACTGGATTGCTTCGCTTTGTACGTCTTCGTCAAAGTTGCTGGCATATAAACGTACACCGTTAACTCGACTACGATGCAAGTGATACGCATCAATGCCCTTGCGGCCACCACCGTTAATTTGGCGGAAACCATAGTTACCAACAGCTTCGCCCTGCAAGTCTGTGCCCGGTACTTCCATGTCTTCGTCGAACGCTTTTACTTGCACAAGGAAGTCGCCGTCGATCAAACCGGCAGTATACAAATGGTAGTACAAGCAGGAAGTTTGTTGACCTTCCCACACACTATAACGACCGTTTGCAAGTTTGGTTGCCATCACAGGCATTGCAATACGTGGATCAAATCGTTCAAGCACGTTAGCCTGATGTTCCGCATCCTCGTCGCGCTGAATCTCGATATTGATGTCCAGGTCGCTAATTTTAGCCCAGATCAGTTCACCGAAATGTTTGTGGGTGTATTTTTCTCCGCCAAGTCGAATGCGAAGATTGTTTAGTGCTTGCTGCACATGAGAATTGGTATGAGCTCGTGCCCCACGTACTGTGAGCGGCTCGTAAATATTTGCTGCGCCTTGAGGCGTCATATTTACATTTTGTTGAATGACCATTGGTGCAAACGGATTCGCTCCACGGTTGATTGTGCGTTGCACAGGAGTAGAGACTGGTGCGGCGGTTGCCATAAGATTTTCCTTTGTATAGAGATTGAATTACCTGTAACTTAAACAGGTAGTCGAATTATAACGGGAATTTCTTATTGTGTCAATTACACTAAAGTATTACATTTGCAGGTTATCTAAATATTGACCCAAATTGCCTGCGTGTAGCTGCAACATTATAGCATCGCTTTCACCATACAGGAAGATGCTTTTATTGGATTTGATAAAGTAAGGCTCTTTAAACAAGCGCTCTAACTGTAGCATCTGCTTGCCAGTTACTCCTGTTAGAAGATCAATTTGGTGGGAAGGAAACTTGGAACGCTTAGTGAACCAGGTATGACCAATTGAAGTTAGTCGTAGGCTACTGTGGTTCAATGGGTTACGCCACCATAGCTTAGTGACATCCCCGACCATGCTAACCTCAAGGCCGGCAGCAACAACGGCCTTGACGAACCAATCGTGCTGTGGATTACGGGTAGACTTGGTCACCGGCTTTTAATAGAACTACTGTAAATTTGTCTGTCTTAAAAAGGGTGTTTAGTTTCTTGGCCAAGTTAATTGCATGGCCCGGATTGCTAAAAGAATTTTTCCGATACTTCGGCCCTGGGTACGAGATCAAAACATTGCTAGTCTTTAAGTTAATCGGCTGGTTATCATAGAAGACCGCCCAGATGCCTTCGCTGGCTAATACTTGATCGCTTTTGTAGTTGGTTTTGTTAACGTGTTCTAACAGTACTGTTGGCTTAGGTCTCGACATTTCATAGTTCCTTGATAATAATATTTATCTCAGTAATCTACGTATATTATTTAAAACCACCGCCATCAACACTAATTTGGATAACTTCGTCTGTCACTGCGCCACCTTGTGCAGATAACTCTGCAACGTTGGCAAGTAATGCGTAGATGTCGTTATGTAAGCTACGTGCTTCCTGTGCAGACAAGACCACTTGCTTGCCATTGGTTTGGTTTAGTTGCTTTACCCGATCATTGAATGTACGGATAGCCAAGGATAGTTGTTCCATTATGCTTTTAATTCTTTAATTTTATTAGTGGCTTCTGTTTTGGTTATAAATGGCCCGTGGTGCTCATAGCGACTAACTGTAATGTTCTTGGGGCAAAACTCTGTGATCCAAGTGTTGTTGAATTTAATTGCATAGTGCCCTGCGCAATATAAACTCTTGCTCTTAGGCTCCTTGCTATAGATAGGCAGCTTGCGCTGAACATCCCATACTTGATTATATGGTTTGCTGGAGCAAGGGAATCCATACGCTTCGTGTGTAATCTTTGTTTTAGTTGGCTTAGTGGTATCAAATACAATATTGTACTTTTTGCTAATTAGCTTGATACTTGCAAATTGCTCGCGAGTATCGTCATGCACGTATGCGTATCCGCCACCCTCTTCAATTGCTTGGATTGTGGCAATTTTAGTACCATCTGATTCCACAATCCAGTACTTGTTTTTAATAACTGGCTTTGCTACGATTGTCATCATTCTTAATCTTTCTTAAGGCAAGTTAGTGTAATAATCTTACCAATTTCTGAGCCTAAATCTTGGTCATTGGATACAATGTGTAGATCCGGAACACGATTGTAACTTGATCTAGGGTTAATGCTAACAATATACCCACCGGTAGCAGGAGTTACACGAATATCAATGCCCTGATCAAACTCATGCCTTGTACCAGTATCGACACCAGCCATCAGACCTGACCCAGCAATAGCGTAGGGACCACCTGCACCTAATGCACCTAATGTAACGTGATTTGCAGTGGCCATATTAGCTTGTGACATATTAGGCCTTCATCAATTCTACAGACACAATGTCTGCAACATTTTTGGATACATCTTCATCGTCGTGGATAATGTGATTAACGTAATCGTGACGGTCACGTTGCTTATCGTAAGTGCGGACACACACAATCAACCCACCACGTGCTGCTGATACTGTGAACTGTATTTCACTTGCTGTCTCAACTCGATTTGCATACTTTGCAGTTGATGCACTAATTGACACAGCCTCGTCGGCTGGGTACAAGAATTGATGTAGTCGATTTCTTAGCCATCTTTTCATTTATTTTCTTCCTCTGTTAGAGCAACAATAACTTTAAGTTTTTCGTATGCTTCGTTGATTGTGTTTACTGCATCCGCTACAGCAGGATGCTTTTCGGCTAGCCGCTTGATGCTTTCTTCTTCGGCCATCTTTTCTTGTACCCAGTGGATAGCAGATTGTGCTGTCCCAGTTAGCGAAATACTCGGAAAGGCCCCGCCTACGTGTATCCACGTCGACCCGTCAAATACTTGGAGATCGTTGCCTGTGATGCGCAACATTCCCTGCATTGGGTTGTTTGAATTTTGGCTGATATACGGCATAGTAGAATACCCACTATCAACTACAATGCCAGTGCCCCCAGTAACACTCTTAATCATGCACACACCATATAAGCTAACAGGATGTAGGTAACTTGATGCACCATTTGATCAAGTCCCAAGTGCGCCCAAAACGCAGGAGTTTGAATATCTCTATTGCCCCAGTTCATTTTAGCCCAGTCGGTGTGATAGTGAATCACAAAGTCAACTAGTGCGATAACTAGAGCAAAGATCCAATACTCTGCACCAACTACTAGTGCCACTGCAATGTAGGTACCGAGTCCGTGTTTAAGGCTGTGGCGAATACCTAGCCATTGTCCGTAATGACCTTTGCTGTTAACTTCGTCCATGTCTTGGTTAACAAAGTCGATGTACCAGTGTTTAAGTTGGAACAAGACCAGTAGTAATAGTGCAGCTTCAATCATGATTTAGTTTCTCCCACATTAATTCGTTGTCGTGTACGTGTGATACCAATTGCAGGTAACCTTTTGCTAGTGCAAAATTAACCATGTCTCGAACGTCAGGCGGACATTGGGGCAGGATATGCGCCATTGCGCGGGGGTATATAGAAAACCCGTCTACTAGTGTAAAGTCTGCTTCGCCTTGCCTAATGGCACGGATAGTGGATTTGTGTTTAGCAAACGTCATAGTCCAAATCTCCGATTAATAGCAGACTCTGCGCCTGCGAGAGTGGCTTCGTATTGGCCTTGATCAAAGTTTGTGCAAATGTGACCACGCTCGCCTTCAGTCAGGGCAGAGATACATTCAGCAATTACTAACCTGGTATACGACTCCATTTGCGAACGATTCACGCTCGGGTAATGACTGCCACCTGCTTGCAGTGCTAACTCAGTTACTTTAGCCTTGAAATCCATCTGCGCCCTCTACAACTTCTTCTGCATGATCGATGGCCAGTTGCAATATTTCTGCAACCATTTCGTTCAATGTAATGTTCTTTGCATGTGCTCGCAACATCAAGTCGTGCAATGTGTCTCGGTCAAGGTCCAGTGGAATACTAACCATTGTGTCGTATTCTTGCTCTGACATAATAGCAGTCATTTTTTCCACAAAGTCTTCTTCAACTTCGAGATCAACGTAGTTAACATCATCCCATGCTTGCTTATGTCCTACGTTGCGTACCAATGCTTCTGCGGTGTGCATACGACGAAGATCATCACTGCCAAATAGTCGATAAGCGCGGTTGTTTTTGTAATCGTAACAAGCAGCTTGATAGACTTCTTGCGTTACTCGATCAAAAATAATTGATGCGCTGTTGCTATCCCATCCACTGATCTGCACGTCTAATGCGTAGGCATTTGGACCAAAGCATTGCCATTGGAAATCGCTACCTTCGGTAACACGGTACTGGCCTGCTTCAAGGAATTGTTTTAATGTAATCATTCTGGATATGCCTTTGAAAGAAAGTCTACGTAGTTTTGCAAGTTGTCGCTGATGCGTTTCAATTCGTACTTGCCGCAAAATTTAAGAAACTTTGTACCAATTTGTGCTACATCTTTTGGAACACTGTTAGTTGCAATAGTTTCTGCAATTTGCAGTTTAACATCGTCGGGTTGGGCAGTCAAGTCAATGAGTGTGACGTTTCGGTTGTAGTCATCCAACACCTTGTGCTCGACCCCATTATGGTCGACCCAACGTTGCAACATTAGATTGTTCCACGCGAACCCTTTAGCCTCACGATCCCCGAACGCCTCCTCGAGTCCAACCTTATTTTTTGTACCCTTGGTCCGTACTCCCGGGTAGGCCGAGAAGACGTTATCGCTAGTGTCGCCGCGCATACACTTTTCGAAGAGAATCCACTTAGGGTCCGGTATCTTTTTGGGTTCTTTAGTTTTCTTATCTTTGACTGGGGCACCTTTCGCATCGAAGATACCTTTGATTGTGTGGAGCTCATCGCTAATCCCGTTATATTGTTGGACATTTTCTGACAGTAACTGGTAGAAGTCGCTGTCACTACTAACGATTGTGTGTTGATCTTCTGGGTGGGCTTGGATGAAGCCGGCAATCAAATCATCGGCTTCCAAGTTAGGGTGTTGCAGGATTGTGCAGTTGCTTTTCTCAATAAAGAAAGTTTTAAGTTCGTCGAAACTTTCCCAGAACAGCTTTTCTTCTTCTTGCTCGGCTTCGGTAAGTGCAGCACGAGCCACAGTACGATTGGCCTTGTACGGAGTATAGTAACCTTTGCGCCAGCTCTTGCCTTCTAAGCAGATGATAACGTGGTCTGCTTTTTGTTCACGGAACGCTTTGCCGATGCTAGCCAGGGTAACGTGGATAGCAAAACCCAATCGGTCCCATGTATCAGCTTGTCGATGTGCCGCATGTCGTGCGCGGAAGAAAGTGTTTGCAGTGTCTACGATTAAATATTTCATGTGTAATAATAGCACATTGTGCCAATAACGTCAATGTGTGTTACGCCCAATTATTGAGCATAAAGTACCATTCTTCAGTATAACCCCTACGCAACCAAAATAGACTGCGCTCAGTTAAGCTCATTTGGTATTCTTTTGCTAGCTTATGTACTGAGTGCTGTCCTCCAGTTTCGGTTTCTTGATTGACACTAAAGAAAGTCTTGGACCTAGAATTGATAATGTCTAGATAGTTACGCACATGCTCAATTGCCATTTCGGGCATACTGTCAGTGTTAACTACACAATCAAAATGGGCAGTATCTGTTGCAATTTGATCTGGGGTCAGCCAACGAATCGCTGCGGTACCAGATTCATTTGGTAACAACAAATGCTCTTTACCTAAGTTTGCAGATAACTGATATGCTTGGCAAATGATAATAGTGGGTAGATCTACCATAGTAATATTGCGATGCCCCATTAGGTGCAGCCAATAGGGAATATATCCACCACCGCCACCGATTTCCATAATAGCTGCATCAGCAGTAGGGAATCGTGCATGTATCTTATGTGCTAGATAGAGTGAAGTAAGGTCTCGCTCGCCCATGATACCAATATTAGTGTTTAACCCATACAGACCTCCTTGCCACTTTAGTGGACGGTAGCCCGGTACATTACTTGATAGTAGATATGCGAGGGTGTCAATTGGCACAGATAATGCAACTGGACCTTGTTCGGGATTTTGCACAGGAACGATAGCCAGGTACTCGCATACTCCAAGTAATACGTCCCAGATGCGATTGCAAATCTGTTGTGCAATAATTTGGTCACTGCGGATATTGTTTGCTGACCAATCACCTTGTGTAATGCCGTGCATTAACGGAGTATCATGAAAGTGATTGAGGTAGTTGTGTGCATCGCGTAACTGATCGTTAAGCAAGTAATTCATTAGAACTGCGTGATTAGCAGAATGTCCGTTCCACATCGCACCATAGTTATGCAATGTAGATTGGGATTTGGCAAAGGCTGCAAGCCTTGACATAAACTCTTCATCGTATTCACATGTGGTTTTGCCCCATGCACCAGTTGGTGTAACTGGCATTCCGCTACGAGCAATTTCTAAGTTTCTAGTTGGTAATAATGCAAATTGTTCTCTCACTGCAATCCTTGAATATGTGGTATTAGGTAGTTGGCCCAAGCGGCATGTGCGTCCTTACCATAATGGTACGAGTGTTCACTAACTGTTTTGTATCCATTGTCCCTTAACCAATGGAAGTATGTACTGTTTTCGTCATATGGGTTGATGTAATTGTTACCCCAGTTGTATCTAGGCAAACTGTTTAGTTTTACATGTCCAAAGTAACTGTAGGTGTTGAAGAACAGGTGCTTAATACCTAAGCTGTTGAGCTTTTGATGGTAGTCCCATATACGCTTATGCCACGTTAGCTCATTGTTTGCGTATTGCTGCTCCCTGGATATCACCCACTGTTTGTATTTGTTGCGTAACTCGAGCGGTACGTGGTCAGTTCCGCTTGCGCTAATTTGATAGTATACACTGTTGTGCAGCCACTCTTCACGCTCCCACGTCGTCCATCCAATTAATAATACTAGATCCTTGATATCGCTGGTTTCAAGGAAGATATCTGTTGTGCGAATGATACGGTCGTTACTACCGCCGCTTTCGCCTTGGTTGATCCAACTGCAATCGAGCTGATCTGCAATCTTCTTACTGTAGCTAACTGCAATATTGTCTCGATGGCCGTGTCGGTTGGGGGTGTCCCAATACGCATGGCCATCGTTAGCAAACGCTGCCGGATTTACAGCCTCTGCCGCAACACTGTGGCTGTCGCCATTAACATATAGAATCATAATTTCAATTGTATAAATGTAGCCATCTTGGGATCATCAAACCTTGCTACGGACCTTCCCTTGTTTGACGGATCACCGGGCCTAACGTCCCATCCATCGCCACCTATGCGATTGTGTAGGACAAACTTCCGTGGACCAACGTGCTTTTCTAACTGGTCAGCTAACCACAAGTATCCGCAATCGATTTCTATTTCAACCATTTGCTCTTACCAATTCAACAACCACTCGTAGTCGTTCTAACTCATCTGCCACTGCTGGGTTGTCATAATAAAATGCGGCATCGTTTAACAGATTCATGATACTGTCGTGCCTCTCAATATCAGTTATCATTTGGTAAAGATACGTAGTCCCATCGGCCATGATATTAGCAATGGTGCCGCGTGGGCCACTAACGTGAATAAGGTCTCCTGCTCCCGGGGGACTAGAGAAGCTCACTGTGTTTTTAGCAGTAACATAGTCTATACCGGGTACTTGGAGCACTCCGTTTATGTGGACTGATATCATTCTGTGTACGCCGGATTAGGAAACTCTAGTTCAAAGATATGCCACGTTGGTTTTGTTATTCCGGCAGCAGTTGTATCTTTAAGAATTTCGAGTGTACGCATGTGTTCGGCTTCTTGTAGTGAGAGATAAAACCCAATGCCCATCGAAAGTGAGTTTGGCGTAGATGACGATACTCCGCTGATGTATGCGCCAGTCATTTTAAGAAGCTGGTATACCTTTATAGTTTTAGGGATCGGTAGGGATTCCATTAGCTTACTTCTGTTTTTCCGCCACCTAAGTCACGACGGTCGATAACACGTGGCCGCATTTCTTCTGGTTGGTTAGCTTCCCATTGCTCATACTCTTCTGTGAGAATATTACGGCAAATGGTCTTGAACCAATTGTCGACAACATCGGCATCGGTTTTGCCTTGGTAGCCTGCACGTACTAATTTAGCAACAAAGATGTCGTTCCAATCTAGTTCAAATGCTCCGTTGCCAATATTATCAGTATCTAGCTCTACGCTAGTAATAGTCACATACGGGTCTCCTTTTGCTGTTGCTACATCCTTGGGACTCTTGCCTTTAACTGTTAGTTTAGCTTTTGCTGGGGTAGCAGGCTTCTTAGCAGGTGCCTTCTTAGGAGACATAGCACTAGTCATTTTATTGATTGTTGCATCGCTTAGTTTACGCTTTGCCGTCTTTGGTGTAGGTTCGGCTACTGTCTTTTTAGCGACTGTCTTTTTAGCAGTCACTGGTTTCTTAGCTGGTACTGTCTTTTTAGCAGTCACTGGTTTCTTTGTTGCCATATTAAATTCCTTTTATCATCATTATAATCGCTTCGTGTCTGTGGTACCAACGATCTTCAATCACAGGCGTTCCCGGTCCTGTGATAATCCTACGCCCGCGAATGGACACTTCCATAAACATCCAGCGCCCTGTATTATAACACTTACGTGGCCAAGCACAGAACACGTATTTAAAATGTGCCCTGTTATTGAACGGATCGTACATTTGCACACCCGGATCAAATCCCGACATTATCTCTTACCCCATTTAATTCGTAGCCATGCTCGTTCCATTGTGTATTGCACAATAGCCAATATAAAATGGATAGCTACTGCATCACCTAGCCCTGTCCATAGGGCAGTTATCAGTAATGCTACTAATCGATAAGTAACAGTCCGTGCAATAGTTCTAATGTGTGTTTCGCTCATTTCGTCTTTCGAATATTTCATCAAAAACCGCTCTTAGCTCTGCATTGACTCGAGCAATAGCTTCGGGGCTGTTCTGCGCTTGCCACTCTGCGCTACGTTCCAGTCCTTGACCTTCCATAACGCAGGGGCAATGTGCTTCACCACATTGTGGTCCTAAACATGCACATGGATTGGTCATGCTAGGCTCGCATATAAGTGCATTTGCAGGTTGAGTTTGAACCCATGCTCAATGCAATAGTGTGCAGCGTATTCATGGTTGGCCTGGTTGGCCTTCAAGTCTAACAAGCCCGGTTCCCAGAAGCTGATAACTTCATCAACTGTGCTGCGTTCAGCCATTGTGATGTTGCCTTTTTCTGCACGAAGCAATTTGATCTTCTGTGGGAAACTGTTGTACACGTTCATTGGGCTGCAATAGATCTCTTTGCCTGTTGCTACTTTCCAGTCATGTGCCCACTGCGGTACGCTGTTATACGGACTGTCTGCATCTGCACTCATAACAAACTTCAAACAGTCTGCACGTTGCAAGATAGTTGCCGACGGCGCAAAGTATTTGGTAGCTTTACCATCTTTCTCGGCACACTTAGGGCTACACACTAGCGTTACACCAACAGGAACATCAGTAACAGGAATGCCGTTACTTTCGACTTGAACTGCCTTGAAATGTGCAAGTTGACGTGCCATAAATGCACTAATGTTCTCCTGCAGGAGCGGTTCGCCGCCAGTCATTACTAACACAACACCGGGATAGTTATTTAAACCATTGTTTGCCCATGTTGGTGTTGCTTTACCTTGCTTGTTCCAATAGTCGTTGATAGCTGCATACATTTTGCCTTCGATTTGATCGTAAGTCATCCAATCGCCGTCATCAAAAAATGTATCACAAAAACTGCATACTAGATTACATTTAGCCAATCGAATAAACAATGCGGGCATACCTGCATAAGGGCCTTCGCCTTGCAGTGTAAAGAACATGCTAGTTACAAACAAGCTGTCTGCCGGAGCATCCTTAAAATACTTCTTACCAATAATTTCATTTGTTCCAAACATATTATTTCATCAATCCTTGTGCTAGTGTTTTTAGTTCTTCGTCTGTCATTAGAAAATTGTATGTGCTAGTGAAGTCAACTTCTCCGTCGCGCATACATTCTTGAATAATCTCTAAGCTATTTAGGTCAGTGGGACTAGTGCATTTCCACATACGCACTCGCATACGGAACGCAGTTTCGTCCTTAACTGTAAATTCTTTTACTTCGATGTTGGGGTGCATGAGTCGTCCTTAAAAATATTTGACCAGTGGTGTAGCTTTTCTCGCTTGGCAAGGATAGCAGCTTGTACGCTAGCAGCGTCAATCACTCCGCGCTCGTTTAGCAGTTCAATCATGCAAAGCACATCACCTATCTCTGTTTCTAGATTCTCTCGCTGTGTCTTACCAGACTTGTGAGAGTTATCTAGGCCAAATCGACGGGCTTTACTAACTGCTTGGATTACTTCTGCACATTCTTCTTGCAGGATGTCCATAATTTCTTGTTGTTTATTCATCTTTAATCTTGTTATCCCTTACCCATTTGCCAAAGTGTACGCAATGGTCTTCGTATCGGTTCATGGCTTTCATTAATGGAAAGTAATTGCCTTTTTGTAATTCAGCAGTAGCAACATCTTCTTTGAACACTGTTTCTAGTGTCTCAAAGATAAACCGTCTGTCGGCACTTGCATTGCTATTGTAATAGAATTGTGTGATCCAGTCAAACCCGTATTCGCTCTTAATGTCATGTGGAATAACAGTATTAACCATAACCATTCCGTCACGCCCGTATTCAACAAACGTAAACGGGAAAATATACAACCACCAACCAGTAGGATGTGTTTGCAAGATCCAGCCATCACCTTGGTCCATCTGGATGTCACCTAAGTCCACTTGCTTTGACAAGAATGGATGGATACCATTTTGATGTACGTGCAACAGGTCTGCTTCTGCGTCCATTAACCAAAGCCAGCTACCCTTGCTCGTACCCTTGCAACTGTGGCTATATTCCAGCGCATCTTCAGCAGCTAGGTCTTGTACCCATGAATGATCGGGTTCCACAAAGTCCTTGAACACTAACCCACTACGCCCAACTTGTGCAGTTCCGCAGGTTAGTTTCTTGGGATTGTTTAATGGTGTACCGTCTACTGCCCATTTAAAGTCATGAAACTTACAATAGACTTCTTGTACTACTTCTCCGGGTGAGTGCATTGGGTACATGCGATGCGGACAAAATCTATGAAACAAATTAGCAACTGTGTCTGTGCCTTGATTGAGAATAACTTCGGGCGTAACAAAGTTGCCTGCGCTCATCGCAGACTTATGCGCATAGATTTTTGGTATATTTTTAAACATCATTGATTCCAATGCTTTATCACGCCCGCTACAATAAAGCAGTTGGTTATGACGTAGCACATTACGATGGCAGTTCGAATGCAGGCAATACGGTCTGCTTCTGCATCCGAGCTGCCTGCTTTTTCTCCTAGGGCCTTAGCCCATAGATGCCAAAATTTACGCAAATAGGTCTTCATTCCATTCACGGTGGCCGTCACGGTATGCCATGTTGCTTTGTGTTTCACGAACTTCCACGCGGTAACACCACAAACGAGCTGCTTCATGTGGGCCCCACATTTCTGGAATGTAAACACCATTCACATACTTGTACAGCATGTCACTTAGTGCTTCGCATCCTAGTGCAGGCAACACAACAATCTTGGCCATGCCCTTCTCTTGTAGCAGTTTGAATGTCTCCATTTCTGGATCATCTTGTGCAACGATAAGAGTGTGGTCAAATTGATCTTCGAGTGTCTTCTTTAGTTCTTTAAGTCCACCGTAATCAGCGGCCCAGTTACGAACGTCTAGGTCATTAGTTCCAAAATAGAACTTCATGCTAAATGCGTAGCCGTGAATCTTATTGCAGTGCGAGTCAGCACGCCATTGTCTGTATGCAACAGGAAATGCGTTATGGTACTCTTTAGTACTTGTATATTTGTATTGAACGGGTGTCGTCATGCTTATTCTCCTATGTTAAATTTTAGCATAGGCAGCAGAATTTGTATAGCGGGATGATGCTCTAAAGGCCGCTGAACTTATTGAGTAGTGTATCTCTATTTATAAAGAACGCTTGGTGCTCTGGGTTTTTACCTAACTTACTCAAACTCTTTTTAATAATAAATTCAAGTTCGGGCAATTGGTAAAAGTTGAAAAAGGATGATTGTATTTTTGATCTGCAGAGAATACCATACAAGTCAGCTTTTGCTATTTGGGTGTTCTTAGTTGTGTCAAGCTCCCTAACCAGTGCAGCAAATAATTCGGGAGTGTATGAGAAAAATGCACCGGGATGCTTAGATCCGTGTACCACATCTAAAAAATAATCGTGGTCAGTTAACTCAACTAGGTCGCCAATGGGTTCGTAAAAAGTAGATGAAACATGAACCGGATCGCCGTACCCTGTTAATACACAGGCGTTGGGCAGTAAGTCTGCAACAATGTTTACAATCAAAGAACGGTCAAATGGCAAACAATGTTTATGGGCATGTGCAATAAGCATTTTAACTAATTCAGTATGCTTTTCTTTCCCGCTAAAATCTAATACTAGCGGGGTTAGGTTATTATCTTGGCAGAATTTATAAGCATACCAATTCTCTGATTCAACATAGTCAGCAGCCACTATCACCGGAGTGAACGCGATACTGTTTCTAACTAACACTTTAGCCACAAACTCGCTATCAAGGCCGCCACTTAAACACAGGTGCAGGTTGGCGTACTTGTCTGCAACCAACTGTGCAGTATAATCAGCAGCATCATCAAATGACATTACCGCCGGGGTCGCAGTTGTTTCAAATGCAAACGGTGATGTTATATTCCCGGGGCTATTATTTTCTAAGTTAATAGATGCCCACTCATTGTGTCCAATTTTCATCTCAACAGTAACTTAATCAATTGGTCTTTGTGCCACGTGAGTGCAGGGAAGAAACTATACATACCTACGCCTGCAAATTCCGCTAACTGTTTCCTAACTGCTAACGAAATTGGTAGTGTTGGATTCGTGTCCTTGGGTTTGTACGGAAGACTATACAATTCAGCCTTGCCTGCAGATTCGCTTACGTTGACATTAAGCGACTTTGCTATTGCAAGGAACAGCTCTGGTGTATATTGGAAAAATGCGCCAGGATGTACGCCGGGCTGCATAAACTCGGTAATAAACGAAAACCACTCAATGTCGAATATCTCCCCAGCTGGCTGATAGTAGTCATCAGTGTGAGCCCCGATTGGACTATCGCCCACTAACAGTTGGCCGCCTTTGTTGCTAACGTATTCAGCTAAGTAGGATACTATGTTAGTTAGCCCCGACACTTGCTTCAGGTCTTTTGCAATTAATCTAAACTGGCGTACCAGCCTTGGATCATTCTCAATAAAGGTGAGTATAACTGGTTCTATGTTGTGTAGTTTGCACCAATGTAATGCGCAATGAGTTTCAACGTTGTCTGGCGTTATTGCAATTATTGGAGTAAACGAGATACCGTTTCGGAATAATACTTCAGCAACATAGTCACTATCAAGGCCTCCGCTCATTGCTAAGTAGAGATTGCTACATCGATCATTAATTAACTTAGCAGTATAATCGGCGGCCTCATGGAATGTTAATGTATCGATGACCTCTGTGTGATTAAAGCTCATACTAACTGTTGACAACCTAGGGTGCTCGACTGCTATTAATGTAACTGAATACCAGTTACTGTGTCCAGCATTGATCGTTACTGAGTGCGACATAGTATTTTTAAAAATTCTTCTCTATCAGGGCATGGAGCAAAATCTCTGGCACCCCAATTCAATGGTACATGTGCGTGTGCCCATTTAAACAAATCGTTATACTCGGGGATAGTCTTGGCTATATAGTTATGAGTAAAGAACTCGCACCCGGTTAGCTTAGGACGAGGCAGCAAATCAAACAGACGCCATTTGTTATCCTCAACAGGCTGAGAAGTGTCCCAATGATAAATTACGCTTGCAAGCATTTCCGGAGACCAATAAAAGAAAGCCCACGGGTGCTTGTTTGGGTTTACTATCTCTATATAGAAATCGCTCTCGTCAAACATAAACCCACGAAAAGTTTCCGCAAATTCACGATCTGCTTTAACAAGTCGCAATTTTGGATCAGGGTAATATGATGGTAATGCGCCAGTTACTAAGTATCCACCTAGACGTTCAACTTCATTGGCTACTAAGTTAACAGTTGCGCCGAACCAACTGATACCTTTAATTCTTCCTACTGTGCGCTTACCGTAATCTATAAATTCAAACGGGTCTACTTCAAACTTAATAAGTTCAACATCATTTTCAGCACACCACTTATCGGCGTACCATTCGCCAATCATGAGATAACCTTTACAAGTCATCATAATGGCTTTGAACGGGACTCCAGCAGCTTTAAAGCTCTTTGCTACATATTCGCTATCGCAACCACCACTAAGTGCAACGTAGATATTTGGGTACATTGCATAGATTTCCTTGGCAGTTGAAATAGCTATTTCTTCCAGTGGCAGTATCTTATCTGCTTGCTCTGTGAATTGTACAGTTAAATCCTCATCACGAATACGGCGAGGATTTCCGCCAAACGAATAAGTGAGCCAGTTGTTTCTACAGTACATTAGGTGTTTGCTTTATACCAATCATAGAAGTGCTTGATGTCTACTTCTAGTGGGTCGAGAGTTTTTGATGGTGTTCTGTATTTATTGTTTAGCGATAGCCGATTAACTGCATCTACGTCTTCGTCAAATGTGACTTCTGCTACCTTAATAAAGTTTTCTCGCACATGCTGCGGAGTAGACTCATTAAACAAGTAATGGATGTATACTTCATACCCATAGTCGGTTTGTACCATTTCGCTAAAGTACAAGCATCCTGGTTCCCACTCGATATGAGTGAATGGGTAAATGAATAGCCACCATCCGTGTTCATGGTGCTGACAAACCCAATCACTACCGTATTCAGTTTGCAACTTGTGTATGTCTACGTAACTAGTTAGCAATGGGTGAATCTTGTCAACGTGTAGCAGATCCACGTGCATTTCCATTTGCCACTTCCAGTCACCGGTTCCTGTTCTGCGTGTACTGTGACTATAGGTAAACGAATCGTTAGCCAAGTCATTGACCCATTTTGCGTCAGAGGGTTCCTGCCAGTCCATAAACATCAGCCCACTTTTGCCAACTGTAAGATTACGGGGCTTTAAACATGCCGAGTTATTAGTAGGCGTTCCGTCATCGTTCCATTGCCAGCCATGTAGCTCGCAACGCATATTATCTGCAACGCCAGCTGGCTGCAAAATAGGAAATCCGCGATGCGGACAGATGTTAGTAAATGCTTCGAACTGTTGGTTAATAACAAACTTGTTAGATGCAAAAAACTTATTATCTTTTAAACTATCCTTGTGCCCAAAAAGTCTTGGCACCGGTCCTTTAAACAAATCCATGTTCTACTCTATCTTGTACTTCTTTTAAATTATGTGCAGTTACATTATCCATGAACTTGAGCAAGAACATGCTTGCTGTTGAAGCATCATCTCCGTGAAAGTGTATGCGGATACCACCGGTGCCGTTTTGATGATAGTGGCACCACTTGGCTTTACCAAATGCAATGTACTCTTTATCTATTTTGTTGCCACGGTGATTGTAATAGCTGTCAACTTTCTTACGGCCGCCAACTAGCTCGCACCACTCAATGAGTTCAGTAGTCATTTCCTTAACGTCAATCCATACTGCATAGGTTACAGTGCATCCTGGTGGTAGTGCAATCATTGTTTAAGTATCCGTTCGTTAATGATCATGTCCATGATAGACTCAATTCTACAATTCTGTATTAGGTGCCCGTATACTATGCTAAACATCAGGATAGTGTCTTCGTCTGGAAAGAATACTCTAGTACCTGTATTGCCACCGGCGCGGTTGCTATAACTAGGCTTGCACCCAGGGAACTGCACTAGATAGGATACAGTGCCCCACGACGTTGTGCTACTCGGGATAACTGCTCCACGAGCACGTAGGTACTCAGCTGCCTCTTCTGTAAGCTCAAACAAGTCTACAGGATAGGATCCGTTCATTATTGTGATCTGCTTGCTAGATATTTTTGCCATTGTATCCATGTGCCTTTACTAAGGAATCCCCATTCGCGACGCTTACGACCTGGCATAAACAGTGTCCAACATTCAATACTGGGATCAAGCTCAATGCGATGATAGCTATTGGCTTTTGCACTACGGAATGATCCAGCACCACGCCATGTTGCAATCTCGCCAATCTTGTGACCCTTGCTGTTAAACTGAGGTTGCCATTCCCAGTACCCGCCCTTTAAGATAAGAGTTCGGTAATTCCAAGGATGATCATGCACGTCATCGGGATCTGACTTAAGAAACTTGTGCAGAAAAATGTTAAAGGGGAAATTCTCACGGTCTTTAAGAAATACATAGTAACGCTCTAAATAGGGTTCGTTGTTTACACGGTCCATAACAATACGTTTGCGACCGTGTGCTTCAAGCCAGTTGAGAATCCACTGCTTCATAGTTGGCTTTACTTGCAGGTGTCTAAAAATTGATCTAAACGCATACACGCTTCGTCAAAGTCTACGCCCCAGACATGTGCGTAAATAATACCATCTTTAATTTGCATATCAAATGGTACCATACCGTTAAATCTAAAGTCACTAGGCATTTCAGTTGTGACCATAAACTCGTTTAATACCTTTGCACGATTGATCAGTGCTGTTGTCATGTCTGCGGCGTTCATGTTGTTTCCTTAGCGTGGTGCAAACTCTTGTTGCAATTTGATGTTGTCAAAGAACTCTTTCTTTACGCTTGCGTCTTCTTTAAAGGCTCCGCGTAGTACTGTGGTCTGAGTAAGGCTAGAGTGAGCCATGATACCACGATTCTCACAACACCCGTGGGTAGCTTGAATATAAACTGCAACGTCCTGTGATCCAGTTGCAAGTTCAATCTCACGAGCGATGTCCATACACAGTTCTTCTTGTAGTGTTCCACGTCTTGCGCACCACTGCGCAATCCTGGTATACTTCGATAATCCGATGAGTTTCTGTCCAGCAATAATACCAATGTAAGCCACACCTGTAACAGGTTGGTGATGATGGCTACACATGCTCTTAAGCTCACTGCGCACAACCAACATTCCGTCGTATGCGCCATCGCTATCATTGGGAAACGCAGTTGCGCTAGGGCTCGCATCGTACCGCCCAGCCATAATTTCGTTGTAGTACATTTTTGCAAGACGCCTTGCTGTGCCTTTTGAGTTCGGATCATTTTCACGGTCAATCAATAGTGTGTCAAGTACTTTTTCAAATGCTTCTGCTGCTTCGCTAATCAATGATTCTTTTTCTTCTTCGCCAACATACTCACTAATGTTGTCGCCTGCCCAAAAGCGTTTATTGTCTGCTCGCATCTTGTCGCGAATAACTTGTGATAAGTTTTTACTTGTATCTGTCATTTTAGTCCTTGATAGTGATTGTTCTTAGGTCTGGGTACTCAACGGTTACTGGTTTGGGTTTATTAACCTTAACTCCTTCAAGCAATGCAAGTCCTTGTACTGCTTCTTCAGGTGTAGGCTTATAATGATACCCAACTCTAAACTCTTTCTGAGATTCCCATGGTTTAATATTTAGGTCGCGTCCATCATAGCGCATTAAAATTAACGCATCATAGGCCGCCTTGTCATCTAGTAGTATAGCACCTCCGCGACCAATATGTAAAGGCTTTGTGTGCCCAAAACTCAAACATTGAATTTGCCCCGGATGATACATGTTTTCTTCCAATCGTCTAGCACTATCCCAGATTCTAGTTTTTCGAAACTTGTATTCGCCTACCCATTGTGCAGGTGACCCAACTTCGTAGTAATATTGAATATTGAGTTTGTGCATCAACATCGGAATACTCAAGTATGTAAATGGGGTAAATGCGCAAAACTCTACCTTGTCATATCTCATACAAAGTTCAATTGCATGTGTGCAGCAATCGGTCATGATTGCATAGGGTGCGCCGGTAAATTCTGCTAACGCAATTTCAAATTTCTTAATTTTATCAAACACGATTCTTGTACCAGTTATATGCTGTGTCAATGATGTTTTTTATACTGCTGTTAATTGGATACCATCCCAATACTGAGTTAGCCACAGATGGATCTGCTACTAACAGGTCTGGATCACCCTGTCTACGTGGACCATACTTGACTGTAGTTAATCCGTATGTTTCGTAAACGTAGTCAACGATTTCTTTGTTACTGTACCCGCTACCGGTACCTAAGTTAAACACATGATGGCCAGCAATAGTGTCTGGGCCATAATGGATAGCAAAGAACTCTGCTGCCTTAGTGTGTGCCACAGCAATATCCCAAACGTGTACGTAGTCGCGAACGCAGGTACCATCTAATGTGTCAAAGTCGTCGCCATTGATAGTAACTAATCTGCCGCTTAGGCTTGCTTCAATTGCTCGTGCAACTAGATGTGTTGCATCGGGCTCTTGCCCTAAGTCACCAGTTACTGCCGCGCCAGCAGCATTAAAATATCTAAAGCAAATGGTGTTAAATCCATATGCGGAACCGTAATCCTTTAGCACTTGTTCAACGATCATTTTAGTTGAACCGTAAGGGCTAATTGGCTGTAAGGGGCTGTTTATTGTTATTGGTGATTCTTTGGGAACCCCATATACGCTGGCGCTACTACTAAACATAATAGTAGGCCGCTTTGGTAAATCCTTTAACACATCCAGCATCTTAATAGTCTTACTAACGTTGTTATCGTAATACTCTGCTGGATTTGTCATGCTTGGGCCAACTAGACTAGTGCCTGCACAATGCACAATAATGTCTGGTTGCAGCATGATGTACATGCTGAGTGCAGCTTTGCTAGCAAAGCAATTGATCAAATGACCGTCAATGTCCTTGACAGTGTGTTCACGGTAAACAGTGTCAACAATGTGTACAGTGTAGCCTTCTTGTTTGAAAGCTCGAGCAACGTGACTACCAATGTACCCACATCCGCCAGTGACAATAACGGTCTTTGACATTTAGGCCTTTTTAGCTTCTGCTCGTGCGTTCTTGGTTTCAGTGATTTCGTTGCGACGAGCTTTTACGCCCTTAGCAAGTTCTTGCAATGCTTTACGAGCACGGGTGCCGGCTGCATTGTTGCCTGATTCAAACTTTTCATTCTCTGCCAAATATGCGTCGAATAGTGGTTGTAGATTTGTCATTTTATTTTCCTTTTGTTAAATGATTATTTAGATTGGTTAGCGAGGCCACGCCATTGCTTAACGGTTTCTTTGATGGACTTACCATCATCTTTCCATGCTTTACCAGTCCAAGTCAACATTAGTTGTTTTGGATAAGGCCAAGCATCAACTTCAGACATCTCACATTCGTAGATGCCTTTGTGTACGGGGTTAATTTTAGCAGGGAACCAATCGGTTAGCAATGGTTCTGGTGTCACAGTAGGTAACTCAATGGTATGCACAACAGTGGCGGGGTCGGTTGATCCTAACCATTCTTCGCCAGTGTCTACGTTAGTTAGTCGCAATGGGCCATTTAAATAGTATTCGCATTCGTTTTGGCTCCATCCTTCGCCTTCAAGCCCTTCGTACCATAGTTCGTTCCATAGTGCTCGTAGACGGTCTTGCTCTTCCTCGGGCATATCGTCAGGGAATTCCCAATCAGTCCAACACCCATCATTAAGACTATCTAGTTCCCAGTCATTGCCATCGTCGTCAATGCGGTAATCGCTACCTTCGTTAGCTAAGTCAATGTCGGGTTGATCATCACTTTCGCAAACAAACGTGCCCCAACGGTAGCCTTCTGTTTTACGAATGATTTGGCCGTCTTTGAACCATAGTTGAACTTCTAGTGCGCTTTTCTTTTGTTCTGCTTCGATGCTCCATTTAGCCATTATTAAATTCCTTTGAGAGTTTTTAGCATTATGTATTGTTCAAATACTTCAACTATCTCGGGATCTCCCCCGAGATAGTATTCACTAGCAGCCCTCATGCTTAACGCTAAAGCAGCCGCTTCTGATAATGTAGGCCAACGTGCTTGACAGCACTCGACCCAAATTTCTTGTTTAGTATTTAGACTCATGTGTATGCTTGCGATAGTCAGTCGACATACGCAACCACTGTTCGCCTTTGCCTTCAATAATGTCAACAATGCGATCAGCAGTACCGCTAGTCCATGCGCTAATCTTGCCCATGTTTTCGCTTGGCTTTTGTAGCAACTTCTCTAGCTTGTCTAATGCGTCATCAATGCTCCACGGTACATACATACGAGTATGATCATTTCCAAAAGTTTCAGGGAAAGAGCGATATGCAGGATACAGTACATTACATCCCAACGCGTCAGCTTCGGAGACAGTGTTGGAGACCCAATCTTGTAAAGCACAATTAAATACAACACGAGAGTTATTAACAATGTCATAGTACTGATTCTTTTCTAGGTCTTCGTAAATGGTTAACAATCCTGCAGTCTGCATGCCACGTGTACGTTCCATGTAGCTATCGTTATTGCTTTTAAGAACAGCACCCGAGCAAACAGCAAACTCTACTCCCGAACCAGGATGACGTTCGTGCCATGCTTTGATAACATCCATGTAAAAATCTGGTTGCTTTTCTTGGTCCCAACGTGCAGAGAATACCACGCGATGCTTACGCTCATTCCATGGAGTAATCTTATTGCCCACACGCTCTTGAACTTCTTCGGTGTTAAACACCAATCCTGAAATATTGTAGATTGGTGATTTCCAACCTGCAATCTTCATGTGCATTACCATTTCTTCATTAGTGGCCAACACGCCATCGACAAAGCTGTCCACCATGCGTTCATAGTGACCCATAAATTCACCCATTCCCCAAACATGTACGAAATCGTCAGGGTCAATAGACTGAGCGAGACAACGAACAAAGATTCTTGGGCGCGAAGCCTCTGGGATTTGTTTAAGGATGTAGGGTAGGCTTTCAATCCCTGGTTGGAACATGTCTTCGAAATATACAACATCATCTTTAGTTACTGCTCCTTGTTGCATCAACCGAACCAAATTCATAATCTGGCTCATACCAAAGTAGCTGCGACCGTGTGCGTCCAGTACTTGTCCTGTAACAATCTTTTGACTGTTATCTAGTGTTAGGCCCGGAACATACACTGCTTCAACACCGCGACGATCAAACACACGTTTGTTCCATTCTGTAAGTTGTAGGGTATAGCGAGCTTTGTAACTCTCTAGTCCCATGTAATATAGCTTGCCCATTAAATAGGACCTCCGTTAATTTTTGTTAAGTAATCGCGCATGGTGATATCGCTCATATTCTGACGCCATTTATCAGCGTATGGGTCAACTGCGTGTTGCCAGTTGTATGAGTTATACGAGCGAGTAGCAGTTTCATTGCGAGATAGTGCATCGGTGATGTGGCGTACTTGGTCTTCTAGACCGCGAATGCGACTGTGTACGGCATCCAAATCACGCTCCATTGCACGTAGCGGACCGATATCACCTTTAGCATCAGCGTCTTCGGGGTTAGTAAGCGCCACAATCATCAACAGATTGCGAAGGGCGTTTACTACACGCTCATCTTTACTGATTAGGGCAGTATCAAACAGATCCATGACCCGTTGTAGATCAAATTCTGCTTGGCCCATGTCGTTTGTGGCGCTCATAATCAGCGGTACTTCCAGTTGCTGTTTTTGTCACGAGGTTTAAATTCGCGACGCTCTTTTGGATACGGACTCCAATTGTCCTTGGGGAACTTGCCAGCTTTAACTCGCTGCATTTCGCCCCACGGTGTTTTCTCGTTGTAGAGATGGCTTTCGTCGTAGACGTAGCCCTGCTTCTTACAGAACGCCAAGTACTCTTCGAGGTCATTGAATAGACGCGAAACTTCGGGTTTCATCTTCAAGTACTTTTGCAGGTGTTCGTTTGCCATTTTATATTTCCTTAGATACTAATCAGTTGTGGGCGGTGAGATTCATATTTAATTAAAGCGCCGTTCTCACCATCTTCGGCAACTTCAATCCAGACACTGCGGTCAGGATACTTTGTGTTGATTTGTGTGTACAAATCATCTGCAATCATTTCGCAACTCTTAAAGTTGAGCTCTAGCGTACCGCCTGCATACAAGTTTTCGAGCCAACGTTTAAATTGGATAAACTCAATGTCGCGGTCGTTGTGAAACACGTCAATCCATACACGGAAGTGAAAGATATGACGATGTGGTAGGCCGAGGAACGAAACGTCGTACTCGTCGCCTGTTGCTAGTGCTGGATCAGTTGCTGCTGCTGGGTATTTGTGAATGCCTTCTTTCTTGAAGGTTACCCAAATTTGTCGGTCTGCACGTTGCATGATACGCTCACGCTTATCTGCTAGTGCTTGGTCTCGTTGGCTCATCTAATAATTCCTTGTGAGTCGGTTGTGGTATGTAAGTCAATGACTTCGTTTGCTACGTCTGAATAGTGAGTAGTACATGCAGTTTGCATTTCGTCCCACATAGCTTCAAAATCGCTATCTGAAATGTCTGGGCGCATTTCTGCAATCACAAGACGTAACTGCTCTTTACGGAGGTTGTTCATAAAGTTTCGTCTTTCGTATAGCTGGACCAATCAGTAAATACTTTTCGATCCATAAGGTTGTGAACACTGTGGCACCAAACACCTGGGTTAGTTGCTGCAAAGTCTTTGTCGTCTAGCTTAATTGTAGCATTATAACCTAGCTGTTGTAAATACGGCAGTTTCACCGAAATCATCGGAATAAAGTTATGATGTTCGCATAGACATCCTTCTAGTAGGCCTTCAACACATTTAGCATCAATGTCTAGCGTACAAGTATATCCTTTTTCCAAAAACGGACGAATCATGTTTTCCCAATCGTTCCAAACCGGATCGTTAATTGCAGGATTCGGAAAGCTCATATTGGCACCAAAGTAGATATGGTCCGCACCGTGTAGGTTAAGTGCAATATCTGCCAATGGCTGTATGCCCACTACAAACAGGGTTTGTTTTCCAAATGCGGGAGTATGTTCTACTTCCTTGCCTTGGAAGAACTTGACTTCTTCGTGGCCTTCTCTGATCATTGTGTGTCCTCTAAGTTGTCTAATGCTGTTTCGTCAAATTCAGTGTCGTCGTCGCTGCTTGGATCTTCTACAATAAACAGCTTGCCAAACATTGGTCGAGCACTTACTGCCTTCTTGCCCTTAAATCCGCGAGTACCAATAATCTCAGTCCAGTAACCATTTGGGCCACCGTACATTTCGATAATCTCTTCTGCTGTTTCGCGATCAGGTGCTGCAAAAATAGCTTCAACAATGTCTTCAAAGAAAGGCGCAAGCGGCTTTTCTGATCGCATCATTGCTGGATGCTCACCTGCATCAAATCGTCTATTAGCTTCTTGTACCGCAGTCAAGTGCATCCATACGTTATGTCCCATAAGCAATGCGTAACTAAAACTATCCCATGATGTTTTGCCCTCCTTGCTAATCTTATTTAGATCGCCGGGTTTATAGATGCAAATATCTTTCATTTTAAACAAGTCACTTAGTGGACTGTCTTCCCAGTTATCGTAGATACCATCTGCAACTACACCGGCACTCCACTTACGTGTATCGGTTGCGTACTTCTTATCATCTGCGCTCGGCGCCATACGATAAGACCATTTACCATCCTGTGGGAATACATTTTCAAAATATACTTGTCCATTAGCAGTGGCCAGAAACGGGCTTGCACAGTCGAAGCTAATAGTAAACGCAGGATTAACATACTTACGAATTGCACGTTGGATGACTGTGAGCAATACTGCCCATTCTAGTTTACTTGTGCCCAAGAAGTGCATCCAATCATGTTTGCCCTCTTGTAGTAAGTTGTCGTAACGTAGGGCCACTAGGCGTTTTAAGATCAAGTGTACGTCACACATGTTCTGACCTCCCATTGCCCAGCCATCAAAGTGCGTATCGGGATACTTAACAGGATCGCAATACTCTTTCATTACTTGATACCAATCTTCTGCGCTGTCATGATTGTCACCCTGGAGCACGTTTAAGAACTTAGTACCGCCGTTGTTCTTACCTTTACGCTGCGCCATAAAGTATTCGTTGTTATACTTTGTGGCCGCTACTGCTTCGTTGAGGGTTTTGATACCGCAGGCATCGCTGGCCTTCTTGTCATGGATAACCCAAGTTGGAATATCTAATCCCATACCGTAGTTACTGATACTATCTAGCCAGGTTAGAATCGCACTGCGCTTCTTTTGTGCTGCATCAATTAAATTTTGATAGTTTTTAGCATGATCAATAGTAACAGTCTTAGGGCCTTTTTTACCAATAACTGGCTTACCAGCTTTGTCTAACACCGGCTTAACTTCTACACCTAGTGCTACCATTGCAGCCATTTTGTCTTTGACTTCTTGGCTGTTAGGATCACGCCATTCGCCTTCCCACAAGCCTTTGGCAATCTGGAATCCACCCGAGTCACCTAGCAGGATAGTGTTTGGGTCACGTTTGCGAACCATGTCCTCACTTGGGTCTTCTTTAGTGAGATCTAAGTTAGCATGTCCACCTGAATAGAGACTCCACTTATACGGGAACAAGCCCTTTTGATCGTTAAGCCAGTTCATCTGCTCCATGTCAGTTAGTCCTTGCGGGAAACGTGCTGGATCAACATAGTCGTTGTTAACACGCTGTTTGCCCACAAACGTACCGTAGAAGCCGCTAATAGCTGGCAAGAATACTGCGTAATCTTTTTGTTTGCTTGTTAAATTATCTTGGCTCATTGTAATAGTTTGCTGTTTTAATTAGTTCGTAGTCGGCAGCATATCGCGCAATAATCTTAGCACGTAGAACGGGATCTTGTTCTACTCTGAATCTCATGTGCTTGGCAATCATTTTAGTATCGTAATTGTCTTCGCCTGCGTTATCTGCTATAGGGTTATTTAGACCTAGCTTGCAATCTAAAAAACTTTCTAAGTTCATTCCCAACTCGTAATTGAGTTTAAAGAATGTAATCTTATGGTCACCTAGTTGCTCTACGTATTTTACTTGTTCAGTGGTGTGGTCGTCAAATACAATTTGATCAAAGATGATTCGCTGTGTGAGATCATTATAGTCTTCCCTGAAATGATCGCTACCATATCCTTCCCCGAGCAACCAGCTAGCTGCATACGTTGCAAAGCCACTGAGCCAACGATCAACTGGATCACGTAGAACAACTATACATTCCTTAATATCGGGACTGTATACGTCATTGTGACACCAATCATTGGCAACCAGCAAATTGCTCATATATGTGCTGGCGTTCTTGGGGATACTTAAATAGAAAATCCCAGTAGGGGATATTAACCCACTACCGGGACGGTATCCTCTAGGTATCAGATGACCTAAAGACATTACTTCTGTTGAGCAGGAATAATGTAGCTGTAATCAGCAATGCCGCTGTCAACGGTAATCATTGCAGCACCTTCATCGCTGATCTTGAAGGTCTTGTCACCCGGCAATCCGAGGATGCTAATAACTGCGTCTACTGGCCAAGACCAGCTCTTAGTTAATGTGCCACTAACGTTGTTATCAAAAACAAAGTTACCTGCGTGACTTGACGAATCACCGAAGAAGAACTTGAGTGCTCCGTTTTCTGTTTTAGCAGTAAACGTAGTTTCTTCGCTGTTAGCACTAGCCATGAAGCGCATACGCTGGATGCTGGCAATAGTAGGAACTACATCAACACCCCAACGAACGCCTTTGAACTTAACTGCTTTGAGTTTGTCGTTAACAACTTCTGCACTCATGAAGCGATAATCGTTCTTAAAGTCACCATCTTTGTTTTCAAAGTGGATACCAGCTGGAACAGTTTCGCCTGCAGAGTTTTGCTGTGTGTTAATGCTCAACTTAGCATCGTCGCGATATACTTCGATGTTAAGGATTGTTTTTAGTTTGCCCAAGTTAGGCATACCAAACGTACCAACAAATTCTGGTACTGGGTTTTTAAATTTAGCCTCAACAATAACCGAACGATCTTCGGCGATTGTGTTTAGGACTGTTTCGCTTGCAGTGCCGGTCACTTTAACCAACTCAATTGAACCTAGTCCAAATGTGTGCTGTACGATGTCTTTTAGATTGTCTTGCATGTGTTCTCCAATGTAATGTGTAGTATATAGATATATTTAGAAAATATCAAGGGTTAACGTATTTTATTTCACCTAAAACTTGATGAGCTTTAATCATTTTAAGTGTTCCGGGTTTTCTGATCTCTAACCAGCTTACTGCGGGTTCGATATCAGTTGTGCCAATCACTTCATACCCAAGTTCTTCGCAAATGGGAACTAGAAGATGCTTGGGCGCATAGCTCATAAAGTAGCTGTCGGCATACGCTGCGCCTGCTGCTAAGTCTGCGTTGTTGTAACTGAACATGAATGTTCCGCCTGGGCGAAGCAGAGTGAATACCTGTGTTAGATAATGTTTAATGTTAGCCAATGTCAAGTAGTTAAAGAAGTTCCAACTAAACACAAAACCATATTGATTCTGAGGTAGCATGGATAGATTTTGATTTTCAATCAAGTATGGGCGCAGGCGTTGTTGGTACTCTTCAGGATAGTTACTGGATGTGCTATCTAAAAACTCCTGGAATACATCTGTAATGTACAATGGGTCGCAACTTACTAGATACTTGGTCCAGTGTCCATCACGGCAACCGATTTCCAATCCAGGGTATCGCCAATCAACATATAAGTCAATGGCCCTAGTAACGATTTCGTCTGCACCGTTTGGTACATACAGTTGACGCACTTGACGTATACGTTCTGCATTAGCATACCGCAATTCATCTTGATAATCGACTGCATCAAACTTAGCAGTGGCATCAGTTAGGTCTTGTCCAACAATATCTTTAATGTCATCAACTAGCGCCAATGGCTTATGCAAGCTAGCCTTGATTTCTCGTAAGCTAGTTTGCAATTGATCTAATCTGTAGGCATAGTCTTCTGTGTACTTTCCCTTGATTAGATCAATATTGCCTACTATAGCATCAATCTCGTGCTCAATGCCTTTAGTAGGCACCAAGTCCACAAGAGCTTGCTGTAGCTCTACAACATCGTGTAGTTTCATAGTCATGGATTATTCCCAACTAAACAAACTATCAAACGTTGTTTTAATGTCAGTGCTCTCAGAGATCTTCCACTCCAATACTCCCAACAAGTTCTCAACCTTTTGGTCCACGATAGTGGTTTCCATTAAGTCTTGGTCAAACGGCAAATCCTTGAACCATTGCGGGATGTGTGCTTCGTCGGTTGGATAACCAACGCTGGTATAACCCAATGGATTATCCTTTAGCTTACATACGATAGTCTTCATACCGTCAACAATACCTGTTGAGTAGTTGTCACTGTGCATACGCTTTAGGCTGTTCCAGTTCATAGCGGCGCGAACGTGTCCGGGCATGTTGGCTTTACCTTGTGCAACTTCTGCCGCAGTGTACTTGGTTAAGTTGTTTACACGTTTGGGTGTGCCCTTTTCCCAAGCTGGCTTTGCAGCAAACTCTAGTTTGAAGTTACGCACCTTGTCAATTACAACTTGGCGTACATCGTCGCCTTCGCTAGTTAACACATCAAGCAAAATCTCACTCAGGAAGTCTTGTACAATCTTAGGTGTATCACTACGCTTCAAGTCAAGGCCCATGGCTTTAACTTTGCCTGGCTTACCATCTGTATCCAATCGCTTGTTTTCCAAATCGTAAATTAGCACTGCGTAACGTTTCTTCTTGATAAACAAACCTTTGTAAGCAACTAGTTCACGTCCACCTTTAATGATAGCACCCATTTCTCGCGGACAGTGACATGCACGTTCCATGAATTCCGGAAAGCTATCGTTGACTCCGTCAGCAATGGTATCGTAGAGTTGAACGCAGATGTCTTTGTTCCACTCCATCGTACCTGCTTCTACTTCCGCTTTAATGGCAGGCCACGCACTAAAGTATACCGAGTCTGTGTCACCGTAGATAACCGAGTCACCAACGTGGTCATATTTGCCAGTAATCGCTTCGTTGACTGTTGCGTCCATGTGCTTGGCGATGATGCGGCCAGTGAGCGTTGTGCTCTGACCAATGCGTTGATCGAAGAAGCGACAACCTGCATTGAGGATGGCGCCGTATAAGCTGTTGAGGTTAATTTTTTTAACGAGCTGTCGCTTGTCCCAGAACGCTGTGTCCTCAGGAGTTGTTGCGGTCTTCTTTTTGGCTTGCATTTCTTTTCGTTCGGCATACCATCTTTCTAGCAGTCCGGGAATAATACCCTTCATGTCATATTTAAAAATTGTACCATTGGCACTGATAGTCCAAGGCTGATTACCTTCAAAGATAATCTTCCACACATCGGCTGCACTGTGTACAGTTTCGCCGCCACCTTCCCAATCAATGGTGATTTCTGTACCGGGCTTGCCTTCCATTACCGCTTGATACTCTAGTGTACCAAACATGTTTTCCCAAGCATCTGCAAAACTAGACCCTGCGGCCATTTTGTCTGCAATATACTTGTCAGTCATTGTGGTTCGCAGTTGTCCGACGATTGTTTCTGGGCCCATGTTAAGGGCTCGAATAGCCGAGGGGTAGAGCGAGTTAATGTCAATCGCTCCGATGTAGTTGTGTACTCCCTTTTTGGGGTAAGCAACGTAGGCACCTGCCGCTTGTGTTTCACCTTGATCATCTCGACTCTTTCTATTAGGAACAATCATACCTCTTGCGTGAGCTTCGTTGATAATCGCCTGCTCCGTTACAGCTACCGCACCCATTGTGGTCTGTAACAACACGGTGTTGTCGTGTGCAAGTTCGTTAGCAAGATCTAGGAAACGTAGTTTCTTGTCTAGCTTTGCTAACAACATGGTATCTTGTCGGTTATATTCAATAAACGTAGGAAAGTCTTTGTTGTACAATTGGTCCAACGTGCCTTCGTAGGCTGTCTTACGCTCATCTAGTTCATATTCGCCAATGGCGTCCAAACTATAACTGTGTCGTTCTTCATATGTGTACTTGCGGTACAGTTGCATATAGTCCAAATGCACACGACCCAACAAGTCGAATGTCAATTGTTCTGCACCAAAACGTTCAAACATACGCTGCTTCGGCATTTGTCCCCACAAGCATAATCGTCTAGTGTCGTCTTTACTCAACACCTTAGTAATACGCATTGTGGTATAGGGAATATCAAAGCCTTCACTGTTCCAACCACTTAGGATGTCTGCGTCTTCAATCAAGTCAAGGAACGTGTCTAGCATGTCCTTTTCTTTTTCAAACAGATAGCAGTTTTCAAAGCGATTACAAATCTCTTGTGCAGTTTCCCAGCTATAGGTCTTAGGTGGTACTACTAGAGTAACCATCTTGTCTAGCCAGTCTAGGTACACAGAGATAGCAGTAATTGGGTTAAAGGGATCTTCAGGTCGACTGTAACCACGTACTGGATCAAAGTCGACCTCAATGTCGAAAAAGGCTGTTTGTAGCTTAGGTGAGCTAGCGCCTAAGTAGTTACTTTCAAGGCAACGAAAGATTGGGTTAATATCACTTTCCCAAAGTCTCTTGTCGCTGTTGATGCGTAGCTCTTTCTGGTACTCTTTGTTGTTACGAGTACTAAATCTAGACACAGGTGTGTCGTAGATGGTGCGGAACTTGCCGCGTGGATCGTCATAATAAAACATGTATTCGGCTGGGTATTCACGAAAAACACGTTCGCCGTTAACTCGTTCTACTACATGGATCTTGTCTTTTGCTCTGTCAAAGATTGCGTCAACGTAACTCATTTGTTTTCGCCTCTGATCATTGCTACGTCTTCTAGCACAAAGCTGTCAATGGCGCACTGTCTAATGCAGCCATTTGGGTGAAAGCAGTTTTCGCACTGCTCGCAAATTTCGATGAGGTCCTCATCTTCGAAGTAATTTCGATTACTCATATTTTCTCCTAAGTGTAATTTTGAGCTCACACATACTCTACATGCCCGTAAGGTGGGCGATTCCGTTACATTGTGACTAACCTAAACAATGCAACACTGTCAATACTTACCAATAACACATAGTTAGCTAACATTCCAAAGCTACCTCTAGACCACGCACTCCACCCAAAAATAGCACACTGACTAATAAACAGTGGGTACAGTATAAGGAAGGGTGGGGTAGGAACAGTCAGCATCATAGTGACAGAACACCCGATACTAGCTATCCACGCCGCTACTTCTAAACAGAAACGGAAGGGCCAGGCCTTAAAGTCGGCCTTAATCCATTTCCAAATGTCAATAACAACGTTCAAAGGGTTTTGCCCACAGTTTCGAGGATTGTGTTAAGCTCGTCGTGATCGCGATTGGTCTCACCTAACTTAGCCTTGTATGCAATGCGTACTGCTTTCTTAAGGATAGCTGGTTTGATTTCCAGTTCTTCTGCGATAGCTTTGATTGTGTCGTTAAGGCCTTCGTTCAAAGTCTCAACTTCATTCATGACTTGCATGCCTTCGTTAACCAATTGAAGCAATTTGATTTTTGCATCACCGTTGAAGCTGCGGTTGTATCCGTTGTCGTTATCCATATAATCTCCTGTTGAAAAACATATTGTACAGTTACTTATTTGCAAAAGCAACGGATATCGGAAAAAGTGCTCACTTTAGCAAGAGCCTGGCGTAGCCGATTGCTGGGGCAGCAGCCGCCCCTGTGACGCCTGGAGCAGAGCTCCTAACCGTTGACATCAACGGACCTAAGGTAGGTTTGGTTTCTTCACAAGCTCAATTCGTCATCTTGCTTGTGAAGGTGTGCTTTTATTAATTTATCAATATATCCAAGGTTGCGTAAAACTTTGTAGGCCAAGTTTTCTACACCAAACTCACCGTATTGGTCTAGTCCACTTCTGCGCATCTTGCGGATCTTATCTGTAATGCGTTGTATGTCTGCTGAATCATCTGCGGTAGCTAATGCGGTATCGATTTGTTTAATTAGGTCGTGTACTTTGTGGTTAACCGCAGAATCATCAATGCTTGGTGGTTCAAACTTGGGTTCGTTAATCCAACGATCGTTCAGGATACTGTAGACACCTGCACTAACTGGTGGTTCTTCAGAATCCTCTACATATAGTTCTACATCGTATCCACGAATGGTTACATCGTGTGCGTCATTCCATATTTGTTTTTTAGCACGATAAAACGCCGCAGCAATATCGTCGCATTGTAGGTCAGAGTAGCGAGTGACAATATGAAGGTCAAAATCGCTGTATTTCGTGTAGTTATAGTTACACATACTACCGGTTAAGACGATATCTAGCACCTTAAAGTCAGGTATTTCCAAGTAGTCTACAAACACCTTGGCGATCTGCATTAGCTTTAATTTAACTTCTGGACGTAAGCGATCGTTTTTCCATGCAGCAGAATTTAGGGTGTCGTGGTAAGCAATGTTGTTTTGTACGTATTCAAAGTCTTCTTTGATAATAGCAGGCTCGTTAAAGAACTTAGGGTACTTCTTGCCAAACTCACGCAAAACAACCCCAGCCATTGCGTTTGCTTCATTTTCTTCTGGACTACCTGTTGCGCCTGCGCCGGGTGGTAAACGATCTTCTTCGCGCTGCCGCCAATGCACTAGCTCGTGTGCTAGTGTACGTAGAATATCAATCGGGTGACGGTGTTCGATTGCAATGTAAATGGTTTCCGTTGCATCGTTATATGCACCAAAGCTACCTTGTTCATCATTGCCCGGCATTACTAGTACCGGGACAATTTTAGGTAGCTTTTCAATCTCAAGGATGCGAACAGCGATAGGCAAAAACTTTGCTATCGCATGTACGAATCCCGAAGTTGATTTATCTGTGCTTCTTGGCATCGTTGGCAAATTGTTTGTTAGTTGCTTTAACTATGCCACTAAATCGTTTGTTACCACGATCATACTCGCCACGCTTGTCGGATGCACTTGCATCGGCGGCAGCGGTTGTTTTGTATTGTGCTAACTTCTCATTAGACAATTCATTAATTGGATTGTCGCTAGTTGGCAATTTAGCACGTAGCTGATCTGCCATTTGTTTGAAGTGCTGTGCTTGGGTATCACGGCCATAGCGTTCTGCTTTAGCTTGACGCTTTTCGTAGTCAGTGATCTGTGCCCATAGTGCATTGTGCTTGCGCTCGTCTGCACCTTCTGCTACTTTATTAGTGTAATCGTCGCTCGGGCCGCTTGGATACTTCTCGTACTCAGTATAACGCTGTCTTGCCAACTTCTTGGCTTCTGGGTTAGCGTCACGTAATTGTTTGTATGTGCCCATGTGTTGAGCCATAATCTGTTCGGATGTGCCCACACGCACTCTTACAGGTAGATAATCTTTATAGCTTGGGCAGAACAATTTAAACAATGATTCGGGGTGTTTGACTTTATAGTACTCAACAGTGTCTGTCATCCACTGGTCAATGTCTGCTCTACCACGTGGGTAGTTCCCTGGATCGGCCATCTCCGGTTCTGGTGCTTTCTTCTTGAAGCGATCGAGGATACCTTCTTTAACTTCAGCAGGTGCAGCTAGTGTCATCTTGCTCATGCCCTTGCCCGATTGCTGCCAAACACGATACATTTTACCATCTGCACCTTTTAACACCATAGCATTGCCAGGAATACGACTAGAATCATATTGTACAACCATGGCATTTTGTCCACCAACTCGAACGTGTGGTTTTTGGTCATCAAAATGTTGAGCTCCGACTGCTAGTGCGCCAGCAACAACCGGGGCGCCAAGTAATGTAGCAGTATCTTTCCAGCTTTCTGGTAATTCGTGCCCTGTAACTTCCTCAACTTCGCCACCTGTGCTGTATACAATCTCTTCAATTTGATTAAAGATTGAACGGGGAGCAGTCATGTAATCACCGGCCCAATCAATGTAGTTCCCAAACTTCTGCATTACATGTTCATATGAACGTTCACCGTCAATGACAAAAGTTACGGTACTTTCTGTACCCTTGTTGAGCCCCTCAAATATCTGATTTAAAAACATGTTATACTCCGCCGCCGGCCTTCTTTATTAGTGTATTTAGTTGGGTAGCAGTTGACGGGTTTGACATAACATTACCAATGGCAGGAGCCATTGCAGCAATGGTATCTTTATCCATTGAATTCATTGGTGCACCGGTGTCAGTCTTTTGCAATGTCTGTGCTGCCTTAGCAGGGTCAATTTGCACCCCAGCGGTCTTTAAGTTAGCTAGATTTTGTTGTAGCTTGGCTTGATTTTGTTTAGCTGCCGCAGCTTGTGCTGGATTAGGTGCAGCGCCCGGGGCGGTTGCTTGTGTAGATGGTTGAGTTGCACCAGCTACGCCACCTGCGGTAGCAACAGGAGCAGGAACTGCTTCGTCAACTGTTTCTTGACCGGGGCAAATATCGTTGTAGTTGTCCATAGTCAATGTTTGACCACCTGCGCTTAATTTAATTAAACGTTCAGCAACGTCATGTAGATCCATATCTGTTTTGGCATCTTCGCGAGCATATTCAAACAAGCGAATCATTAATGGAATATCCATTGTAACTGTGTCAGTTGGGTTTGTCCCTTCTTCCATTGATTGCGCTGCTGCACGAATACCTATTACTGTAGCGTTCTTGCTGTCAGCCCACTTGTATGCTGCTTCTTGACTGCTGAATTCCTTGCGCCACATTACACGCTGATCGCGCTTGTTGTAAGCATAACCATATGCTTCAACGGCTGTGTCGTTTTGAATAGGCTGTGCTTCGTCGCTGTAGTTTTCTTGTACCTGTGGTTCAACTAATTCGCCAATCTTGTTACGAATAAGACCAATTAGCTTGCGATGTGTACCAGTTAACACACGGTTCTTTTCAATGAAGTTAAGAATGTGCTCTGTTTCTGCTTTATACTTTGCTCTCCACTGCGGAGTTCTAGCGGTAGTAATGTCCTTGACGTTGTCTAATCTATCGGCAAGTTTAATTACAAGACCGTAGCTGCTCATTGCAGCCATCTTGTGTGCTAAGTACTGAGCCTTGCCCATCTGTTTAATTTGTTCAGGATCACTTGTTAGTTCTTGGACCAGGCTAGCAACTAGACCACCAAACAAGTCATGCAAAATCTCATGTGTAGTATCGGTATCTTCAACTGTGTCGTGCAAATATGCAGCACTAATTAGTGCTTCAAGGTTGTGAGATTGTTTATATTGTCTAATATGATCAGCAACACGCATCGGGTGAGTGATGTATGGATCACCACCGGCTCTAGTTTGACCAGCGTGAGCTTGAGTTGCGTACTGTAACGCTTCTTCCTCGCCTTCAGCCATTGGTCTATCTGCGCCGTTGATAGTAATCATTGGGTTACGAACACCCTTCTTCTTGCACCATGCTTCAACTTTAGCTTCTGCTTCTTCTGTTGATGTTGCTGTTACTGTGACAAAATGTGCGTCTGCCGCAGTAGGTCCGTACTCAACTGTTGCACGGTACTTGACTGGTTGAGATTGTTCTTCCGCCACACCTTGCCTTGGTAATAACTTGTTAATAGTAGTTTTAACTTTCAATCCCTTTTGTGGATGGTCAAATATAACGCCAACATCATTGATGTCTTTGATGAATGCAATTTTGCCTGAACCCTGATAGCCACGCACACAAACAGTATCGCCTACTTTATATTTGGGAGTTGCTGCGAATCCACCTCCGCCACCTAAGCCTTCCGCCACACCTTGCTGTTGTGGGTTGAACTCTAAGGCACCTTGTGTATTACCCATGATGATATTGGCAATCTTGTAGATGTTGTCAAAGGTCAAATCAAAGTGACGCTCAAACGGATGACCTTTTAACAAACTAAATGTAGTGAGTAGTTTGCCTTTTATTTGTCCAGTAAAGCCGCCGCCAGTGTACTTACCAATTTGGATAGCTCCGCGAGTGCTATGCGCACCCTTACGACCTGCTCTAGTCTCGTAGTATGAGTAAAGCATTGTTGGACCAAACTCCATTGGGTCATGTGGAACAAAGCGGGCTTTGATTGTTGTCTTAACAACGTTTTCTACACAGTCAAAGTCTTTAGCTACGATTTGTTTTACTTGTTCGATGAATTCTGCCCATGGAATAAACTTACGTGAGCCTCCACCTTCGTCTGGGGCAAATTCGTCTACTTGTTGTTTGTACTGCGCGAACTCTTCTGCAAGTGAATGTTTAACTGCATTCTCGGTTAGTTCTTTTTCTAGATCAGCAAGCATGTTCTTGCTTTCTGCTGCGCCCACTAAACGACCAGCAAAAGGATGTTTACCATCTTTACGCTTAGTGGCTTTTTCAGTACCGCGAACTTGATCGCCGGGTTTTTGTTCTGGCTCTCCAGCGAACTTGTTCATTGACTCTAGTAGTTTACGCATATCGCTCATTTGTAGATTCCTGTACCGATCTTAGGGGTTAAACGTTTTGCAACATTCTTTACACGCTTAGGAACACCTGTCCCTGGCTTGCCTGTTCCGCCTGCTGGGCCAGTAGCAAATCCACCTGCGCCTGTGCCGCCAGCAGTCATCTCGCTAACTGTTTGCTTGCCTTCAGCAACACCTTGACCTTTTAAGCTACGAGTAGCTGCATTCAATTGACTAATACTTACACTGCGAGTTGTATCGCTGTTCCAGATTAAGTCAACACGTAAAGGTCTGCCATTTTTATAAAAATGCAATTCGTTGCTGGTAGTTTTGAAATTATCTGCACCATACTGACGTAACACTTTTACAGCGTCATTCAATGGCATTGTTTCTGCAACGCCCTCAGCAACACCTTGCTCCAAAAACTCTTCGTCGGTTAAATTACCGGCTAGCAATGCTTCTAGGGTGTCAATCTGTTGATTATAGATGTCGATTAGATATTCAATTTCCATGTCGTCGTAAGCATCTGAACCGTCATACCATGTTTCGTCAACTGCTTCTGCTTCGGCATCTGTCAGTCGACGCTTTTGTGCCAATAGCTTTTTCTCTAGCATGTTGGCAATAGGTGCATACTTACGCACAACCTGTTGCCACATAGGCTCTTGTGCAAACTCTGGAAACTGTGCAGCGGCACCTTCCACCGGATCAAAGTCCTGGAATAGGTTTAGTGCTAGCACATCCTTAACTGGCATGCCAGCTTTTACTAAGTATTCGTTTAGTTGGCCTTCCGCCACACCTTGCTCACCATCTTGTTGTGCTTTGGCAGCGGCCGCACGCTTCTTGCGGAAGATTTCACGGAAGTATGCTTCATCATCTGGGTTTACACCAGGTGTTTGTTGACCACGGTGTCTCTGCTTTGCAGGAGCATTACGAGCTGCGTAATAATCTTCGTCGCTGTCAAAGTTGCGTGGATCCACTTCGTTTACTTGTCCAGTGAAGCCTTTATATGCGCCTTTAACTGCGCCAGTTACGCCGCCAACAATCTTCTTGCCCACTTGCGCCATAAACGGAGTCTTCTCCTGTGGAGCAGTCATTCTGTCCACTGACTTACGTGCATTAGCTTCTGCGTCACGCTGTACATCAGCCATTGAATAACCTTCTTCCAATGCAGCTTGCAATTGAGCTTCGGCTGATTCAAATGCAAATGTAGGCATCGCATGTAAGTCAACTTCTTTGTCTTCGTAGCTTAGGTATTCGTATACTGTACGTAGGTAATCGTTTGCAAGAGTAATCTTCTCGCTTACCCATCCCTCGATGTTACCATTGTCGTTAGCTTGGGCTAGAATCTTGTGTAGCTTGATAGCGTAGTCTGCTGCGTGGTAGCAGTCGGCACGAGCCATTTGTACTTCGTGGTCTGAGTGCATTTCACCTGCATCTTGGGCGATAAATGCGTTGTGTTCTGTGATAAAATCTGTTGTCTTCATGCGAATTTCCTGTATATTATATTTAGTTACACAATAAACTTGAGGCCTGCACCTTGTCCGTTTACTGCAACATTGTTAGTGATAAATTGTGCATCAGTGTTGCTGCATTTTTCAATACGTAATTCATGCCAGCCATTGTCTAAATAAACTTCAATGTGCTCACGGATATAGTGTCTACTGGTTTCCCAAATAAACGTGCGCTCCGTTAGCAGTTGGTCATCAATATAGACTCTGTATGCTGGCGGTGTTGTGTCCCACTTGCACCAAACGTCTACGTCAATGCAAGTGTGGTTCATTTTCTAGCCTTTAGGGTCGCTAACTGTTCTTGTAACTGTGTTAAACGGCTTAATAACTGCTCTGCTTCTTTGATCTTGTGTTTAGGTAACTTACGGGTTAAGCCGTATGCTTTCATCATTTTAGGTAATGTGCTAGCGTCAACATCATTTTGATCGCCCATGGTGGCCATTACGTATCGTGGATCTTTGCTGTTGCTAACAACACCTACACCTGCTGCATCTTCGCCTAGTGGGTTATGCAATGCGCCCCACCCGGGATGACGTGGATCGTTAATGTCCAACGAGCTATCGTCTGCTGGTTTGCGTTTAGCTAACCGGTCTTTTTCATGTTCTTTGTCAATCAAGTCACCAACTAATGCTTTCATCGGATCAGTCTTGCGCAATTCTTCACGTGCTCTTAGCTGCGCCATGTGACGATTGAAGTCTGCCGCATTAAATGGGGCATTGTGGTCGTAGGCTTCATCAATGGCAGCATCTGGCAATTCTACATTAAATTTTATTGCAATTTCGGCTCTAAAATTGTCATATGCTTTGCTATTATCGAATATAAACGTGTGTGACATTCCGTGTTTGCTTGTTTGATTGCTCGGAAATTTAATAGTCTCGCCTGCATCGTTTACAAATAAGTATTGATTTCCACTTTTTCCAACTAGCGTTGCATGTATAAGATCGGAGTTGAGTGGTATGATTCTATTCTGAATCAGCATCAATGGAGTCACAATGTATTTTTTATTTTTTACTGGCGTACTAGAAAATCTATCTAGCCCGGTAAAATATTCAGCGGTGTGGTTATCTGATTCTAGCAATGTTCCATCAATGTAGTATGCTTCGAAGATAGCCATCTTGTCTTCTATTGACAGCTCCTCACCCAACTCTGTCCACTGCGGGACTGCATTTTCATTGGCATGCTTAAAGTACTGCACTTCGCGCTCGTGCTTTTGTGCAGCGGCTTTAGTTGGGAAAGTACCTAGATTTTTGTTACCATGCTTACTAAGCAAACGGTACTGACTACCGTGTTTAACAATATGCTCGCTAATACCAGGAATAGCACTTGCACTGTCTGTAGCATGTGGACTGATAGAGTCCTCATTCATTGGGATTTTGTCTAGGATACGGCCCACTTCTGGGTCATTGCGACCGTACATTTGCAATAGGTATTCGCCACGTGCTTTAGCATCGTTACGGATACTGTTCCACAATGCGCGATTTTCAGTGCCGTGGCTAGCATCGTATTGCTGACCATTGATTGTGATGACTTTCTTGCGTTCTGCTGCAATAATAACGTAGCCATGCTTATCGGCAGTTTGACACTTGTTTAGATCTTCAAACTTTTGGTAGTAACTAGGCTGGCCATCTTTCTTGTATGTGCCAGGCTTTAGGCGATCTGCGTCAGGGGCGCCAACTGCAACTACAAACACAGTAGATGCAGGGTCAAATTGTGGAGGAAGGATGTAAGGGCTTTTAACTTCTAAGATGCGATCGTTAGGCACACCAGCGGCGTGCATTAACACTGTCTTGTCTGTGAAGTTAAAGGGACTTTTAGGCAGCTCTGTCTTGTTGCTAGTTGCAATGTAGACGTTATCGCGACCGTATTTGGCTTGTAGGCTTTCAAATACGTCGCGATGTCCTAGATGGAAGGGCTGGAAACGCCCTGGGTAAATTACAACTACTTGCGGCTGTGCCGCTTCAGTAAACATTTCAGCAATAAACATAAAAATTCCGTTATTGCTGTATTTAGTCTAAAACGGCTTATAGGTTTTCCAATAGCCAGAGGTAGAAAGGACTGCTAAATTCGAGAATGTACGTACCAGTCCACCCCATGTTTACACACTGATCAATGCGATCAACAATAGCACCGTTATATACTTGCTTTTTAACTGGAGCGTAATGGCTCTTTGAGTGTCTCAAGTGCCCAATGTCAATGTCGTCGATTTCAATGTGATCAACGTTAAGTAACATATCCTTTACGATAGTAAAGTTTTCGCCAGAGTTGTCCTTAACAGTGTCTGAGCTTTCTTTGTTTAACAAGGAAATCTCCAATTGATGATCGCCGTCAACTAAGTCAACTAAGAATTCGTGGTATTCTGTTTCACCAGATGCAGCGGCAATATATCCCGCTGCATATTCTTTACCAGAAATAGCAATGCTGTACTGGGGTTTCTTGTCCCAGTACGTACCACTAATGCCGATTCGAAACTTGATCTTTTCAATTTCTTGCATTATGCGTCCTTTTTAACAGCCATATTCATAGCATCGGTTAATGCCTGTGGTAACTGTTGGCCTTCTGGCTGTGCAACTGGTGCACCAAACTGTGGCATCTTACTCAAGTCACCTTGGAACTCGTAGTGCCCAATGTGGTTCAACAACACTTTACCGTGTGCCCAAATCTCGCCACCTAGTTTTTGCCATCGACGGCAGAACAACCAGTCTTCACTCAAGTAATGCCCGCGCTCATCAATTTCACAATCAAAGATGCTGTACATCATTGGCTCGTATTGCTTACCTAATCCCACGTCATCAACATACTTGGTCTCTGGGTGTGCTGCAATCAACTGCTCGTACACTGTCTTTTTAAACATCAAGAAGCCTGTGCCCATTGTATCTACTGTAAAGATATCGCCTTGTACCTTTGTTTGTGGGTTCAAGTTAATAACGTAGTTGACTGGTAATGCTTTCTTGGGATACAGGCCACCAATAACTTCCTTGTCACATGCCATCATCTTTAATGGAGCGTCGGGTTCAAAACGGATGTCTGCATCGATGAAGAAAAAGTGTGTGGCTTGAGGATTAGTCATCATCTTAGCCATTAAGTTATTGCGAGCACGGGTAACTAATGATTCATTGACCATTGTATCCAGGCTCCAGTTTAGTCCCACTTGTTGTGCAAGCAAAATAAAACGCAACAAACTGGTAACAGTTGGCTCGCTCATCATGCCGCCATAGCAAGGAATACCGATGTGCAAATGGCACTTAGAGAAATCAAACGGCGTACCTTGTGGCTTTGGAGCAGGTGCTGCTGTTTGTTGTGCTGCTTCTGATGCTGCTTTGATTGCAGCAATAGCGTCAGAGGTGGATTGCCCAGAGGCGGGTGTAGTTACTTTTTTAACCATGTTTACTTTCTTGTGTGAGTTATCCAGCTGCAACTTCGACTACTACGCCGGCTGCAACCAATTCTTGTGTTACTTGTTCTAAGCTAGCAACAACTTCTTCAGTTGCTAGGTCTGGGTAGTGATCGTCGGAATCTTTAACCAATTTGCTAAGTCTGATTACGATTACTTGTTCTTGAATTTTTGCCATCTCGGGCTCCTTGATATTATAGTAGTATTTATTTCACGGTTTCACGATCTCGTGAATTTTTCCGACCATCCCCGGAGCAATCAATCCGATCATTGTTGTAATAGATGGGTCGTTGGTATAAACAAAACAACCCCATATGTATTTCAATGGGCCCGATAACATGTTCATATTAGCTTTAGAAACTTTAACTTCGCTGCCCATTGTTTTTAAATAATTAACAATTGACTGCTTGGTTTCCATGCTGTAGGATCCGTCTCTGAGCACTATCTTGTATTTGTATTCTTGCTTAGAATTAGGTGCTGCAATAATATGACCCGCTTCTAGCAATGCCTGCTGTTCCGGGCTAGCTGGTGTACTAATACTTAATAGTCTGCTAGCAATAGTTCGATCGTAGTTTAGTCTTGTGGCAATGTCTCTAAGAGTCTGCTCGTCTTTAGTATAAACCTGTAGCCAGGGCTCCTCAATGCGCATTCGTATACGATTACCATATCCATTTTTGATACTGCGCAATTCTTCAAGGAATACAGGGTCTGATTTTTTTAGTTCATCTGCTTGCCGCAGTGCCCAATTGGATTGTGATGCCCAACTTCCGCCATAGTTAAAATGCTTTTGCTTAGATAGTCTGTCGGCTAAGTGATTTGCAATGTAATCATTGGGCCTCGTGTCGGTGATAGACCTACTACCGTGAGCCTCTATGACCAGCTTATAACAAAACTGGCCATAGAACTGCTTACGTGTATCTTCGCAAACGATCTTAGGATTTAGTTTGGTCCAGAACAATGAAACCATCTTCGTTTACTGTAGGTTGTGGTGCGATGTCAAACGCTGATTGTGCTTCGAATGTAAACTCTTTATTAACATAGTCTACTACCATGATGGTGTTAGGACCAATGTTATCAAACAAGATTTTCTTACTCAATGGTACTTTAATCAAGTCGTTAATCTTACGTTGCACAGGGCGAGCACCCATCTTAGCATCAAAGCCTGTAGCAATGATTTCATCAATAGCCGACTCGCTCAAGCGCACTTTGATCTGACGTTCTGCAAGCAACACGTTGATTTCGTTAACAAACTTGCTGACAATCTTGCGCATACTCAATTGGTCCAGCTTGTTGAACTTAACAATGCCGTCTAAGCGATTGCGGAACTCTGGCTTAAAGAAGTCCTTAACTGCTTTGTCATCCTCGTCAGTCTTTTGCATACTGCGACCAAAACCAATGTTGTTACGCTCGTTTGCTGCTGCACCCAAGTTACTTGTAAGGATCACAATACAGTTACGGCAGTCAGCTTTCTTGCCGTTGCTGCTAGTAACCATACCTTCATCCATTAAGCTCAACAAGATGTTAGATACGTCGGGGTGAGCTTTTTCAATCTCATCCATTAAGATGATACTGTTAGGGCTTTTCTCAACGTCACTAATCAACATTCCGCCGCCCAAGTTGCCATCGTCGTAACCAACATAGCCAGGAGGCGCACCAATCAGTTTAGCCACGCTGTGCTTCTCTTGGTACTCGCTCATATCGTAACGCAACAGTTTCATGCCCAAGTTCTCTGCAAGTAACTTAGCCAGTTCAGTTTTACCTGTACCAGTTGGGCCAAGGAACAAGAAGTTACCAACGGGTTTGTTCAAGCTCTTCAAGCCAGCTCGTGCCACGTAGATCTTTTCCAATACAGAATCAACCGCTTGGTCTTGTCCATACAATTTAACTTTAATGTTGCTTTCAAGGTTAGTGATTGCACCACCATTGTTGGTATTACCAATTTGTTCAACCGGGATCTTAGTAAACTTGCTGATTGCATCCACAATATGGCTACGTGTAACAACAAAGTCCACAGTCTTAATCTTAAGACGAGCACATGTGCTGTCAATCAAGTCAATTGCTTTGTCAGGCAGCTTCTTGTCAGTTTGGTAACGAACGCTAAGATCAACTGCTGCGTCAATAGCTTCGTCTGTAATAACGCCACCATGGAATGATTCGAACTTCTCTTTGAGACCTTTAAGAATATCCTTAGCAACTGCTGGAGTTGGCTCATCAACAGTAATACGCTGGAAACGGCGCATCAATGCACGATCCTTCTCAAAGCTCTGGCTGTATTCTTCCCAAGTTGTGCTTGCTAACACTTTGATTTGGCCTTTAGTCAATGCAGGCTTGATCATATTACCAAAGTCGACGCTGCTGTTGCTACCAGAACCTGCCCCACGCATCTGGTGCGCTTCGTCAATAAACAAAATTGCCTTGCCTTTTGCTTTGAGACCTTTAATAACGTCTTGGAACTTTTCTTCAAACTCGCCGCGGTACTTAGATCCAGCAAGCAAGCTACCAATGTCCAAGTTGTAGACAGTGTGGTCTTTCAAGTACTCAGGTACAGTGCCGTTGACAATGTTAAGGGCAAGACCTTCTGCAATGGCAGTTTTACCTACACCGGGATCGCCAATCAACAACACGTTGCTCTTGTTACGCTTAGCCAACACTTCTGCAATTTCGTCCAGCTCGTATTCGCGACCAATTACTGGATCGATGGTGCCTTCGATTGCCTGCTTGTTTAGATTAGCACAGTACTGCTCAATGAACTCGTCTGCTTTCTCTTTGCCAGCTTCTTTGCGATGTGCTTCTTCTGTATAGTGCTTGTTGTAGTAGTCGACAAGTTTTGCACGATCCATGCCGTACTTGACCATGAAGTAGTGTGCATAGGTGCTGTTCTCAGAGTGCAAGCTCAGGAACAAGTCAATGACTTGAACGTGTGTACGTGCAGAAAATAACACTTGCGTAAATGCTCGATTAAACACACGCTCCAGCGCATGAGTCTTCTTTGGCTCAGTAACATCGGGGTTAACCAAGTCTGTTAGGCCTGCAATGTATGTTTCGAGGTCTTTGACCAAGCCATCAGTATCGATGCCGTAGCCGTAAATCAATTCATTGAATGGCTTGTATTTAACAAGACAGAGCAACATGTGTTCTGCAACCACGTACTCGTGTTTGTGTTCTTTTGCAAGGTTTGTTGCTTCTGCAACGATGTGGTCAATTTCTGGATTAGTTTGTAGCATCTTGATTTTTAGTTAGTTGACGAATGGCTTCTACCTGAGTTTCTGTTAAATTTGTTGGAACAGTGATATTTGCAATCAAATACAAATTACCCCTGTTGGATTGATTTAGCGCATAAAGACCCTGTCCTCCAATTTTAAATTTAGTCCCGGGCTGCGTACCTTGTGGTACTGTGAGACTAAAAGTTCGGTTGTCTAAAGTGGTAAACTCTTTGCTACATCCAATTATAGCATCAAGGCAATCAATGTCAATGGATGTGAACAAATCAATTCCGTTAATTTGGAATCTCGGGTGCGGCATAACAACAATATTAACATACAAATCGCCACGCGGCAATGTGGTAAAAAGGTTGTCGCCGAGACCCGGATACTTAATGCTGCTGTCTGAGTATACACCACGCGGGATTTCGATATCAACTACTTGGTCTGATGTTGACCGGTTTGTATTGATATTCAGTGTGCGCTTTTGAACTTCCAATGTTTCTGCTAAGTTTATTTGCACAGTAACTCGAATGTCTCGGTTACGCTGTTGGCGCTGTTGGAATCCGGCACCATTAAATGCAAACCCAAAATTACGCATTAGGTCATTGATATCCATATTGCCGGTATTAAAGCCGTGCTGTCTATTGCCAAATGGGTTACTGCGTTCAGCATCGTATTGCTCACGCTTTTCGGGAGTTTCAATCGCTGCGTATGCTGCTTGGATTTCTTGGAACTTAGCTGTGTTGCCACCTTTGTCGGGATGGTTCTTGCTGGCAAGACTGCGATATGCCTTTTTGATATCGTCTTGTGTTGCCGACTCGGTTAAGCCAAGCGTTTCATAGTGAGTTGACATATTTTAATTGATACCAAGTATAGTCTTGTTCGGGTGCAAACACTGGCGTCACCTTCGCTTCTGACCTTTTAAGGTTAAACTGTACATCTACTAGACCCGGGATTCCTAAAGCTAGAATTTCATTCCTGATTTGAAACTGCGTAGGAACATCCCATACATCATATTGATGATTAGATAATAGTTCATAAATTGGGTTCATAAAAAAGTCCTGTATGTATATTATACAGGACTTTCCATTTGGTGTCAAGTGTTACTTAGTTGGTACTTTTTCGCCTTCGACCTTCTTGTGGACCTTAATAGTCTTACAAGATTGCTTTGTGCTACCATCTTTGTTCTTAACCACTTTGCCTGCTTTGTCTTTTACTTCAGTGCAGACTTCTTTCTTTTCGCCACCAGCATGTGCGGTTAATGCACACACTGCGATTACGATTGCTAATAGATCTTTCATATTATTTCCTTATAGTAATGGTTGTTCAGCTTCTGGGACAATCTTCTTGCCACTTGCTGTTGTTGCTACCACAGTCGGTGCAGCAAAGGTTGGAGTAAACGCTGCTGGTGCAGGAGTTGCAGTTGGTGCCACTGCTGGAGTCGCTGTAGATAATGTTGGGCTAGGCAAACCTGCTGCATCGGGTACTGCTGATTGTCCAGCTAACTTCTCTTGTGTACGACCATATGCACTTACGCCTAATACTGCACACATACTCACATGGAACAAGCCACCGCCTTGTAGTGTAATTGGTACCCATTGACGGAATGCATCATTGGCCGCTTGTGTTTCCCAAAACTGCACAACGGTGAACATAATTGGGAAGATGGCAAAGTCGCATAAACAGCATGCCATGTACATAAAGGCCGCACATGGACGCCAGTATTTCTGCATCCATTCGCCTTTGCCTACTACTTCTGTTTCGACTACTTCTACTTCTACTTCTGGTTTAGTTGATTTCTTAAACATTGTTTACTCCTTAGAACCAAAGCCAAATGCCTTGACTTAGTAAAACAATGCCAATAACAGCAACCACTTCACTAAACTTATACATCTTATTGTTAACTGACAAGATACTTGCACTCAACAACACAATAGCCAATTGGAACGCCATGCTAGCAAACGTTAACCATGGGCTGTGCTTACTTGCTTGGTCGCGGGCAGCTTCGTATGCTTGCGCTTTTGCTAGCAATTCTTTTTTACCTTCGCCCTTGACTGGATCGCTTTCGTAACGGTCAATTTTTGCTTGCAATGATTCGGCTTTAGCCTTATCCCCGCGAGCTAGATAGTCATCACGTTGACCTTCGGCGATAGTTTGCTTGATACTCTTAGACTGGAAGAAAGCGTATGTGTCAGTTGCCTTTAACATATTCTTCAATGCTGCGCCACTGTGTATGTTTGCAAAGTATGTAGTTACCGCCATGAACAATGCCATGATAACAATCACCAAGCCTGCTTTGTCTTTAATTTGTGCTTCACGCTCCGAGCGTGATAGGGGTTTTGCTTCCTTGATTTCTTCTGCCATCTTTGATCTCCTTTATAGTTTTAGTTCTTTGGATGCTTGTGTCCACAATGTGGACATTCTTCTTTACGGTCGCTCATTTAGATACTCCCTCAAAAATTTGTTTTTGTACTCGATACCATTCCTGCCAGGTATCAACCTTTACTGCACACTCGTAGTAGGTGCTGTAATTCTGCGTCACCGTCGCAGTCAACTCACTCAACTTCACCCCGTTCTCTACTGTCGTCAGCTGTGGACATGACTCCATAGCGGCTTTGCCCGGTTCGTCGGGGAACTTAGCCACAACCGGTGCAGTTGTGCTACATCCTGATAATAATAGTGCAAACGCGATTAACGTATATTTCATTAGCAATTCCATTTACGCAAAGCCAGTGCCTTGCGAGTTGGCTTACCGTTTTCGTCCTTCATTGGGCCTTCCATGCCACTCATTCGAGCACAGAAACTCTTACGGCGCTTGGCATCTTTGCTGTCCGGCTTTAGTTCACTAGGCTTTTTAGTGACTGCGGTTTGTAGTTTGCTGCCTGGATGCTCTCTACGATAGCTGTCAACACCCTTTTGATTTAGGCCGCCATTTTTATTCTTACCTGACTTCTTTTGCCAAGCTGCGGTTTCGTCAACGGCACTTTCTTCTGCCTTTTCACAACTACCCGGAGAATACTCCTTTGTACCAGGAACACGCTTATAACCGTCCCAACATGCTTCTGTAATAATTTCGTTAATTTTCATTTAATGGCCTCGTTCTTTGCTGCGGCGTTGTGTGCTTTAACTACCGGCTCGGGGATCTTGCAGGTAGCATCATATTTGGTAACTTCACGAGTGATGTATTGTTTAACCACTACAGCCTTCTCACGAATTACTCGAACTTTTTCCTTACTCTTCTTTGCTAGCTTATCATTGGCAGTTTTAGCTTCAGCTTCTGCTGCTGCTACTTTAACTTCCATTTCAGCAACCCGGGCACGCCATTGCGTTTCCGCTGCATACCCACCTTCGAAGTAAACACCTGCAGCCAAGGTAATTGCACTAACAAGCTGTGCTATATTAACGTAACTAGACAACATTGGCAGAGACATAAGAATCCTGTTAACAACAAAGAAACTTAGGAATGTACCGATGATACCCGCAATTAAGATAGCGTGAACTACAAATTGCAGGAAGCTGTCGGGTAGGAAATGTAGCAACCACATATCAAGCGCCTAGTACGTGCAATGCGTGTTGGTAATGCTTAATGCGATCCTCAAGTCCAATGGTACCGCCATTAATGCGTTTAGTCAACATTAGAATGTCGCCTTTATCAGCAAATTGGTTCAAGTTGTTAGATTCCCAGAACCAAGCTGCACTTTGTACACAACCCTCAAATGTAGTTAAATGCTCGCTAGCTTCTTCTACATCAATTTCAAGACTTTGTGCATAGCGGGTGTAATTGTCTTTACCAGTTAGCTGGATTAAGCCACGCCCGCAATAGCGATATCCGTCACCCGATTCTTCTGGGCCGTTGCCCATACGGTTGGCGTAAATTCTGTTAGCAATCGCAGCTTGCTTATCTGGCATAGCGCAATAGCGAGTAGCAGTTTCGAGGTCAAAGTACTTCTTAAACAATGTCACTAGGGTAGCAGGACGATAGTTTAAGTTTTCTTTAATAGCAGTAAATCCGCCGCTTTCGTGGGCGCATTGTGCAAGGAACGCTGCAAGGCGTTGGGGTGTGTCAATATCGTAGTCCGGAAGGATTTCGCACAAGGCTTCGTGCCAATGCTCTACGTGTTTGTTACCGGGGATGATTTGTTTTAATTGGTCGAGCGACAGGTTTAAACTCATTGAAAAGCTCCTAAATAGCTACAGTATTTAGCTAGTAGGAGCCAAAATGGATTAGCGGATTCCTGCTGCGATTCTTAGAGATTCAGTGAAATCGTTCTTAGGAGCTTTAGTAGTTACTTCTACTCCTGCTGCTGCTTTCATTTTATCAATGTCTTCTTTGCCGTATCGCTCATTGTATGATTTAGCAGATAACGGAACTAGGTCAGCGATGCTATTAACAGTTGCTTCGTGATCGGTTTCGTCTGAGCGGTAACGTACACGCCAATCTTCGATGCTCTGCTCTGTCAAGTTCATCATGTCTTGTAACAGTTTGTGTACATTCTTTGGGAGATCGTAATCGCGTTCTAATTCGACAAACACCAGGTATGCGCCGTCATCTAATTCGCCGCTACTAACATCAGCATCGATTACCCACTCGTACCCTTTTTCGCAAAAACTAACTAGGTCTTCTGCTGGTTCTTTTGTGGCAAGTTTAAAACTTAGTACTGCAACATCTTCGTCGCGCCCTAGCTTGCTCTTGTATTCATCAATATGCAACTCAGGGTGGATAAGGCGCTTTAAGTCGCCGTACTCTAGCCCTTCTTTAAGCTGCTGGTGCTGGTGCTGGTTCATTACCTGGTCCTTGTTGTGGATTTACTTGTTCTGCGTTGCCGGTCTTGTACATCTTATCGTCTTGACCAGTTTCATATGCTTGCTCAATGTCTTCCATATCGATACTACCAGACTCAAGTTCCAAGCTACCTTGGTGGATTTCTTGCATAAGCGTCTTAGGCATTACAATCTTAACTAACCAAACCGGGCTCTCGCCTTTCTTAGGCACCTTCGTTCCGGGCTTAAAGTCGTTGGGGTTTTTAACTTTAATCGGATATTCTAGAGTGTCTCGCTTGTAATAGACTTCGCAGTTATATTCTACTAGGCGCTCTGCTGCACGTGGGTCGGGCATAAATTTGTGCGGCCACATAAACGTGCAAGTAACAAAGTACTTCTCGTAGATTGGGCCTTCTACTAACTCCCCGTTCTTCCAGTTTTTAAACGCATACAAGTCTAACTCGTCAATTACACGTTCAAAGTCCATAAGGGTAGCTAATGCACTGTCTGTCATAGTCAGTGTTTTTGTATTGTTAATTACATCTTTAATGCTCTGAGCCATTGTTTTATTCCGCTTTTGTATTATTTAGCCCGCTTGCTGTTCTAACTACAAGGTCTAATGGCTGATCCCCTACTGCGGAAAAATACTTAGCATTGGGATCTTGTGACAATATTTCATCTAGCTTAACTGGATCGACATGCACCGGAAACTCTAGCTGTTTAGCAATACTCTTAATATAATTTGCTTTATACAAATACAATAACTCAGTGCTTAGGTATACTGGATTGTGTCCCATTAAATATGGAATAGCTTTTTCAAAGTGCGGTAAAGTAATCTGTCCGCGCAATCTAGTCTGCTGATGCTCTAAGATGTTTTTGTCTCTACCAATTATTGCAAATTTTAAGTTATACCCTATGTCTTTTGCTGCGTTAACAAAACCTTTATAATCCGGGATTGATACGCTTCCTTTATACATATAGGGGCAGCTTATGCTAGTAAACGCAAACTTATCAAACTGTATGTCTTTAAGTGAGAGAGGCCGACGCCAAGCTTCGGCAAATGGTTCTTGATCGTGTGGCGCCCAGTAATTATTTGTTAGATAGTCCCACCCAAACACATTTGCATTGGCTGCAAATATTTTTGAAAATAAATGATTCCCGGACCCCTGGGGGCCGGTTATCACCAATAAGGTTTTTGACATCAGTCTAGTAAGTTAATTTGTTGACTTAACGGAATGAACACGCTGCGCAACTGCTCAATGTGTCGATTAAACCCCGAAGGAGTAAGTTCACGCTCGTCAATGAATATTAGATTGGTATCGTAATACTGCTTGATCTCTGCGCTACGCAATGCAGGGATGAAATTTTTAGCATACCAGTCCACAATCTCTTTAGGGGTGTTTGGCGGCAATGCAAGTGCCCATGCTGCAAATACGTTAATGTAGCTGCCGCCCACTCGAATAGGTTCTGCTGCGGGCAAATTAGCAAGGCGCTTTTCACCAGTGATGCCAATTACTTTAACGTGCCCGCTTTGTACTAGTGGCAGCGCAATAGCAATGGGCATGATTCCAAACTCAATTCCTGCATCGCTAGCCACGGCTGTAACTGCCTGCAACGGGCCAGGGAACTGTGTAAACTTAACTTGAGTTTTGTTTCCACCAGCTTTCATCATAAAGAACTCGTATGCCATTCTGTGAGCTCCTCCACCAATTGCAAAAGTAATTGGCTTGTCTGTTTCTTTAACTAACTTAGCAAGTTCTGCAGGAGTAGTAATCTTGCTCTTGGGATTGGCAACGATCGCCAACGGACTCTTGCCCATACCAAATGCAGTTGTAAAACTGTTGTATTGGAACTGCTTAATGTCCTTTTGCCAAATGTCATTTGTTACGTAGGTACTCATGTAACTGGGGATAGCAATAGTGTGGCCATCAGGTTTGGCGTTATATAGCAAGTTCATTGATACTACGCTGTCTGCGCCGGGCTTGAGGTCAATTACAAACACAGCAGGATTGGTTTTGTTAACCACTGCACTAATGGCGCGAAATCCAACTTCGTTGCCTGAGCCGGGTTGGTTACCAATTAAGACTGTAATGGGTTTAGTGGGTTCCCATGCAAACGCTAGCACAGGGATTAGTAGTAAGGTGATTAAAAACTTTTTCATATTGTTCTCCGATTTAAATTAGTTTTAGATAGCAACCGGACTGGGTGCAAGTTAATCCAGTTATCTATGTGAGTTTGTTGAGGTTCGTTAATTGAAAGGTCAAAATTGTTAAGTAATGCAGTACCAGGATCGTTAACTAGGTCTTTTAAAGAAACTTTAACATCAGCTTGGTCCATTGCCTGCTGCACCCCTTTTGTATAAATCTCACCGTCGATTACTTCTGCATTTCGTATAGCAAGTTTTGTACGCCTAATAGCTTCAGTTGTAGTTACAATTTCGTCTTTATACCATTTTTTATAATATGCAAATGCTTTCTTATACCATGCCAATCTAAGCTCAGTGCGTAAGTCAGTATAGAGAAAAACTTTCTTCCCTGGTAAAGATTCCCACTGTTCAATATGATTGCAAGTGAAATATATTTTGTGTTTCCCAAGGTCCATTGTTTGAGTAACAGAATTTATAGGCCACGATTCAGTATTCTTCCATTCCGTCCCAACGGTCCACTGATTCTTGTATACTACTTTTTTAAAAAATAAAAACCATGACCGGTAAGAGTTGAGGGTGATATTTTCATGATGGAAATGGCATGTATAGTTGCCACTTAACAATAACAAGTGCAAGAATAAAAAGCCGCCACTGCCACCGTAGTAGAATATATTTAGATCGCTAGAGTCTTTGCTCATTTAATAATTGTGACTAGTATATCACTATGCTGTTTAGTTAATCGCACGTCGTGACCAAAGTTATTTTTAATCCATGCATCAGTGAAGTGGTTCCAGGTTGCATCGTGTTGGTATGCAAACTCCAGTATCCTTTTGTTCTGTACGCTGATCTCATGTAACATAGTTGGACTGTCTTGGTACCAACTGTAGTCAGGGTACTCAATATCAAACCCACCTGCTTCGTGCCACCATGTATAGCTAGGCATATCGGGGCGGTAGACTAGCATAATCCAATCGTCGGGAAATGCTGCTTTTACGTCATGCAGCTTATATGCCCAGTTATGGCTCTTTACAATCTTGGTACCACCCTCTTTTGCCCATGCGCTGTCAATGTAGTCAGCATCCAATCGATCTTCCAGTTCCATGCCGGGCCCAAAGTATGCGCCACAGTGGCCTCCATATTTTGCATGAGTGAATACACGATCATTATTACGATCCCGAGTATTAAACTCTGGCAGTGTTTCTAGTAGTTGTGCAATGCCGCTCCAGCGGCTTCCGGGCACTCCGGTAAAAAATATTCGATTTGGTAGCATAGTATTTAAATACACATTGTAGACAATTTTATATGATTAATCAACCTTACCTCAATGACTATTTTGCCAATGTATGGGCAAAACGCGATCGCACTCTTGATCAATATACCTACACTGGATGGGCCTTAGTGGACAAAATTAAACCCGATGAACGAGTAATTGATGTTGGGTGCGGAATGAATCCGTTTAAAGGGCATATCCCTGATCTAGTGGGCATCGATCCTGCATTTGACCAAGCAGACGTTAAATGCACACTAGAAGAGTACCGCACCCCCGCACCGTTTGATGTTGCGTTTTGTTTGGGGTCAATTAACTTTGGCGATAGGAAAAACATCGAAGATCAAATTGCTATAGTGCTTGGGTTGCTTAAAAGCGAAGCCAGGATTTATTGGCGTTGCAATCCTGGGCGCAAAGATCACGGTAACACAGAATGTAACGACATTGATTTTTATCCATGGAGTATTGAGGAGCATGTGCGTTTAAGCGAGCTATTTGGATGTAAGCTAGTAGAATGCAGATGGGACACGCAGAACCGCCTATACGCAGAGTGGAAAGTATCGCGCACAGCTTAATACTTATGCCGGTCAACCAAAGTTATAAACCCTGTTAATTGGTCCGAGTCAACCTCCGTAAATATTTGCGTGGACAGACTGTTTTACTGATCCACAGTAAAATGGAAAAATTCACGCACCCCAAGGAGGCACATTTGTCTAAACAGCGTAAAGGCCGAGCATCAAATGCTCAACCAGCAATCACCCAATCAAACAATCGCAACGATAACACCATTAACATCGATACATATCGTCCCCAAAAACAAAGACCAATTAACCTTTCCCCAAAGTCTTTAGCACAAGAAGACTATATTGATCTGTTAACAGATCCCCAAAAAATTATTCTATTCGCCACTGGCCCAGCAGGTACTGGTAAAACAATGCTAGCCGTATTAGCGGCACTAAAAGCATTTAGAGCTGGCGAATGTTCCAAGATCGTTATCACTCGACCAGCCGTCGGCGTTGATGATGAGCAGCACGGGTTCCTACCAGGCGACCTTAATGCAAAAATGGCACCATGGACTAGACCTATTTTAGATTACATCGAAGAATACTATAGACCAATTGAAGTCACAAAAATGCTAGAAGAAAAACAAATTGAGATCTCTCCACTAGCATATATGAGAGGACGTACCTTTAAAAATAGTTGGATTATTGCAGACGAAATGCAAAACGCCACACCATCGCAGATGAAGATGCTGCTAACACGCCTCGGTGAAGGTTCCAAGATTGTAGTTACAGGTGACACACGCCAAGCAGACCGTAAAGAAGCAGACAACGGCTTACTAGACTTTAAACGTCTAGTTGATGATTACCGTAATTGCAAATACGTCAGCGGAGTGGAATTCACAGGCAAGGATATTATGCGACATCCTGCTGTTCTCGAGATATTGAAGATCTACAAGGAGGTATGAGTATAGTTACTTACTAACCTTATCCGCTTATATGCGCTAACACTAAATCCAACTAGTGTTGGCGCATATTCTTTTAAGATATACGACCAATTGCCACGTAGATTAACTCATCCAGCTCTTGCTGGTAGTCTCGCCCGGTTCTACGCAGCTCGTAAATTTTAGTCACTAACTCCGACGGTGTACTACTGTCAACTTCAAAGCCCTTGCCTCGTTTTTCTAATTCTTCAATTAGATCGTAGGTGTCAAAGTCGGTTAAATCTACGTCAACTTCTACATAAGTTTCAACTGTTGCCATTGTGTTCTTTCGTTAAGTTGCATACCATTTGAAAGTGCTCGTATGCTTGTCGCACACTTTCATGCTGCATTAGGTTCTCTGCTTCTCGGGTCATGACTTTAACTGCATCTTCGCAGGCTTCGCGGGCACTAGGCCATTCTAGTGTCTTTGCACTATCCCCAAACTCAGCAACTAGATTATCCCAGGCTGCTTTCTGACTAGGAGTTAGCGGTGTGTTGCTTTGTTTTTGTTTCTGCATACGCAAGTCTGTGGCAGCAACAATGGCGCTACTGATAGCATCTTCTGCTAGCCGCCCTGCTGCAATCATTGCAGCATAGTTGGGATCAATATTGTATCTGCGACTAACCCCGCCGGGATAGCAAATAGTGAGATGTGAGCCTTTGGGTAATGCGTCCATTAGATCGCTATCGTACTCATGCACTGGCACATATCTGCGGCCAACTTTTTCGTAGAAGATCTTCTTAGTCATTTTGTTGATGCCTATATTCACGTTTAAACCAATACTTGTACTTGGCAAAATATTCCTGTGCAGTATATGGCAACACCTGGCCATAGCTTTCTAGCTCTGTTTGATGTTCGTACCATTTTTCCTGACACCATGCTCTAAAGTTCATTTACATTTCCTTTAGTAGTGCAACATGAGTGCGGGATAAACGTAAGATACTGTGATTAGCTTCTTCAAATCTAATTGGCAAATCTGTATGTACTAGGACTTGCTTATTTTCTTCGCGAACCACCATTGCAATGAAGGGAATTTTATTCCAGTGGCCAAAAACTCTGTCGCCATAGTTGTACTTAGGCTTGGGCTTATCAGCATCACGTGCTGCAAAATATTCTGCGTAATTAGCCATTATGCGCCACCTCTAAGAATGTACATAGTAACGTCTTGGCTGTCAATAACACACATTTGCTCGCCGTACTTGTTATGCTCACCGCTGTACCATGAACGTTTTTCGACGTTGAGGATTTCAACCTTAACCATCTTAGGGTTAATCTTAACTACCTTGGCGATCTCCATGCCATTATGGTGCGCCACTGCAACGCAATCACCTAGTGCAATATCCCGACCTAGTTTATCTTTGTGTACCGGAATTTCTTTAGCTGCCATGTGATGCTTTCAACATTTCAATTAGTTTTTCGGGTTTGACAATCTCGTGGACCATTTTGTGATCAGTCGGGATGCAACGGTATTCAATTACCTCCCACTCGCTCATGTCAGTGGCTCCATAATATTTGTTAATATGGCTTGTAATGTGGGCACGGAGTTTACCCAGGGTGTCCCAAGTCTTGCCACCTTTTTCGACCCAATAGCTGTTGTTGCCATCTGCGTTGGCATAAGTGCCGCCTTTGCTATAACGCTTGGTTACTCGGTGGCGTATTTTAAAAAATGTTTGTTCACTCATCTGCGTTTCCTTTTGGCATCTGCTTTGCCAGTGAAATACCCAACTAACCAAAAACATATTGCAGTCCACAATATCCAACCCACCATGTAACTTACTGGTACCATCATTGATCCACAACGTGATAATTAGAAAAGGGGTAAGTTTCTTGTAACCATTGTAACATATCTTCCTTAAAAGGTAAACGAATATTATCGTATTTGTTAGTTATGTACTTCATTGGGAATTCCAGCTTCGGTTGCACACTTGACACAAAGAGCCTTAGGACGAGGGCCGCCCATACCACTGATCACTTGATTGCATTGGCAACACGCGATCATCGCAGCGGTGTAGATGTAGCCCTTTTTGGGTTGTTGGATAGGTTGGTACTGGTCTTTGCCCACTCGATCGTAACCGATGATTTCACTCATGATGCGTTACCTGCACTGTCGTAGATAGAGAAACGACCAGCCTCATCATTCCAATGACGAGTATCGTAATACTGTGCTGATACAGTATAGCCTAACAAGCCAAGATCCAAGCTCATGCCAGCGTGATCTTGTCTAATGTTCCAACGGAATGCAAAGCTCACAATGGTTGAATCACGATAGACTTCAAACTCCACAGCTTTATGCAGACGATCAATGACAGCACTGCGGTTGTAGATATTGTCCCAACGGTCACTGAATGGGTTGCGTAAATTAAAACTGAAACTAATCATTCTTCAACTCCGAAATGTTCTTTCAATAATAATTGATAGTTATACATTACCTTGGCATACTCAGCCCCTCCTAGGTGAGAAAATCCACGATAGAGTTCAGCCTCTTCTTCTGCTTTAGCAAGACATTCCCTAACAATCAACTCTGCAAACTTTTTGTTATAAATTTCTCTACCCTCGGTAAAAGAATAAAGACGATTATGCACCCGTTCCAAGTGGGCAAGTTCATCATCAGCAAGTTGTTCTGCTACTCGTGCAAGTTCTAGAATTCGTTCGTTCATTCTTCAACTCCGAAAGGTTTTTTATTTTCTGCTCTATTTTCTACAATCGAACTAAGTGTAAATCCTTCAAGACCCAGTGCTACTCTGATTGCACGATTTACTTTCCAAGTTTCTCGTTCAGTCAACCATATGCCCTTTCCTAAACTTGTGAAGTCGTGAGTTGTTCCGTGCCAAGTCCAGCAACCTCCACCGAGAGTCCAGTATTCGGTTCCTTTTTCTGGAGGGGTCTTTAATGGTGAAGGAACCTCTATTCCATTAATGTAGTTCATTCTTCAACTCCGAAATGTTGTTTAATCTCGCAAATCATAGTATAACCAGGACCAGACTTTTTACCTTGTCCATAATAGTCCCCAACAATGTCAACACATTCCCTAACAATCAACTCGGCGAACATTTCCATATGATGGTCAAGAAAATTTTTATCGTCCGCCTCGTCAAATGCCATACAATAAGCCTGTTCAGCAAGTTCTCGAATTCGTTCGTTCATTAGTAACATTCCTCAACTGTGACAGTATGTCCGAGGTATTCCAACAATTTTTTGATACCTTCAGTTCCCATGTCTTCATCATTGTGGTCCCAGCTGAACCGTTTGCCATCTACGTTTACTGTCCATCCATCACAGTATTGCTCAATCTCAATATCTTTCATGCTTGCAACTCCTTAAACCACGCTTCGCACTTTTCCCAAGTCGTGTAAACATGAGCGATACCGCCTGCTGCAATCCACTCACTGCAATTACTGTGTCGGTCATCAATTAAGATGTCAGTTGGGTGCTTGACATAACGATACTTGTCATGGCTAAAAGGGCCCAGGAACACAGGGATGCCGGGAAAGTGCTTGTCTGCCCACCATACTTTATCTTGTGCAGCAAAGGGCACACTGTAGTCATGTGGCAGAGCTGACAAGAATCGCAGTGTTCCGCCTGTTTCCTGCGTAAGTGCTTGGCAGTAAGCGACTAAGTCATGTGCGCCTGGCTTCAATGGCAAGTTCAAGTAAAAGCGTTCGTCCTCTTTAAGACGATCCCAATCCTTTTGCGGAATACGTTCACCAATAGTGTCGTCCCATGTCATACCAAGAATGTTTTGTGCGTGGACTTTCCAATCGCAAACCACATCGTCCATGTCTAAATAAATGTTCATTTGTTTTCCTTAAATTGTTTTCCACTTGTGCATTTCGCACACGCTATGCTCGTCTTCCATGAAGGTGATCTTCTTCTCACCTATGTCGGCGCCCATCGCATAGCAACCCCACCCTGCGGTTTGTGTAATAGGACCTTTCATGCGGCCGCCACTCATAGTATTCCAAGGATGTCGTGTAACTTCAAATTGATAGTCGCAGTTGCAGCAACACCGCCCTTTGGTATTACCATCTTCTGCTTTCCACCCTTTGTAACAGAGTTTCACTGGTAGCCCTTCTTTAACATCCAAACCAACACTTGCTGTTGATCCAGTTTAGCAATATCCTTGCTGTGTTTGCTAACAGATTTCGCATTGGGATTATCCACAATCTTCATACGCACCTGGCCGCTACCGTTTTCGTACTTAGTAGTACCCACAGCTTTGACCTTGTAGATATTGCTGTAGAAGACCACAAAGTCATCTGCTTTAATTTCTTGGTCAATAACGTCAGTAATGGGATTCATAATAGCTCTGCTTCAATAGTGCTCTTGACTATAGAGAGCAAACTTTGAAAGGGCGCAATGAACTTGCTTTTACCATGCACAGCCGCATCTACTGTAGGGAACGGACCTGCTTCGATACCCTCTGAACTGACTAGATAATATACTTGATAGGTTTTCATTCTTCAACTCCGAAATGTTCATTCAGCACCATTGCCCAGTCCAAGTCACTGCGTCCAATAAACTCGGGAGAGTTAAGATATTGACCACATTCCCAAACAATCAATTTGGCGAACTTTCCACGGACGATGCTGTGATAGATATCATTGTATCGGTCGTTGACCGGCACTCGGCTATCAGCATAGGCAATAGCCTCAAGTTCAAGTTGTTTGATTCGTTCGTTCATCAGTACTTCCTCAATTCTTTTATATCTAGCAAGTTGCAGTTGCCGCAATGCCTGGCTTGGTAGTCAACTGTCCATACACCTTCTTTGCGGGCTTTTGGATCGTGGTACTTGGTCCAATTATGCCACCCAATGCGACACCAAAAACTTGTTGCCAGCAAAGGCTCGTCCTTTAGAGCCCGCATGGTGTTTTCTGCTTCATTCACAGTGTGATGTTCCTTGTAGCGCATCAGGTACAACCCAGTCCGTTGGCACATCAGTGACTTCAACCAAGCCAGCAGGTGCTCCACCAAGTTGGCGCCAAGCAAATGCACGGTCTTGATTTTCTTTCTGAATCCAGAGTTGTTTAGACTGTTCTTCCCACATCACAGGAAAGTCAGCAGCCCACAAGCTCAAGTCGTAGCTGAGACTTTTTCCGCCTCCGCCACCTGATCCAGTACAGATAGGAGAGTCTTCGAAGTAGTCACTGCCAAAGCCGGTCGAACTTGTTACGCTGTAAGTGATTCGGCCGCGCCAGCCCGCATAGCCCGTAGGCTTGCCTTTGTTATGTTCACTTCGGCGATCAAAGTTAGTAACACCTCCACGCGGGCAAGAGTGACTGTTGCTAAGTTCGTTAACAAAGTGCAACCCAGACAGTTTCAACCCAATCAGCTGATCGTCTTTCTTGGGAAAATTGCTGCGTTTGCGCCAGCTATTGCGCTGGATCATGTTGTCACGGAAGAAGCTCCAATGATCAATGATAAACTGTTGCAGCTCATCAAATGATGCAACCTGTCCCATTGTGTCTAGGAACACTTCGCGGTCTGCTGCACGTTTTTCTAAGCGGCGCACTTGTGCTCGTGCAGCGCCAAGTTTGCGAAGGTGAGTAGTGTACTTGGCTTTGTCTTCAAACAACTTGCCATCTGCATCACTTTTCCAAACAAGAACTTGACTCATGTGCTACCTCACTTTGCTGCTATGTGTATATTATAGCACCAAAATCATTATGGGTCAACTGTGCTTTGCAACATAACTGACAAGACCAATTAGGTTCCAAAACCCAATCACTGTTAAACCTAAACAAAAGTATACACTTTTGCGCTCATGAAAATTGTCCCACATTGCATAGTGCATACCAGCAACAAAGATGACGCCAAAAGTAACGATGATTTGTATAGCTAACATTTTTATGCTTTCAACATTGCCCAGACGGCAGTTTGTTCTAGGTCTTGTTCAAATTCTGGATACACTTCATCTAGTTCTAATTTAGAAACGATCTTGTAGCCTTTCTTGAGCTTTTTATCACGCTGATGTTCTGCGTCCATATAGAAAGCATCAGCAGTCTTTGTCTGGAGTTTCTTACCACGTCGGCCCCAGAATGTCACATACTTGTAAGTATTGATTCTGCTACCACTGTAGACTATATCCACATCTGCAATTCGAATCATACCCCACACTTTGTCGTGGTTATCTTCGTTGCACCAAAGAATGTGCTCGTAGTTCATTCTGGTACTCCAATGATTTTACATTGCTGATCACGCGGAAGAGATTTCTCACACTCTTGTTTTGCTCTGCGATACTTTTCAGCATCAGCAAACGGCATGGTGTTTAAGATGCTGAAGATTAAAAATCCCAACACAATACACCACATGTTATCTTTTGTCATTACTGTTCCTTTACACGTTTTGCTCTAGTTTTCTTAGCCATACGCTGATATCCTGCATTGTCTTTAACAGCCTCAAGATAGTCCTTGGGCGGCTTTTCGATCTTGCCAACGCCAGTTTGCGGATCAATCAATTTCCAGCGATTACCAACCAATTGTGGATACGCCTTGCCTTCTGCAAACAACACTGTCTGGCGGTACATAGCTTCGCTAACAAACAAAGTTAATGCAGAAGCCGGATATGATCTGGGATTGTCTAGAATCCAATTAACCACGTTGACCATGTGACCATCAGTCATATCTTTGACTTTGATTCTACGCCCGTCTGCTGTGCCCCATTCTTTTTCTCTATTGTGCGTCATACCGTGAATCCTACGTTACGCAACCCGGCCACCGCTTGGCTATACTGCTCGGGGTTAACTTTCAAATACTCAGTACTTGGGTTAGACAAGTATGTGCGATCACGCAATCGGTCATAAATGTCTTTACTGTCTTTAAGACCCAGGCCCGACCATGTGCGAATCTCTTTGATGCAGGCCACTGCATTGTTGCCCGCCATTGAGGTAAGGCCTTTTAACAGGATACGATCATTATACTGACCGGTGATCATTGCAAAGAAGATTTGACCCTTAACATCGGGATCAAGCACATTTGTAATTTGTTCCCACAGTTCCAGCCCTTTGTCGGCGCCGTATGCTTCTGTAATGGCCCGCATAAAATGCAAACCATTGGTGATAAGTGATGTTTTGTGTTCTTCGGGAATCATTTTAACGCCAATGTAAAAGGAGCTTCATTAAAGACCAAGTACCACAGTGCTGCAACTGCAATACCAGCAACGTTAATCGAAATACGCGAAGCCCACGAGTTTTCTGCGCCACCTAGTGTCCACTTGCCACTGTAGCAAATCCACATAATAAACCACGATGCGGTTGCTGACAGCATAAACATTACCAAACAAATCCAACCAAACACGGCCATCATTTTATTTCCTTTGTGTAGTTTAGATACGTGATCTTACCACCACTAAACTTGCTTTCTTCTTGTGCTTTAACTTTGGCCCGCAATTTAACTGTTAAGGGATATTCGTGCTTACAGAAAAACCCCACTAGGTTGCCGTTGCCATCGTGCCCTGTGTAGCGATAGCAGAGATAAGTCTTGTTCCAACGCTTGATTACTGTAGTAAACTCCAGCTCAACTTTGTCACCAATGCGACCAATGTACCTGCTGCTATAGCCATTGATAGTCAGCTCATGTGTTTGATTCTGTTCGGCCTGAAGATCTGCATAGATTTTAGGAATCCAAATAATGATTCCAAAATCGCTACGTCCTGTAGATTCTTTCTCTACAATCAATCCCACACGCTCAACAAAATTGCCTAATTCTTTACCCGTTAGTCGAGCCAACAAAACCTGCTGCACAATAGCATCTTTAATCTCTTGTGCGCGAGTGCGATCTTCGTCTAGCACTTCAATGCTAGTACAATGCAGCATATGGCTTTTAACCATAGCGGCATTGGTAACTGGACGCTCAAGTGTAGTAGAATTGACCACACTGTTGCCATTGACGCGATATGCTGCTACCGCTAGCACAAGAGTATCAAGTACGTTGATTGCCATGTTATTGGAGCCCCAACAATGCACGTTCTTCATCATTCAACAACTCACGCACCTTGCGTTGAGCTTCTGCTTTGACTGATGATTGGCGCTTGGCTTCTGCTTGAGCTTCTTCCAAGTCATTTAGCATGTATTCGAGATCCTCTAGATTCTCTTGGGATACAGTATCAAAAGCGTATGCCATGCGATACTCTTTGTTGTGGTACGCACGGCTACTAGGGTTTGAGACCAAAAACACTTCGTCTACTACAGTGAGCGTCCAGTCATATTGATTGTTCACACGTGCCAGCGTTGACATCAAACGCGAAGGATAAGCTGCCATTTCTGCTTGGCGGCGTGCTTCACGTTCTGCGTCAAATCGTGCATTACGTTGTGCTGCTGTTTCGCGGGCCATATCAAACTCCTGTTTTGCTTACTATGCTAGTATTATAGCACCAAAACCATTTAAGGTCAAATTTCGGTTAGAGGACTCGGTAAGCCCAATTGTTTAATTGCATGGTACCTAAATCCGCAGGGCTAGACCATGCCTCAACCCAAAGTTCCCCAACATGCACTAGATTCATGCTAGTGTAGCGGCAAACCTGTGTAAGTTCAGTGCGATTAAACAAGATTCTCACAGCATCAGATTTGTTCATGGTAACCCTTAATTATTTGCTATGCGTTTATTATAACAAGGAAATCATTATGGGTCAACCAAAATTATCTAATACTTTGTATTACATGAAAGATGTACTGCGTACATCTGCTTATAAGCTATCGCTTAACGCATTTGTTTGAAGTAGTAGAAGTGATGTATGAGATATTCATCCAGATTGTGGAGTGAGAATGACACCCAGTAAATGGATGTCAAAAGGCTTTCATCCGAGTTGCTCTCGTTTAAACGACAATAGGTGTTTTGGATTCCACGTCTCTGGGCTCTGTACCTTACCCTACCTACTACGATTTTTAATGCACCTCGGTGTCAATGTGCAATGGACGTAATGGATCTAAGTTAGCTCGCGCTACACTCAACCTGTATCCGACAATTCAAACGTAATTACCGCAGAGGGGTATCGTTTTAAGGCATCCCAGCATCACTGGGGTAGAGAATTGAAGTCCGTCCGTAATGACAGAATTGGGCATCGGCACACACATCAGATGCTTACCCAGCAGAATTATAACCGGCCTGCCAACCTTATGTTACGATGATGTTACTTTTTCTTGCTAGCGATGCTAGCATGTAATTGAGATAGATATTGTGTTTGGTAGCGTAATTTAGATTCAGTGGCTTCTAGTCGTTGTTCTAATCGATTAAGTTTAGCGGCCATTTGGTCCATAGTTAACTTAGTGTCTTTAAGTACTTTCTCGTGGCTCAATAAGTTGGGACGAGGCGGAGCATTAGGGTCCACTGGACGCTTTTTCTTCGCCTTCATTAGTCTAAGCATTGCTGGGTTCATATAGGATATTTATCGTTAAGTGGGCCCGGAACCTTGATGACCATAGTAGTGGTATCTTCTAAGTAGCTGCACTGACACACTTCGTTGGGATAGAATATAATTCCCATACCTGCGGTGTAGATTTCCCCGTTAATTTGAACCTTGCCTGCCGTAATTAGATTGATTTCCGTGGCGATTTTGTGGTAATGTGCCACACTAGTCTCGCCCTGGTAGTTAGTTTGGAAGGCAGCTTCTAAGATATCTGTTTTAAAAACAGCCTTATCAAATTGCCCTACAAACCAACCCCTATCGCCTGCATCACTCAGCTGGAACTGCTTGGGCATTTTCAATCTCGGCCGCTGCTGCCGCGTCTGCTGCTTCCATTTCGGCTTCTAGCTCTGAGACAATAATGTCCATGAACTCTGGATCCAACTGTTTCATAACTGTAGTCATGTACTGATGATATCCTGCAAAGAAATACTTAAACAGTTCTTTGAAGTCACGATTTTCGTTAAAGCCGTTACGTGTAACTGTCTTGTTAGAGAAGTTAAGCACAATCTTTGCAGTGTGTGCGCTGTTCTTTAAACCGCGGGTGATTTCAACTTTTTCGTCGTAGCGAATGTTGTCTTTATTATCCATCCAACCTTTAACGTTGGTGCGGACTCCTGGTTTTGGCTTCATGCCATAATATGCTACTAGATAGATGTCTTTATTGCTCATGATGTAATTTGTGTTAATTCGACTAGTGTAGCCGATAGGTTGATTTCGGGATCTGCAACCATGCTGTGGTTTACAAGTCCCTTGCGAATGACAATGATTGCCTCGTCTTGACCAGATTCAGTCTTGGACCAAATGTTCAAGTTGTCGTACATCCAACGGAAGATCTCTTCGTGGTTGTCGCCATTGTTGATAATTGCTTGACGTGCTTCACGAATACGTCCGCTCTTCATTAGTTCAACTGCATCCAGTTTCCAGTCTCTAACGCCACGGTCATTTTCGCCGGGCTTGTCTAGAGTACCTTCTGTGCTGTTGGCTTGCAGCAAATTTAAACACTTACGCAAGTCTGGATAAGTGGCTTTGCAATAGCTGTCTAGCGTATCGAGATCAAACTCAACGCCTTCAGTTACAAGAATAGTTGCAACACGGGCAGTGAATTCTGTTTCATCTGTTTTGTCAATGTGAAAGCCTTGGCAGCGTGAATGCAACGCATCCATGATCTTGTGTGGCTTGTTACAGGTAAAGATAAAACGTGCTTGGCTTGCGTATGTTTCTAACAGTCCACGCATGATAGCCTGTGCGTTATGCGACAAGTAATCAGCTTCGTCCATTAGTACAACTTTAAAGCGACCAAATGGCATTGTTTGCACAAAGCCTTCGACCTTGCTTTTAATAAAGTCTACGCCGTTGTCTCGACTTGCGTTGATCTGTAGTACATCGTAGTCTTCAATGCCCAGTTCATTGATAAGAACTTTAGCAAGAGTTGTTTTGCCTGTACCCGGACTGCCGCTTAGTAGCAGATGCGGGATAGTCTTATCGCGAATCCAAGACTCAATTTGTTTACGTTGACTTGCATCAGTAAACACATAGTCGCCTACAGTCTTTGGTCGATACTTCTCAGTCCATAGCTCTTTCATTTGATTCCTAGCTCTCTGTTAATGGCTTCAATGCCGCGTTGTGATGTTGTTGGGTCTGTTTTCTCTAGTGCTGCTTTGCACTCATTGATAACCAATTCAGCAAACTCTTGTAGGCGTTCGTGACTACACATTTGAATCTTGGCACGGACTGCTAATGCTTTAATTTGTTCATTCATATCTTGATCCTGCTTGACCTGGCTCGTTACTATTAGTACAGGCCAATGTGTGATCCGTTGACTTAGGGCAACGCTTGTTTCCGCAGTCTGGACACATAATAAACGTGCTCATCGTAAGTGGCATTCCTCGCTCATCGTATTTTAACCCCATACAGCGATAACAGCCGCATGTTTTATCAAAATACCAACGCTTCTTTTCGCCAAACGCCTGTTCATGACTTGCACCGAACTCCTGCTGACTTACGCTAAACGGGCGAGGGTTACTGCCCTTACCGCCGTCGCTCATTTTGGCTCCTTGGCTTCTTGAACCTCGTGTGGCTCAGCGAATCGTGTTGGTGGCATACGCAGTGCTTCAGGGATAATGTTCCACTGCACTGGCTTCCAATATTTTGCAAACAAGTTGTTCATCACTATGATGGTAATGCCAATGGCAATTGCGCCCATACCGATTAAAACGCTCGATGCTAAAAATACTGCTGCTACATCCATATCCATTATACTAACTCCTCTAAAATTCCTAAACATTCAGCAACGATGAACAGTGTCCCTGCTTCAGGGAAGCCCACCATTATTAATGATACTCCGGCCCCAATACGTAATACGCTCTTAATAAGGCTAACATAAAAATGACCTTTACTGGGGTCTTTTGGTTGAATTTCAATTTGACTCATGATTATTGCTCTGCCCAGTTCTCTCTAGTTTTCTTCTCACCTGATACCGCAGTCGAAATAGTATCATCGGCGGTGGGTTCTTCGTCTTGTACAAAGATAATGCACTTGGGATCAACACGACGAACGGTAAACTCGTTACCGTCAATGTCGATCTCAAGTCCGCGTGTCCAGCGCCCGTGTTCAACGTAAACCCATTGTCCAACTTTAACGTCAACTTGGTCAGGTCCTACTTTGTATACTTTGCCCCAACGAGGGCGAATACCTTCGCTCTTGCCGTCATCATTGAGCATCCAAATTCCGCTTGACAATCTACGTCCTGCGAAATCCATATCAGTTACAATAACGTGATCGTGGATAGCACGGATGCCAGGCACTTGGTTAGTGGCAGCTAATTTGCCAGTGCGTTCAAATAACTTTTCCTCTCTTGCCATAATTAGATCCGTGATGGTCCTGTCTTCTTAGCAACAGAGTCAGCTAAACTGCCACGAAGCTTTGGTGCTTCAATTGGTGCAGCATCTTGCTCGTCGATGAGCGGATCAGCTGATTGCACTGGTGCTGGTGGTGTAGGGGTAACTACAGGCTTGTTTTCAATTACGCCACTGCCTGGTGCCATTGCCACTGGGGCTCCTACTACAGGTGTGTGCAAATTGTAATATTGATTTACCGCCTGTTGGCGCGAACCTTCTGGAACGCCACCGGGGCCTAACTGATCTCCGCGGGCATTCACTTTCATGTTACCTACTGCAATAACGTCCTCGTTAGATAGACGTACATTGTCGATGGAGATTTGTTTTCCTTGGGCAGTTGTATAGACTTTTTTCATTTGTTTTCCTTATCTTAAAAATTCAGAGATATCTAAATCATAATAGATGCTGTTAACTTTGTGTACTCCTAACAAGTATAACACATAGCTAGCTACACTACTACCTCGACCTAGTCCCCAAACTATATTATTTTTTCGAAACGTATCGACCATGTATTTTAGATATCGGAGTAGGTTGAATAAGTCCCTGTCTTGGTATAACAGTAACTCTTCGCCTACTCGTTGTAGCTCTTCTTGAGACTTACATTGGTCTAATAGACATTGGGCTATGTCTAACGTTTGATATTCCTCTGGCATGTGCCAGTGGCTTTGCATCATTTGATCAAACTCTTCGGGATTCATATCCAGCGGAGTGTACGTGGTCAACATTGGCATGTCAGCATAAAACACCTTCTCAACACATTTATTGTATTGGTCAGTATCAGTTACGAAGAACTTGCTGATGTCTAATCCCGGATTAGAATACAACAATTCTGCTAACTCGTTTGATGTTGTGTACGCTCTGCCAAATTGATCGTAGTTCATGAAATATCAATGATGCCTTTGTAGCCTTTGCCACCCTCAAGACGTTTTTCCATTTCTTCCATTTGCTTACGACCGCGTTCGCTAATTTCATTTTGGTAATGGTCCATCATCATTTGGATTTGTGGCATAATGCTTTGTGGGCCAGAACGCCACGCTTGGTTGTATCGTTTTTGTAAGTCAGTGTACTTTTGAAGTAGTTCATCTTGACTTAACTTTGATAAGTCTGGGGCTAGTGGGTGCATATTGCTTCCTTAAAGGTCGCCGTCTTTTCGATTTTCACTGTAATGAGCATCAAAGCTACCACCGGGGTAACGGCTCTCTAACTTATTTACGTTTTCTTGAATCACGTCGTTAGGATCTAGGTTCAAAGCGCGGCAAGCGTTGACCCAATACCACATTACATCCCCTAATTCACGTTTCATGTGATGGATGTTTTCTTCAGTAAGTGGTTTACCTTGGAACAGAATCTTCTTTGGGATTTCGATAAACTCGCCGCTTTCTGCTGCAAGTCCGAAACATGCTGTCATTAGCAAGCTGATGTTTACGTTTGTGGTATCGCGAAGCTCACTCACTCGTTGCTGCAAGTGATCGTAGTTATTTGATTCTTTGCTGGTTACAGCATTTACAAATTGTGTGTATTTGTTTAGATCGATATGATTGGTCATGAAAAACTCCTAGTTAAGCTAGTATAAACTAACTTAATCTAGGAGTCAAACTTTATGGTATTAATTACCAGGTAGTCAATGCACTACGCTTCCAAGTATTGGTTGCAGTGCATACATAGATATAGCCGGTGTCGTATGCAATCTGCCCTTTTACGCCTGCGCTTGATGCAGTGGACGGAGCAGTGCCGGTAGCAACAATTAGGTTAGCAACTGAAGTAGTTACACCGACTGTAAATGTACCGCTGTTTAGAGTGTTACCATGGAAACGAGCAACTTCGGCATTAGCAAAGAAGCTACCAGATGCAATAACAACGTCGTTATATGAACCAGCATTGCTGGTACCTAATACCAAGTTACCACCAAAGCTGCTGCTTTCTGGTTTGGTAATCAAGTAACCGTCGTTTTTCTTAGTGATAGTATAGTTACTGTCGGAGAAGTTATTGCCAGTGAATCCCATGTCAACCCAACCACCGGCGTCGCTGCCTGCAGAGCTATATGCTGCAAAGTCTGCGCTACCAGTATTGGTGTTGTTGAACAATGCAACTTGTGCATAGTTAACACCTGCATCAACAGCAACAATAGTTGGGGTAATTAGTGTGCGAGTAGTTGCATCTGGACCAATATATAGGTTTTGTGAGCTAATAACAACGTTACCAGTAACAGTTAAGTTACCGTGTACTTTGTTGGCATCACGAGTCATGTCAATAACAAAGTAGCTGGCACCGTTATCGCTGCTGATAAACTCATACAAGTAATCGCCGGTAGCATCAAACGTAATAACGTTAGCAACATCGCCTGCAATTTCGCTTGGGAAACCTAGAGTAGCTTGCACTGGTAATGTTAGAGTGTATGCAGTACTAGTAACGCTAACCCAAAGGATTAATCGTCCCATAACACCAGTTGCTGGCCAGTTATTGAAACCAACTGTTAAGCTACCACCAGTGGTAATACGTTGGTAGTTACCTTGGTTATAGTCTACAGTTTGGCTACCTAGCAAGGAACCGTTGTTGTAAAATGTTTCGCTAAATGCAGTTAACTGAGCATGGTTCAGGGTAGTACCACTTGCGCTCAAATCATTGCTTAGGGTTGTGTTGTTTAGTGCAGATTTTAGCAATACTTTAGATTGCAGATCTTCTAATTCGCTTTTAACGAAAGCAAAGTTATTGCGAGTATTGGTAAAATTATCGCGAAAACCTTGACTGTCGTTATCTTGGCCGGCTACGGGATACGTACCGTCAATGTTAAATGGATTAACTTGGCTTGTCATTATTTAAAAACTCCGTGTTGTGTGAACATAATATATTTATCGCCGGATTCCGGTTCGGCGTAATTGTCTCTACTGCTATAGAATCTAGTATCGTTGCCATCGAAAATGGTACGTACTGCGCTAAATCCACTAAAATCAAACGTAGTTTCTGCACTTGGGATAAATGCGTTAGTGGCAGTGTTGTAGTTGCTGATCATACCAGCATCAATTTGATAACGATCTGCAATAAATTGGATGTTATTAAATGTAATTTGGTTGTTGTTTAGGCGATACGCAATTAACTTAGATGCGCCGGGTACAGTGTATGCTAGCACCACTGATCTAGTTAATCCTAATACTCGCCCATCTTCTTGCGGGCTAGTCATCCAGTCTGGTAATGCGCCTCGATTGCTATAACCAACCCCATTTGCCAATCTATAAGTCATATTGCTAAAACTATTAGGGTAGACTGTGTGGTATATGTTGTTGTAATAATGACTAATTGCTGGCTCTTGGCTAATTGCTGCGCCAGCATTAGTGTCTTCAATTTCGATGTATACAACTTCGTACTTGGTGTTAAACTTTGCATCAACTGCTCTAGCAGTTTTAATCTTACCAAAGTTAATTTTCTTATTGTAATGGTTATGCTGGATAGCATTAGCAAAAGTGCTTAGATCGCTTGCAGTTAGGCCTGGTACAAAAAGCATTTTAATGTCTTTAGCCTTGCCGAACCATGGATCCATTGGGCGATAAATTAGTTCGTCTGGGAAAATGTCGGTATTGCTAATGATACTATCAAACGTGCGGCGTTGGTCGATGCTTGGCAATGCCTTTAGATACACGTTTTCGTATGGAGCTCGGTTGTAGTTGTTAACTGCAATCGTAAACTCTTTAGTCGCTGATGCAGTTTGGTCAGCAGTTACGGCATTTACAGTAAACTTAAAGGTGCTGTCAAACGTAGTTTTATTCTTATCAATTGAAGTGGTACTACTTAGACTAGTTGTTCGTGTAATTACTTCGACGCTGTGGATTAAATCCACGAATGTGATTTGTGTACCTTCAGTGACATAAATGGCCGGTTGAATCTCTACTGTATGCGCATCAATTAATTGAGTGACAGTACATCCGCTAGCAACGCCCGGACCTTCAACAGTCATGCCAACTACAATAGCAGTGGCATCTTCGACTGATATCTTGCTACTGTGACCATCAATGCCAAAGTATTGGAAGGTTGCACGGCCGATGATCTCGCCGGTGTCCAGCATTTTTAGACCTTGCGGTAGTCGATCACTTGGTAAGTCTAACTTAGTGTACTTGATGTCTTTACCTAAGTTACTGATTGCAGAAATTTTAAACTCACTCGTAGTACCATTGATGATACTACCTAGTGTACTTGGGCTTGCCCATGTGATGTAGTTGCTGGAATCTCTAACGGTGGTAATGTTAACCTGCACAGGAACGCTAACATACGTAGGTTTGTCTCGTTTGTATGCAGTTACATTAAATGTATATGTCTTTTGTTCTTCAGTTTGAATTGGAATCGTGCCAGACACCCATCCGGTTACACTACTAATTGTTAAACCGTTTGGTAATCCTGCGTTAGCTGACCAATACACCACGTCGTCTTCTGGATCAATGGCATCAAACTTAAAACTAAACTTGCTGCCCTCTTCTAGAACTGGGATATTTGATGGATCAGTAATAATAACCGGAACATACTTGTTATCAGCATCAACTGATAGTGAAGTGTTGTTGATAATGGTGATATTGTTGTCAGCAGTATAATTACCCTTACTTACAATAGCAATAGTAACAGGTACAGTATCGTATGAGTACCCATCTGTTACTTGAATTTCAAAACTGTAAACCTTGTCCTTGCTACCAGCACTAAAGTCGAACGGGAAAGAGTCATCTGCTTCGACGCCGTAACCTGCGGTACCGCTAGTGGTGTCAATTAGTCGTGCAATGTGCCCTTCAAGTAAACCAGTCTGGCTTAGAGTAATTGGTTGCCCTGTTCTAATATCAATTGGCAGGGATCCGCTGATAACAGTCCACGTTAGCTTTGCGCCTGGATTATCTGTTACCGCTTGGAATTGGTAGGAAATAAGTTTGCCATCGTCAAACGCACCAAGGCTTAGACTACGTGGCTCGATGGTTAATACACTTTGGTTAGTGATTACCAAGCTAAATGTTCTATCAGCAATATTTCCGCTAGTGTTAGCAGCTCTAATAGAGAACACGTAGGTTGCAGAATTTCCGCTAACAGTTCCGGTAATAGTTGGTACACCCTTAACTACACCGTCAGCTGTGACATACATACCCGGAGGCATAGAGCCTGACAGGTGTATGTATGTTAATGGCCCAGTATTGAGATCAGTTGCACTTAGCACGATCTCATTGAAATCGAGCTCTTTAAGAGTACCTAGTCGACCAGCTGGTGTGTTCCAAACAATCATTATAGTATTACCGCTTCAATTTGGCCAATGCCATCATTTTCTTTATTGTTAAGTGCCTTAGCAAATACCGCAGGACCATATGTCTTATCGTTACCAACACTTACTGCACATCCCGGTGTGGTACTTGTAACAAGCAAATCACCTTTGGCGACCTTGCCAATTACATTAACTGGAATACGTCCACGCAATGCAATAGCAACACCATCTAGTTCAGCATTCATCAAGTAAGCTGGATCGGTTGTAACTGCACCAGCAACTCTAGAGTCTGCAAATTCAGTGGCAACGGTAACTTCTTGTGTGCCACCAAATACTAACACAGTACCTGGAGCATAGTCGCTGTCGCTTGTGTACTTTTCTGCCAAGTCGGCGTATTTGGCTTGACTTGACACACCGTAGATATTGTTAAACCATGCAGTTGGGCTACCTAAGTTAACAGTGGCGTTACCAGTAGGAACAATCGCTGCACTTACGTTAATGCCAGCAAATGTAGGAGCTGCGCTAGTACGGATATCTTGTGGGGTAGCCAAGGTTACTGTGCTACCGCTTACGGTTGCAGTAACACCGCTGGTGCCAGCAAATGTTAATGATCCGTTAGCTGCACCTGTACCGCTTGTGCCTGTGAGTGGCAAGTTAATAACTTGTGCAGCAATCGATGTTGCACGTCCTTTGCTGTCCACAGTGACCACAGGATAGTATGTAAGGTTACCATATGTACCAGCGGTTACACCAGTTGCAGTTAAACTAACACCTACGCTAGGTCCACTTGGGATGTTAGCAGTGATATCTGCGGTGTTAGCAATCGCAGTTGATACAAATGGCGCACCGTTAGCAAAGCCAATATTATTAGCATACAGTCCGTTTGTGTATACGTTACCGCTTACACCAATGCCCCCGGCTACAATTACTGCACCAGTTGTTAAGTTTGCACTTGCTGTGGTGTTGTTAATTTGTAAACGAGTAAATGTACCAGATCCTGGGCCCTGGTCGCCAATACTGATAAAGTTACCAATACTAGATCCGTACACACCAATTGGCGTGTTGTTGATACTACCACCTACATACAAGTTACCAGCAATACCAACACCACCCTTGACAACAAGAGCACCGGTAGTAATACCAACGCTGTTAGTTGTTGCGCCAGCAACAATGTTACCGCTTGCGTTTATAATACCAGTAGATGTAATGGTAGTAAATGCCCCTGTGTTAACAGTGCCGGTTCCAATCGGAGCGTTAACACTACCTGCGTATACTGCACCACTAATACCGGCACCACCATTGACTACTAAGGCACCAGTGGTTGTACCGGTGCTTGCAACTTGGCTATTGGCAAAGATATTACCACGAGCTTCTACCACAGCATTGAATAGAGTGTATCCAGGTACAGTACCACCAGTAAATGATGCGGCTGATGTAGCAACTGCGGACCCGTTAATATAAATGGTGTCAGAACCACTAAAATACAAACTACCAAGAACTGAGCCAGATACAGATAAGTTGGCTACGTTGGCTTGGGTACCATATACGTTACCTAAGAAGTTGGTTGCAGCGATATTACCAGCAGCCGCAATGCCACCTCGGGTCACAATAGCGCCAGTGGTGGTGTTAGTAGTTGCGGTGGTGTTAGTAACAAACAAGCTACCCACTTTGACGTTACCGTAAGTTCCGCTGAAAGTGTTGCCCGCCGACTCAATACCGTCTGCGTAAAACTCTAATGCCTGGCTATCATTGGCCCAAACAAGGGCAGCATGTTTATCCGAAGTCTTGTAGTAGTGAAACTTTAAGCCAATATCCTTGCCGTCATCGAACGTCAATGGGTCAAGGCCGGTGGTGTGCAAGTTAATCAAGCTATCTTGTACGGCTAAGTCTGCAGAACTAACAGTTACAGAGTTACCAAGGACAGTCAAGTTGCCACCAATTACCACGTTTCTAGTGACTTGGATATCGTTGGTGACGTTTAGACTGTCTTGTACATAGGTGTTGCCAGTGGAAGTGATTCTACTAGCAACAAATGCGTTATTAACTGTTAAATTGGCAATTTGTGCATTGCCTGCAATGTTTGCGGTACTGTAAACTTCTAAGGTGTCGGTTACTGTTGGGCCAAGACTTGTTAATAACAAGTTAGCTTGAATGTAAGTGCCGCTGTAAACAACGCCAAAATTACCAGTACTGATTCTGGCATCAATGTTGCTGAAGTTACTATTTACAGTAGTAAATGCTGTGCGAATTGCATCGCCTGTTCCGTCGTTTGCAACGGCGCCTGTGTTTACGAATCTTACGTCTGAACTCATGTTGTGGTATCCATACTATATGAGTATTTACCAAAACATGTACAACCCCAATATCGGGCTATATGTTACATACGTCTATTAATAGCGTCCCAGTCCATAATTCGCCAAATGCTGTCCAGGTATTTTGCTTTGTTTGTGCTGTAGTCGTTGGTGTAGGCATGTTCCCACATATCAACTAACAGTGCAATGTCTGTGCGTTTAGTGTGATTACGTATAGTTTTAATTGCGCCGCTCTTGCTTAGATAAATCCAGCCAGAGCCTTGCATCTTTAATGCTTCTTCTTTGAAGTTCTTTTTAAAATCCACAAATGATGTGTGGTGACGATTGATTAGATCTAAGATATGCCCTTTAGGTGCAATAGAACGCGGGGCTCTGAACTGACTAAAGAATATACCATGTAGATAGGCCCCTGCTTCGTTGAAGCTTTTGTCGCCCTCGCCTTTGTTGTATCGATCTACGTAACCCTTGTATAGTTTCCCGTAATGTGTGTCAATAGTGGCGCTGCTCATAACTGGTGAGAGTGCAGTGTGACTGTAGGGCAGTTTGATCTGCTCTAATTCGGTTGGCGATTCTAATAGAGTTAAGGTATTACGGATGGAGTGCATTACTTATTTATTGCGATACACTACACGCCCACGATCCATGTCATATGGGCTCATTTCAATTTCTACGCTGTCGCCGAGCAAGATGCGAATATTGTTTTTGCGTAGTCTACCGCCAATGGTTGCGGTAATGGTATGCTTGTTTTCAAGCACAATTCTAAACATAGCGTTGGGTAGAACTTCTTCTACTTTACCGGCCATGCGAATAATGTCGTCTGATTTTGCCATGGTGTTTTCTGCGTTATCCTTTCGTTATGTACGCTGTTTACTTATGCCAAAGGTTTGGCAGTTAGTTTAATAAACATGAACTTTTTCATATGTTTTTCGCTGCTAGTAATATAACCCACTGGATAAACTGCCCGGCGATCCTTGACTACTTTAACCCCACCCCCAGGCCCTTGGCGCCATATTACATCACTGCATTGAACTGCGTCATGGTATGATCTAGTAGCATACTTGTGATCCGGAGAATTAAACCAGTAAACTCCACGCGGGCGTCCGGGCCTATCCCAATTGACTTCGCAGTAATATTGATAATTAACCACGGCGCATACGGCTGATTTCCACAGCTTCTTCGTCGCTAAACACTGGCACCGCGTTGCTCTTGTGCATAGTAGCAATACCTTTTACTTTTGTGCCTGTGTAGACTTTTGCTGGAGCCAGCGTAGCAACACCTGCGCCTGAGTTCAAACTTGGGATACGTGGTCCGGTGTCCCGCCCGCTTGGGGCACTTAGCTTGTAATTCAATGGCTCGGCCTTGAGCGCACGTTGGCGGCGCTTTTCTTCAAGCTCTGCACCTTGACGTTTGAGCAGATCTTTCCATTCCTTATCCAGTTGCTCAAACTCGCGTTTGGCCTCTGCGCTTTTAAATTTCATCTTACCCCGCTTTTTGCCAGTCATGCTGAGGCTAGGGTGGTGTAGGTGCATACTCATTTGATACGTCCAACAATATTGTTAACAGATTTTGACTCAAGCAGTGCAGCCAGTGGTGCGGCCTGCCAGTCCGGGGCACTGATGCTGCTTTGTCCTTCGTCAATAATAAAGATATGTGACGGAAACCTTGCTTTAATTTGTGCAATAATTTCCTCATCAGTGTGCCCTTGTCCTAAAAAGGCATCAGTGTCGTAGTCGAACCAGTAAATCATGTCGCCGTGTTTTTCTGGCTTAACTACGTGTATGAGTTTAGTAAGTTTGTCTTTAAGCTCTTCTTTTTCTTCTTCGATCGAGGCAGAGCCTCTGGATACTGCACGGATGCAAAGGCTAAACACCAGCATCCAGAACATAAATTGCAAAAAGAAAACCACAAATTCAACAATCAAATCTAATGTCATTTTAACTCCAGTGTAGCAATTATACTAGATAAATCATTATGGGTCAAGTCCAAAGGCTTTTACGTAGCTTGATTAGCCGAATCATCATATCTTCGTCCTCTTGCTCCCACTCTTGCTCAAGTTGATCAATAGTAGCACGGATAGCATCGTACTCTTGTTGCTCAGTGGCAGTAAGTTTACCGCGTCTACCATTGCCCAAGGACCCCCATAACCAGTTATCCCCGTACTTGGTATCCATACGCACGTTAAAATCATCCCACCCAGATACTTCGTATGCAGCATTGTCAGTACGCACACTGCGAATTTCCTTCCACCAGGTGTATAAGATCATGGTTTCACGGGCGGCTTGTGCTTGACTGTCACAACGTTCGGTTATATCCTTGTTAGGGTTGTCGAGATCGATCTCCCAACGCAAGTGGTCAAGGCCTGCTTGTGGGCAACGCCACTCTCCCCAATACGCCATACGAAATTTCTTCCACCATGGAATACTGTATTTTGCTCGATCTTCTTTAGCGCCCCATGCAACTGCGTGACTGGCCTTATCGATTTCAACAAAGTCCACAAGTTCACTAAAAAGTCCGTGCAAAATTCTAGTTTCGTACTCGTACCACTTACCGGGCTGTAGTCTAGTCTTTAGATAATGAGTTTTTGTGATCCAGCGATTTCGAAAGTAATAACGAACGTCATTGATGGGGTCAATAGTCCATTTAGCAGGATACTCGACCCAGTCCGGGAGTACTTCAGTGAAGAAATATGCTACAGGTCGTTGTGCTTTCAATTCGGCTTCCCATTTTTCAAATCCTCCCCATGGCAGGGCATATGGCTTGTCAATGTTAAGTTTGTTACGCAACCAGCTAACTAGTGCGCTGCTACTATAATGTCTGCTCATGTTGTTTACTCAGTATATCAAAAAGTGTGCCAATTTTAAAAACTGCTATATTGTCGGCAGGCTCCTCTACATCGAGTGCAGAGTGGAATTCTATTAGTGTGCGCATTGCAATCTGCCCAAATGAAATGCCAAACAGTTCAACCCATCTAGTTTTCATTAAGGACTTTGTTCCGTCAAATGTTGCATAGTAGCAATCATCAATGATGTCGATACTAACTTTAACCCCGAGAGGTTTTAGTTTAGCTTTGCATTTATCAACAAATTCAAAATCCATTAGGACCACTTTAGTGTAAACATCATTGCATCTTGCTCTCGCTTGAATGCAAAGTAACTGCCGACATTACGCCACTCGCTACTTTTGAGATTCTCGTAGCACCAGCGCTCTTGTTTATCTGTGGTCTCGGCTTTGACGTGGTACGGCCAATACTTCTTGTTTAGTACTCTCATGCGATGTTCCTCATCAATTTGGGCCCAAAATGCTCTGCTTCGTGGGCCTTCAAAACAGCTTGGGTACATGCTGCTGATATCATTATCGATCACGCCCATTTTAGTAGAAATGCAGTTATCTCTGCCCGTGTTTTAAACTTAAACGTGTCAAAGCTCGTGCGGCGCCCGTAGCCAACCTGATCACACCATTTTTGAACGGGATCCATGTCCTCTTCACGCAGGAAAGATTCGTAGCCCCGCGGAGCAACGGGCATCGTTGCACGAAGCTGCTTACCCTCGCGTAGCCATTTGATCTTCTTTTCCATGCTGTATTATAGCATAACACCCAATTTAGGTCAACTCCAACGTAAGCAGAATAAAGTTAATACTTTTTCATTGGGTACTACCACTGTCATTCCTTGCACTTGGGAATCGGTTTCTTTACACCAGTCTGCCAAGTCTTGGTAGTGTGCGCTCCAGTACATAATGTCTGACAGAACAATTAGGTGGCCACCATTAAACCATGCGTCCGTTTGCTCAGACTGTGTTGGTAGTACGTAGCGTGAAATATTAGCCCCACTTCAGCACGAATGCTGTCCTATCTTCGGCTCGTTTAAAGCAATAACGGTAGTTAATTTTATCCCATATAAATTCAGGATGCTCGTTGGAGCAGCGTGGTCCGAATGTTTCTTCACACCATGCATCAACTTGTTCGTAATGCGCCTGGGTTCCTTTGATGTTCCAGAATGCTCCTGCAGACAGGGGCAATCGTGCCCAATACCATTCCACGATGTTGTTTTCGGTTGCATGACTAGCGGCTTCATCCACGTAAGTCTCCCCGGTTTCGAGTTCGATTCCCATATCCATATGCTGCACACCAATGATGTCAGTTGCGATCATTGTGGGCATGACCTTACGGATCATTGGGATCAAGATTTTCATTTGATCGTTGATATTCTTATCAGTCATTTTGCGTCCATTTCAATTCATACATAATGTAAACATCTTCATTCATCCAGAGATTATCCAGTCCGTAATTGTAGACTGTACCCCACCGGTCGCCTTCGGGCCCAAAGTTTTGCTCAAGCCAATGCCATATAGTGGCCTTACGTGGATGCCCCCAATGTTCAATAGCTAGGCCGTATTGCTTCATAGCCATTTCAACTTGATAAACGCCAGCAGGTCTTCACGCACAATGTAGATAGCACGGTGCCTGCCGCCGTATATTCTCCAGCGTTCTTTTCCGCCGTTTTCTTCAATCCAGTCACCAAACCAATAGCTACAGTTTAACCGACTCCACACATGGCCGTCGTCTTCTTTAAACCCGTACTCGCAGCCTGGCTCAACATAATACAGTCTATCGCCGTGTACCATATCATGTTTTGGGTCATGCTTGGACCGAATCCACTCTTGTGAATTAGATCTAGGTCTTTCCATCATGCCCACCTCAGTGCAAACATTGCAGCATCTTGTTCTCGTGCAAAGTAGTATATACGATTTTCAGGGTTAACAAAATCCACTCCGTAATAATCGTAGTCCATATTTAAAATATTGTCCAGCAACCATATACGCAGGTCTCTAAACTGTCCAGTACTGCGCCATGGTACAGTGACTCGAATTGTACACCAATATTTCTCATGCCGACTCATGACCACCTCAGTACAAACCATTCAGCGTCTTTTTTATCACGGAAATCAAACCATTCAATATCAAATGTACCGTCAATGGTTTCACTGCCCATGAACCCTGGGTGATCCTTGCCATAAGTCCAGCGTTTAAGATTGCCATTATGTACTTCCGGTGGCCCAAAGTTCTTGGTCATCCAATACCACATTTCAGACATTTCTAAAATCGTTCGCTGAGTATTCTTAGTATAAACTTTCATGACCACCTTAATACAAACCAAGCAAACTTCTTTTCATCAATGACATTGTACCCAACTATCTTGTTATGGTACCCTGACAACAGTATCTCTACACCGCACACAGTTTCTAGAAAATGCAAGTAAGCATCTTCTTTGATTTGGCCAGTGACGACCTTTGCTTCTGGCGGCAATATGATAGGCTTTTTAAGAAATTCGTTATTAGCCTGTCTGACTACAATCTTTTTTACAAGGTCTAAATCCATTAACTCCACCTTAGTACAAACAACGCATACTCTTGCTCACATAAGAACTTGAACGTATACCTGCCAGTGTATCTCCATTGGTCACCGGCAACGAGTTCTTCTTCACGCTCGGCACTTATAAGTTTGCACCCGCGTTCTCGCAACCATCTGTATGCTTTGACATATACACTATAGCTAGGCACAGTGTGATACAACCAGTTATTACAAGATGCACCCTCGCATCTATGCTCGTGGCGACAAATATCATCCCACTCTAACTTAACGGTATCTGTCATGACCACCTCAACACAAACAGAGTTAAGTCTTCCTTACTTGTAAACCAGAACTCGCGTCCAAATATTTGATATTGCGCTGTAGTGTTCAGGTGTATCCATTTCACAACCTCTGCTATTTGGTGGTTGCCTGGTGTAGCAAACTTGTCGCTAGTAAACGGTGCCTTGACCCATCCTTCTAACATAAGTCTTTGCCTTTTGATAGTGTTGACAATTTCGTCATCGATCTCTTTTTGCAATGCTGCTCCAACCTCTTGCCATACTTCGTCGTCCTCTGGCTTCTCAATGGTCCATTTGACTTTGATGGCACGAGTCTTTGCTGCAATAGTTTGTTTCATGACCATTTTAGTAACAGCATTGAATACAGTTCTTCGTGTATATTGTAGTTGTTGAACGTGGGGTGACCAAATCGCAGTGCGCCTGTGTTGTAGTGACGGCACCACATATCGGGGTCTTGCTCTTGCACCCACCCGCTAATAGTTGAAGGACGACAATGCACAGTGTACCATGTAGCACCAGCTAGAGCAAACGTATCTAACTTCTGGATTTGCTCCTTAATACCCATCTCGTAGTATCTGCTCTTTAGCATTTGGTAAGTCATTGTGGACTTGCCAGTTTGTCTACCTCCGGCAAAAATCATCATTTCATCAGGATGTATTCCACCTGAGATGTTTTGAAAAACAGATGAAGACCCGCGCGGCATTACTGCTTCCATTGTTTCAATATCCAGTACTACGGTGTTGCGTTTTGTCATAGCCATCTCATTATAAAAAGCATCTTATGTTCTTCCTTAGAGAACATAAACATACTGTCAAGATATTCCCAATTCTGCCCGTAGTGCTCACGTAGCCAGTTACTAATTTGATACCAAGTACCGCCGGGAGTATACCAATCTCCTGTACGCTTAAAGCGCACATGGTACGGATATAGTTCTCTTGTAGTTTTGGTTCTCATTGGGCCCACATCAATGCTGCTATTGTAGCATACTTTGTCTTTCCTACCCGAAACTTAATATCCAGAGTATCTATTTCATCTGTCCAAAATCCAAAAGTTCCCATTCTCCATTCCCAATCAATGCCCTGACGCCCAACATGCTCTTCTAACCATGGGCGATAGTGATCGTTTGGATCAGCGGAGTCGACGATTACCTCTTCGCCATCAGGATCACAACCCAGAGAAATTGGGCCATTGGGCCAAATGACCCCAATGCTAGTGCCAGGCACAATGGTCCAGTAAAACCATTCTTTCCATTCTATAAACTTACCAAATTTTACCCAATCGCATAGCCTGTTCCAGAGATTCCGATCATCCATATTATTTCCATTTCAATGCAAAGAAGGTTGCATCTTTGCGATGTTTAAAGTAGAAAAATGTTGTGCCAAACGCACTAGCCATGCACCATGTGCCTAACCCTTCCCACTCAACTGGCTTGGACCAAACGTGGTTGCTATAACGAGGATTAGACCCAATATTGTGCTCGCACCATTCTTCCATTTCACCCTGTAAGTGATAACGATCTTTACCAAATTCAACAGTAGTTGTCATGACCATCTCAACATAAAAATTGTTCTATCCGATTCATTAATAAAGCCCCAATGCTGTTCAGCCCTGTCGCTCCAGCTACCCTGTTTGTTTAACAGCACGGTGCGATATTCCTGTATCATCCAAAGGTAATAAGGAGTTTCGTAATGATTTACGTTCATCATGTAGTACTCACGTGATTTAGCGTAGTAGGGATCTCGTTCGCAGTAAAATTGGACTAGGTCTGTTTTCATGACCATCTCAGCAAAAACGCTACCCTATCTTCATCATTACGAAACCAAAACTTTGCATTGTTAGCATACCAACGAGCACCGGGTTCCCATACACCCATTTCTGCACTGGCACCAAAGGTTTCTACACACCATGCTAACATATTGCGCCAATTGGTATTTGTGTCATTTAAGCTACTAGGAATCCACCAATCAAAGTCTGGTCTAACCGTGTAGTAGCGAGCTCCGTGTATGCGCCCTTCTAACAATTCAAACTTCATTGCTTGCTTTCAGTGCAAACCAAGTTATGATTTCGTTATTCAGGCAATCGTGTCGAATCCATACACCATCGGGCGCACTAAACCATTCGCGGTCCACAAGCGGCATCGTGATACGGTTGTCACTAATGTGCAGGCGGCACAGGTCAATTTCCTCACTGCCCCATATAAAGTCCTTGGGAACGTGTTTGAATTTAAAAAATCGGTGAGTCTCGCTATACATTACTTTGCCCACTTTAGTGCGAATAGCACTGCTTCTTCATCACATTCAAACTCAATGAACTTTTCACGAAGATACCCGGGACTGTGGTAGTAAGGATGGCGTGTGTTTGCTTTAAGCCATTCATTGACTATATAATCCTTGTAGCTGATTTGCCATTGTGCTGGGACACCATCAATGGTGTGTGCATAGACAACACGGTGCAACACGGGAAAATTAACACCTGGGAATAACGGATTAGTTTTATAAGTTACTGCCATAACAATCCAAACAGTGTTGCATCTTCATCCCGATAAAAACGAATCGCCCATCGTTCGTCGCCATATCTGCCGGGCCCTTTGTTAACAATAGCAACACGGACGATGCAGGAACGTTCTTGAGGAAAGTGTGCGTCAAGCCACTTTTGTAGAGTTTCCATAGAGAACGTGCGACTGCCATTCATTAAGGTTGGGTATGGAATTTCAAGCAACTGCTGCACCTTGCCTTAAATAGTACCAAGCCAAGCGACTTTCTAATAAGTCATAAAATGCTCTAGCTTCGTGTTTGTGAAAAAACACAACTCCCCCAACCACATACATGTCTTCCCATCCGTATGTCATATCAGACCGTTGAAAATAATTTTTTTCGCTAATCCACAGTGTTTCTAGTTCGCCATTGTTTAGCGTAATGCCCAGGCCAACTTCACGGCATCCAATGTCTCGGAACAGAAGATCAACTAACTTGTCTCGCTGTCTAGCATTATGTGCAAAGTTATTCTCAGCCCATGTCACTAACCAAGTGTTGTTAGGAAGATCTGTGAGTTTAAAAGGATTAGACATGCTATGCCCATTTCAAACTAAACATTAACAGATCGCTTTCGCGGCGGAATACAAAGATCAAATCTGAGATATCTTCAAGATTGTCATCGTTGTCGTAGTACTCTTCTTCCTCTTCGTCGCTGCCTGGAACTAGTACTTCTTCATAGCAGTACCAATCTTCGGCGCCCAGCCATGTATTGTTTGCATGTCGCTTGCTACCAGGGCCAACGTTAGCGTTGAGCCATGCTTCGATTTGATCTAATTGATCGTGATGCTTGTGTGCTAGTTTAAGTTTATAACTCATGTGAATTTCATTACTAAAAATGTATAGGCTTTTGTAGCTTCTTCTAAGTTACGGTATTTCCAGTGTGTGCCAGCTTGCCCGCTGCGGCAGCGAGTTGGGTCAATCACATCGCGAACTTGCTCGGGGAAACTTTTCTCCCCTGCAGGTCGTTCTCGGTCCATCCAGTAATCATATGTCATCTCGACACGATAATGCACCTTGTCGCTTTTGCGATGGCGCCATTTGATTAATCGGAAATTCTCGCCGCGGTGGATAATATTGTCCATATCATTCAGTTCCCAAAATATTCCACATACCCAATTGCTCTTTGAGATGTCTATTCTCTGCTTGTACCTTGTCAATTACTTCGTGAGCTTTTTCAGCTTCTCTAACTGCGTAAAGGTGATTGGATTTTGCAGAGTCAATTGCCCGCTGCGCATCTACTAGAAGTTCTGTAACGGTGCGTCGACTTAACTTATCAAGTTCTTCACGAGCATCCGCTAAATCCATTTCGGCTACCGCACGGTCATCTTCTGCGTAGGCAACCATCTTTTGCAAGTGGGTGATGTAATCTCCGGGGTAGTAGTCTTGGTGATCGTCTGTAAAGACCCATGTGTTAGGATCCATGCCTGCTTCGACTAAATCACCAACAAGCCCACCGTTAGGTGCAGACAGCATGTTGATTAATCGTTTGACCAATGGATCAGTGCTAGTCAAATCCAAGTAGCGTAGCAGCTCTACGTCAGATAGATGATTTAGATTCATGTTTTAAAATCTCGAATAGTGTTGCATATTCAACCCAGGGTTCCATGTGAAAGCCTTTGCCCCACACTGCCCAGAATCGTTGTTTGTAAACAGTGCGTAACCAAATGCGATTACCACCTATTGTTTTAACTGGCCAAAGTGCAAACGTCTTGCGCCATGGGTAGCAGTCAGGCCCGTTGTAAATTCGTTCAGTTATGTCCAACTCCACAGTCTCCGATCCTATTAGCAATGGCGCAATGCCTGTTGGGTTCTTGTCCCACTTAAGGCGATGTTCTCCGATTCGGCCATTTTTAAGACGAACTTTCATTAATACGAATGTGTTACCGACTCAGTATAGATTTGTTGTAGTAGATGGATTCTACCTGCGTACCGTAATTGTAACATACATTCACCTTTATCGTCAAATGTGGTTAGTTTTATAACCCCGGGCGAGCTGCGGTAGTGATAGACCTGCCCGCTGGTTTCAATACGCTGATGCTCACCTTGCTGGGCGTCTAGTTGTATGCCATTGTTTTTGCAGTAGTCTACATCAGACTGGTCGGGGATAACATTGTGATCCAACACCCAAATTCTTACTATAGTTAACATACACTATCCGCAAAACTCAGAGCAAACATAATAGCAGCTTGTTCCCATTCAAATTGAAATGTAGTGTATTCACTATCCCAAGTTTTTGTGCCTCCACGCCAATCAATGTAGTAGCGTTTGAAATAGCCCTTATCGCCTGTTGGATAGTCGTCGCACCACTTCATCATAGCATTGACTTCAGGCGAGTTCTTTTTAATACGCACCTTATATCTAAAGTCGGGGTACTGATTCCCGCCACCGCCGTAAAATAATTCCATTAGCTCCACCTCAACACAAACATTGTAGCATCTTCTTCCCTGCGAAATTTAATCCATCCACCATGGCTATCCCAAGTGCCATTACCTAATGCTAGTCCCGGGTGACCGAATGTGGTCCAGCACCATCCGTATATTTCGCTCATCTCTGGACCTTGTGGACTGTAGTACATTTCCCACTCGTAGTATCGGTCCGGGCGATGTTTGAATTTAATATTCATTACACACTCCAGTATAGACTAAACATTACAGCATCTTGCTCATTGTTAAATGCAAAAAATAGAATGTTGTGGCTTAGACCCATGCACCCTTGCGTCCATTCGCCATCCCAACTCTTGTCAACTGGGAGGATATCTTCTCTCCATTTACCGGTGGCATTTGCTGCGCACCACGTGGTCATGTTATCAACTACGGTGATCCATCCTTGGCCATGCCGCCGTTCCAGTGGCACTGTGTCGTCAAACGGGACGAGGTAAGGGTAGCCACGATACACGTCCTTACGAATACTACCACCACGTGCGCAAAAATCAGGATCATTTATGAGATCAAACTGGCGCTGAGTCCATCCCTTCTTCTTAAGGTAACGGGCATGTCGCCATGCTTGAAACCTACCTACCGTAGCGTGTAGTAACTTCATCTAGTGTTTTCTTTGCTATTTTTCCTGACGGATGATCTGGGTGCATACGTGCGATATCATCTAGTGCAGTCCACATCAACTCGTGTTCGTGTTGTTGCTGGTATACCTTATCCCGCAAGCGACTGGCATCCATAATGCTTAGGACACCAGCAATTAACTTGGGAAGGATACGAGCAAGGAATTCCAATTATAAGTACTTCAATCTAAACATTGTTTCTGCTGCGTCATTGAAGAAGTCTAAGTAGACAGTAGTGATGTAACCTGTTTGTTCTCGGTAAACCTGATGATGGCGGTCGGTGAATCCTAACTCACGCTTCATTACAGATCGCAAGAGCCAAACACTAGGCTTGTCTGCGTACTCAATTTTAATCTGAGCTCGGATCTTGCGCCACTCAGTATCGGTTAGTGTGATCATACTTTAACTTGAAAAAGGTTGCATCCTCATCTTTAAGTTTAGCAGTTACTCTGTAACGAAGAGAGTATGAGTGGTAATCGTTGCACTTGCTCCATTGCGGGGTTTCAATTGCATTAGCCATAACCCATTTCCCTGCATCACTTTGCTGCCATTCCCATAGAGGCCATGCGGCATAAAGGTCCGGGTCATCAACATCCCCCACTGAAAATTCATGAACAGCTAGAGTCACCGCCATTTTAATGCAAATAGTGTAGCATCAGAGGGACTAGAGAAATCAAACCTATACGTGGGATTGTTACCCAGCATACTGTTTAAGTCTATTGTCCATCCCTTAATACCAAATTGTTGTCTGCACCAGCCGCCCGCCTCAAGCGCCTTATCGGCACCATTAATTGTGATAGAGTTCATAGTACTATTATACACTAAATGCCTTTATGCGTCAAAGTGATGTATTCTTGAGAGTATCCCAAGTTTTCATCTTTTCCTTGATCTCTAATTCCAACTTGCGGTATTCGTCACCTAACCGTTTTAGTTCTGCCCATTCGGTTTCGAGTGAGACATCGGGTTTCAGCATGGCCAACCTTGATTCAAGGGCCTCTAGCGTATCCTTGAGACTCTTGCCGTTCATAACAATGTCTGCCTGTTCTCCGTTTAGCGTAATAGTCGCTTGCTGCGTAACTGTCATTGGATTAGCGGCAGTGGTCCATGTGGTATTAGAGTATCCATTTGATCCACTAACTGAAAATGGATTAGCGACAGTAGTTGCGCCAGCAAATAAGTTGCCGGTATGCTTGTGATTATTTAAAATGTATGCCAAAATTTACCTCGTAAAAAAGCCTATACCGCAGTATAGGCTTTGTGTTAACTAAAGTCAACAGGTTAGATATCAAATCCAAATGTTGGATCAAAGTCCTCTGCTTGCTGCTCATAGTTCTTGTAACCACGTGGGTTGCAAATAACACGAGTGTCACCAACCATGTAATCAAACTGATGGTGTGTATGACCGTGTGTCCAAACTTTAATCTCAGGGTTGTCTAATATAAACTCACTGAGATCGCTGCTGTACGCACCATTCATAATGACATCGTCTGCGTAACGCGGATGAGTGCTCAACTTGCTCGGGCTGTGATGTGTACATACAACCACTGGCTTGTTACGGCCACTCATGCGGTTCTCACTCAGCTGCTGAGTAAAGTATTGTTTGGTCTTAATGTGCTCAGTTACAGTCTTTTCGGGCTGCAAGCGATGGTAAGCACCATTAGTCTCGTTCAGCATAGTTACCTGACGATAGTCATTCATCATGCTCTTCATGTGGTACAAGGTAAGCTGATCATGGTTGTTCATGTCAGTCCACAGCGTTCCGCCTATAAACAACACACCGTCAATTTCGTACGTTTCTTTTTCAAGCAGATGCACGTTAGACGGCAACTGGCTCTTGATGTGATCATAGGTCTTATGGAACTGATAACCATAGTGCTCATGGTTGCCCATTACGTAAATGACTTCGCGGTACTTAGCGCACTCTTCCTCTAGGAAGCGACTGCACCGATCGGGGCGCTGGTCTTTACGCTCGTGCTCTAGCAATACCATTGCTGGGTTGTAATCTTCTTTCTTGAAACGCTTGGCTTCGCAAACGTCGCCGCTGAGAATAAGTACATCGCCGCCGGGCAACGTCAAGTCTGCAAAATCCAAGTGTAAATCACTCATTACGCTAACACGCATGATAGTTCCTTTAGTAATGTGCTATTGTAGCACTATTCCAATTTCTTGTCAAGAGAAAAGGCCCTTGCGAGCCTTTTTGGAGCAGTCTAGAATTAGACCAAACCTTGTGCCATTGCTTTGTAAGCGATAGCAACCATTTTGCGGCTAGCTTCGCCGTAACGGTATTCAGTGACCTGAACGCCATTGCCTGCTTTACGGCTCTTGCCGTAAATGGCATAACCACGTTGACGGATTGCACTGATGGTAGCAGTTGGGTTAGCAATGCTGAAACGCTTGGCAATTTGTGCCTCGCTCAAAACTTCCTTGTCTAAGACCAATGCTTTGAACAATTTGCCTTGCTTAGTAGTTAAATCGAAACGCTTTAAGTTGATAGTTGTCATAATGTAATTTCCTTTAGTATTTGTTGTGTCTTGCACAACTGATTGTAGTATAGCAAAGTGCTATCTATAAGAACAAGAGTTATGGTAATCTTACTCGTTCTTGCTATCCAATGCAGCCCATCCTAGGCGGTGTAGGTCTTCTCGGATCTCGTCGGTAACACGACTTTCGGACACGTAGGCTTGTGATTGCTTGTGATAGGCCAACTGCTCTTCTGTGTAATCTGCTAGTTCTTCGGGCGTTGCATCTCCGTTGCGAATACCGCTGCAATACCAATCAATGTAGTCGCCTTTTTCCTGCATATCGGCAACAATACCGCCGGCATAACGCCAAGAACAGCCCCAGGTCTTGCCTGTTAAGATAGGCCAAGTGTCTAGCTTCTGGAAGTCATTGTTGCACATGGCAGCATAGAGATTCTGTGCATACACATCATCGCTACGCACCTTTTCAAGGATCCAATCTGTTGTACGAAGATCGTACTCCATGTTGTCCTTTTGCCATTCGGGGTCTTGAGTTCTCAGGTCAGCTTTATGGTTCCACTCTTCGTAATGTTCAATCATTTGCAGGGCATCTTCGTCCGTTGGATCAACCAACAGTTTGTCACGATAACTTTGAGCCTGAAAAGTATTACGCTCGGGACTTTTGCTAATAGTCATTGCTTAGTTAGAAAGATAGTGCCATCATCACGAACATCCCACACCAGAGTATCGCCGATTGCCCATCCTTGTGCAGCAAGTAGTTCATCAGGAATGGGCATAACCAGGTCGTCCCCGTCTTCTTGTAAAGTAACCACCCAAGAGTTCTTGCCAGTCTGTTCCCATTCTGGAGTTAGATCGCTTGGGTCAATCTTGCTTGTGGTCATATCAGTCTTTGCTTACTGGCAAGCAGGTGCGGGCAGGAACTACACTAGTGTAGGTATCACCGATCTTTTCGTATAGCTTGCCTTCGATGCAGTACCAAACAGGCCCAGGGCGACTGTCTGCGTACTCCTTTGCAGCAGAGCCAATGGCCCAACCAATTATGGAACCACATCCCATTGAGACCACAATAAATGCGATCACATATAAAAAGCCTGCTACTGCGTCTTTCATGCAATCACCCGAATATGAGTAACGTTTTCAGTTCTAAAACTGCGCCATTCGCTTTTGTCTAAACACCAGGCACTAAGAGTCTTGTGGTTTAGCAATCGTGTTTCGTGTAGCTTAGTTGCATCACGAGCAGGCAATGCCTCTGCCTTTAGGGTACAAGGCATTGTTCGCACACTTCCATCTACTTTAGTGAAAGTGACTTCGCATTGGTGTTCCCACAAGAGCTTTTGAATCTCTTTGTAACGGGTACCCAGCGCAAACTCATCGTCACCTAATGGGCCGAAAGTGTATTCTAGACTCACTTAGAGTCCTTACGTGCGCCCTTTTGGCGAGCGTCAGCTTCAGCAATCTTTGTGAAGCTGCGGAGAAATGCTCCACGAACTTGCTTGTCTACAATAGTAGACGATGCCATCTTAACCAAGCTGGAGAGTTTCACAGCTTTAGAATCGTAACCTCTGCATGTCATAATGTTTTCCTTTAAAAATGTATTATATAGGGATGTTGAATTGTTGTCTATTAAATGTTTGTGTCTCTTAACCGTTTCATAATCTCTTCACGCTCTAAAAGAAACGCTTTGAAAGCAATGGTTACCAATGTAAACATGTAGTATGAAAGCACGGTCCAGAACCAAATCTTCACAGCAAGCACCGATGATGCAGTTTCGCCAGTGTAGACTAGCGAGCCTAATCCAACAGGTATGCACCCGGTTGCTAAAATCGCAGCGGTCATAAACGTGGTAAACCCTGGTTCTTTTATCAACGACTTGGCATATTCTATGTGGCGGCCTACGAAGTACATACCAATTTTAGATAACGCCCAAAAGATAAACTCTTTCAGGATGCGGAGAGCATGTCCGATTTCTCGTATCATTTCCACAGCTTTAGCATGTTAACAAATTCGGGCCACTCGTTTGGTTGGCGTGGTTTAAGCACAATGGCAACTTCTTGTCCATTTAGTCGACTCTCGGTTACTACCAAATGATCTTCTACAGTTTTCAGCATAGCAAACTCCGCAGGAGTTACTGCACATGTTACTTTCTTGAAGCTATTACCGAGCCAGTCCAAGTAGTTGCCATCTTCGCAAAACTTCAAGTGACACATAAGACCAGCATGTGCTGCGGAATTCATTGCCATGCCTGCAGGCAAGTCGTCTTTGATACAAATATACATTTTCATTCTTTATCTCCTTTAACACAAGAAATTTTGTCCGGGCTATACATCAACACAAAGTTACCAATATTAAATGATCCTAAAATTGATAGGCATAACACAAATCCGCCAATTGCTGCAAGGAAGGTTTTCATTCTTCAACTCCAAACTTTTTACTCAATCGTTCAAATTCGGCTTTTTCAGCTTCTTCACGTTTGCGGTCATACTCAGCTTGTTCAGCTAGGCGCTTGTTAAATTCTTCATCGTTTTCTTCACGCACTATATACAACTCATAACGAGGTGATGGGTCGTTATCGTAATCGTAATAGAAGTTTCGATTATAGTCAAGCCGTGCATCCGGTCCATGTTCTCGGATCATTGCCTGCACACGCTCCAACACTGTTGCTAGTGTACCTTCAAACTCCCATGTGGAGACATCGTCCACCATGTCGTTAATTTTTCTACGTTGGGTCATTCTTCAACTCCGAAGGCTTTATTGCTACACAAATGCGATGCCCGATGACATAACGGCATAAACATCACAGGCGTTATCAGTAAAAATGCCTCTTACTAGGTAACTTTCTTTTTCTGTTCCTACCATCAGTTTTGGCTCAAATGTATCACGATCCAATACCGTGCATTCAACATTTTCCGCAATAACTCTGTAATAGTTAGATGCTTTAGTAACTACCTGTTCTGTTACGGGTTTGCCATAATTATCAAAGGTAATTTCTTCGTAATGGTTGTAGATATCATCTAATACACCCTGTGGGATTTCTTCACGATTTATAATCATTATTCAACTCCAAAATGTTCTTTTATATCGTTCGCACACAACATCGCACCATCAGTCACTGAACCTAAAATTCCCTTATAAGCACGGTCGTAGCACAACTTAGCACATTCCCGAACAATCAACTCGGCGAACTTTTCTAATCCGGGATTATCTGGATCTTCTTGCCACATAGGCAATTCTTTACCCAAAGAATTCCATAATCTTTGTTTCAATCCTGCCTGTTCAGCAAGTTGTTTAATTCGTTCGTTCATTCTTCAACTCCGAAATGTTCTTTAATCCTGTCTTTGATAACTTCAGAAACATTGCCATTGATACCATCTTCACGAGTATACCAAACCTGCTCCAAACATTCTTTCACCAGCAGTCGGGCGAATTGTTCCACATCCATGTCGCCACCGTGAACAAACTTGTGTCCTGTGTAGACACTATCACCGTTAGCTTGTTCAACATAGCCACCCTGCCAGATACCACCTGATTGGATGGCAAGTTCGTTTATACGCTTGTTCATACGTGCTTTACATAAGTTAGGTCGGGATCAATGGTCCAATGCGGAACTGCATCTTCTCTTCGCAGTCTGCCTTCGGTGTGCATTTTGATAACTAGATACACTTTGCGGTCAGCGTTCCACGTATCATAATCAACAATGGTTCCAAGTTGGGCATCAGTGCCCTGTTTAACAACCACATTGTCATTGAGTTTGTACTGCGCCATTACCAGGCGATTGCGGTGGAAAATTTCAGGCGTCATTTAGTAATCTCAAAAGTTTTTGCAGCATACTCGTAACGAGCAGCACATTGACGCCACGCATCAGCAAACAACCAATCGGCAAGAGTTTGAATCATTTGTATTCCTTGGCTAGTGCGTCGAATGTTTCTTGCTTACGGTCATTGAGATAACACTGTGCTATAAACAACATCTGATAAGCGTGGTCTTCACTACTAGGTAGAACAAAACTGCGGCCTTCGTACAGTTCTTGTAGCTTTAACTCAAGCTCGTAATCAGTATACGGTATCACAGTTTCTCACCTTTAGCAAAGCCGCGCCATGTTTTAAAACGTGGGAATCGCAAGCTGTAGACATCAGTACTGTCTTGATTCAGCGTGGCAGCATCTGCACGAACTTCGCCTACATCGCCTACGACAGATTCTGGCGTATTACGAGCAGTCCAAATGTCTGCACGATCCTTATCACTCCAGCCGCCGCCAACACTTACGCGGATGAACTTTCCGTCGTCTGTGCCTTCAAACAACACTGCACCCATCTTGCCCACGTTCTTGCCAGTACCTTCTTCGATGGCAACCGCAGTCAATGACACTTCAATGAAAGGCTTGATTTTGAGCCAGCTCACTGTGCGCTTGCACTCGTAAACTGCATTGGGTTCTTTAAGCATAATGCCTTCGTAACCTGCTGCAATAGCTTGTGCATTGATCTCTTTGAAACGTGCATAGCCTTCTGGGGTATCGAGATCCACATCTTCTTGACCCACAACAGTGACGTTGGGCATGTGATCTTCGCAAGGAGTAAACCAAGCCAACAGATCCACGCTGCGTTCTGCTTGTGTACGTGAACCCACGCCTGCTTGAAACTCGTCGAGTGGGATGATGTCAAACAAGTTAAGTACCGCATCATCTGCGTTGACGTTGGTCTTGCGCTTGGCCTGCTTCATCAAGTCTTGGAAGCTGGCGCTCATGATCTCGCCGTCTAGTACCATTGGCTCTCGAAAGAACTTGGCGTGCTTGGCAATTTGTTGTTTAACAACTTCGAAGTTGACCAGCTCTTTGCCGTTACGGCTGTATTGATCAACTTGACCTGTTGGGTAAACAATGGTAAGCACACGCATACCGTCCAGCTTGACTTCGATTGTTTTGTGGCCTTTGATTTTGCTTTCGTGCTTGGCACCATCGTGTGCAAGCTGGCATTCAAACACTGGCACATGGTATTTGGGATCAGCAACTTTGTTAACAATGCTGTCGCTAGCACCGCAGCGCATGTCCTTGATCAAGATGCGACGATACCAGTTGTTCCACTCGTCTTCTGTTGCTTGCATACGCAAGAAGTTGATAGCAGTTTGAGCAGCGCCACCTGTGAGTTCACGTTCTGCAAGTTTGCGGGCAATGTCCCAAAATGCGTCAGAGCTGATACCAGGACCGTCGCCAGTTTTGACGTCAACTTTCTTAACACCAAATGTCACCATTGCATCGTATGCAGCACGAAAACCCCGAAACACTTCTGTGTTACTGGCTTTGCTCTCACGGGCAATAACTGCTTCCTTGAACAGGCGGCTGTTGTCACTTTCGAGTTCTGCGATTACGTCCCATGGCTTGATCATTTGTGTTCCTTTGTTTCGTTCTATGTGTATATTATAGCACCAAAATCATTATGGTGCAACCATTTTACATGTTTTCTTCTGGGCAACCGGCCCACAAATCCTTGAGATATTCTTCGCGCTTTACTGCTGCTGCACGGAAAGCGTTGGCAGTTACTTGGCTAACATCAACTTCAATATACTGGTTGTGCCACATCTGCTCTGCAAAGTCTGCCAAATCGGCAGCAATTTTTTCATCAGTCCAAGCTGCTTTTTCACGTGCCTCGCTGGGCCAAGACGCATCTTCCATGATGTTCTTCAAAATGGTTTTTGGTTGATTCATTTTGCGTGTCATTTCGGGTCCTGTTTTGCTTGCTATGTGTATATTATACAAACAAAATCATTTATTGTCAAGTTTTGGGCAAATTAGTTTTTGTAGAGAACCGCAACTTTGGGGTAAGTACAACCTTCGCAACTTTGAAACAACACCCGGTCGTTGCCAATTTCATACTCTACATAGGTGTAGTGGCGATCCACATAGCTCTTACCAGACTTTTCACGCGAACCTTCAGCAACGAATCCAACTAATGTACCAGTAACCTGTGTATTTTTGTAGTACTTTGTACTCTGGTCTGTCCACTCATAACTAACCATGTAAGCAATTCCTACTGGAATCAACAAGATTAAAAGTACATTAAACAATTTGTATTCTTCTTCACCAGTGATATTAGAGTAAGCTGCCATCAAAAATACAACTAACATGAATACACAAACGATAACGAAACCTTTGTGGTCAGTTACAATTGGTGCTAGTGGTTGCATTGTGTACATGATAGTCCTGTTTGCTTGCTATGTGTATATTATACAACCAAAACCATTATTGGACAACCAAAATTAGTACTACAAAAGTATTAGTTTTGTAATGCCGCCCACATGTGTTTCTTTTCTAGGCGCTCAATGAATAGTGTGCGCACACGGTCTTGATCATTTAGCCAGTCTTGTACTACTGCTGGATTGCCCCAACACATGTTAGGTGCCACATTAGACATCCATTTAGCAATCGGGACTAGGTGATCCTTGTTAACCGAGTCACAACGGCATGCTGCCGCAGTAAAATTGTTTTCCAATACTGCCTTTAAAAACCCGCCTGGCATGTATCCGCGGATAATATAATCCTCAAACGCATCTTGCGTGTGACTTGGTACATTGTAGTGTTCCCACTCTAGCCATCGTTTTGTCATTCTAACTCCATTTTAAAACAAACATCATTTCATCCTCGGGCGTGTCAAACTCAACCATAAAGTACAAGTAATCGTCTTTACGGTAGCTGTCATGAAAATGCCCATTGGGAATATCACTGAGCCCGCTTTCAATCATGCGTTGCTGAATGTTGACCCAGTCAATCATACGGTACGTTAACATGTCATGCCCACTTTAGTAAGAACCAAGCATACTTTTGCTCGTCGAGCACTGTGGTGATAACCCTCTGTCCACTATTGTGATAGCGATACTCAAACCCATGCACATGTTTACACCATTCCCCAAAACCAAAGTCTGTGACTGTATCTTTAATCTCAGGCCACTGGCTCCATGCGTTTTGAATTGCAGTTAGTGCTTGATCCTTTGGTGCCATTATTTCCTTACAGAGGTTTGTGCCGTAGACGCTGTTTAGTTGCATCTTGCGATGCAATTTTGCCCATTCTTCTTTAGTCATGCAAACCTCAATGCAAACATGGTAGCATATTTTTCATCAGAAAAATACCAGTCAGACCATTCACCTTCACCGGTTTCCCACACATAAAACCACTCACCTCCATACTCGCCAATATTTTTTTCGCACCACTTAACTCTAGCCTCAGTGCGTTCATGGTGCCATCCATAGAGTCTGACTTCGGTCATTGGTTCACTTAATGTCATAGCCACCTCAATGCAAACAGTGTAGCATCTTCTTCTTTATGAAACCAAAATGTTCGGATAGTGTCCCATGCCCGACGCTTGCCATTAGGTTCCGGTGGTCCAAAGTTATCCAAGCACCACTTCCACGCGACCTGTGTACCACTTTCCCCGTATACATCACGAAGTTTCTTGCTGATTTTAATTTCAATCATGACCACCTCAACATAAACCAAGAGTACAATTCTTCGTCTTCAAACTCGATCCAGTGCAGAACACTACTTTCAAATAAGTTGCCCACCTCTTCCATGTAGTACACTGCACGGTACTCAACCAGTGCTGCATTAACATAAGCGTCGGTTACTGCCTGTGGTCCCACTTGTTCTTGCAGGTGTGCAACAAATTTGTTCCACACAGGGATAGGTGCATAGTCTTTAACAAGATCCAATCGTATCATCAAAACCTCAGCGCAAACTCTGTGGCTTTTAACGGGTCACGAAAACGAAAGTCCCAGCCACAGCCATCAGAACTGCACACCCAATCATTATAGTCGAGATTGGCATGGCACCATTCTGCCCCGCTGGTGTAATCATCAATTGTTACTATTGCCCATTTCGCCATCATAAGTGCCTTAATGTAAACATAATTAGATTTTCTTCTTCGAAGAAGTCTGCATAACGCTTGCTGTATTCTGTATAAATGCGGCCACCACATGACCAAACATAATGATCAAACGCTTGACCAGCACCATAACGTAAGTTAAGTCGATCAAAGTGGTCAATCCAATGTCCCGAGGTCTTATACCCATTGTTTGCAGCCCACTTCTGGAAGATAGTGTTTAGCTGGTCGGATTCAATACGTGCCTTTTTCATAAGGGAGTCTCTTGTATATTGCTTTTTCATTTATGGATCAATGCAAACATTATAGCATCTTTTTCATTTTCGAAGTAAACGCCATGTCCTCCCATGCTAAAATGTCCGATTCCATCAAACTCTTCGCACCAAAGCAATGCCTCTATCCAACCAATGGTTTTTTGGTTTTCAGATAATGGAATGTATGTGTAGTCGCAATCCATTAGCATAGTTAGCTCTTGCTTCATGACCACCTCAACATAAACATTGTCATGTGTTGTTCGTCAGGAAACGATACCCACAACTCGGGTTTGCGACCAACTGGTCCAACCTTAACAACATTGTAGTCTTGCTTGAGCCAATCCCAAATAGTTATGTGATGCCCGTCGTTGTTGTGTATGTCACGACCAATGTTGTCCCAGTAGTAATTGGCAATCTTCTGAAAGTATGGGCGAATGTCTTTGCGTAGTTTCATGACCACCTCAACACAAACATGGTATAGTCGTGCTCGTCTTTGAAGGTCACTACAAATCTATACCCACTGTCTTTACCTTCAATACAAGCACCGACTTGAGCAATTTCTTCTTCAAGGATATGGTCCACCAATGCCGGAGGTGCGGACTTTTTAGTAATACGGCGTGCCCATACATCTGCATACCAACGCTCGAAGTAATTCCTGGGTTGTTTACAGTTGATGTTTTGGTAATACTCTTTTACAATCATGACCACCTCAACACAAAGTAAGTTAAATCTTGTTCAGTGCTAAACACAATGCACTTGGTTTCGTTATTCCAGTGTGCATTGTAGTCTCTGAGAAACTCTTCTCCCGAGAGGGGAGCACGGCGGGTCTTCATCATCTCAGGTTCTATCACTGCTCTATAGAAGTTTTTGTATGCCATTGGGCTTTGGTCGTAATCGTCGGATATGTAAAGAGTTGTACTCATGACCACCTCAGTATAAACCAATTGAGTGTTTTCTCATCGGGAAATGACACCACTATCTGCTGGCTGGCTGCACTGCCAAAAGTGTGGCTAATACCGTACTCACGGCCAAGCCAATCCCAGACACTAATATTAGACTTGTATAGATCATCCCAATAGTGGTTAGCAACCTTCTTGAAGTAGGGATAGATGTCTGCATAGATTTTAGTCATGCCCACCTCAACAAGAATACTGCACGATCACGCTCGTACTTGAAGAAGATTGTTTCAAATCTCCAGATCCAGTCACGCCCAAAATGTTCTTCACACCACAGCATAACTTCTTCAAACGGTGCGGCACCATTAAACTGCCAGCAGGAGAAACAGTGACACACAATATTAACGGCATCTGCGTCATTGGTGTACAGGCAAGGAGTCTCTGCAACAAACTCACGCAGGCGCAGGCGAAGAGTGCCGTAGATTGAATCAATTTGCAGTGTGTCTTTTACTATCATGAAAATCTCAACATAAACAACAAATAGTCGTGCTCATTCTCAAAGTAGAACTTGGTAGTCTCTGGATCTTTATCAATGGCGTTCCATTCGGATAGTGCCTGCGTGATAGAGTCGGCCTCATTGAAATCGTACCCTTGTGTTTCGGCATAGTCGCGAAAGTTTTCCCACCAATGCTTGCGTCCAGTGCCAGTTTCAGAGTCGATGTCTAGCTCAATCATGACATTCTCAGTAAAAACATTACATAATCTCGTTCGTTGTTGAACACTAGAAAATTCTCTCTAGTACGCCAACTCCACTCACGCTCGGCATTAAACTCTTGTTTGACAAAGTCGAAAAACTGCATTTGAATTTTTCCAGTAGCAGTCATGTGCTTTACAATTTTAACATTGTAATCATTTTCTGTCACAGCCACTCGATATTGCTTACGCCAGAACCGCCAGTTCATGAGTACTTGATCCTAAAAAATATGTATAACTGCTCGTCGTGAAACTTGACATTATAAGTGTACTTGGCTTTGCTTTTGGCAACAGTTGCCTTCCACTTAGTTAGTTCTGTACGAATGTGTTCTTGCCCACCAGCTGCATCAACAAAGTTGCAGAAGTAGGCATCACCGTTGCGGCCACCATAGTAATGATACTGACGTTTAATCATGCGCCTTTGATCTCCGTGACGTGCTTGCAGCTACCGCGGAATTTGAATCCACTGCATGTGCATGAATACATCAAGCCATCTTTACGAACAATGTACTCATCGCCCTTGCTGCCCTTAACAATCCACTGTGGGACCGTTGGTGCAACTTCTGCAGGGATCACATAGTTAAAGGTGTTGGTAACTGGCTTGAAGCTGCGACCGCGAGTGTCGATACGAATTGGGCGTTTGAATTCTTTTGCAGTGCTGTTACCCGGGGCAACATAGGCAAACATACGAGTCTTGTCATCTGACAGCAAGTAGATGCCGTTTGAAATCTTGTCTTTGTAGTCAGTAGTTTCTTGAAAGAATTTCATGGTTGACCCTTTTGTTTGCGATATATGTATTATACATGAACGCTCATTATGGGTCAACCAAAAAAAGTAGTACTCAAGTATTAGTAAACTTTAGCGCAAAAAACGTGCTCATAGGACCATCTTCGATAGTAACTACATATCCCGGCCATTCCCGTTTAAACGGCCAGTGCTTTACTTTGGACTCTTTGAGAGCTTGCCTGACTGAGTTTATATCTTTATACGGAACTTTTAGTTCAATCGTCTTCTTCATCGTCAAATCCTTCATTGCCGCGCATCTCGATATGAATGTATTGGTTATCATAATCCTTATGGTATGCTTCGTTTGCATTTAGCACACGATACTGGTTGGGATACTTGAGTGCTAACATTAGCATATCATCTCTATTTGTGATCTCGGTAATGATGTACTCAGTGCCACATGCACCGTCTACGTGTTTGATCATGCCATGTTTAAACTCATTGTCGATAATAGCAGTGGTTAAATTACTGTGCATAGGCACAATGATGCGATCAAATGGCAAGTGCGGTGTAGGTAAGTTACGATCTAGTATTCCTAATTTGGATAACGTTGCACAGTTATCTTGGTCAATGGTTAGCTTACATCGCTTGAACTTGATGCTGCCTTTGGTACTGGGATTATCGGGTGTTTCCTTGGTGCTCCAAGGGATTTCTGCTGTTACGTGATGCACGTAAAAAGTGACTCCGTGTGATTTAATGACCCACATGGGAATGGTCGGATCTGTAAGATGTCCCTTATTGAAGTGGAACACTAATTCCTTACATTGGTAGTTGATCTAGGCTTGTGACATGAGTTTCTCCTTTGTTATGTCGTTGTAATATTATATATGCCTTTAAGGCCGTCTGTCAATTCATTTAGACGATCTCGATAGCGAAGTTGTAGATATGTGTACTGCGCTGGGGTAACATTTCTAAACACCACACGATCAAGGTGATGAACAACTCGTTGTTCGGTTGCCATATCGCGCCACCCACTGTCAAACATACTGGACTCGGGTTTGAGACCATGTGTGTTAACTAGGTCAAAGTCCATATCGGTTTCGTTAAGAAACTCTACATCATCTGAATTAAGGGCGTTGCGTAATAAGTAATCAGTCATTGAACTCTTCGTACTCGCGTTTTTCAGCGTCAAGTACTTTCTTCATTGCATCAATCAGCAGCAAGTAACCTTCAGGTTCTTGTTGTTGGCTACCAGCACCCGATTGTGGGCTCCAGAACTTGCGGGTCTCTAACATAAATCCATCGATCCACACGGCTTTGAGGTACTCAGTTAACATCCCTCTAAGACCTTCGCGATCGTTGGCTTCGACATAGTCACAAACCATAAGACTGGGGCGAACCAAACTGCTGTAACGATACTCGTCATGTGCTAGCCACTGTGCCGCAGTATTTAATTGAGCTCTTTCTTTGCCTTCGTTGAGAATACGTAGGCCACGCAATGGATCAAATCGGAATAGATCTTTCTTGCACGATTCAAACAAGTGATCCACACATGCAGCAACGTCTTTAACTACATCAGCAAAGGTGATGTTGATGTAAGCGTCATCCCATCCACTGGTGCCGTTGTTGGCACCCACATAGCGTTCAACAACACGGTTCTCGATCACGTGATCAAAAACGTCCTTGTGGATCATTACAAATCCCACGTGCTGGCGCTGGCGCTCGTAGCGACCTTTGATGAACAAGCGACTCTCGTGTACTGCTTCAAAGAACACATCTGCATCAAAGCCTTCGCGTTTGACCGGAATGTCGTGAAATGTATTCTCTCCCTGTGGCAACTCAACCAGTTCTTCTTTGATAGCATTTATAACCAAGTCAACCCCGAGACCTGTGCAGTCCTCTGCGCCACCGTAGTCGTTATACTTGGCATAGAACGGCATCATTACTGGTGCGTAAAATGGGGTAGTGTAACAAAGACTGTCCACACCGTTGTTTTTAACAAGTGCAAACACAACCACGTCTTGATTGGCGCGAATGTGTAGCTGAGACAGTCCACAAGTTTGATTCCAACATCCCATTTGAGTTCCTTAATTTACTCGTTGTCCAAAATAGCGAAGATTTCTTCTTCCTTGATTACCAGCAGAGTTTCGCCCTTAACTGTTACAGTAATTGTGGCAGATGGATTGTACATCACGCGATCACCGACTTGCACTGTAAGTGGGATGGGTGCGCCATCTTTAACGGGCTTGCCTGTGCCTACTGCTACAACTTCGGCTTCGTAAACCGGAGTTACTGAAGTAGTTAGCATAATGCCACCTGCGGATTTTGTTTCGGGTTCAAGTTTCTTGATTAGAACTCTGTCGTGCATTACTTGCATGTTATTTCCTTATTAACCATAGTTAAGTACACTGCCGGAGTAGCAAGAACCAACTTGCCCACTTTGTTCCGTCCTGGATAGATTACTCTACTGGTTCCCAGGCAAACCGCTAATGTACTTAACTATGGTGCGCTAGGCGGGAATCGAACCCGCGATTCAGAGGTTTAGAAACTCCTGCTATACCATTTAGCTACTAGCGCATTTTGTAATTATAACAAGAGCACTGATGTTAGTCAATGCCCTTGTTGTTCATTATTTCATGCTGTTAGCACGAACTTGTTCGAAAGTGATTTCGTTAAACAATGCACCGTTCTGGAAAACAGTTTGCAATGCTTCAGTCCAACCACCAATGCCTTTGTCGCTCCAACCAGTAGGGGCTTGCACACTTGTTGAAAACTCGCCACCACTGTTGGTCCACAACTTAACACGGCCTTTGAGTGATGCTTTGCCACTGTCAGTGATGGGGTCTTTGTAAACATCAACCCATTCACCGTTGACACATGCACTGGAACATTTCATAGCCCACTTCTGTGTATCACGATCAATAGCTTGCAGCAAAGCACCACCCATACCAAATGCAAAGTTATCTGCTGACCAACCTTGGAAATCAACCATAGTGCGCAAGATGCTTTGGATGCTAACAGTGTTGATACCATCGCCCCAGATCATGCGTACATTGTTGAGTACCTTGTAGCCCTTGTCATTGGTAGTGTATCCAAAGCCTTCTGCAAGAATTGCAATCATCTTTGGCATGACTTCAACAGGATCACCTGAGTCAGGACGGATAACAACTGTGGCACCTGAATCAATCACTTGCTGTTTCAAGTCACCAGTACTCCACATTTTACATGCTTCGTAGATGTTGTAGCTGTCACTAACAACTGCAACAATACCGCCTGGCTTACCAAACTGTGTGACCATGTTGCTGTAGGCGTTCAGTTCACCTGCACGACCCCAACTAGTGATAGTACTGTGCTCGGCAGCTGGAATTGAAAAACCTGCGATGCCAGCATTGTAATATTCGCGAGCGTACAGTACACCAGTAATAGTGTCGGTACCCATGAAGTTGACCAAGTGGGCCGCACCCCCAATACCAGCACTCTCCATTGAAGATACACCACGAGCACCAAAATCGTGCAGTTTAAAACCGATAGTAGTAGGATCACCAGATTTCTCCAAGTATTCTTGCAAGATGTTTTTAATGTACTTGCTTTGTGTTGAGACTGTAGTTGGGTACCAGACTGCACGAAGCAATGGAGTTTCCAACCATGTGGTTAAACCGTGGCACTTGGGGTCAGTGTTTTCGATTGTGACCAGTGCGTTTCCAACTGGGACAACAGTGCCTTCTGGTACGGCTTTAATGACCACGGGCAAGTAGCCGTTGTGTGCTTCGACGATGTAGTCCCACATGGTGCGGTCGAATGGTTCGCCGTGTGCTGTGAGGATTTCTTCTGCGATGTCAACGTCGGCTTTTGTAATTGGGTCAAGTAAATACTCCTTGAAGAAAATTTGCAGTCCAACAACTTGTGTGAATGTGAATTTGCCGCCGCGGGCTGCAATGTAGCTGAATACATTAGTAGTGCCAGCTGGGTATTGAGGCGCCATACTAACTTTGTAGCTGTCAGTATTGAGAATGATGTTTTTAGAGAGTTTCATAATAAAGTTCCTTTATTTAAATTGCCTTAGGTCTATCCTTAGGACTTGCTTACAGTATAACAGTGAACCATTTCATTGTCAACTATTCTGTTCCGCCAATTTTCTTGGCACGTTGGATACGTTCGTAATCTTCGCGGCATTCCTTTGAGCAAAAAATGCCTTCAGTTGGCTCATCACAAGACAAGCAGAACCCATTTGATTCTGGAACCGTTTGGCGATTGCGGAGGTTGTTTTGCAACCAAATGTCTGATGCGTTTGCTGCGTCTTCTAACATATCACTCATTTTTGTACCTTAATTTCTTGGATTTCCGTTGTTGCTTTAAGCGAAGTCAGATACGACATTGGGTATGTACGCTTCCTGCCATTGACGCTGATTTGATATCCTGGTTCGACTTTGGTTCCATAAAAGAATCCACCTTTATGGAATGCCATTGGTCGAAGTTCGCCGGTGACTTTAACAGAGTACAGTTTCTCTTCTGCCACGTTCCAGAAGTAACCTGGGAAGCGTGTTGCTACAAAATCTACAGGTAGTGTAACCATTATAACTCCACTCTTTCAAAGTAAATCTTGGCAAAGCCCATGGGGCTTGTTGCACGGCGTTCAATTTGTAGATACAAACGTGTCGGAGTATCCTCTAACACATGGTGCACCACAATCTGATCCATGGTATCGTTAAACACTTGAGTCCTAACTTGTTCAGCTAAGAACAGTTGTTGACTACGCCGGGGTTGATAGTTGCTCTTGTGCATCTTAAACACCTACCGCCCATTGGACCATATCGTAGTGGTCTTCAAAACACTCGTCGCTACGCACTTCTGCAATAGGAACCCAACGTGCTTTCTCTGCATCGTCACTGCCTTTTACTTTAGGCAATGCACCATCAGGCAATTCAATCTTGTAGCAATGAGTAATGATACGACCACGTGGTGAACGATCAACAGCATCAAACACACGGTTGCCCGTAATGCTACCACGCAACACTGGCTCAGGTACTTTGATACCAGTTTCTTCACGGAGTTCGCGAATAGCTGCATCAAGTACGGTCTTGTCGGTGCTGGCGTTAACGTAACCACCAGGCAGTGCCCACAAGCCACGACCTGGCTCAGCACGGCGTTTGATCATAAGCACATGGCCTGAGCAAATTACTGCGGCATCTGCTGTGCTAAAGATTGGAGGGTACTTCAAGCTGGCATATTGCTTGTTGTGTTCAATCAAGAATTCACGCTCACGGATAATCTGTGCAAATTCCTCAGTCTTACGAAAATTCATCAAGAAGTCATAAGTTGATTGAGGTACAACATTCTTAATAAAGTTGCTGTTGAAGGTCCAGTTAAAGAACAGGTCACGAATGTTCACTGCACTAAGTGGTTCAATTTCCTCTACATCAACATAGCCCCATTGGGGGAACATGTCCAAGTAGAAACTTGATTCGTCTTTCTTGTGACCAATGATGGCAGTTTTAGTACCCAGGATTCGATACTTGCTGACAATACCTTGCACACGAACTGCCCACGCTTGGTCGTTGTACATTGTATCAATGTTTTCTTCAATGTGAATACTCATTGCAAGACCACTTGTTGCAGCCTTAATCATTTGAGCACGTTCGGCACTGGTGAAGGGGTTTTTGTAAGTGCGGGGTTGAGCAGCTGAGCCTGTGATAATTACCAGATTGTCGGTCAATGCTGTGGCTCGCTTGATAATCTCTAAGTGAGCATTGTGGAAGGGTTGAAAACGTCCGATGAGGACTAGTGTTCCGTATTCTTTAGACATATTAACCTCGCAATGCTTTGATGTCGGCTTCGGTTAAGCCCAGGGATTTTGCTCGAGCAATGGCTGCTTCTTTGGCTGTTTTTGCTTGCTGTTCAGCCTCAAGCTGTTGTTCAACTCGCAAGTCTTCCTGAGTGGGCTCAATGACACGAACTGGACCATACCATCCCCGACCGGCGTTGAACAATACTTCTTCTGTCACACGGCTATCAGTGCCCATGACATAGTTCTTCTTGGCTCGTCGCAATGCGGTGGACTTCTTCTCGCAAAGGTATTGAACATACTCACGTCCGCGACCTTCGGTCAAATCTGTGTTGGTCCATACTGCATAGACAGTCTGTTGTTTGGGGGTTTCTACATTGAGCTTTTCAGTCAATGCTTTTACGATAGCTTCGACTGCTGGGCGATTTGCAAGGGGCAATGCCTCACATACTGCGGCAATCATCTCGGGTGATGTGAAATCTACTGGCATACAAAAATCCTTTGTATAATGTTGAGTACAGAAAGTCTATCTCTCTGTATTTTTATTTATGTGTTTATTATAACACCTGATTCTTTATTTGTCAAACTTTTCTGTAGTCTGCGCGATAGTAGCAGTCAGGATCACCGGGGTCTTTGTTGTATGCTGCAACAAAATCCTTGGCTTCTTGTTCGTTATCAAACAACTTTTCTCCCATTGGGCGCTGACCATAACCACGCTCATATTCAGTCATTGTGACTTTGTACAAGGGACCATTTAGTTTAACTTCTGCCATTTTCTGCTCCTTTGGGTTAACTACTTTCTACAGTTTTAGTATAACACTAGAGTCATTAAAATGCAACCAAAAGAAAACCCGCCGAAGCGGGTTTCTAATTAACTCTATAAATCTACGATTTTCCATTAACTTTTCCTATGTCGACAATAGGCCTAAGGCAAACGGCATATTTGAGTTATTGTTTGCTTTTGATTAGTGATTGATGTGCAACCAACTGCTCTCTGAGTTGTGCAAATTGCGGATGCACTAGAATGTCCAATGCAGATTCAATGCTACGTAACGCGGTGTTGAATAATGCAGGCGCTAGATTGTAAATGGCTAGATATTTTGGACTGTTGGCAGTATGTGCAACAAAAGTACAGCGGGGATTGTTTTCAACTATCTCAACAAAGTACTTGGCCAACGAGTGTATGTCAACGATTGAGATATTTGTGAGAGTGATATGAAATTTTATTTGAACTGGCAAATCCACAAACTTAGTAATGTTATCTTGTACTATGGACCAGACTGTGCCCGTACGTTGCAGTTCTGCTGTTCGTCCTACTCCATCAATGCTGAGATTTAATGTTGTATTAAATTTCAGCAGCTTCTCAACAAATATTTGATTGTACACGCTTGCATTGGTGTAGACTCGCAAGTTAATGTCTGTTCTGTCTTTAGCTATCAAGTGATCTAGCAACTGATAGTAGTGCTTAATTATCATTGGCTCGCCACCAGTTAATGTAAGGAACTTTAGATTCTCTGACATGGTAAGTATCTCGGCCCAGTCAGAATCTGAAACGGTATTAACTGAGCCATTGATGAGAGAGCTGTTTTCGCTATTGCACATCTTGCACTGAAAATTACAAAGATTGCTTGCTCTCAGCTCCATATAATCGAGTTGGTCAACGGTAGTTTCACCATATAGTGCAAGTAGGTGCTGTCTTATACTTTGCAGCCCTGCGTCTTCTAGTGACTTGCATCCTCCGCAAGTTTCGTCAAACTCGTTATTTAAAAACTTGGTTTTTAAATCTTTAAGGTAATCACTATTTCTAAACTCTACTGGACTCATGCTAAACTTCTTAGAACTAATGCAGCACACAGCCGATTGATCGACATGGTAGAACAAAGATCGCCACGGTGCAGGACAAAAGAATTTTTTCATAGAATAGAGTGTGTAATTAGAAAATAGGGGCCGAAGCCCCTATTACTATTTCCTGTTGCAAGGCATAGCTGCCCCGGAAGCCTTTATCAGGCAACCATTAGAAACTGTGAGTCGTTTGCATTTACTTTTTTTGCTTCTACGGCCGGGAAACCCCAACCCTACGGCTTCTGCTTTGCCGAGCTGTCCACTTGTTTACTTGTTGCCCTGTCGAAACCATGGCAGGCCCATCAAAAACATACTAAGCACTTTACACCGATATCGTTTCTTAAGTTCGCCCACGATGTATCGAATAGTACGCTTTTGGTGGACCTGGCGGGAGTCGAACCCGCGTCCAGAACACTTTTCTCTTTGCTTCATACAGCAATAACTTATATTATAGCACAAGACTATAATTTAACGACCTGTAGTTGTCCAATCCAGCACAACTTCATCGGTGGTAGCATCTCGTAATTGGTAACGGCGTTCAATTCCTGATGCTTGCTGAAAAGAAGCAACAGTAGTGGACTCGCCATCGACATGTGCTTGAGCTTGATTTTCTAACGCCAGTTCGTCGAAACATTTGTTAAACTGCTCAACTGATTCAAACATCATAGTTACTGTAGTGACTACAGATCCATCAGGCATGTCAGCTCGTGTAGTGACATTTAACTCAGATCCGGGTGCGCTATACTTTGCAATTATTGCATCACGTGCATCATACACATGCTTGAATTCCGGGCGGTGTAGTGGTCTAACTGCCCCAGCTGGTGTAGTAATTTCTTTAATATACTTGATCATCAAATTCTCCTATATGCTATATTTAGCCAAGAGAAAGGGCGAAGCCAAGTTCGCCCTGTTTTTGCACACTCGCTGATTAAGCTGCGTCTGCTTCAGTTTTAGCTGCGGCCTTGGCCTTGAGCTTTTCCATGCTTGGCTTTTCTGCTTTGGTCTTTGTGACCTTAACAGTTGCCACGGCGTTGTACTTTGCATCAGCATTGTCAATTGCCTCTTTGTATGCAGCGTTAGCATACAAGTCTGTTGTCTTAAGGAAAGTAACCAATTCAGGCTTGGTCATCTCATTGGGCAAATCCATTAGCTGGATATCCGTATCTGTCTTTGCCAGAATCTTAACACGGGTCATGTCAGTTGCGAAACGCACCTTGTAACCAGATTTGCACTTAGAAACACCACCAACTTTGAACAATTTAGTCATTTGTAAACTCCATTTACGTTAATTGAAAAACACACTCTCAATGTAGCCTCATTGCTACAGTATTTAAATTATAGTTGATTTCGAATTATGAGTCAACCACAATTTAAATTCTTTTTGCCCATTTTACTGAGCCAATTCCTTGCTGTGGGTCTTGACAGAGTCAATGCTCTTGTCCAGAATCCTTGCAACACCGCTGAAGCCAACTGTGGCCACAACCAAACCAAGAACAAACCCAATTGCTAAATTACGCATGATTACTCCTCTACAACTTCACGAATGTCGGACCACGCAGACCATTGCATGTTGCGATGACCTCGGGCGATAAAGTCTTGCGACAAGGCATTTGCCTGCGCATAAACTGTCTTGTCTTCCATTTGTCGGTATTGCAGCACACGTTCGTAGACGGTAACAATTTTTGTACCGCTGAGTTTGCTACCAATTGGGCGTTTAAGCCAGCGCATTTCCATCATACCATGAATCCCCAAACAATAATGTTCATACCAATAAACACACCAAGCAAGAACACACTTACCTTTTCAAGCATTATGCTGCCTCCAACATGTTAGCTGGGAACAAGATAAATAAATACATGTTTAACTCCAGTAAATACACAAAAATTTATTATAACATAATCAAACGAGCTTTTTCAAGATCGATAATTGGTTATACCGAAAAACACCACATCATCCCACGAAGCATTGGTGGCAACAACAAACGATCTAACATTGTAGCCCTGACTGCAAAAGAACATCGTCTTTGTCATTTGCTGTTGACTAAAATGGTTATTGATCCAGCGCATAGAAGTTCTATGTATCGTGCAGCTTGGTTCATGAGTAACCGAGTTTTGTTAGGTGTAAGCAAAGGATCATGCTATCAACAATTAAAGGAAGAGTTTGACAAACTTAACCGATCTCGTGTAGTTACTAACGAAACAAAACAAAAAATACGAGACAAGCGAGCACTACAAACAAACATATCTAACCAATACCTTTCAGGTAAATTAACTGAGTCGCCTCGCAAAGGAATACCAAATAAAAAGACTTCAGACGCACTTGCTGGACGAGTTATAACTTGGGGAGAAAAACTGTCTGAAACTGCTCTTACCCGTACTAAATGTTCGTGCATAAAATGCAAAAAAGTAGTTACAGTTGGATACAATGGAGACCGTCACTTTCTTACTTGTTTACTCAACCGCTGAAAGCATGTTAGCTGGAACGTTCCAGTTCAGCGTACCGTTTTCCAGAACAGTCACGTTCTTGATCTTAACTTTCTTAACCACACCGTAATGCACCGCACGGGTTTTAGGATGTGTAAACTTAACCTTGGTACCAATGACCAAGCTGCCTGTATTCTTGTGAATCATTTGAGCACGTACAAAACGGATCGCATCACTGATGTTATTCAGTTCGTCGTTAGTGTAGTTGCTAGCGATAATTGCACGGGCGATTTCAACAGCTTGCATTTCAGTTCCTTTGTTTCTTACTATGTGTATATTATACAACCAAAACCATTTCGAGTCAACCGAAATTAGCGTGGCACGTGATATTGAAAGCCTTGGGCAGACACTTTCTTAAAGATGCCTTCCTTTGACCAGTCTTCTTCGAGCAATCGCAGTGTTTTGCGATCTGCAATTAAGGCACCATCTTGCACTTTAACGCTGGCACTCTTCTTACCATACGATGGCTCATAAACAGTACCGTGGAGCACCATCTCAAGTGCGAGCTTGATGCGGTCCAAACGGATTTGCTGGGCTGTGGTGTACAGGGTTTTGTTTGCATGGTTGCGCATACGGCGATCTTGCAATGCGAAAAACTTGTTATTTGATTCTTTAGTTTCAAGTGACATCGTTAACATGCTAACTCCTGTTTTGTTTGCTATGTAGCTATTATACCCGAAAATTCATTTCGGGTCAACCATTTATTCTGCGCCGAAGTTTGCACTCAAGTACGCACGGCACTGAGCTTCGGTACGCTTGGTTACTACAACACGCCCGCCCCAGAATCCCACATAGAGATCACGGTGATCCAGGAACTTGATTTCACCGTCTGCACCAGTGTGCTTTTGACGGGTAGCAGCTTTTTGTACTACTTTTGTAGCAGTTTTCTTAGCAGGAGTTTTAGCTGGCACTTTTGCTGCGGGCTTGGTTTCTGCTGTCTTTTTAGCAGGAGCCTTTTCTACTACTTTCTTAGTAGCTGGTTCTGCTTTAGGTGCAGTTGCATACCCGTGCTTGACATCGTAGTTAGCAATTTGACGCTCAGTCATGCCCCAAGTATCAAGCAAACGCTTGACTTCGGTACCAGAGAGTTGATGCCAGTTAATGCACGAATCGGTCCAGTTTTTCATTGCTAACTCCTTTTTACTTACTATGCCATTATTATAGCAAGAAATCCATTTCGGGTCAACCAAAAGCCTTAATTAGGCCAACTAGGCACACAATGATGCCCACTGCGTTAACAACCATCTGTGGCCGATTTGCAACACGTAGGCACCAGATTAAGTAGCAAGTACTACCACTGAGTCCTGCTACAATGTTCCATGGATAGATGTTCATTGACATCAAAGTGTACATGGCCATAAAGCAGAGTGTGCCAGTCCACTGCAAGATATCGTTGACGTTTAATTTTTTCATATAGACATTATACGCCCGAAATCGTTTTTGGTCAAGAGAAACCCGCCGAAGCGGGTTTGTGATCTCTGTACATTGAGTTTAGGCAGCTACTGCTCTAACACTATATTCAGCTGGGTCATAAGCAGCATATCGCGTTCTAAACATCTCTTGCGCTTCGGCCCATGCACTTTGTTGATCTGTACTAGATAACTCCACTGCACTTTGTCCAGTGCTGCGTTTGTAGATTTCAAATCGCTGCGTCTGTGCTTGACTTTGTTGTCTAGCATTGTGTGCTGCGGTTGGCACAACCTCAACTTCTTGTCCTATCATGTTGGGATGGTGCATACCTAGGAACCCTGCGGCACGTTGATTGGCCTCACCTTGTGTAGCAGCTTGCACTCTGCCCATTACTGCGCCTTGACCATTTAAAATAGTCCACTCTTGCATGTTTGCTGCCTGGTGAGCATTGTGCGATTGTTGTGCAACTTGTGCATTACTAGGTTGCTCGATTGCTTGCAAGGTGAAATCATCACTGTGCAGTCCTCTGCTGGTTAAGTAATCGTGCTGTATACCAATGGCATTGTCTTGTCCGTCTGCATGGAATTGGTGGACAACTTGACTAGTGCGGTTGTTTACTGTCTCCCAATTTGGCCTTTGTGCTGATGCTTGTTGTGCAGCACCCTGCTGAGTTCTTACTCGATAATTTGATATATCGCCTAGTGTTGAACTGTATAGATTATAGTATGTAACCGCTTCAGTTTCTGCGCCGTTACGGTTAGTCTGCTCTAATCGTCGGTAAACTACACCGTTTGATGTGTTGTAAAGTTCCCATGGCCCCGGTCCGGTTGGAGTCAACGGGTTCGCGGTACGTTCGGTAGGAACGTAGTCTGCTGGGATTTCTAAAACATCAAATCTTTCCGGCTTTAGACCATGGCTGGTCATCCATGCTTCGCCGTCCTCTTTTGATTTAAATCTACGTACTGGGCTGTCTTTGTCTGTGGTTAATGCTGCAAATCTATTAGGAACTTTTGCCCACAGACCCCAGTTGCCTTCATTGCGTTGTGACTTCTTGCCTGCATTGCTTTGTTGCAGTTTAGACAATGCTGCACGCCTAAAGTCTTTAACAACTTGTTCGGGTGCGCCGCCAACACCACTTACATAGTCACTAAAGTCTTTAACCATAGCGCCATACTCGTCCATAGTTGGCTCTAAGAGTTTATACAACTTCTTTTGATATTCTTGTTTGTACTTGTCTTCGTGTACTGCTGCATCCAGTGCAACCACAAAGCGTAACAGTGTAGGTTCAATTTTGTCTTCAAATTCGTTTAACCAATCGCCACCTGGGCTACGGAATTCTACATATCCGTCTTTGGTGTTAATACTAGTAAACTTGTTAGTGACACCACTGTGAATCAACTTGCTAGCCGCAGTGGTCATGTGATTCTTCATCTTCTCTAGCAGCTCCTTGGCACTCAGTGGATTCTGCTTGATGGCATTTTTAACAAGTCCCATCGCACTCTTGCAATAGGTATTGCTTTGACGTTCAAATTGCTTTAATACATACTCATCGCCAAGCAAGATTGCCAACTTGACGTAGTCTAGATTTTCAAGACCTTTCCATCCGTCAACTGAAACGTTAATGTGCAAGCCTGTGCCATAATCGCTGCCTGTGTAGCAGCCTCTACGCTTGGCCCAGCGTTTAACTTTCTGCAAATCACTTAGCAATTCTGCAATAGGCAATGGTGGGCTAACAAATTCCAAACCGCCGTCGTCGCTGTCATCACCTTCTAAGCTGCCATCTGGTTCAACAACGTAGGTGCCTTCTTCTCGACGTGCGCCGTGATAATCTGTACTGTGATTAACTGGGCGACCAATGGCGTTACCGAAATCGTCAGCAACATTCTCTACGTCCATATTATCACTGTCACCTTGATATTCTGTCCAGTAAGGCCAGTTAATATCAAAGTTGCGGGAAATGTTGGTCATGTGGTCATAATCAACAGCATTCAACCAATCGCCGCTATCCCAATCGTCTTCGTGGTCAGAAACAAATTCATTGTAGGCTTCTGTATAAGCACGGTCTTGTGATTCCCATTCGCGATCTATATAATTGGAAAACGCTTCATTCTCGTCTTCATCTTCTTCACCGGTTAACCATTCGTCGTCACTGACATTCTCTCTAACCCAATGGGCAAAGAATTCGTGACCATCGCTGTCCCATTCTTCGTCAACTTTCGTTTGGCGCCACTCGTAGAATTCTTGCTCTAATTCTTCTACTAGATTGTCAACGTCACGTCGACTATTGTGGTCACCATCGTGGAAAAAATCACGAATATCGCTAATGCTACGTGTGCGCGGGTCGTGTTCGTAATCGGGTTCTGACTCAAAATCTTCTTGACCATCGACTTTGACGTTGGGAACAATCATTTCAAATTCCATACCAGCCTTGGCATTGATCTGACTTGCGAGTTTACGCAAGCTGCCCGGGCTCATATTGACTTCGAATAATGTTTGTTCTGTTAATGTTTTGATTTGTTTATAGCGCATAAAAATACCTGTATTAGGTATTTATACGCACTATTAATCTTGGTACGGAACTAATGCTCGTATGCTTTGCAAGCCCTTGGCTCTAGCGGCTGTGACCCTATGGTTGCCGTCTAGTAGCCATCCGTTGCTGTCTGCAACTACGGGCTTCTTTAAAATATCACGTGTTGTGACATTGTTGATGTGGTCCCAGTCTAAGTCGATTACTCTGCGGTAAGGATCGTCTTGATCGTAGAACTCCGGAGTCTGCAACTCACTTAGTGGAACTTCTTTAAGCACCCATACCTTGTGTCGCAGAATTGGCTTTTCTAAATGATATTCATTATGTATGCCTTTAACATACTTGAGCACCTGTTGATTGGTGTAAAGTTTGTTTTCTACGCTTAGGTCAACATCTTCGTCTTCTACTTCGCTAGCAGGAATCAAGCCTTCTAGTGCATAGTGCAGTTTCTTTAAGGCCCGTTCACACTCGCCATCTTTGTACAAGATACCAATTCCGCCATTTGCTTCCCATAGCTTGATATTGCTATCCCAATCGTCGATCAAGATATTAGGAGTGCCATCTGCTTGTCTAGCAAACTTTTCCTTTTGGTGATCAAAGATAATGCTTTCGGGAGGGATTCTGGATAGTTTGCGATCAATCCAGTCGGCCTTTTCTCTGCTGCTTTGCTCTACATCGCTCATTAGCGGAGCAGATAAGATACTGTATTCGCCTGCTAGTTTTAGCACACCGTGTAGCAGTTTACCTGCTTGTGGTAATGCTGGCAATTCAGCGAAGAATCCAGGTTCTTGTGCGACTTGATCAATGCAGTCTTTTTCTTTACGTGCTCTACGCCAATGCGTTGCACCTTCGCGTTTTGCGATCTCGCCAAACATGTCCGCGAGAACACCGTCGAGGTCAACGTATACCACCGGAGTGGACTCATAACTATTTTCTAATTCAAAACTTTTCATATCAGTATTTACGTGGGTTTATATAAATATTAGTGTAGTTCGCGGACATCCCCTTCCCAACTACTCTAATGCTACAAGGAGCAATCAGCACATGTATTTACACTATTACGTCTATGCCTATCTAAGAAAAGATAGCACACCTTACTACATTGGCAAGGGAAAAGGTAACCGTGCATTTCAGAATCATATTTCTCACAGGCCACCAGCTGATAGAACTAGGATAGTGTTTATTGAGAAAAATTTATCCAATGTAGGAGCCCTTGCAATCGAACGTAAGATGATACTCTGGTATGGCCGTAAGGATAATGGAACTGGTATCTTGCGTAACAAAACAGATGGGGGAGATGGATTAACTAATTACAATCCGTCAGCGGCAGTGAGGCAAAAATGTTCACAACCCGGTGAGTTAAATGGAATGTATGGTAAATCACATTCTGATGATGTACGAAAAGCGTCGAGTATGCGAAGATCCCGCACTAATAGCTTGCGGCGGTGGTATAATAATGGCGTAGAGACTGCTTTCTTATTAGAATGTCCCACTGGATGGCGCGAAGGCAGAATAAATCAAAAGCCCACTACTGCTGGTAACAAATGGTACAATAACGGTATTATTGCAGTTAGTAGAAAAGAGAAACCACCCGGGGACGAGTGGATTTGTGGTATGCTTGACCGTAATAATTTATAACGCTAGCGCTCGACGAAAACTTTGAATTGTGTGGTTAAGAGTTGTGTTAACTGCGTTCTGTTGGCGCAGGGCAATTTCGTGTCCGATACTAAAGATGTTAGTAGGAGGCATAGTAACACGGGCATCGCTTTCGATTCCGTCCCTACTAATAGCAAGTCCGTGCTTGGTAACAAGGTGCTTAATGGGTGCATTATAGCTCAAACAGTGCATGTAAAGGTCTCTAAAACCTCTGTTTTGTGCCCATGTCATGGCATAATCCATCATACCACTGGCAATGCCCTTGCTGCGATATGCTTCTGCTACCATTACACCAAACTCTACTTCGTGGTCGCTCATACGTGCAATATGCACGGTGCCCACAATTTCTTGATCAATATCTTCTGCTACCACAATATTGTGCAAGAGTGCATCTGCAATCATTCCATCCATTAAATGATCAATCATTTCATGACGCATAGCGTGTCCAAAATAAAGATTAAGAGAATCGGAATTACGCTGTTTTAGAAACATAGCGTATTTTGGTAACTCAGGCGCAGATAGAATTCGGTAAGTGATCATGTTAGTACCAGTAACGACCGTTCTTGGTTATGGCGCGGGCTCTAAATTCCTGAAAGCGAATTATGCCTTCCCATAAGGTCTTTAAGTATTTACTCATCGTGACCACCCCTTGCGTGAGTCGTACTGGCGAATCCAGTGTTCAACTTCTGTTGTGGTAGTTGGGCGCTTGCTGGTAATATAGCTGTCTAGTTCATCTTGGTAAGATGGTGCAGCAAATAGACTTTTGATCCATTGTAATAATTGCATTTCAGTTTCCTTCTAGTGATTGAACTAGTATTTATACTGGGATGCAACATTATCTCATGGTTTCTACTGAGTCACTCTGTCCATCTTAGTGCAAACAACACTGACTTCTGCTCGTCAGTGATATCAACGTGCCAGGTGACTTCGGCATCCATGCGATCCGGGCGAGTAGGTTTTCCATTGTACAAGGAGAATACTTCCCATCCGAGTCCAATGGAAACCACATTGTCGCTAAAGCCATCATTGCCGGGCCCACAGTACTCACCAACATTTTCCTCTAGCCAGTCTTCAATTTGAGACAATGCACTACTGATAGTGCCACGGGCATAAGGATCATACTCGCGAGCATGATTGAGTATGTTGGGAGTAATGTTGAATATGGCCATTAAGGACGCTTAGAGATCACCTCATCGGCAAGACCCATTTCTACTGCTTCTTGTGCAGAAAGGAATGTGTCAAACTTCATAGTGGCAAACATTTCGTCGTATGTTTTGCCCGCAGTGTTGTGCTTGATGTACAGCTCAGTAAGGCGTTGGTTCAAGCGTTGGCTTTCTTCAAAGCTGCGTTTAGCATCTTCAAATTGCAGTTCTTGAACGTGTACGCTACCACGTGTGCTAGGAGTGCCCGAGCTAACACGGTGAATCATTGTGCGTGATTCTGGCAGTACTAGTCGTTTGCCTGGGGCTCCTGCGTTGGCAAGGAAACTGCCCATAGAGCAGGCTTGGCCAAGTACAATGGTAGAAACATCAGGCTTAATGAACTGCATAGTATCATAGATTGCCAAGCCAGCAGTGACGAGGCCACCGGGTGAGTTGATGTAAAAGAGGATGTCTGCATTTGGATCTTCACTTTCTAAAAAGAGCATTTGTGCAATAACGAGACTAGCGGAATGCTCGCTAACATCCGTGTCCAACATGACAATACGATCTTTGAGCAAACGACTGTAGATGTCGTAAGCACGTTCGCCGTTGGCAGTTTTTTCGAGTACGGTAGGTACAAAGTTAGGCATTAGATTCCTGTTAGTTAGTTGTTGAGCAACTATTATAACAGGATTACCTTAACATTTACTAAAATTTTGGTGTTTAAACCAACGCTTTTGTCCAAAAGAGATTTTTAAGTTTAAGCCGTAATGCTCAAAACGATCACGGAACATATAGAAGCTAGGACCATGTGCGCCACTGTTCATGTAAATTTGGCGACCGTCTTCTGCTAGTTCCCAGCGGTACACATCCCATTGATACTGATGTACCATTTCGTGTGCAATAGTGTTCATGAACCATTGTTGACAAAACCAGTTTGGGACTAGTCTAATATCGCACCAGCTGCCGTTGTGCTGCTCTTTAGTTAGCCAACTGCATAGTCCCCAACATTTACGAATTCCGCTAAGTGTGATTTGGGGTCGGGTTAGTACTCCGTCAAACACATAACGATTGATAATGTTGTATGCGTATACAACGTCCATTTCGTTTGGACGAAACTGCTTTCTACGTTGGTACGTTATGCTGGGCAGTGGTACTGCCATAATGCTGCGTATCGGGTTCGGTCTTGCCATAGAAAAGCCCCTGGTTACGGTATTTAACTACCGCCCAGGGGCTCGTAATCTACAGCGTTTATTCTTTCTTTACTGTAGATACTGTTGCATCAAGCTCTTTGAACTCTCGCTCTGCTCGGGACATTGCACCTCGTGCTGCACGATCTCGTTCCTTAGTGCGGGCAATTACGTTAGCTTCGCCCATTGGGAGCGCAACCAACACATAAGCTCGGAAACGGCCTTGGCTTTCAATCACCTTAATCTCCCGGATTTCAGTACCAGTTACGTCAACGTCCGGGCACATGCTTTTAATGGCTGTGGTGTTGATTGCGTTGCTGGTGCTTTCAGTGTCTACCCGGAACACCTTTGTTTGGCTGCGCACTGTACCACCTGCTGCCATACAAATTTGTCGGAATGCGTTGGTTTCCGCAATGTCCTTGGCCATGTTAAAGTCACCTGAAATTGCAGTACCCGACGCATATACTGCATCAGTGCTCTTAGGTAACTTAGTCATCCACTCAGGAGCTTCGTTAATGGTTTGCTTTACCACACGTTCTTGACGCTCACGCACTTCTTCTGCGCGGCGCTCGTACGGGTCACGGGTTGAGCTACAGCCTGTCATGATCAGGGCGATTGCGGCAATTGATAAAATACGTTTCATTTCACACCTCTTGTTTGTTTCAATAACACAGTTTAACATAGATCCCATTACCGGTCAACAATGGCTTCCCAACGGTTGACAACTGGCTTGGGGTTATTTCCACGATAGCATTTTGTACCTTGGCCGTTACCCGAAGGCAACTGCTCAGTTACTGTCACGCACCCTTGTGGACGGGCTACTGGAGCAGGACACCAATCATGGATCGTCCTGATCAAATTCTTAGCAATGTGTTCCTGTCTGCGATCAAACATGGCACGTTCTTCGTAGTACGTACCATCTGCTATTGACACCGCAGAAGCCACAGGGCTGGTTATTCTTAGTGCGTTTCTCCAACGGTCATTTACAGTGGGTATCTGACCTTGCAGAAATGCAATTTGTTCGTCTCGGTACTTGCAATCAATTTGAAAGCGATTCAAATCAACCACATCCATCTTGCTGGTAGTAGTTGTGCTACAACCAGCGAGGGCGAGTAAACTGATTGCAAGTACGAGTCTCATTGGCAGTAGTGTTTTAAGCGTTCAATTTGAACATCAATAGTTTGATCATACTCAGACTGCGAAACAGTGCTGCCCGGGCCAAGAGGAAAACGTTTCCATTTAGTCAGCATCCTGATCCTGGCATCCCTGTTTGCACAATCTGGGTTAAAGTTAGTCACTGCACTATATGGAGGGCGATGCTGGCTAGCACAACCTGCTAATGCAGCGACTAAGATCAAAGCTAAGAGTTTCAATGCTTGTGGAAAGTTACTGCTGCCTTTAGCGCGGTTTGCGCTGTTTTCTCATCAACCTGTGCGTTGCGCTGGATATAGCGCACAGCATCACGGCTGTTGAATTGAAGTTGAAACACTGCCTCATTGGCAAAACGCTCGGCTTGGTTAGACATCATTTTCTCCTTGGTTACGATGTTTGGGTTTACGCTGAAACTTTTTCTTGGACTCGACTACTTTTTGTCGAAATGGACTGTCCTGATGAAACAGTACCAGATGTGCTCTTGGATCTGGGTTTCGTGTTTTTCTTTGTCGCTGCTTTGTCATTTTTAAACTCTTGCTCGATGTACCAAGCTAACATTGTAGCATTGATATAAGCCAATAAATCCGTGTTCAAACTTTCTACCATAAAACGCACAGGGCAATGGCCCCACGATTGCGTTTCAATGAACTTTCTGTAATAGCGTCGATGCTCTGCATTAGTTGCATCAAAAGCCACAATAGGTCTTGCGCGGAGATACAGTAGGCTCATATTATTCCAGTTCTGCTTCGATAGCGTCTGCCAACACTTGCAAAGGACCGCCACCCAAGCTAACGTACCACACACCATCTTTCATGATGTAAGTGTAGTGAGCTTGTGTGCTAGCCAACAACTCTTCCATGCTAAATGCAACTTGAAAGTCAACGCCAGACTCATCGCGATCACGCTTGTAGAAGCGACATTGCTTGGCAATATGGTACTCGTCGTACTCTAGACGATCGCTAAAATCAATCTTCTCGCCAATCTCTTTGCCGAGCATAGAGCAGTCACCTTGGGCAACTAGGAATTGAGCTTTAGTGCTGTCATAGTTTGCCAGCAATACTTTACCAGCGTAGTCCAGATAACCATCGCTATGCAGGTAAATGTGTTTGCATTTGTCACCGTGCATAATTCCGATTGTTGCGTTTGTGCTCATCTCAACTCCTGTTTTTGCTTGCTATGTATCTATTATACAACCAAAATCATTAATGGACAACCATTATTTGCAGTTTTTGTCTTTTGTTTTGTCGCAATCTTTGCTGCTATTGCTGCGCTGATGCCAGATGTTCCATGGCATATAGAAGTACGAAGGACTAGTTACAGTGCTAGGACTTTCGGTAGTACTTTTGCTTGGAGAAGTAGTACTTTTTGCTGGTGCAGGAGCAGAACCTTTTGCTGGCGCTGCTGCATGACTTGAGCTTGCATGTCCACCGGAACTAGCATGACCGCCGCCTCCATGTCCGCCTCCGCCACCACCTTTAGCTTGGGCAGTGCCGGTAATTGCAAGGACGATACAGAGTGCAATAATTTGTTTCATGTGTGTATTATATAACCAAAATCATTTATGGACAACCATAAAAAAGCCCCAATTAAGGGGCTAGTGAATAGTAGTACTTTGTATTACTTTTTAAAGCTGAACTTCTCGCTGAAGTCTTTTGTGGCTTTGGCGAAGTCAAACTTGCTGGCTTCGGTAGCTGCTTTAACTGCTTCGCTAGTCAATTGAGCCACTGTGTCGGAACCGGCCTTAGCTGCCTTCTTTGTGTACTCAGCTTGTGCGTCAACAAAACCGTTTAGTGCCTTGGCGACTGCTTGGTTGTTTGCGAATACTGTGTTAACGAATTGTTTTTTACCGTTAGATACGGTGTCGATGAATGTGTCTGTAATAAACATGTTGTTTCTCCTAAATAGACGAATACTTCTTTTACGGCCCGCCCTATGCAGCACCGTACAAAGTATTTAGTTATTATAATGCTGCGCCGCAGCAAAAGTCAACAAATTTTCCTAGTGAGCTGTCACTAATTAAATACATATACATTGAAACATGTTTAAGGAGATCCAATGTTTAAAGCAATCAAAGAATTCTTTTTTGGCAAGCCAACTCCGGCACCAAAAATTGAGTCACACGTAGAGGCAGTAAATGCAGCACCGTACAAAGTTGAACCACCAGTTCTAACTGAAGTAGTTACACCTGCAAAAAAGCCTGCTGCTAAAGTAAAGCCAGTTGCACCTAAGAAACCAGTTGCTAAAGCGCCTGCAAAAAAGCCTGCTGCAATCAAAGCACCTGCTAAGAAAGCATTGGCTAAAGCTGGCGATCCAAAGCCTGCTAAGAAACCAGCCAAGAAACCTGCTAGCAAGTAATGTTTCTCAACGTCGGAGTTTTCCGCGATAATTCCGACACGGTTAGGTACCACCTAGATCATTTTGAAAAGCTCACTCCAAACGAATGGGCAGTTTACGATGATCTAGGTCACTACTTAAACAGTGGGCATCCACTGAACATCGCGTTTATTCACCTACCCTATCCATTCAAATCTGACACCCAAGCTAAACTAGATGCAGTCTACGAGATCAGCGATTTTGTTTTTGTTATAGGCTCTGAGCTACATGCTAGCACACTAGAGTTTATACTAAAGAACGATCGTCCCAACATTGCCTACTATCTTTGCGGGTTTGTTGAGCAACCACTGGAACATGCAACTGTTCATCAATACTTTGATTGGTTTGAAACCAGTCGCTATTTTTATCGTGATTACTTGCCCGAGCTGTTGGGAAGAATCAATTATGTTCACAGTAAGGAATCGCACTTTGATATCCTACTAGGTCGAAAGAAGCCTCACCGTGATGCTGTTTACCAATTTGTAAAAGCGAACCTAAGGCAAGAAAATCGTGTGCTCACTTACTTTAACGAGCACCAAGTAGATTTTGCCACGGGTAGTGAACAATGGATATGGGAGGATCGCGGTATGCAGTTTATCAATGATCCTAAATGGACTGTGGACTTTGTTAAGTACTACGGTCACGCGATGAGTATTAGCCAAGTTATACCCATTGATATCTACAATCGCACTGCCTACACTGTAGTAGCAGAAACCAACTATGATAATAGATACAGTTTTTACACTGAGAAAACTGCCAAGCCTATTATTGCTAGGCGCTTGTTTATTATGTTTGGCGGCCAGCATTACCTACGCAATTTACGCAAGTTGGGATTTCAAACGTTTGGTTCTGTTATAGATGAAAGCTACGACTCTATTGCCGATGACCAACAACGTTGGGCCGCAGCATGTGATCAGATGAGTTGGTTATGCAATCAAGACCAAAATGCCATACTTCAAAAGGCAAGGCCAATCGTTGAACATAACTTTAACATTATGATGTCAACTGATTGGCACTTGTCTCTTGTGCGCGGTCTAGAATCTAAGATTGAAGAGCTACTGTCGCGAACTTAATGCTAGCAAGGTTCTTGGCTTTGGATTCGCACATGATGTCAAAGTCTTTGCTAAACGTAGCAGCCCAGTCGTTAACTGCATTGTTCCAGTAGTAGTCACTGTGAGCACGAAGTTTTTGCTTTTTGTGACCGCTTACAAGCAACGCTGGGTGATCGGGCAAGGTGTTCGCACAGTGTCCAACGAGGACATCTTCGCGTGAAACACTGTAGTGACAAGTAGGGCGCACACCGCGCCAGCTATCAATAACTGCTTTAACACGATCGCTGCTCGCATCAATGTACTCGCCTTCTCGGATCCAGTTATGATGAATATCGAGCACAGTAGGTACAAGATCGTGTAGAGACAAACAATCGTCCAAACCATGTGTGTATTCCTCGTTCTCTAGTGTTAGACAGTTACGTGCCTCAGGCGATAAACGGCCATATACATCTCTAATGCCCTGCGGACCCTTGCGTCCACTAATGTGTACGTTGATTTTGAAGTCTTGAAATTTTTGTCCATAGCCCATCCAGCGGGTCATATCAGCATGGTATTCGAACTCAAGGATTGAGCGTTCAACAACATCTCCAGTATCACTTGCGAGAACGCAGAATTGACCTGGGTGAAAACTAAGACGCACGTTGCAGCAACGAGCAACAGCGCCAACCTGCGCAAAGTGTTTTTCGCAATAAGCCCTAACGTCAGGCTGGCGCCAAAAATAACTCCAAGAAGGCTCGGTATATACAGGAAGAAGGTCGCTGCTAAGGCGCACCATTCTGAGATGTTGTTCAAGGGTTCCTACTTTTTCTACCAGCTGCTTTGCTGATTCGATGTTGTGCTTCATGATATCCCAGAGACGTTCCTCTGCAATATGCTTGCTCTGTCTATTTAGCCACGACACTGTAGTGCCGCGTGTATTTAATTCCGGAACACTTTCAATGCCTTTAGGGGTAAGCTCACTGAACTTACAGGCAAACCCAATTCGTGGTGTAGTCATGCTGTATTATAGCATGTGACCCATTATCAGTCAACTATACCAAAATTTGCCCAATTTGCAGCACCTAAGCAAACCCAGCCCAATGGACCGCCTGCGCTAGGATTGGCATTAAACACAATATGCCCTTTGGTGCTAGAGAAGTTGGGAGGGGTGTCGCTTGCAGACATTTTTACGTTGCCCATACGCAGGTCATTGATTTGTGCTGATCCATCTGTGTTAAGCACGATATTGCTGTGCTGGTTGCTGCCTAAAACAAGTGATTGATTTCTGGGTGTGCCAATGCGGCCCTGACCGTTGCGTTCTTTGCTAACAGTAATTTCAATATCTTCGTCCCATACTGCCAATGCTGCACTAGGTTCTAGAGTGTTAATACCGGTACGTTTGTTGCCAACATATAACGTGTCTGCAAGTTGAGTTTCGCCCGATACTTGCAATTCCTTTAGCATACCCAGCTTCTGTAAGTTACTTTCGGTAATGGTGTATCCAATGCGATTACCTTCGATTACTACATTTTCATTTACAGTAATCTTGGATAAGTCTAGCCCGTCTGTTTTGATCTTGCTAAAAATAGTGTCGCTGAAACCTGCAAATAATTCACTATCCAGGCCTTGCTGCACTGCATTGGTAACTGAGCTAGCTAATTGTTTGTAGAACGCACTGTCCTCGTCTACCTTGCCTTTTACGTTGAGGTCGCCCTCAACAGTTAAATCCATTGTTACTAGATTGTTTTCAACAACTACCGCAGCATCAAGAATAGTAACAACACAATTAGTCGATTGGTCATCAATGCCGGTGGATGCAAAGTTTCTAATAATACCACCTGCAACTTGGTTACCCGAAATAGCCAAGTCTGACTGCTTGATACTTGCTGCACTAACACTGCCTTCTGGGAAGTCGAGGTTAAAGATCTTGTCCTTAACTGCGGTTGCTAATGTTTGGTTAAATTGTCGGTTAACATCAAGGTCCTTGAGTTTCTTGTAAACAAGGTCTGCAATCTCTGCTTCAAGCTGCGCTTGGATGTTATTTACAACCGCGTTCACAGCCGAGTTAATACGTTTCTGCAACGCCTCGGTGTCAGTGGGGTCGAGTACTTGGTTTAATTTGTGTACAGCTAGATCGTAGTTGTACGTGTCTAGTCGAGCTCTAAGCTCATCTTTAACGAGGTCAGTAATTTGATTACCAACCTTTGTTTGTACGTCTTCTAATATGTTAGCTACTAACGAGTCGAATTTTGATAGTTCCATTGATCTTCAAATCTTATGCTGATAACGTGTTCATAATTTTTCTTAATCAATGACTTATACATGAGATTTTTATGCACAATGAAATCACCTGCACCTGCATCCATACTAAACTTAGCCAACTGTTTGAAGTACATAGTACGTCGATTAAACGGTCCGTAAGTGGTTAGTTCATGTGCTGGGTTCGAGATTTCATATACAGTAGTAGTCCATGCACTACGGTTTGCAAAGTCCCAGTCATGGAACTCATTGTAAATGCAGTTAGTCTTACCATTTCGAATCACAGCCGGGATACTGAACTCACGATCTTTAAAGTCTTGATTCTTATAATCACGTAAAGTACTTACCACAAATTCACTGGCTAGGTTACAAATCTGTTTAACAACATTTTGCTGATCCAACTCGTTGTCAGCAAACGTAAAGAATTCTTCCATTGCAACCACAACGTCAAACTTCTTACCAACAGTCTCAGATTCTGATATGTATGTGTATTCGATATTCTTGCTGTCCAGGTAATCCCTTGCAGCTTGGCTAATGCAAGTGACAGAAACGTCACCATTCTTGGCGGATAGCAATGCTGGATTGAACCCGACGAATAAAGTTGTAGATGGTACAAAGTTATGAAATCCATAGATGCCATCTAAGATCTCTTGCTTCTTAGTTACAATCTCTTGCTCTTTGCTTGAGTGTTTAAGTGCTGAAAGTAGTGCATCTGAATATCTAGAAAAATCGGTCATAGTTGTTCTTATTATTAAGTATTTATATCGAACGAACTAAATCGAGCGTTACACAGTGGAAGCCTCCGCCAAGAGTGCGGCTGTGTCGTAAAGTCAATGGGATGACTGTGAACTTTAATGCCTCCAAGGTTTTAATTAGCAGGTCTTGTGCAGCATCAACAATGACAGTAGTGGGATTGATACTCAGCATGTTTAGTGCAATCCACTTACTAGCATATGGATACTCGTGAAACTCTTGAGCTACTACATCGTTAACAAATATCAGTTCTTTGTCTTTTAACATCTTAGGCAGCGTGTCATTGGTTACTCTGCTACCGTTAACAATAAAGGTATTTTCATTTAATGCAACAATAGTTGAATCAATATGCACCCCGGCATAGAAGTTACATAGCTCAATTTCCACGTCAGGTACTTGCTTGCATAGCCAATCATATGCGGCACGATTTCCGCTAGCAGACTCGAGAAATAACCATTTGTCTTTTGCGACACGCAATATATTGGCAGCATCTAGTACCATGCCCTTATCGCGTGGCATGTGGATAATGTGTTCTGCTTCGTCCAAGAAATCCATGTAGCATTGATATTCCATGTCCCTACATGGGTACATCATGGCTGTGTCAATTATAATTCCGCCATGCACAATAAAACGGTCACGCGGGCAATAGTTGTAAAGGCCGTCATGCACTTGAAAGTTCATAGTATCCGGGCGCTCTACTTCTACGCCGTGTACAGTAAGAATGGTACAAAGACGTTGCAGGTCGCGATTAGTTTCATCGATGATCCACTGCGGTACCGGTCCTGCTGGCAGAGGAGTCTCTTTCCACAAGGTGTTTTGTTCTTCTGCACGAAAGACTGGATCGTGTACTGGCCAGTTTGCATGTGTTGCATCGCCGACAATGATCCGCTTTAACGGATCATATTCATTCCAACTTGATATCATACCCAACCTGTTATTTGTAAAGTGTATCTGGCTTCAATGCCAATGTTTGCTGCGGCATGTGGGGTATCATAATCCCATTCTAGCACTGTTCCTGCATCCCAATGCACTAACCCCATGCCGTTAATCTCACTGTAGTGGCCGGGCTTCCAGTCCTCTAAGAACACTACTGCTCTACGGATACGTTGCTCCTGACCTTGCAAGCTGTGTAGTTTAACATACTTTGCATACAAGTCAGAGTGAGTTGGTAAGACTGTTCCGGTATCCATGCGGTAGTAGCTGGTACCAATGTCCTTCCATCCCATCTCTCGATATATCTCGATGAACTTATCATTCCAACTAGGCTGAGGACTGCGCATGTCGCACATAGCGCCAGTGAATGGTCCGGGGTATCCTTGGTGTTGCCAGATACGCAAGCTCTCGGGATCATTGAACTCTTCAGTTACATAATCCAACAGCTTGTATTCAATGCCCCAAAACTTAGGGATCTTATACTTTGCGTGTATTGCCATAGTGGATGACCTTAATGTCAGTGCGAGCAGTAGCGTATTGACGCCATGGATCAACTACAATACTACCTTCGTTAAGTTTGCAGTAGAGTTCCTGCTCATTCTTTTCGCCGGCATACCCGTATGTGATCTTTCTATTATGTGCAAGAAGCACCACACCCTTAACGGATTTAGGATTGAGTTCTTCTGTTAGCGGATCAACATATTGTGGGGTGATACCAAAATCTTGTTTTAGAAAATGCCCAACTAGCAAACTGTAGCTACCTTCTAAATATGCCACGTCCGGCTTATATGCCTTACCGTGAATGTAAACGGGCAGCAACGCATTATTAGCTTCATCGGCAATAAATTTAGCCAAGTTACGTGCTTGAATTTCTCGCGCATTCATGATAGCGTCGAACAAGTCGTAACCTAGATCCAACTTCTCTGCCATGTATCGCAATGCAATGTTGTCACGTGGGTGGCAAGGTCCGGCATCACCCATACCTGCTGTCATATATTTTGGCCCCATGATTCGCATACTAGATCTTGCTAGTGCATCAGTCACGACATCCACATTAATATTGCCTTGCTTGATAGCAACGTCTTGGATCATGTTAGCCAATCCAATTTTAGCACTAATGAATGTGTTGTAAAACACCTTAATACATTCCGCTTCGTCCCATGTGCCAACTTCATAACGTGGATTGTTTTGCATCAACCCTTTGTAAAACTCAATTAGCTCTGCTGCATCGGTTGTAACATCACCGTCTTCGGTACCAATAATAACCATCTCGGGATTGACCATATCCCACTCTACACTGCCCATAGCAATTAAGTAAGGGTTGTAAACAAAACGTGGATTGGTAATGTGTTGGCGTAATCGTCCGCGCACTGTCCCTGGTAGTACGGTGCTAATTAGCACAACCATTTGATTAGGTCTTGCCCAACAGTTAATCTGTTTAAGCACATGCTCAACTACATCGTAGTTAAAGTCTACGTTGGGCAAATGTGCAATTGGGCTAGCACCGCCATACTTGGCATCATGCGGTGTTTGTACTGCAACAAAAATAATGTCTTGACCAAGCACTGCATCTTTAAGTTGGTCCACAATTTTGATCTTGTCACTGGTTTTGGGGTAAATATCATAGCCGGTAACAGAATGCTTTTCGGCCATCACTTCGGCACACGCCATTCCTAACTTGCCAATTCCAATAAATCCAATTTTCTTGCCTAACATATGATTCCTTTTGATTTTTTCTATAATGTAATGAAAGATCACTTCTTTGATAAAACAGGGATCATGTTAATTTATCCTCAATTTAATCAAGAGCGTATAACCTTTGTTTCTAAATTGCTAAACGATAATGCAAAGCCTGTTGTTATTTTTTATGACCAAGAACCAATCGATGTTACTAAATTTTACGCCGAGGTATATAGACCTTATTCTCAATCTTTTAAGTCCCGTCAGGTCTTAGTAACTAGTGAGTATAGCACAGAGAGTGACAAATTGTGTAAGGATTATGAGTTGAAAGATGTCCAGTACTTCTATCACGCATTACTGTGCCATGAATGGTATCGATTGCATTGGTACGAAAACATAAATGTTAATACCGATTTTGACCGCGCATATATTACTTATAACAATTTAACATTAGACAAACGTTTGTATAGAGCAAACTTGATCATTGAGTTGCAAAAGAGAAATCTAACGTCCAATGGATACGTAAGTTACAACAATAGCAATTTTAGTGGGATAACTGCATCCACTAACACGTATGCAATGTTGCCAGTACAGCATAAACTAAACATCCAATTGCACATGGATCTATTAGAAACCCAAATGATACTGGATACTCCTGCCCCAAGAGGAGAGTTGAGTGCCGCAGTTAATATAGGTGATATGCAAAAGGCATTTGTAAATCTAGTAACCGAAACAATCTTTTACGAGAACAAACAACATTTAACAGAAAAGATTTTCAAGCCCATTGTTGCAAAGATGCCATTCTTGTTGTTAGCAGGCGCCGGCTGCTTGTCGTACTTACGTAGCTACGGATTTAAAACCTTTGGAGAGTTTTGGGACGAAAGCTACGATGATATTACAAACAGTGCTGATAGATTTAGTGCAGTGCTAGCCATACTCGAAGATCTATGCAATAAACCCCATGAAGAACTAGTGCAAATGAAGTTGGCAATGAGTGAAATCCTAGAATACAATTTCAATCACTTTTACACAAACATGCGTCCCATTGTTGTTGACGAGTTTATAACCAAGCTAGGTGCGGCACTAACTGCAAATGGGGTAGATTATGATCCAGCTGACTTAGAGAACTTGAACTGTAGATTAACCTACTAAATACAGTATGAAAATTACAGACGTATTAGACGAAGCGGGTGCTGCCCCGATATATTATTTTGCCTACGGCATGTTAACAGATCCAGAATTGATGCCGGGTGCAGAATTTGTTGGACGTGCAGAGCTAAAGAATTTTGTCTTTGAGATGTTTACCTATGCCAACGTATTCCCGTATCCTGGTGCCAGGGTAATCGGCAGCTTGTGGGCAATCGATAGACAGCTACTTGCTCAATTAGACCAAACTGAGGGATACCCAACCCTATACGATCGTAAAACGGTTCCGGTATTTGCCAATGGAGAGCGCCACGAAGCAGCGATTTACACAATGACTCCCGAGACTCGCGAGTACATGCAAGGCACTGAACCAAACGATGCGTACATCGCTCGCATAGAGCGTGGGTATAACAATGCAGGAATTCCGTTACGTCAACTTGATGATGCACTAGATGCCATTTACTCTGCACAGGATCTTGACGAGGGGTGGAAAGACTGGGCTGCTACAGGCGCCCTTGCTGCTGGAATGGCATTAGGTGGCGGAGCTGCTGATGCTAAAGTTGCACCACATGCACAACCTAAAGCAACAGCCCAACACGTGGCTAAAGCTGCACACCCAGTTGCAGCTCAGTCCAAAACAGCACAACCAGAAACCTACGGTGTTAGTATGAACACTGGTCCCGAACATACTCTACAACGTACTGCTCTTAGAGCCGGCATCAAAGGAGCAGAACTAGCACAATTCATGGCACAAACTCGCCACGAAAGTGCAGATTTTACACGTATGAAGGAGATTGGTGGAGCCAAGTACTTCCACAAGCGTTACGACCCCAAAGCCGCACCAGCTATGGCTAAGACCTTGGGCAATACACATGCAGGTGACGGAGTTAGGTATCACGGGCGCGGCTTTATTCAAATCACTGGACGAGACAACTATCGTATGGCCGGAAAAGCGTTGGGGTTGCCGTTAGAGCAAAAACCGGAGCTTGCTGCTAACCCAGAAATTGCTGCCAAGATTGCAGTGTGGTATTGGCAAACTCGCGTTAGACCTAATGTACACAACTTCAATGACACTGCTACAGTCACTAAATATATTAACCCTGCGCTCAGAGGACTGCAAGATCGCTTGCACAACTTTAAAGAGTACACTGTAGCGATGAACATGCGATGAAAATAAACGAAATTTTAACAGAAGCCCTAGTAGGCGAACTCAACTTCGGTCCACTAAAGATTATGGTGGACCAACATACCATTGACAGATCTATTCAACGCTATGTTTCACCGTTTGGTGTAGACCGTGTGCTAAAACAACTGCCTATTGTAATCGACGAATTGCGCGGGGTTGAACCCGGGCAACAAGTTTGGGTTTACGATCAGGCACAAAACATTGCGTTAGGTATGCGTAGACTGGGCACAGAGCAAAACCTGCGCTTCTTATTTAAAACTGTAGTTGGTGATCGCCCATACGACAGCGACATGCCTGTTATCTTATTGGGCGAGCCCCACGAAGAGCTAGACGAGCAAGTATTAGACGAATTAATCACTAGCGATCACCGTGCTAAAATCCAGCAAACAATGAAGTCAGCGGGCTACACTGAGCTAGGTGCTGGCGCAGACGCTGCGGTATACGCAAAAGATGCTCATACAGTAATTAAAATCCTTATGCCAGACAGTGGGCAGTTAAGCACAGGCGAAAAGACATTCCTAGACTTCTATCAATATGTAACAACTAGCAAGCCAAATCCATTCTTGCCAAGATTTGTTAAGATTCAGGGGCAACATCATAATCGTTTTGAAATTGACGGCGAACCATTTAGGCAAATCGCTATGGAACGCTTGCAACCTATTCCGGCTGGTACCGCATTGCAGGGCATTGTTTGGATCATGAGTGAGTGTGCAGCCCGCCAACTTAGATGGGAGCAAGTGCTTGATGACTTTATGACCGAAAGTGATCTATGGCGTTACTGGGGCGGTGACCCTGATGTCCCGGAACTAGTGCATAACGAGTTCATGGATCACCGTAAGCAAAGCTACTACGAAGCATTGTACATCACTATGCTTATTCTAGCTAGACTGGGCGCACACAAAGGTTGGGGATGGGACTTGCATACAGAGAATGTTATGCAACGTGCAGATGGTACACCAGTTATCATCGATCCGTGGTACCACGATGTACTAGGAACCGTTTAATCCACTTGCTTGTAGATAAACTCGGCCTCGGGTATACGGGTTCTACCGTTTTTACTACCCAATACAACAACGCGGCGCAGGCCGCGTTCTGTTTCAACTGTTAAAATAATACATCCACCTGCTGCATTAGTGGTGCCAGTCTTGCTAACAATGAACTTGTGCTTGTGACCAATTAAGGGATTGGTTTGTTTAAAGATCAACCACCGCTTTTTGTTCTTAATCTCTACTCGAGTCTTGGCAGCAGAGTCCACAATAAGATAGTTCTTCTCTGCTACATTCAATAACAATAACAAATCTTCTGCGGTACTGGTGTTGTCTGGTAATAGTCCTGTCGCATCAACATAGTTAGTATGTCGCATACCATACTTCATAGCGTTGGCATTCATGTCGCTGATGCAATTACCGTACCCGCCTATATAATTCCTGCATAGCAAATCTGCGGCATGGTTGTCGCTTTTGACCATTGCAAGATTAATAAGCTCTTGCCTAGTTAGACGTAGAGTTTGGTTGTAGGCTATGGATTGATTTAGATCCTGTTTTGCTTCCATAACTGTTAGCACAGTCATTACCTTGGTAATGCTAGCCATTGGACGTATGGTGCCAGTGTCTTTACTGGCTAGGATTTGGTTTTGTTCGTCTGCGACAAGCCAGGACTTTGCAGTAAGGTCGCTAGTGTCGTCGATAGTTGTGGCAGGTTTCGCCCAGCTAATGCTGCTGGCAAGTAATGCCAAAATAAGTATAGTGCTACGCATTTGTCAAAGTAGTTTAGCATAGATGCTAGTGATATCAAAGTGTTTAGGTTATTCGGGGATTTCCGAATACAGTTTCAATTGCCATTCCGCTGTGCAGCTTGCGTTGGTAGGTTCCGTGGTCAACCATCTTTAAATGCGGATCATTGAATAAGAACTTCAGCAAGTGCTCGCTGTCTACCATTGGTACTGGTAAACGCTTTAGGGTTGTCCGCATAGCATCACTACTTTCAATCCAGAAACCTGGCTTGTTAAGCAACTGAGTCACTTTGTTTATCACACGGTCTTTGCTTTGTTTTTGTCCATCGTGTCCAATACCTTGGATCTTATATCCAACCCATTGCTCGTTTGCTCTAGGACCACGATAAAATACACACGCATCAACTTCGGGGTCGGCGTCCCAGTCAATGACATTCCAATCGCTTGGGATAACGTCTCTGATGCTGGTAACAAAACTGCCGTGTGCAGTAGAACTGTATGCGTTGTTAACTAGATCAATTAAATTGTCACCGAGCTCTTGCTTATCGGCATTGGATACAACTAATTCCCATAGATTTTTAGGCAGGCTAACTTCTGTAATACGCATCTAGTATTTATAGCATCGTTCCGGTCTTGGGAAAACGGTAACGCACATCCTTGCCTATGCTAATAACACAAGCTGCTTCTCTGTCAAACTCAATAATAGTATATGAGCCAGTTTCCTTATTAAGGTACAGAGCCATTGCAACGTCGCTCATATTTGAAGTTGTGCCCATTACCATTGGCTCTTCTCCGTACTTGTCTTTAAGATCCTTCATTAGGACTTTAACAGGAAAACACACAATCTTCTTGTTTGTTTCTACTGGTTTTTGTGCATAGGATGCAGCACATGTTAGGGCAAGACAGAGAGCAATAAGGTATTTAGACATGCAAATACTTATCGTACTCGCTCCCACCACGCAATGAAAAACAGAATCCCGATTATAGCCCACTTAGTTAGTCCAATTGATAGCGCAAGTAGGACAGTATACGCTGACCCTACTCCTTGTTCTAGCAACCATGCTAGAATACTTTGTTTTTTCTTTTTCACAATTATCGTCCGATGTACTTTTTAGGTGACATTTCTAATCGACGTTGTTCTTCCGTTTTTGGTACCCATCCGGTACCGTACTGTGGATATTTTTGAATCCTGTCTTCTACAACATACATCATTAGCACAATGCTAAATCCTATGCCGAGAATCATACCAATGGCGCCAACTCCTTCAATGAAGTATTTGTCCATTAGTTGTTTTTTACGTTTTGCTGCAATCTCTTCGTTGCGCATCTTGCGAGCAATAAGCACACGCTGGGTTTGACCCATGTGCTTCATCATTTGTTCGACTTCAGTGTAAAGAGCACCTAATTCAGGCGGACTCTGATAAACCATGAGCTCACGTAGATCCACACTCATTTGTTCTAGCTGCTTACGCATTAGAACACGTTGCAGAGCACGTTTACCTAGAGAGGCATCACCGGTGTATACTTCGTTTTCGGCACGGCGCTCCTCTTCTTCCATAATAGCCAAACACTTATAGAAGTTGTCGTAGTACTCTCCTAGCTTTTCCCCAATTTCAGTATAGACACCAGTATGCTGGCCTTCGTTGGCTTTCTTGTTTAGCTCAACGACTTTGTTCTTTTCTTGTATGAACTGGTTACGCTGCTCTACTGTGGCTGGCTTTTCTGGAGGGTGAAGTTTCTTAAATTGATCGTCGAGATCTTTAAGTACGTCTTTAACTTCGCCTGCGGCACCCTTAATATCCCTGTATAATTTGCAGCCAGCCTTAACTGCGGAGACAGCTCCGTTAGCAAGTGCAAAGAGGGTTAATGGATCCAAAGCGCATCTCCTGTTATTATTATTGTTAGAGGGCTACCCTAACTTATTTACAGGAGGTTTGCTCTAGATTAAATGCTGCTAATACGTTTTAGGATTTCTTCGTAAAAACTGTCAACTTCGCCGCCAAAGCGCCCAATAAGGTGTACGCTTAGGTCATGGCATATCTTGTAGTCCTTACGGTTAAGTGCTTCCACAAAGTCACAATGCAGCTTAGTTGAGTGCTCGATTGTGGTAATTTCTGTTAACGCGATTTTCTCTGCAGGGATTACACAGAATACTTCAAGGGGCTTGCCCTCAACCTCAAGAGTTTCTAGTTCTAGTATAGTGTAACGTTCCCGTAGCTGTTCCGCCACATCTTTTCCAAAGATAAGTTGCATTTTAATTTCCTAACACGTTTGATGGTGTAAACATGCTATCCCACAAATCTACTTTAATAAAGGATTTGTGCTGAAATCGAGCCATAGTTGTAGTATCATTGACGTTACCAATTGGCTTATTCCCGACTAGAGCAGCATATTGACTAATTAGTAGTTGCTCTGCGTAATAAACTTCGTAATCAGGCGTGATTGACTCAAACTTATAATTAGTAAAGTCAAATACCTGCACAGTTACAAATTGATGATCGATATCGTGGTTGTACGAAGTTTTAAAATCTTCTTCAATATAAACCCAGTCAGCGCCGCTTGATCCACGGATACGTAGCGGTCCCCAGCTTTTGATATGTGCAATTTGTCGATAGAGCCTGTCGCCGGGATCCGCAGATCTAGCCTTAGGTGCGCTCATACCGAACTTAATCACAATATCCTTATACTTAATTTTGTAAACATACTTTTCGATCTTGTGTTTATCAAAATAATGTTGAATTTCGATTGGTGCATTCATCTTAGATACATCAAGAAAATGCTGAGGAACCTGATTCCAGTTGATATTAAATTTCATCGTTTTTCTAATCCTAATTTGCAGAACACTTGCTGCACTGCGTTTGCTTGACTCACGCAATCTTCTAGCGCATTGTGCAAACCAACTTTGCCCTTAACACGTGGGTCACCGTGTACTTTAAACAAGGTGCGTGAGTCTGCGATCTGCCAGAACTGCCAAGGTGTAGGCCATCCGTATTGCTCGTACAAGTTTTCAAGAATCGCAATGTCAAACACAGGACCTTGGCACCAAATGTTATTTACGCCCACTAAGAACTTGTTGAGCTGGCGATACATATCCTCTACCGGTATACGTCCTTCAGTACCCAGTGCTTCTTCACGCACATCCTCGGCTTGCTGCATCCACCATTGCAGTGTATCTTCTTGGACCGTTCTACCACGGGCAATTTGTTCGTCTGCATCTGGACGGATATACAAACCCGGGCCCGGATCCTCCATTGTGTAGGGATTGAATTTAACTGCACCGAGAGTGAGAATTACACACCCCGGGCGAGTACCTAAAGTTTCTAAATCGAGCATTACATCCATGCTATATTATATGCTGCTAGTTATAGATTGTCAATTGACTTGCCAACCAAATAGAATTTACTGTAGCAACCGATTAGTCCCTTAGTGAAGTCACCGCCGTTGCACCAACTGGTTGGAACTTGTTTTGACAAGTCGCTCAGACCATTAAGCCATTTTGAGTACGCAGGGATAGCATCGCTTCTAAACCAATACTCATTTTCTTGGAACATGGGATTGTATGGTTTCTTTACTTTAAACAAGATATCACTGTTGTGGGGATAAATTAGATCGTTGACAATGGAGTAGTATTGTTCTGGTACCAATGCGCCATACTTACTGTGATCAAGTTTATCCCTTAGGTCAGGGTGTAAATCAAACCATGCACAAATGACCTGTGCTTGCTTTGCTAGCATTTCGGGTAAGTCGGGAGTCCAATAAAACAACTCGTCGTTTTCCCAATAATGGTCGTTGGTTTGATTAAAGTCCCCCACGCTGATACTTAACTGTATGTCTAAGAAATACAAGTAGTAGGCATTGTCTTTGTAACAGATTCGTGGCTTGTCAATGCCGTGAATAAACCCGACTCTACGACCTGCATCGTATTGCTGTAGGTAATTCTTTGTGGCATTGTGCAGCAAGATGTTCTTGGGCATAGACGAGTTATAACGCACACCTGGGTTGAAATCATCAATCCAATTTGGGTTATTGTAATAGTCTAAGAGATCATCAGTGTAGTCGTATAGAGTTACTTTTGTTCTAGTATCTATGTCTAGTTTCTTAAGCATTGGTAACGCTTGAAAATCAATTTCACTGCGCAAATTCCATGCTTCGTCGCTGGCACTCTTAGTGGACTCAGTGCCCTTAAACGGACCGAAGATCAATATCTCATCAATGAAGATGTTGTTGTCGTGAAATGCACGTAGGATAGTGTAGCTATCAATGCCGCCGCTGAAGCAAAGCACAAGGTAATCATACTTGTCCCTAAGTTGCTGCGCCCTAATGCGATACAACTCACTTAGTGAAATATCAACAGGTTTGGTCCAGTTGTAGTTTGAAAACGCCGACTCGTTGAAATTCCAGTGAGGATGGATGCCGGACTTTGAGTGTTCAGTGATAGCATCAATTTTTCTGTAGAACTTCTCGGGTCCTACCTGATAAAATCCACGTTTATCGTATTCAATCGAATTTGACACGTTGCTTTATTTTCCGAAAGTTTGATGCTAATTCTTCTAGCTGATTGGGAACTGTTTTTACTGGGCGATGGTCTAGTTCTAGCAAGCGTTCTGCAACTACCGGTTGAGATACAATTTTTCGAATCTTTTCTATCATTACAGGATCAGCAGTCTTGTTAGCAATTAGGATGGACCAGCGGGTATACCCATAATCATTAATGCCAAGTTCGCGCAATGTTGGTACGTTAGGATTGGCTGGCAACCGATGTGCAGACATTACTGCCAGTGCCCTGATTTTTCCAGATTTGATATAAGGATCCATAATTGACTCAGCTTCCATCATGTAATCGATCTGGCCGCCCAGCACATCTACTAGAGCTTGTGCTTGTCCTTTATAGGGTACGCTAGTAAACGTACCTTGCCCGTTGCCAACAATGGCTCCTGCAATGTGCGTCCCCGACCCAATGCCACTTGTGCCGTAAGTAACAGGCCTAGAGCGTGAAATTTCAATCAGTTGCTTGAGAGTCTTTGCAGGATGGTTATTGCTCACTACCAACATAGAAGCTGAATTTCCTAGATGCTTAATGACCACAAAGTCACTAAACTCGTATTCAACATTAGCTTCTCCGATGTTATCAGTGAGTCCATTACTGGCAATCATAATAACTGTCTCATTGGTTCGCACTTTAGATAGGTAGTTGTACGCAATAAATCCACCGCCACCTAGTTTGTATTCCAAGTTGGTGGCAACACCGTTTTCTTCTAGTGCAGTTTGCACAGTCCTAGCTACACGATCACTAACGCCGCCGGGCTGATACTGAACAATTATTTTAACTGGTTGAGCAAACGCAGAGCTTGCAACTAATACCAATGCGGCTAGAATTAATTTCATTTATTTTGTCTTTTTGGTTTCAGCTGCTGCAACTCGTTTACGCAGGCTGCTACTAGAGAAACTGTGATCTCTACTGTTAAAGATATGCTTGACACCAATGTGCGAACCTTCTGCTCGACCTGTAAAGTCTTGGCTCTCGTATTCCACACCTAAGATGCGCACATCAATGGGCAAGATGAGAATCAAGTCACGCAGGTCTTGTTCAGTTTGGTACACAACAATTTCGTCAACAAAGCGACATGCACTTAGTTGGATTTGTCGTTCTACTACACTTTGAATAGGCTTGTTTTTGGTATCAGGGCGATCGATTGTGGCATCTGTTTGCAATCCTGCAATCAAGTAATCACAATGGTTCTTGGCTTCTGCCAACATGGCAATGTGTCCTGCATGTAGCAAGTCAAATTGACTGAAGGTAATGCCAATGACTTTACCTTCATCTTTGAGCTGTTTGATCTTATTGAAAATCATGCTATTAAATGTTTCTTTCTCTCTTTGAAGTCTGCGCAATGGGCACACTTCTTAACCTGCACAATATAGTTGCCTTTATATGTGCGAACCTCTTTGGTATTGTCCCACTTGGTCCATTTATGAAACCCAAAGCTGCACCAGCAACTAGTTACCAATGGATCGTCGCCCTTTAGTACTCGGAATGTGTTTTCTTCTTCATTCATCGTCGTCGGTGGTTTCTGATAATTCATCCATACCTTCACCGGTAGTGTGTTGGTATGTTTTGTCGCCTACTATCCATTCGTCAGTCCAGAAGCGTTGGCTGTTACTGGACTCGGGTGGCGGAAGTAGCGCAAGCATAGTGAATACTTGCTCACGCTCTTCGCCTTCTAGAATTCGAGTAGTTTTGAGCAAGCCGCAACGTTTTAGAAACGCACGAGCTTCCTCTTTGGTCTTGAACTCTTTGGGTTTGATCATTGATCAGCTTCAAGTTTGACCTGAAGTGGGAATCCGTTGTTACGTGCAAGCAGTGTGACTTCAACACCTTTTTGCTCTGCAATTTCGTAAGGGAGAGTTGCAACCACTGCCGAACCTTCTTCGTGGATTCGCATAGTCAATTGCTCAGAACTGTCATTGTCGTGATTGAAAACAGCCTTCAGCGTCTCGACAACAAATTCCATAGTAGTGGTATTGTCGTTAACGTAAATCACCTTGTACAAACTTGGTGGCTTAACATCGAAACGTGGTTGGATTTTAATTTGTTGACGAGTTTTGGTATTTGCCATAATTGAATTAAGTTAAACGTAGGGCGTCATTGCCCTACGTATATCACATTATATTACTTTTTGAAAGTAATTGCAATGGATTTTGGTTTCTTTTCTTCCGGAACAACTAGTTCCAGTTGAACAGAAAGGATACCGTTTTCCACAGTAGCGCCACGAACCTCTACGTTGTCTGCCAACGTAAAATCGCGAACGAAGTTGCGGTTACTGATTCCTTGGTGCAAGTATGTTGGAGCAGCCGAATCGGCATCCTTGACCTTTTCACCAGTTACAGTAAGAACATTGTCTGCTAGCTCTACGTTGATTTCGCTTTCTGAGAATCCAGCAACTGCAACTTCGACCACAAAATGGGTTTCGTTAACTTGAACGATATTGTGTGGAGGGTAGTTGCCGCTTTTGCTGTTTGCAAAGGTGCGATTCAATTCCTCAAACATGCGGTCAAAGCCAATGGCTGAACGATGTAGGGAAGGTAGGTCTAGAGTACGGATGTTGAATTGTGTCATGTTATTCTCCTATTAAGCAAGTTATGACGTTTAAAATGTAGCCCGATTATCGGCACTACATGTTTATTTATTATACAGACAAAAAGTCAGTGATCAAATTATTTTGGGCATCTACAACTTCAATACGTTTCCTGCTGCTGCTATGGTATTGTGGTTTGTAGGTTAGTAAGAAAAAGCTGATACTTGCTGGATCCTCGAGAGTGAGATACAAGTATCTGCCGTCGTTTTTAAGCGTGTACGGCTGCTGATAACGACTGCCCCATCGCTGCATATCCGTTTGAATAAAGGATATTGCAGTTTGGTTAACGCCAACAGGATTTCCTGGAAAAATGGTTTCGTCAGCAGGTAATCGAAACCTAACTTGCATCAGTACAGTTTCTTTGGCAAGCTCTCTGCTTGCAGTTTCTTTTGCCAACGGCGCTTGGCTTGTGCTGCTGCCTTCTTGCGCTTGGTAGTTGGCTTTTCGTAAAACTCACGTTCGCGAAGTTCTTGCAACTTGCCACTCTCCATGATTTTCTTTTTAAATTTGCGCAAGGCTTTTTCAACGTTGTCGTTTTGCACAACTACGCTGCTGCCATAAAGTTTCATTCTTTCGTTCATTTTTATCCTATTCTATAAAATTAGGTGGGTCGTTATATTTAACCACTTTGTCAGTAATCTCTATCTTTTTAAAACCCTGCTTTTTAATTTCAGTTAGGGTGTACATATATGGTGTAAGAGTACGCTCTAAAATACTCTTTAGTCCACGGGCACCAACTTTTTGCTGCACTGCTAAGTCGGCTACTGCTTCAATGGCTTCCGGTGTAAACAGTAATTCCACTTCGTCTGACGAGAAGTAAAACTTCATCTGTGCAAGCAAGTTGTTCTTAGGTTCAGTTAGAATCTTAACAAAGTCATCCTTGCTTAGTTCGTCAATTTGCACAGAGATTGGGAAACGTCCAGTAAACTCCGGTATCATCCCAAACTTTTGGAAATCGTCCGGGGTCACTTCTGTAACATCAATTTGGTCTTCATTGGCTGAGTTGAATCCAATACTGGTTCCTCGCTGCCTACGGTCGACAATCTTAGGTAGTCCAGCAAAGGCACCGCCGGCAATAAACAAGATCTTGCTGGTATCAATTTCCACTTGATCCATTGCTGGATGCTTCTTGCCACCATTTACACTAACCTTGCACTTGGTACCTTCTACTAGCTTGAGTAGAGCTTGTTGTACTCCTTCGCCGCTTACGTCACGAGTTAGGCTAGCTGATTCACTTTTACGTGCAATTTTGTCTACTTCATCAAGGAAGATAATACCTTGCTCACAACGGGCAACATCGTATTCTGCTGCTGCTAGCAAGCCCGAGATGATGCTTTCAACATCATCCCCTACATATCCTGCTTCGGTTAGTGTAGTTGCATCTGCTACAACAAAGGGCACGTTTAGATAACGTGCGATTGTTTTGGCTAGTAGTGTTTTACCTGAGCCAGTTGGGCCGTGAATTAGAATGTTTGACTTTTCTAGTTCAACTGAACTTTCGAAGAAGATGCGTTTGTAGTGATTAACCACTCCCACACTAATTGCAATTTTGGCAGCGTCTTGGCCGATAATGTATTCGTCTAAGTGCTGTTTGATTTTGATTGGATCAAGTGCCTTGCCAATTTTCTTATCCTTGCGAATATGATCGTTAGCTTCTTTGTTAATGATGTTGCTACAAAGCGTGATACATTCATTACAAATGCCCGCGTCGTTGGCTACAATTAACTTCTCAACTTCATTACGGCTTTTACCACAGAAGTTACAGTGGATCGGTTGAATGGTTTCGCTCATGGGCTCTTTTGATAAAATATTCTAATACGTTAGTGTATTTACGATCATTGTTGATAAAGTTCTTTGGCCCGTAATGGTATGTTTTTTCTGACCCAACAAATAGGTCTTTGATTGGACTTAGCTCGGTAGCAGCGGTGTTTACTACGATTGCATCTACTTGCCCTGCTGCCTTGGTAAGCCAATTAACGTCATCTAACTCTGCACTGTACAGATACACATTAAATGCTTCGTTATGTCCTGCGCATAAAAATGCCAATGTTTCAACGTCAACTGGATCGACGTCAATTAGCAATACTGAATGATTTGGATCTTCTACAAAATCCGGCGGGGTAATAAAGTTAGTTGTCATTTGCTCTTTAGATATTCGCGAATCTGCTCTTGTTCGCTTTCGCTTAGTGTTTCAACATCGTATTCGCCGCTATTGATTTTGTCAATTAGGTACTTGATGTATTCTTCATTGTAAGTGTAGCTATCAGTTGCTGCTTTGTCAACTTCAATCCACTTAACGCCATTAAACTTAAACAGCCTAGCTGGCAAGAAGTCTACACGCAGATACATGTCACCTTTGTTTGCAGATTCTGGAAACTTAGTTCCAAAGTCTGCGTTAGCTGCTTTAGCACGATCAATATTGTCTGCATGGGCATCTAGGTCAGGTACCCACGAGTGACTGAGAGTTTTGATACGAGTATTTGGATCAATGTGCTCTTCAACTACTTCTTTCATTGGGCCGGTGTACTCAGGGGGAGTAATGTAGTCACCCGGACGCTCGATTTCGTCAATGCCCATTGTTAGGATCTCTGGAGAAGATTGCTGGATGCCTAATCCAGACTCAATGGCTATGTCATCTTCGGATTCTTTGGTATCAACTGCGGCCTTAAATGCTTCCACAGACTTGATAAGTTGCGCCACTTGTTCATCTGTTAACGGCCCATCATCTTCATCATACTCTGGTGCCATCACCTCATCTGCAACCACTTCACGCTTATGTACCATCGGTGGCAGGTTTGAAAAATGAACAAAGGGTTTCTTTAGGTACGCAAACAAATCCACTTCCTCTGTAGTGGTAGACTCAGCAGGGACACTCTGAACTATGGGCTCAGCGTCCAACACCGTGTAATCGTCTACTGCAATATGTTCCTCTACATCGGGAGTGGGCTCGTGGGGTTCTTCGACTGCAACATGACTGTTAGCGGTCTCCGTATATTTGTTCACCTCGTCAGGTGTGTGTTCCTCCCCACGTGACCATTTTAGGCTTTGTTGCGCTGCTAAAATTAGCACAAGAGCAAGCGGATCAAACACCGCGACAATCATCATGATGACTAACCGTACTGCTTTTTCAAGGATGTTAGCATCTGGGTTGTCCCCGTAGATCAACGCCGCGATGTATTTAATTGGACCGACTTCACTTTCAACTTTGCGGAATTCAGCCCGCAAAGGCGCTGCCTCTTCGCCAAGGGCGGTAATAGTTTTCTGTTCGGCTTGGATCTCGGATTGAAGTCTTGTGCGTTCTTTTTGTTGACTACGTCTAATTGCAACAGCTTTGTCGGCACCTTTTTCATCACTGCTTCGAGCCAACACCTGGTCCAAAGCTTCATCCATTTGTTTAATCGCCTTCCGGTTCGCATCAATATTATCCTTTGAGATTTTGATTTTTTCATCATAGATAGCAACTTTAGCCATGCTATCACCGGATATCATGCTTTGGTCCGAGTGCGCTTTACTTAGGAAACCAAAGATGCCCATACTAGTTAGTACCATTAGGAATGCCACGGCCGGCACAAGGTATAACTTGTAGGTCCAGCTAGCACGTTCCCAATTGAGTTTTAGCCAAACTGCGGCAGTGATTTTGCCTACTCCGAGCACTGCACCCATAATAACAATGGGCCAAAAAGCCGCAGAGAAGATAGCAGTAAGACCTACAATGCTGTAGTATTCTGCAACGGCACTAATAATTAGTGCTACAAGAAGTGTGAAATATCCGAATATCATAGTGTGTATTTATTGGGGTTAACCAACAGTTTACATTATGATATCTGTAAAGTCAAAAGTTTTGATTAAATTTAGGTGGTCCAGGGTCGGCCTTGCACTAGGCCTCCGACGTTTGGATTGTCTACAACATCGTCGCCGCTGTACTGTGTTGGCAATTGGGTGATATCATATACATCACGCGGGTTACCTACTGCTGCGCGGTCAGTTGCTGCAAGGTCAAGTTTAGCCTTTTGCTTTGCTTCTTTTGTGGATAGGGTTGAGATTCCGTTTTGTGACATACAGTATTTAGCCTACTGCAACGTAGATTGAGTATACCCAGCACCGCCCATTTTAATCATTGCGGTGTGCATAACAATGCGTTCAAACTCTTTTATTTCATCAAAAGTTGCTGCGGTTTCTGGTAGCAGCCCGTGACATACGTTCCAAAGTCGTTGAATGTCTTCTTCCTCTAGCCAACTATCGAATGTGCTCACAGTTTAGCCTTAATGTTTGCAATAACTTCTTTGGCGTCTGCGTAGTCCATCATTTCCATGAAGTTGTCTTGTGCTTGCCCTTGAAACTCGCCAAATTGGCGCTGGAAGTTTTCCAGATCACGCTTGGTCAGCTCGATGCTAAATGTATAACCGTTAATAGAAAGTGGCTTGTTGTTCATGATATTTTCCTTGGTGAAGAACGACGATCGCTATAGAGTTGGTCTCCGCGATCTCTGATTAAGTCTGCTGCTGCTTGAGGGTCTTCCTCGAACATGCGAATCATGCTGTCTTTATCAATGCTGGGTGTAGTATTGATTTTGTAGATTTCGTAATTGCGCTGTGGATTGTAACGAGCCCGCAACTGCATCATGTGGATCATTTTTGTGATTTTATTCAATGCTTCATTGTGCGGCTCAATGTTGGGGTTTTTAATGCGCTCAAAAATACTTTCACGCTCAAAGTCATCACAGCGTACGAGATCATCTGTAATGTCCACGCAGGCTTCAAGGCCTTCGCAGTCCCAGCTGAGGATGAAAGTATTTGTCTTGCTCATATTACTTAACCAATGCGTAGGGCTTGTCCCAACGGCCCACGTTTACATCCACATACCAACCAACGTTGAAGTAGTCGGTCTGGATGTCGCTTTTGTCCCAATTGCCGTCATTCATGACTGCAAAGATTTTACGCAAAAACACAAGAGCAACACCATCAAAGTGTTCCTGAAACCAGTAAGGATTCACGTCCAGTGAGCCTTCTGCTTTGCGCCAATCGCGCCCGTGTGCTTTAGATTCGCTAACTCGGTTCGCGTTACCAATGAAGTCAATTTCACCTTGGCTAATGTTAAGCACAAGGGTAGAGTGATGACGTACTGCAATGCTGGCCTTGACCTTGTACTCTTTGCAAATTGCACGAAGTTGTGGGGCCAATTTTGCTTTAAGTTCTTGACTAACGTATGCCATCTTCTACTCCTGTTTTGCTTTGCTATGTAGTTATTATAGCAAGAAATCCATTTCGGGTCAACCAAAATCTAGCACTAAAAAGTACTACTTTAGTTAGTTAACTGCAATAGCACCAAAGTGGCATCTGCTTCGTTAGTAAAGCTGATCCAATATGGGCGATAGCCATTGTTGCCACGCACAGGGGAACCAAAGTTGGATTTCCAAACTTGGCTATGGTTGTAGGCATATTGACTGCCATGGATGTCGTGCATGATGCGTTCAATCTTGGGGCACAGTTTACTATCGTAGCTGCTAAAACGAAACGCCCAATGGTGATGGTGTTCCTTGTATGCCTTATGCGTTTTGTTTAATTTTACCAATCTCATTCTAATGCCCCAATGTCAACATCACCATGGTGATGTAATGTTCTTCCCTCATGTAAATGCGTCTGCGCTTGGCGGTTGCATTCATCTCGAGGCGGTAGTTCTCATTGTACTTGCGAATATTAAATCCGTTTGCAGTGGGCACCGATTCGTGTGACGGCCCGTACATGTCTACAAATGCTGGGATTAACTTTTTGAATAACTCCCGCTCACCGTGCCACATAAACTCGCAGATGTAAATTAACCCTTGGTTGTGGTATTTGTACCTACCATCACTTTTGAACACTCTCATATCTTGTCACCAAATCTTTTGCGTTTGCGTCTAACTGTTTCATGTGCTTATCCAGCTTGTCCTGAAACTTATTACGATCACTTTTTGCTTTTTGCCAATCTTCCCACATCTCCAGGGCTTGTGAGCCTTTTGCCAGGATGCTGCCTTTATACACCACTTGTTTCATTTGCTGCCTTGTTTGCTAGGTTGGCCAATCGACGTGCTTCGTTGCTGGCACGTTGCTCGGCTTTTTTCTGGGTGCGACGTTCGTGCTCTCGCCAAGACACTTCTGCATTAATATCCTTGGCTACTTCTTCCTGCGTTTTGCCATATGCTTCTGCTAAAAGAATGTATGCACACCAAGCATTGTAGCGCAACCGGTCACTCATTTGATCCACAGTGAAATGGATCATTTCTTCGTAAGTTTTCATTTTCCAAAGACCCATCTAAGCAAGTTTAACACAACGGCAATTGGCAACAACAAGATTGAGCCAACCCAATACTTGATGTGATACCAAATGCCAAACTCTTTCATTTCCAACCTCTGTTGGGATCAAGTTCTTCTGCCGTCCATCCGCCACCGCCCATGCGGTCCGGGTTAGTGATCCAGCTGTCGTCGGCAGCTTGCTTGCAACACACTTCCACATCCTGCAAGATACGCTTGAGTTCGTCAATGTTGATTGTCAGAAAGCGAATAATTGCCTGGTGGGCGGAGTCACTATAGCAATCACCATCTTCTAGTTCTTGGCGTCTTTTAACCAGCAATTCTTCCTTGCCGGCGATTGTGTTACGCAGATTTTCTGCTACGGTTTGGATGTTCATTTTGCTCTCCATTCTGTTACACCATGTTCTTGACCGAAACCCATGTATTCAGCAACATAGTCGCCAGCATATTCGCAACCTGCGTCCTGTGCCATGTCAGCGGCATCAGCACATTCCTTCACAATCAACTCGGCGAAGATTTTTTGCCATTCTGTAGATCCTGTTGGAGCTCCGGTCCGTAGTAATGTTTCATATGCAATTTTTGCTATTAGCTGTTCGTTCATTTTTCAACCCCGAAATGTTTCTTTGCTACTGATACCCCTTCATCAACATCAGTGTAATGTAACACAATGTTGGTACATTTGCGCACAACCATTTCGGTGTACTGTTGCAGTTCATAAGTGGTCATAGTAAACATGGGGTTACCACAAACATTCTTAACTATCTGGCAACCTGTGAGTTTAGCAAGGTTGTGTATTTGTTCACGGTCAGTAATCATACGCACCTTAGTCTTTCATTACACGAGAACCAACATACTTGTCACCTGTGCAAGTTGGACGGAGTTCTGCAACCATGCCTTTGGCTTCGTCTTCAGTTAAGCCTGCTTTGATCACACGCTCAGAACTGTAACCACGTCCACCTGCAGGAGGAGCAAAAAATCGCTCAACGTATACTTCGTAAAACTTTGGATAGTAATCTTTTGGCATATCTGACTCCTTTTTGCTGCTATGTGTATATTATAGCAAAGAAATCATTTTCGGACAAATCAAACATCACCTTTGAGGGTGTGCCAAACTTTGGGATCCATGCCCAAATACACACTGTATACTTTATAGTTACGCCAGCGGCTGTACCTTTCTGTATAGCTGATCAGCTTGTCCAGGAACCACTCGCGGAACCACAGGGGATTCAAAAACCCAATGATCATAACTGCTACAACTACGGGCAGCATGGGCCAGGTAAGCAAGATGCTTAGTGACTGCGCACGCCAAAAGTGGCCACCGTCGCGGGTCATTTTAATTGTTTTAGACACTGTTGTTCCTTAGATAAAAATTACCAACATAACCAATCCCATTATAACAAACAGGCCGATGGTGTCGGCAATGTCCTCGCCCTGCCCATATTTGTAGTTGTCCAGTGGACGAATACAGTCCTGAAATTCTTTTGAATTTAAGTAAGCGATTAGTTTCTTCATGTATGTATTATAACCGAGAATCCATTATCAGTCAACCAAAAAAAAGTAGTACTTAGTACTACTCTTTTAAAACGTCAAAGATGTTGCCATATTCATAACGTTTCCAATCATCCATGTCAACGTAGGTATTAACACATCGGCGGAGTACAGTTTTAAGCCATACCCGTTCGCCGTGTATCTTTACTGGCCGCCATGCAAACCACTCTTGCCAAGGGCCTGTTTCAATTTTTCTAGCAACGTACCCGCCACTACTAGATCCACCAAACCACTCATCCTTAGGCCACCTCCAAATAGTTGCGTACCCATGCTAGACGAGCTTGCTCATCCATTGCTGTATATTCTTCAATGTTAGCACGGATAGCGTCCACCAGTGGGTAGTACTCTTCGTCTAACTGCTTCTTAATATCAGCTTGCATGTTAACCAGCTTGTCTGTGCGTGGATTGCGAGAAACCCACTTTGAGGTCAAGTAGTACGGGCTTTTGATTTTAGCACTCACACCGGTGTCGGTATAGAACACATAACCTTCATGCTTACATTCCTTTGACATTTGCACAAGGTGTTCCATATTAGTTGTTACACTTTCTGGACAATAGCACTTGAACACTTCTGCCAATTCTTTAAGCATAGCTGGGTCATGTCCTACACGGCTACCCCATTCGTTCTCACGGTAACCCAAAATGTACATACCAGCCTTTTCAGGAATGATATGTGGGTCAGAGGGATGCACACACTCAAACATATAAGTCATGCCACGTAAGTCAGCTGAGCACATTGCCATTTGCCAGTCTGCCCAAGGCATGTGCTTCTGCATCATTTCCTTGGCGTACTCAACATAGTCGTTGGCAGTAGATCCAGTAGTGGAAACCAACACGTCGCCGTTATACCAAGTACATGCAACCATGAAGCCGTTTACTTTACGGAAAGCAGTTACCTTAGTATCTGGAGCAAGCACTGGTGCTTCCTTTTCGATACCATAGTTGTAGATCTTTGTGAATGGATATGTAACTAGGTTAAAATCCGCATCCACAATACTTCCACGGCATTCAGCAATGTATTCGTTCCACAAGTTATCGTAGAACACTTTCTTCTTGTACTTGAGCACATAAATGTCTGGGCCACACTCTTTCATGTTAACTAGTCCCGACGAGTTTACGTACTCTTTTAGCTTGTCCTTAAACATACCAAATTTCCTTAAAGCCTTCTTCTTCAGAGGGCATTTCCAAATTATCAATCATGCTGCGCATAACATGCTCGGGAATTGTTTTACCCAGGCGGCTTTCTAAACGACGAGCATGTTCTTCGGGCTCAGGAGTTCTAAACACCACTGCAATCTTTTCGTACTTGGGCAACATGGCCAATTTCTTTGCACGGCTTTTTGCTGAGGTGTTGGTTTGATCCCAAATCACGTCTGTGCCATTTGCTTGGCAGATCAACACTTGGTTATCCATCAAGCGCATAGCAATAGGCGCATATTCTTTGAACACTTCGTTGTAAGTCTTGCCTTCTTTTTCAGCATACTCGTCAATGAAGCGATCGCTGCTAACTACAGGCATGTCCTTAGTCCAGTCTTGCGACTTGATCCAAGTGCTCTTGCCGCTAGCGGGCACTCCGATTAACATATACAATTTGTTCATGTGTGTATTATAGCAAGAAACCCATTTCGGGTCAACCAAAATTACTCGTCGTAATTGCTGTTTTCAATGCGTAAGCGTTCTATCTCGTTCGCTGCTTCTTCGAGAATGTCGGCAATGCGATCCGGAGTTCCTTCCTCGACGCTTTTACGTCCTGGAATTTGTCTCCGGATCTCTGCACGTTTGCGCAAACGATAAACTAAGTCTTGTTCATCCATTAGTGATATCTTTCATCCCATTCAATAATTGGGCTAGTTGTATAAATACATTATAACAGAAAGTATCAATATGTCAAATCTACTCAATGCTTATCCGACAGTGTTTGTTGATAACAAATACTTACACTGGTACGAAAAACTTACCTCTAATCCCTCGGTTGGTGGATATTTAGAAAAACATCACATTGTGCCAAAATCGATTGTGCCGAATACTAGCCTAATTTCGCTCACAGCACGACAGCATTATATTGCTCACTTACTCCTAATTAAATGTGTTACACCCAAATACAAAAGGAAGATGTTGTATGCTCTTACTGCAATGAAAATGCGGACGATTAAGGGTATAAAGTTCAATTCAAGGTTATTTGAGACTTTTAAAATTGAAGCAAATAAAAATCGAAGAGAGGCACTAACAGGAAGAAAACATTCAGCAGAAACAAAGGAAAAGATTAAGGCAAAGCGGGCATTGCAGACCATTTCTAACGAGACCAAGCTCAAAATGAGTGCCGCTCACAAAGGGAAAAAAAATTCTCCAGAAGCAATAGAAAAAACCCGTCAAGCACACATTGGATCCAAGCGAAGCGACGAGACTAAGCAACGACTAATTGAAAGTAGACAATATTATCCTCGCATCAAGTGCGAGCACTGCGGAATGGAGGTTGTTACCGTCAACTATAATAGATGGCACGGTAACAACTGCAAAAAACGAATCAATGATGAGTTTTAATTTCTCGTTTTAACGCCGATGCAATTACCTCATCCATGCTAACTGCAATTACTCCTGTGGCATCCATTCCAACATCTTGCATACGATACTTTTCCATGCCAGTTGTGCCGCCATGCAAGTGACCATACAAGTGGACGCTACCTCGGTGCATCTGGTCCCATTCTAAGAATGGAAAATGTGACATCACAACCATTGTGCCGTTGTATTGGATGGCCAAGTACTTGTGTACTTCTTCAAAAGATTCAAAGAAGTGCTTGTCCATCAATGTTTTACGGTCATGGTTGCCTTCAACCAAGATCTTTTTACCGTTCAACCGGTTCATGATCTTGCTTGCGTCGAATCCGCCCATAAATGCCACGTCACCCAAGATGTAGGTGGTGTCTTCTGGTCCAATCAACTCGTTCCATTCTTTAATCATTGCTTCAGTCATGTAAGCAATGTCGTCTTTAAATCGTGCGCGAGTCACTGGACAGAACTTTGTGATGTTTCTGTGGCCGAAGTGTAAGTCGCTAGTTACCCAAGTTTTTGTCATATTTGTATTTTACTCGATTATTAGTTAGTTGTCAACTGTGCAGTTTGTTTAAGTAGGATAGCAATGTACTCGCCGGGTTGCTCAGGATTGCCATAACTGTTGTGGGACACTTTGTCATAGCATGGGCCGCAGAAGTAACCGCTGATGTTGTAGTAGCCCCGGAGACTCCAGAAGCTACGCTCACGTTCTAGAGATTTTTCCGTGTAACCACAATTGGTGCATGTTGCATAAGCCATGTTATTCCCCGATGTACTCACGCACCCACTCAAAGTGAGTGTCTGCAGGGATCCACTTGATTTGTTCACGGCGACGGTTTTGCTTGTCAAAGTCAAAGCAGATACAGAACCAACCGCGTTCGTCACTGAAGCCAACTGTGTCAGCATAGCGCACAATTTGAACAATCTTGTCCTTCATTTTTGCTACCATAACCATCATGCTAACTCCTTAGTGAGTGTTCAATGCGGGCTTGTTGCCGTTAATCAATTCACGCTCAACGCTGTGTGCTGGCTTGCGACCACGCACAACATCAACCAACAACACTGCAAACGCTTCTGCACCGTGTTCGCGAATGCTTTCGCACAGGGCCCAGTCTTTGTTTTCAGTGAGTGCGCGGCGCACATGCTTTTGAAAGCGAACTTTAAGGGCTTTGCGAACTTGGTTACCACAGACAGTGATACCAATGTAGCTTTCATTTGTGTTAGTGTTCACTAACATATAGACAGCATGTTTGGTATCTTGTCTGCGTTTACGGGTAACTGTTGTTTTCTGCATGTATGTATTATAGCAAGAAAACCATTTCGGGTCAACCGAAATTTCTACTACTTGAGTACTAGTTTTACATCAACGTAGAAGCGTCATTAAGCTCAGAGTTGGCCTTTTCTAAGGCAACATCAACCGCTTGTAATACTGAAGTACTACCATTTGCCTTAACCAAATTTTCCCGGGCCTTTTCCAAGTCCCACACTGCATTTTGCAGATAATGAATTTGATCACGTTGTTTTTGTGTGTAATCTCGAGCGTTCATTTTGCTTCCTTTGAACCATTGTAACACCGATCCCATTATGGGTCAATGGATTGTTGGACTAACTGCTAAACTCTCAACGTCGTTGACATTGAATACTGCTAGCACTTTATTAATGTTTTCTGGCAGCTCAAACGGAACTTCGTCTGGCAAAAGTATCTGCTTTAGATTTCCGTCTGGACTGATAATAAAAACATAATCATCATCTGCTATGTCTGCATCAACTACATCAATTTCGTCGTCTTCGATATCGCTCATATTATTTAAAAAGAATAAATGCCATAATTACTGCTTGGGTGATAAAACCCATGCCGTTTGTGATGATGTTTAAACTGTTCTTCAGTAAAATGGCACGGAAGAACAATAACACTAGTCCGCCCCATGCAAACAATACCACATCAAGGCTAGGAGCCCGATCACTTAGTGCAGTTACCATTGCTAGCAAGGTAGGAATAGTGGCACAATGGATAATGATGATTGCTAACCACTCTAAGCTGTCTGCTGAAATCTTATGAAAGTGATTTTCAAAGTAACTCACAACGGATGCTTTAATTGCATTGATGTCGAATTTTTTCATTTTAATCCTTGTAGAAAATGTGGTGGCCAATTTGTGTGATTTTTGGTTTACCCCACTTTGGGTTGACATAATCTGCATGATAATACATTGCGTCTTTCATGCCCGGCAAACGGAAGTTTTCCAATAAAACCTTTTTGGCTACTTCTTCGCTTTCTTTATACAATGCTGGGTAGACTACTTTCTTGCCTACGCCCGGAATACATGCCCAGCTAAATTGACAAATAACCTTTTCGTAAATTACATTCTTTTGATAAACTACTCCGCATACTCCGTTACCAAATCGGCCGTTGTCAACGCGGTTCATGGTTACTTGTGCTACTGCTACTTTTCCTTCAAATGGTTCGGTTGCAGCCTCGTGATAGATATTGCGTGTTAGGCATTCTAATTGTTGAGTACGATCTGCGGTGCTGATAAAGCCCTGTCGGTATGCTTCGCTACCTTCTTTTAAGGTGTTAAATTTTGCTGTGGTTACATTCCATACCAGGAATACAACTGCAAGTAATGCTAGAAATTGGACAACATTTCTAGAAAGAGCAATCCAAGAATCTGTTTTGCTGTTTGACGTTTTAAGTGTCATACTTTCTCCTTTGTTTCTGTCTGTTGTTTATATAACCCTGTAGGATCAAAGTAAACAACTGCTATAACTCAATAACTGATACTATTATAGCAATTAGTTCGCTGAAAAGCGAGTAATATGGTAAGTTAACTTACCCCTTTCGGATCTTTGCTAGCACATCCATCGGGTCAATTTTGGTTGTGTTGGCAATACCAGCGGCTGCAGATTTGGCAATGTTTTGCCCCTCTGACAGTGCTGCTTTGACTGCATCGCCGTACTGGTCGTCAGTGGCCATGCTGCTGAATAGGAAGTTGTATCCTACTTGTTGTTTATCAAGACCTAAGTCATGCAACTTGTTTGCAAGTCCTAGTAGTGCTGGCGCCGCTGGAACAGTGGCTGCGCTTGGCACAAAGCCCGCTTTGGTTTGATTTGTGGCTTCATTGGTTAATTGAGTCTGACTTGCAGTAATGGCAGCACTGCTGTCAGTAATCAATTTAGCCAATGCGGGGTTAGTTGAACTGGTTACTGCTGATTGGGCAGAGACAAAGGCACTTAACGTAGATGGGTTTGACGGATCTGCAATTAGTGCGTTGGCTGCGGACTGCAATGATTGTCCTGCACTAGTTTGTAGAATCGCAGTATGTGCGGCCACTATGTTAGTAAAGCCTTCTGTATGTTTGTATCCTGCTGCGGTGCCAATGATATCATTGATAGTGGGATTACCAAATGGTCCTCCACCTGCGCCTAGTTTGCTAGATAGTGCAGATGCGATGCTAGCCGGCATTGGGGAACTCAATGCGTCTAGGTGTTTAAGTGATGGAATTTTAGTTGCTGCTAAACTTGCCGCCATTGCTGCTGCTGTTTTAAACTTACCGCCCATGTTAGACAAGGCGTTACCGAGGCCATCCAAACTACCCCCTGGTAGTGCAGCCAGCTCACTGGTGCTCACAATCTTTTTAGCATCTAGTAGATCAGCTGCCGAAGATATCATAGTGTTAGCTGGCAAGATCATTTTTGTTTGACTGATGATCTTAGCTACGTCTAATCCTGTGATTGTTTCTAGCACCTGTTTAATAACTGCGGGATTTGCAGAATCTAAATTGGTTGGATCGAGACCGGCCTCTGACAGTTTGTCCTCTAGTCCGCCTATGTCACCAAGTCCTTGCTTTTGCAGGTTCTTCACAAAACCAGCTGGGTCAAACATCTTTTGCGGATCGCTAGAATCAAATGCAGATCCAAATTTAGTTATGGTACTCGACAATGCAGTGAAGTCTGCTGCTGCACCATTGGCGCCTGCCATAATGGTGCCGACGCCGCCGGATACCATCTGACTAAAATTAGAAATGCCAAGGCCGAAACTATCAAAGCTCGCAGATGCTGCACCAGTTAATGCACCAGACCAAGTAAAGCTGGTTTGTGCAAAGGTGCTAGCACTGTTAAAGTTGCTAATAAACTTTTGCGTATTTGGAGCAATCGCAGTTGCCGCAGTTCTAATGCTGTTAGTGATGCTCGTACCAGTTTCGCCACTGGACAGTCCAGTGAAGTAATTTGGCATAGTTGGTAACGCAACGTTTGCTCCGTTTAACGCAGAGATAACATTGGTGTACAGTGTGACTACCGGGCTGGTATCAAAATTGGTTAATGCTGTTAGCATCGCACCACTTACGCCTAGACCCTGGTTGTTAGTAAAACCAGTGGCAGCGATCATCATTGTTGGACTAATTCCACTCATAAAAGTATCCTATTATAATACTTATGACCCAATTTCCACGTCGGGACTACCTGCTGCAATAGCATGGCCGCAGCTGAGATCACTGCCCACAAAGGCAATACCTTTGCCATTGGCAATCACTGTGCTGCTAGCGGTAGCAACCGTTGCGGCTTGATGTGGGGGATGAGGGGCTCCGTACGGAGCATGACTGCTATCTAGACTGCCCTCTAATGCAGCACCTTGCCCGTTGATAATAACATCAGTACTAACGTCGCCACAAATTTGGCCGTCGCTAGTGTCTGCATCATTTAGGCGTGCTGCTGCTGGCATTAAAGGATGATTCCAGGTTTAGCAATTACGTCAACACCAGTTGTGGTCTTAACATAATGCACACGCATTTGGTCCAATGACTCGGCATGGAACATAACGTGTTGCTTACTGATGAAAACTTTGCAGTCTTCCTTAGCACTAAACAAACTCTGCATTAGACCAAGGCCTTGTTGGCTTGGCATAACTGTGCAAGGACTAGCGACCTTCCAACCATCGTCGGTTGTCTCTAGTAATTTAGCAACGACTTCATCGCCGTTGACCATTTTGAAACTCACTACATCACCTGATGCGTATTGTTGACTTACTAGCATGTTATCCTTTTAATGTTGTCCAGAAGGCTTCGTCTTTACCCGCAATGCCTTGGTAGCCACCGGGGATAATTGTTGTGCCTGTAAAAATTTGTGGGACGCTGCGTAGACCCATGTCTAGTAGGTGTTGGCGTGCGTCTTGATCTTCTTCGATGCTGATTGTTTTGTACTCAATGCCCTTGCTTTCAATTAGTGCCTTGGCACGATCGCAGAAAGGGCAGTTGCTTTTTGAATAAATTGTTAACATAGTTTCCTCTTTTATTATAATTATCTTAGAGACTGAAGCCGCTAAAAGTATTTGAGTCAACGTCTTGTTTTGTACCACCAACTACGTAAGATGAAATCTCAGTTTCTTGTGGCGCAACTTGTACGTCAGCACCAGCAATCCACTTGGCAGTCCAAGGCAATGGGTTAGAGCTAGGCTTTGGAATACCGCAGTCTAGGCCGATAGCAGTCATGCGCTTGCAAGTCAACCAGTCCACGTATTGGCACAATAGTTGAGTGTTAAGACCAATCATAGATCCGTCTTTAAACAAATACTCAGCCCAAGTCTTTTCTTGTTGTGCTGCACTCAAGAACATGCGAGTACATTCTTCTCGTGTCTCTTCTTTGATCTTGATAAAGTCGGGATCATCCTGTGGCAACAACTTCAACAAGGTCTGTGTTGAGCCAAGGTGTACGTTCTCGTCGCGGCAGATAAGTTTGATGTTCTTGGCATTGCCTTCCATCTTCTTTAGTTCTGCAAATGCCCATGAGCAAGCAAAGCTAACGTAGAAGCGAATGCCCTCTAGTGCGTTAACACTGTTGATAGCAAGCCACAGCTTCTTCTTTAGTTCGTACAGGTTGACTTCAAATTCGTTGCCGTTAATGGTGTGTACACCAGCGCCTAGCAAATTGTAGAACCCGCCGTACTCAATGAGATCATCGTAGTACTTGCTAATATCTTTAGCACAGTTAACAATAGGTTCAATGTCCATTAGGCCATCGAAGATCTCGCTAGGGTTGCTATAGATGTTGCGAATAATGTGAGTGTAACTACGACTGTGAACAGTCTCGTTAAATGCCCATGTGGTAATCCAAGTTTCCAATTCAGGAATAGATACCAATGGCAAGAACGCCAGCGTTGGGCTACGTCCTTGCACACTGTCTAATAAAATTTGTCGCTTTAGGTTACTGGTAAAGATATGCTGTTCAAACTCTGTTAGTTCCTTGAAGTCTTTGCTATCGCGAACGATGTCAATTTCTTCAGGGCGCCAAAAGAATCCCAACTGCTTATCAGTTAGTTTGTCAAATTGTCTATACTTTAATGTTTCGTAACGTTGCACTGTCACTGGACCACTTGGGTCCAGGAACATGAGTGCTTCGGTATGCTTCTTTTTGTTGTTGATATTAAAAACGCTCATTTTGTTCCCCAATTATTTTTTGCGTATTCTTCAAATAATGGATATAACATTTTTCTTTTTATTTCCATGATATTAAATGAATGATGTGTTCCTCGTTGCGCTGCCGTGGTTTCTGTTAACACAAAAACATACCGTTGGTGATCCATTCCTCCGATAAATTTTTCAAGTTCCGTTGCGTTACTTATGTCAGTTAATACATACTGTTGGGTATTAGTATCGTACACTGACACTTTGTTGCCACGATTAACAATGCCGTTCCATAGTCTAATTGCCTCGTCGGACAAAATAGCATCGCTTGTAAATGTTAAATTCAAATTTGACAAATCTTGTTTTATTAACAAATACAAATCACTAGCATAAGGAGGAGACTTGGCAGGAACCTGAGGATTTTTTGATGTTAACGTAACCTTACAAAAATTGCCGTTAATTTCTGTATCTACAATAATTGATACCTCTGTGGTATTGATATCTCCGCCCCAATATGTGAGTTGATTCTCAGATGTAGCTTTAAAAATATTACGCGAAACTTCTTCTACGTCTGCTCCGTGTTTTAAATTTTCTTGCAACATCTCTAACTGTGCAGCAAACTCATTTCCGCCAGGCGCACGCCATGGCATTTCTGCCAGGAACGTGCGGTAAAACGATTCGTAATTATTCATACTAGATTACACAGCTATCGCAGTCTTCTTGACCCGTGTCACCTTCTGGTAGTTGCGTTGTAGCGCCCAGCTTGTCGACATCAATCTCGCCTTGTCCGTCGTTTGTGTTGAAGTAGTAAAGTTGTTTAGTTCCGTATTTGTAGCACATTAGCAAGTGCTTGAGCATCTCACTCATGGGGATCTTTTCATCTTCGTAGAACTTAGGGTTGTACGAAGTGTTGATGCTAATACCCTGGTCAATCCATTTTTGTAATACTGCACATAGTTTTAGGTAGCCGTCTGGGCTACGTTGGTCCCATAACAATTCGTATTTGTTCTTTAGTTTGCGGAATTCAGGTACAACCTGTTTTAATACTCCGTGTTTGCTTTGCTTAATAGAAACATAGTTTCTTGGTGGTTCAATGCCGTTAGTGGCATTGGAAATTTGTGCGCTAGTCTCTGCTGGCATCAATGCCATTAGTGTAGCGTTACGGATACCTGTAGTTAGAATCTGTTCACGTAGAGCACGCCAAGGCATACGCTCTTGATGTTCGACTAGTTCGTCAACTTCTTTCTTGCGTGTGTCCATTGGAAGGATACCATCGGCATACTTCAACTCGTCCCACTTCTCACATGCACCTTGCTCACGTGCCAAGTCTGCACTGGCTTTGATCAAGTAGTATGACCATGCTTCTGCATACTCGTCAACTAGTGCTAATGCACGTGGATCGCTATAGGATACATCATGCTTGGCCAAGAAGTAGGCAAAGTTAATAATACCGTTACCCAATGGGCGGAATTCTTTAGTTGCAATCTCAGCAGCCTTAACTGGATAGTTCTGGTAGCTTAACAATGCGTCGAGTCCGCGAACGCTTAGAGTACACATACGTTCAAAGTCTTGCGGCTTTCTAACGTTGCCCCAGTTCTGTGCAGAAAGAGTACACAATGCAATACGACCCATTTCGTCGTTAATGTCCATCAATGGCTTGGTTGGCAAGTTAATCTCAGTACACAAGTTACTCATCTTGACAGGGTGTAACTCTTCCTTGAATGGGCTATGAGTGTTAGCATGGTCCACGTTCATCAAATAGATACGACCAGTGTCCTTGCGCTCTTGCATGAACTTACCAAACAACTCCGCAGCAGGAATAGTCTTCTTGCGGATCTTGGTATTGCGTTCTGCCTTCTCATACAGCTCTTTAAACAACTCTTGATTGTTAAAGAAAGCATCGTACATTTCCGGCAAGTCGTGGGGGCTAAACAAGGTGATATTGCCACCTTGAATAAGTCTTTCGTACATTAATTTGTTGAATTGGACGCCGTAATCCATCTGGCGTACTCTGTTATCCTCTGTGCCTTTGTTGTTCTTCAAAACAAGCATATCTTCGACTTCTAGGTGCCACAATGGGTAATAGATAGTTGCTGCGCCGTTACGCACGCCACCTTGACTGCATGAGCGAGTGGCTGTTTGAAAGTGCTTTAAGAAAGGTGTGATGCCTGTATGATATGCGTCACCATTGCGAATAGGGCTTCCAAGCGCACGGATACGTCCAGCACCAATTCCAATACCTGCCTTTTGTGAGACATACTTAACAATGCTGCTAGAAGTAGCGTTGATACTATCGAGACTATCGCCAGACTCGATAAGAACGCACGAGCTGAACTGCTTCTGTGGAGTGCGTAAACCGGCCATAATAGGGGTAGGCAAACTAATATCAAAATTAGAGATAGCATCATAGTAGTCCTTAATCCATTGCATACGTGTGTCTTTTGGATAGGCCATAAACAATGTGGCAGCAATCAACATGTATGCAATTTGTGGTGTTTCAAAGATTTCGCCAGTGACACGGTTTTGTACCAGGTACTTACCGCGCCATTGTTCCATAGCCACGTAGGTGAATGTTTCATCACGTTCGTGTTTGATATACGAGTCCATTTGATTGATCTCGTCTTCGCTATAGTTTTCTAACAATTCTTTTGTGTAGTAGCCAATATCAGTGTTACGTTTAACTAACTGTAGCAATGGCCATGGCTTAAAGTCTCCATAAACTAACTTATGGATATGATATGTAAGCAAGCGTCCTGCTACATATTGGTAATTTGGTGATTCTTCGCTAATTAAGTCTGCTGCGCTTTTGATAAGCGTTTCTTGAATGTCTGTACTCTTGATGCCGTTGTAGAATTGTACATGACTATTGATTTCTACTTCGCTTGCACTAACTCCTGTAATTCCTTCGGTTGCCCAAAAAACAACTTTGTGTAGCTTCTCTAAATTTAGTGGCTCTTTACGGCCGTCTCTCTTCGTGACGTTTATTTGACTCATTGATTCCTCTTATTATCTATTCAAATGCAGTTGATCGCTAAACGTAGCTTTCAACTTTAATGTATTTTCAACCTGTTCTTTATTTACGATCTCATCAGTGACCAAATTAATAACATATTTCCCCTGCTCAATCCAGACTAAATTATAACCGTACTTTGTTTCTGGATCGACATACATGCGTAGCTCAACGTCGGGGTTGTGCGCGGTGTACTTAATAGTATACAACATACCCAATGCTTTTGCAATATCGCAATAGTAGTTTTCGGTGATCATTGTCCACGGATCTGGCCATTCGTCCGGCTTAGCTGGATCTAGATAGTAAGGAGAGAACGGACACGCTGACCAGAAGTCATTGACCTCAGCTAATGCTTTGTCTAGTGGTAGGTGATCCAGCGATTTTCGAAATTCACGCCAGCGAGTTAATCTCTCGCTAGCTTGTAGTTTGAACATAAATTAACCGAAGTAGTTGATGTTGTATTTAAGGATGGCGTTAGTGCCTGAAGATGTTGTTGTGTAGGTAATAACGTTTGCGTTACTTACGCTTAGTAATACGCCTACTGAAGTTCCAGTTACTGTGTAATTATCAATGAAACTTGCGCCAGTGGTGCCGTCGTGTGCAAACATCAATGTACCAAATCGTTGAGCTGCACCGCGGGTAATAGTATACGACACGCTGCATCCGTTGATCAAGTTTACGTTTGAACTAATGAACGTCGGGGAGTTGTCTAATAGAACAGCATATCCGCCAGTGCCAATTGTGTAGGTACCTACAGATACTCCTACGTTTGCTTGGATAGCAATATTCTTGGCATTGTTAAAGCTCAAACGAGGAACTGTTATATTATCAGCATCATTGCGATCAAAGATGTCATTTGCGCTAGTGTTGCCGTTTGCAATAAACGAAATAACAGAAGCTACAGGTGATCCAGAACCAGCAAAGTTGTTACCGACATCAAGGAAGTGGTTGCCGCCACTTAGCACGCCAGTGACGTTTGCATAGCAGTCGATTGCATTGTTTGCAACGCTGGCAAAAATGCTGTTTAGAATTTTGTAGTTGCTTGGGGTAGTTGCAACGCTTGCACTATTCTGGCCTAACTTTAGACCTTTGTACAAGCCAACAAATAAACATCCGTTCATTCTCACGTCGTTGCTAGCGTCGTCGCTCAATGCTGCATAACGTGTATTCTTAAATTTGCACGACCAGAAGTTGATATTCTTAGTAGTTGCCGCAAACGAATTGATTTTTACGCCTGCGTATGCTTGACTACCAGCAGTAGTTGGACTGCTTAGGCTACCAAGGAATTCAACACCAAAGAACGTCACGTGCTCTGCGCTGTCGATTGCCACAATGTCGCGATCGCTTGTGGTGGCCAATGTCATGTTTTCGATTGTAATGTAACCAGGCAATGTTGCACTGTTCTGCCCCAGTGTTGCACCAGTCTGGTACATGCTATCTGTGAACTGGAACAGCGAAGATTGTGAGCCATCGGTTTGTTTAATAATTGTGCTTTCGATCCCGTCGCCAGTAAATCGAACGTATGGAGGAATTAAAATACTTGCACCAGTTACTTTGTACGTACCTGCAGGGAAGAAGATTGTTCTACGCACTTGCGGATAGTTTGACAAACGAGTAGTCAAGTAGATTTGCTGAATTGCACGGTTAATAGCCGCAGTGTCATCTGCAATGCCATCACCAACTGCGCCAAAGTCCTTGATGCTAACAATGTCATCAAGTTTATCTTGAATTGTGCGAACAATAGGACTTAGTGGACTTGTGGTAGTCTGTGCAGTGTATCCGCCAGCATTGCCTTTGAACGTGTAGTTCTTTAAGACTGCTGCAAAGTCAGTGTACTGAGTTAAAATCTCAGTTGCACCTTCGGTCGGAGCACCTTCTGCTAGGGTTCCGTTACCGATGTATAACTTACGTGTATCAACACTCCATGCAAACTCTGCGCTTGCTAGTGCTGGTAAATCTTGTTGTAGGCCTCTACGTGCCTGAATTCTCGAGATTTGGACTACTGCCACGATATTTTCCTTTAATAATACTATTTATTGCACCACACACGTTTACCATTAACTACTTTCCAGGACTTTCCGGTACAACCGTTATCAACAACAATTTTACCTCTTTTGTTTTCGTAAGAGGGTAAGACAGGCATATTAGCTCTGCGTATTCTCCAACCTTTTGTTTGTTTTTGGAATAGTCTACTAGACGGATTGTTTAGCGTAGTTGGCATAGATTTGTCTACGCCATTATCCTCGCACCATTTACTAATATTGTGTACATATACCTCAGTTGGATCATCCACCTTGCTTACATACCACCCTTTTGCACGAGAATTAGCTTGTTTTACCAATATGTCTTTCTTTTGTACGTCGGTTAAATTTTTAAACCATTTGTTGCGACCAGCAAATTTATCACCCGGTCTTCGTAAGGAATAATCAATAAACTTGCTCAAGTCCCCGCCTTCTCCGCCTGATGCTAAGTTGTAGCTCAGTGGATCTGATGTAGCTTTAGTTTGACTGATCCAAAATTTTTCTCTCAGTGATAGCTCGTCTTTAGAGGTACACGTTTCTAAAATAATCTTTTCAAAATTGTCTTTTCCGTACTTAGTAATGGCTTGTGTAATGAGTTTGCCTGACCCATAATAATTTGGGTTGTTGGCCATATCTTTACCTATGTACCATTTTCCGTTGATCTTATTAATAGTCTTATAAATTATCATACAGATATTTATCTAATAATCTGTACTATAGGCATTTTAGCTAGAGAGGTAATACATCTCTACACGTTTCATCCACTCTTTGTCCCAATGTGCAAACTCATCGCCTTCGATTACATATTCGGTATAAACCGGCTTGTCTAGTTCGCCATTGGGCAATGTAGTTGGCTGTTGAGCCATTAAAATAACGCCAGTGTTGATTTCTGTGCCGTGAGTGTGATTGTGTGCTGCGGCGTATGCTGCTAGCTGAATAAAGTAATCGTCGATCCACTCACGCTTCTTAGGCTTGTTAGTTTGCTTAAAGTCAAGGATAGCAGGCCTGCCCTTCCATACGCCAATGCAGTCGGTGGTACCTGCATATAACCCACTATAATAAAGTGGAACTTCTGTGCCCCAAAACTCGTCTACGTTTTGCAGCCCTTGCAGAATGACTTCGGCGGCCATAAACCAGCTAGGCTGGGCAAAGGGGTTAGAGGGCAGTTCCTTCATGTCACCTGTTAAGATGTACTGCTCTAGGTAACTGTGCATACGTGTACCGCGGTTAGCAGCTTCTGTCACAATCTTTTGTGCTTGCTGCTCGCCTACACGCTTTTTCCAGTTAGCAAGGACTGCTTTCTTTTCCTCGCTCTTGGTACGGTCTAGGATAGTAGTAACGCTAGGTACTTTGCTGCCGTCGGGTAAACAATAATGACGTTTGCCTTCTAGCGTTTCTCTGCTTAATGGTGAATATTCATATGGTGATGTTAACATGTTGCAATTATAACAACCAGTAGTCAGATAGTCAATAAATATTTTGATGAAATTACTTATAAGTGGGTGCAGCTTTACCCAATGGCCCGAGACACCGGGCGGACTCAATACGTGTTGGCCCCGTTACCTAAACGAAATCAATCCCGACCTAGACATTACCACTATTGCCGAAGCTGCGGCTGGCAATCAATATATCGCAGACAGCGTTATACACAAGGTCTTAGAGAATCCTGGTGCGTATGACCAAGTGTTGGTTATGTGGAGTGGTGTGAGCAGACTAGATTTCCTAACCGACGTTACTGATCCGGACTGGAATGCCTTATACGACAGCTACGGTTTCTATCGCAGAATGGATAACCAAAAGCTGGGTTACATCTTTAGCGGTGGGCAGATGGGCACATGGTATAAGAATCCTGTTGCACATAAGATGTTCTATGAGCAGTACAAGGTATCTAGTGAATTGAGCTTGGCAATGATCAACTTAATGGAGATAGTTAAGCTGCAAAGCTTCTTGGAGAGCAAGGGCATCAAGTACAAGTTTATGAGTTATGTAAACTACTGGACTGATGGTAAGAATATTAGCCCCAATGGCGACTTTGGTGTTACAGGATTCCCCGAAGTTCAGCATCTGTTACGTGAAATCAAGTTTGATAACTGGATCTTTACAAACGATGCCAAAGACGGGGTCTACGAATTAGCTAAGAGTATGGGAAGTTTTATGGATGACAAGTTTCATCCAGGCCCTGCTGCACATGCTGCGTGGGCCGGAATTGTTAACCAACGATTGTTGAGTTAATTACTTGAGTGATACGGGATGCTGGCCATTCAGTCCAGTCCCGTGTCATTAACAGTTGAAAGTTATGTTCAACAATAGGCTTGATCTTGGCATAGATAACATCTTGATCTTGCTCACAAAGCCACTTAACCTGCTCAAATGCGGCAGTATAACGCTCGTTATCGTCTTTAATCAAGTCATAAGACTCGTCAATTACTCCATCAAATGTTTTGAAGCCCAATGCACGTAGATTGTGCATAAACTTGTAACCTGTAAAGGCAATAAACAGTCGACGACCAATCATTGGCTTGGCTGTCTTCTCGGTGAAGCAGCTTAGTGTGTTATCAAAGTCAGTTTCTGCAATGATACTGTATGCTGTTTCGTTGAATGTCTTGATAGGAATGATCTGACTTAGGTGTACACGTTGCCCGCAATAGTCTGCCCAGTCGGCAGTGCCAATGGTTTGGCCAATTGGCGTTGTTCCTTCTTCCCAGATAAAATAATCCTTGGCATAGAATTCGCCTTCTTTCCAGTCGCCACCGTAAGTCATTACAACTTTGTCATTTAACTGGTTATCGTTAACTGCCTTAAACACAAAGTCTCTATGTGGCTTGGGACTGCCTAGCAAGGCATCGAAGTACTTGGGCTTGGTAGCAGAGTAGTTGATGTGCATTACTTTGTCGGGCAATGCTTTGTAAATGTTCGCAGTTGTTTTAAACCAGTCGCCCCAGCATAGGATGTGACTGTTAATGTCATCTCTGTCGTTTACTGCACCGGGTAGCATCCAGTAGACATTGTCATGATGACATTGGTCCCAAATTTGCCAATGGAAGTTGTGCAATTCGCTTTCAAAGGTGAAAACTAAATCACTAATGTAACTTAAACGGTTTATCTTATCTTCGAATCCAACGTAGGCTGTGTCAAAGTCACAGTGTAGTCGGTGTGTAGTAAATGCTATCTTAGTGTCAACTTGTGCTGCTTCATATTCGTCAATGCTGTGACAAATTGTGTATGGGCGGTTGAACTGTATTTTTGGAAGCCACTCTAAGTCAATAATCTGACTATCACTGTAAACTAGAATCATTCTTTGCTCGATAATTTTCAATTGCTGCTTTGATTGCATCCTCAGCTAAGATGCTACAATGGATTTTAACTGGTGGTAGAGCTAGCTCGCCTGCGATCTCACTGTTTGTGATGCTTGCTGCTTCGGACAGACTTTTTCCTTTAACCCACTCAGTAACCAATGAGCTGCTTGCAATAGCACTCCCGCAACCATAAGTCTTAAAACGTGCATCGGTGATAATTCCATTCGAGTCTACCTTTATTTGTAATTTCATTACGTCGCCACAAGCGGGTGCGCCAACCATACCAGTGCCAACATCGCTGTCCTCACTCGCAAAAGAACCCACATTACGTGGGTTCTCATAGTGATCAATTACCTTGTCTGAATATGCCATATAAGTCCTTTATGGACAACTATAACAGATTTAGCCACGGTTTCCTAGTGCCCTGTTAGCCATACTGCTAACAGTTTTCTCAGGAGCAGTTTGTGCTCCGTCTTCTGCACCAGGAGTCGATTCATCACCGAAACCGTCATCACTAAATGTAGCCAAGTAAACGTACTTAACGCCGTTTTCGTCGTCTTTAATATCTGTGATTAAGTTTTTGATTGTGTCGTTGCTCTTACGTGCAGACTCTAGTGCATCTGCGTTAAACGATTCACCACCTGGTAAACGCTTAACTAGATTAACTAAGCTGTCAACACGTACCTTAGGGACTGAATGCCCGTGAGCACGATTACGTAATTCTTCAAGAGCTGTGGCTAAGACGCTATCTCCACGAGTTTCTGCCTCGTCTTCGATCATTGCGCCTATGCCGCTGTCTTCAACAATAATTTCTGCGAATCGCATTAGCGTACTTCTCTGCCTAAGTCGGCTGTACCGCCAGTTGCTGCATCGCTGGCACCGAAGTCTGCGCCTTGGTCCATGTCACTCATTTCACCGTCAAGACCGCCGTCCATGCTTGGACCTAAGTCTGCGCCGCCCATGCCCATATCTTGGCCCATGTCTTCGCCGGCTAAGCCACGTGCTGCTGAATCAGCAGTTTCGCGACCTTGTTGTAGTGTTTGTGCCAAATTGCCTAGCAATGGGCTAACTGCGCTCTTAAAGCCGTCAGCTTTTTCAATGCCAATTTGGTCACGGATTGTGTCTAACAATGCAGGCAACTGCTCGTTCTGCATTTTGCTGATTTTTTCCAACATGTCTTGGATGCTATCAACCATGTCTTTTGCAGCTAAGATAGCTTCAGACTTGGCCATTTCGCTTTCGTTGATCAACTGTTGTTTGTTGTCACGCATCCAGCTGTGTAGGCTCTCACGTACCATAAGCATTTCCATGTAAGATGGATTCTTTTCAGCGGTGTGAACGCCGTGTGTGCTCTTAATCTTGTTTAGGCTTTCGCTGATAGCAGTTGCCATCGTGTAAGCCTTCTTGAAGGTTAAGTTTGCATAGTCAACTTGGAAACCAAAGCGGCTTTCCATGACTTTGTTCATTTGTTTTGCGGTTGGCTTAGCGCCCATTTCGTTTAATCTCATAGTGGTTATTCCCAGATACCTTTTAGATATTTAGCCTGATTTAAAGTTTTTTCAAGATCTATTTTAGCTAGATCTAACATGATACTATTATCTGTTATTCTAGCATCTAATACGTCAACTGTAAACATGTCATCGCGCTTAATTGCTCGATTTCTGTTGTGTACGTAATAGATTTTATCCTGTGTTAACTTACTTAGTGTCGTATCGTTTCGGTATAAATTCTGTGCTTGCTTCAAGCGGCCAGTTTGATATAGCAACGAGTACGTCACAGCGGATTGTTTGCAAGTAAACGTGGCCATCAACTCAGTGAAGTCGTTGAATAGTTGCCAGACACCTGCTGACTGTTTTATAGAGTGCTTACCAACTTGCCATCCATCCTTAGTGGGGATGATCAAGGGTTCGCTTTTTATTAGTTTTTGAGTTTCATTTTTAGTCCAGGTTTTGACATATTGTGCAGCTAAATCTACTGCTACCATTGCCTCGACTATTTGCCCATTAGTTATGGGATTTTTTCTTGTACGTGATTTGGCCATCTTGATTCTTTCTCAACAATACATCTTTGTTGACTAATTGATTTGCAATGTGAATTTCGCGCTCGTTCAGGTCGGCCCGTTTAATTATTTCGTGTTCATTAAATTTGCCCAACACATCCGCTTCTTCGTTTGTGATGGACAATCTAATGTGATTTAATAGTTCAACAATTTTCATTTGTTGACGAAGTTAACTAGCACAACAACAAAACCGGAGATCAACACGCCAATGATTGCTGTACCAATAGTGATAATTGTTTTGTTTGATGCGTCAGGAGCAGCGGCAAGCGATTCTTTAATACTCACGATTAAATCCTCAACGCGACTCATTCTTTCATCAAGACTGTTTAGCTTAGTGTCCAAATTCTTATACCTTTCAGCACATAATTCTACGTGCGCTTCAAGATTCTCTTTTTCAATTTCCGTCGCCATTGCGATATTCCTTATTTGTTAATCAGATAACAATGCTGTTGAGTGTGCCAAAGTGTGTGCCATAAAAGAGTGCCTGTGTGTGCCGTAGCATTAAATATTATTTAAGTCTATTGCCAGGTTTTTAAAGTACACATTTTTTATCGCGCCATGCGGATAAAAGATAGGCAACATAAAACGAGCTGTTTCTGCCAATCCGGTTACAACAGGAATTTGTTCAAAGTCAGTTTCTAGGCCACCTTGTGGATTGTCTCCTACTAGGAAAACGTCTTGGTGCTCAATTGCAAAGGTCCAGGCCCATATTTTATGTCGCCCTTGGTAGTATTCCCCAAAGTTCCAACCATCTGCTAGATTACTTTCTGTGCAAATTGGACCATTGATCATGAGAGGCTGAGTTCTAAGACCCATTGTCTGCAATACCGTTTCCCAGTTACGTTGCTGATTTCTTTCAAACTCTTGCTCAGGTCTATAGCGGGTCACACCAGTGGCAGTAATGTCCACTAGTGTGTATCCTGTATAAAACTGTAGTTCTCGGTTCATGTAGATATTTATGTCCAACAAAAAAGGCAGTATAAAACTGCCTTCGTTGCTGAGTGTTAACTCTTATGCTAGCTTTAAGCCGCCTGTACTAGCAACTGATACGCTAGACACAGTGCTGTTACCGTATACACCAAGTTGTGTAATGTTTGCACGAATATATGCTTGCAATTCTGCATCTGTCCATGCACTGTGTTCTACTAATGCGCTTAGTTGATTGCTGCCGCTTTCAACTTGGTATGCCACAACAGTGTTACGTTGTTGAATCACTCCGAGCATCTGCGATACTAAACCAACGTTACCTGTTGTACGGTTAATGCCGCTTTCAAGAGTTAAGTTGCTTGCAGCATACCCGCCAACACCTGTAATCTTATATGCAGTGATGCGGCCACTCATGCCAGGTGCAATAATGCCAGTGGCAGTACGTGCTGAGCCGTCTGTGTTACTATCAATGTCTGTTGCAACTACTGCGGTTGCATCGCCGTTTACTTTTAATGCGCCTAAGGCCATGTTATATCTCCAATATACTATATTTAGTTAGCCATTAAAAAAGGCTCCTAAGAGCCTTTTTGTTTTCACTGCTTAAAATATTAAGCGAATGTGAATGTACCAGCGCCGTTCAACACGCTAGATGAAGTAACTGTCAAGTTACCAGCACCCATGCCTGTTGCAGATGCAACTGCATCCTTCAAAGCACCGTAAGCACCAGATGTTGTTGCACCTGCGCCTGCGTTGAATGTAGCAGCATCAACAATAACACACAAAGATGCGTTAGTTTGTGCGCCTGCCCATACGATAGAACCCAATGTTTCTACTGCACGGATACCTTGGTCGTAGCCACCTTCAACCAATGGTGCAGATTGACTTGTACCACCTGTTGCTGCTGTGAAGCCAGACTGGCTGTCAGCAATTTTAAGAACCAATGGTTGGTAACCTTGGAACGCACCTGCGGCTGCTTTGCCGTTTACTTTTACTTGTCCTAATGCCATTTTAAATTTCCTTTAATGAATGGGCTATACGCCTCATGTAAATATTTATCTCTTTGAGAAAAAGACTGGCTATTTACTTGTTAAAATGCGCTGCGCCGAACTGCCCACGATTTACAATTTTAACCAGGCCATTTGGGCTCGGAAATACAAATCCTTCGCCACCGGGTTGGCCACCACTAAACTGTTCTAGTCCCTTAACTTGAGATTCAAGCTGTTGACTTAGGTTAACTTTAAACGCATAGATTGCGTTCCATATTGCTTTAAGGCCTATGTAACCTGGACTTTCGTCTAGGCCGCCTTCTGCATTTTGTGCATACAACGCACCAGGAGTTTCCTGATCGCCTACTAGGATTTGAAACTGCTTTCCGCTAGCTTTTGCTTTCAAGAACTCAACAAGATCCCTGCCTTCGGGCTGGTTAGTAATGCGCTTGTTAAAGAATTGCTGTAGCAGAGCTTTTGCTGTTCCAGACTGTGTAGCAAGGAACTGGTCCACAATCGGGCCCCACTTTTTGATTGCTGCATCTGCTGCTTTAGAAAGCTGCACAGGTTCTTTGAGGCTAAACTTAATGCCTAAAGTAGGGTTAATAATAGCCACACCGCCTGGAATATTACGCAAACCGTTGCCGTTCCATGGCGTTTTTGTACCACCAGGGGAATCAGACTGTACGTGTACAACAATGCCTGCAATAGTTCTGTTAATTAAATGTCCTAGTTCACTTTCAATGGGAACACGGTACTCAACAGTTGGGCCCTTAAACACAAAGCGTCCATGGATAGGAGTTAGTGGCTCGCTGTACATTAGGTCACCGAAGAACCATCCTGGCCCAACAACTGCTTTATCTAATGCAGGCCACATTTGTGCTAGCTTTGCATATAAGTCATCACGAGTTGTTCCCGACTTCTTTTGTAAATCGTATTCACGCCATTGCTCGGGGCTAGTTGCTAGAACACCTTTGTCTGGCATGTACTTGTCAGTTACTACTAACTGTCCTTGTTCATTGCGACCGAACCACAATGCAATACCACCATCCCATTTAATACTCATATTACCAGCTTGGGCAATAGCACCCCTAAGTCCTGCAAGAGCTCGTGCAGCATCTGCACTGCCATTGGGTCCAAAGATAGCATCCTCTGGATGGGGAATACGTGGATCTGCTGCTTCAGTCAGCATGTTAATAAAGCTGAATTTCATTATGCGAATAGTCCTCTAACCATGTCAAGACCCTGCTGGATCTTTTGTCTGTCTTGTTCTGCTCTAGCAATAGCATCAGGTGTTTGTGCCTTGTCGCGTTTCTTGCCTGCGATATCAATCATGGCTTTTTCTTCGTAACGTTGCCAAAACTGCTGTATAAAATCCTGTGCGCTTGAGAAGTTAGCAAAATCGCCTTGTCCCATCATGCCACTGGCTTCTGCGCTGCGGGCAAATCCCTTAACGCCGTTAACTAGTTTAGCAATTTTAACATCATTTAAGTCGTTGCCTGGAAATTGCTTTAGCAATGAATCGATACGTGGTTGCACGCCTTGTTGTTGGGCTTCGTAGTTAAACAAATCTAGGATATAGGTGCTAGGGTTAGTTGTGATAGTAACAACTTGTGTGCCCTTTTGTTTACTAAACGGAACGTGTTGATTGTCAATAACCTTTAGCTGCACACCCGCATGTTGAATACTAATATCCAACAGCTCGCCTAGCACACTAAACATGTTGCCAGTTAGCAAGCCCTTGACCCCACGCTCAGGAGTAACACGGGCTGCGCCCCATTGCTCTAAACGCTCGGGATGCCACATAAAGTCAATCTGTACGTAATCGTTTGCGCCAATTTGGAAAATAGGGTGACCGGGTTTGCTTTCGCTTGTGTCCACATAAGGAGCATGACCTTCTTTAACAAACTGATCTGCTAGCTTGTTCCAGTTTCCTGTAAACTGTGCAAATGTTGCACCTTCAAACTCAGGTCCGATCATTTGTAAGTCAATGTCTCCGTAGACCTTGTCTGGTTGTTCTGCTGTGTCTGCTTCGTGATGTGCGCTGCTACCTGTAGGGCGGCCTCTGCGTACAGGGCCCAATCCCTTAGGCTCTAGCCATTTGTTAAAGTCCATAACAAACTTGTCAACTACTGCTAGCGCAGGAGCAACAATTTTAGGATGTAGGACTGTGTTTTGTGTTAAGGTAGTGTCCCACCCACCTTCTCTTAGAATTTCAAAAATTTTCATAGTAAACTGCTATACTTTCTAAACCACGTTGCTGTACCAGGTGCAACGTCTTCGGGTAATGTTAGTAATCCCTTGGATTGGTCCTGTCTGGCTTGTGCTAGTTTACCTTCGCGATCTGGGTCGTTTGTTAGTGCGGCCATAATAGTGCCTACACTGTTTAAATCTGCTGCCTTTGCTTTGGGATTAAGCAAAACTTTTGCGGCAGCATCTCTATTGTTTGCTACCACTTCGTTATTGTCTCTGCGCAATACGTTGCCAGCAAAGGCATCTACTTTAAGCCCAAGATGCTTACCAATGCTGTTTAACAAAATAAAGATTTGCGCTGCTTTAAACTTGGGATCTTCGTAACTGCCGCGTGGGCCATGCTGGTGCCAATCTGCTACACGGGTAGCATCTGGTATAACCATTAAGTCAACTTGAGCTGCACGATTGCCTGCTTCAGTTTTGTAAGGAACTTCAATATGCACGTTGCGACCTGAGATTTTGGCCTTGTAGCCTTTAGCCATCATAAACTCTGCTAGAGCTACTTTAGCTGCCTTCTCATCTGCTGCACCAAACTTCTTCATTACAGTCTCTGCATCTAAAAACAAGTCCATGTCACCTGCTGATACTTTGAAGCCTGCTGAGCCAATGTCAGCAATGGCCTTTAGCCCAGCAGGTAGGTCTGCTTGTACATGGGCAATGATGCCCTGTACTGCCTCTTTGGGAATGTCGCCATCCCCGAAAATGTTTCCACCTTCGTACAAATGCATCATTTGATTCTCTTCATTTTACGCCATAGTGTTTCGGCTATGTCAATTTTGCTTTCAGCCATTGCTGGTTGTGCTGCTGCTGCGGCTTGTACTTTCTTGTTGTAAGCGTCCACTTCGGCAGGGGTTGCACCACCCGAAACAACCTTAGGTTGCTTTGGTTGCGCTGGTGTTGCTGGCTTAGCTGCTGTAGGAGTTGTGTTTACAGTAGTTGTAGTCTTACCGTAGCCGCCCATTTGCTGACCAAAGTTTGGTGCTGCTTTAGGAGCTGCTGGTTTAATTCCGGCCATCTTAGCTGCTGACGCATAATCAAATCCAGTTGATCCAGTTACCGGGGTTGGCTTTGCTGCTGGAGCAGTTGTGGTAGGAGCGGGTGTAGCTTGCGCTGTTGCTGCCGGAGCAGGTGTAGCTTGCGCTGTTGCTGCCGGAGCAGGTGTGGCTGCTGGCTGTTGTGCTGCTGCATATTGCGAACGTAAATTGTTCATCGCTGCGCCTGCTGTTTTAGATGCATCTGCAGGTGGTGCTTTTGCTCCGCCGGTGCTTGCTGCATTGTACGAGTCAACTGCTTGACCTGCTTGCTGTGCGCCAGCGCCTTTTAGCAAACTAGATAAGAATCCGCCCTTTGTGGCGTTTGCGGCCTGTGACGATTTGTCAAGCGGGATATTCATGTCGGCGAATACGCTGTTAATTAAGTTATCCTTGACACCTTGGTCTTTAAGAAACTTAACTAGGTCTTCGCTGTTTACAGTCGGGGCTGCTGCTAACTTTGCGCCACGACGCCAATTCATGTCTAGCTTATCGTAAGTGATATTGTTAGTTGCTGCGTCTGCGCCAGCTGCGGCAATACGTTTTAGCGGTGCTGTTGCTTTACCAATTGCTGCGCCAGCTTGTTGGTTAAACGACTTTAGCTTATCTAATGCACCTTCGTTTAAACTTGCTTTAGCGATTGCACGGAAAATAGCTTTACGACCAGATTCTGTAATCTGTACGCCACCACGTGCTTTGCCCATACCTTCGCGTAAGACCCACATACGGATAGTCATGTCACGATCAATGTAGCTTTCACGTAAACGGATACCGTTTGCTGCGGCTCTGTTTAAACGATCAATGTAGGCATTACTAGTTGGTACATAGTTTCCTTGGGCACCTTGTTGAGTTGCGTAATCTGCGTCTACTTTATCCTGCACCGTTTTGTTTAATTCAACTTGGTTGCGGGCTTGCTGTGCAAAATCTGTAGACGGTTCTGCAACTGGTGTTGCGGCTTGCTGTGCTGCGCTTATGTTTGATGTTCGACCACTTAATTCGTCGGCTTGTGCTTGCGGCATTGTGCTAGACGCAGTTGGTCCACCTGCGCCAACCCCATTGGCATAAACATTACTGCCAGTCTCTGCAGGGATATTGATATTTTGTCCTACTGCAATCTTGTGTACATCAGTGATCTCTGGGTTAGCAGCTTGTAATTCTTCTACTGATACACCATTGGCTTTGGCAATCTGACTCAGTGACTCACCTTTTGTTACAGTGTGTTGAATTACTTCGCCTGCATCAACTCCGCCCATGTCTACACTACCAGCGCCAGTTGGCTGTAAGCTATTGCTAACCGAAATATCTTGTAACTGCGCTGCTGGCATTCCAGTAGCTTGCTCAATTGCTGTTTTACCCGCTTCATCTGCATCAAGCCACTGCTGTGCTGCATCTACATCTGCTTGTGCGTTCATTGCTGCATCGGCGTCAGGTAATTGTAAATCTTGGCTTGCTTCTGGCTCAGCTGCTGCATCCGGCTCTGTAGTTGCTGCATCTGGTGCATCGGCTAATAAGTCTTTTGCCACGTGCATAGCTGCTACAGTTCCGCCTGTTGCTAATGCGCTACCAACTGCGCTAGAGAATTTGTTACCTTGCAACATTTTGTTAGCAAATGTTAATCCTGCTGCGATACCAACTGGGCCAAGGCCCGAACCTGCTAAACCCGCAAGACCAACTACGATTGCTTTAATAGCAAGAGCCATGCCCGGTACTTTACTTAATTCACGGTACCAATCAAGCGCCTGTTGCACCTTGCCTGCGTCGCCGCCTGCTGCTGACATAATTTCTTTTTGCGCTTGGTCGATCATTGCATCTAAGCCAGCAACTGGTCCAGAATTACCAATCCAGTTACCAACGTCTTTAAATGCAGAAGATACTTTACCAGCAACGTCAACGCCTTTACCTAATAGGGTACGGTTGCTTGCTTGATCGTCTGTAGAGAATTCTGTGTTTGCACCTGCTGCTGCGCCGTCGGCTACACGCTGAAATGCTTGTTTGACTTGATCTTGTGTTAGGTCTGCTTCTTTAAGCAAGCGACCGAGATTGTACAATTTCTTGTAATTTGGATCTTCAATTAATCGTTGCTTTGCTCTTACATTTTCCGATAGGATGCTGTTAATTCTCATTGTTTCTTAGTCTCCGTACACCACGTGTGAATTTTTGTGGATCCTGCGAACGGATACTGTTTAGAAGCCTACGCTCAAGTTCAGCAGATGTCTCAGCATCATAATTTTCCTTGATATAGTTTACTAAATTGATAGCACTAGCGATCACATTATTAGCACGGCTTTCAATAAGGCTTTCTTTGTCCTTTTGTGCACCGATACTAGCAAGTTCGTCTAGGATACTACGAGTACGTTTTTGCAAGATTTGCTCCAATTTAGTATATTTAGTTGGCGAATCGCCAACTAACGAAGTTGATTATTCTTTGTTGCTTTTAAGCCCAGCTAACATCTGCTTTAGCTTGTTGCTTTGTACTTCGCCTGTTACCTTGGGGCCTTGTTCCCACGCTGGAGTTCCTGTTGCACGTTTAAACTCAGTGGGGCCTTCGTCATCATCGGACGCTGCTGGTTTGTTCTTAATCTGATTCATAATGCCAGCAAGTCTAGGTGGGCCGCCATTGCCACTGCTTTCGTCAATGCCTGGGTCAGTGATACGCATAGTTTCAATGTTGTACTCAAGATCGATCTTTTGCCCGACACCTGTAGAACTACGTGACTTCATACACTGTATTTGATACTTGCCACGTTCTTTCATAGCACGACTAGTAAAGATACCAAACACGTTGTCAGCCGTGTTAATCTTAGAGATACCGCCAGCAATGTGACTGTGATCAAATTCAACTTCTTCAACCGCACTACGGTTCAACTGCGATGCTGTAACTAACAAGATACCCAGTTCCTTTGCCAAGTTACGCAACTCTTCTGCTACATACTTGTCTTTAATAAACTGGTCGTTAGGGTTAACTTTAACTGATACCGGCATAACCAAGTCAAGGTAGTCAACCATTACAAAGTCAACTTTGATGCCTGTTTGTAATTGCACTTCCTTTAGGTAAGCACGAATGTCGTTAACGTTACTCTGCGCTGGTAATGCCTTAATGCGATACTGCCCAGACTTTTTGCTAACCAGCTTAACTTTAAGTGTTGTGGTATCAATGTCCTTGCGAATGTCTTTTGTGCCCATGCCAGTTAACATAGCATCAGTACGCAATGATGTAAGTTCTTCGCTCAATTCTAGCGTAACATATACACCACTTAGTCCTGCTTGCAACCAGCTTAGGGCAATGTTCATCATAACAAGAGATTTGCCCGAGCCAGATCCGCCTGCAAAGATGTTTAGTTCGCCTCGGCTAAATCCGCCGTACAATAGTCGATCCAGTTGCGGCCATCCAGTACTTACTTGTCCGCCACTGTTGTAATATTTGTTAATACGACCTGCTGGGTCAGCAAAGTAATCTGTACCCATGTCTTTTTGCAAACTGATCTGCACTGCATCCTTGATCAGTTTCTCTACAGGATCAAAGTCTCCTGCCTCAAGCATGTCCGCTGCTTTAAGGATAGCACGTTCTAGTTCTTGGCGCTTAGTAAATTGTTCAAACTCAGTCAGGAACCATTCAGTATGCCCTTCGCCTACGTCAGGAATCGCCTTGAGTTCTACTCCAGTAACTGCTTTAATCTGGTCATAGCCTGGTAATGTTTTAAAGTCATTACTGTGTGTCTTGATAAATTCTGCTGCTGCTCTAATGCTACGATCAAAGTTGTCAGGATTGTAAATATTTGCTACCCGCACATACGATTGTGCATCCTGTAACATCATTTCTAAAAATAGTTTTTGTAAATCGGTACTGTATTCTTTTGTTGCCATGTAATTTTCCTGTTAGCTATTATATATGCGGCGCTTCATAAGCTCAATCTTTAATCTGCTCGTTTGCTTGCCCTCTAAGATACTCTTCATAGTAAATAGCTTGCCGTATGATTCAACTGCATTTGCAGTGTCTTTAACCAGTTCTCGCCAGACTGGGAAACTAACAGACCAGCCATATTCAATTGCTTGGTCTACTAACTTTTCTCCAGCCCACACCATCTTGCCCTTAACCTCTTTAATGTCAAAGTCTGGAACTACAATAGCTTCGCGACCAAGAGATTCGATAATGTCTGCTTGAGTCTCATTACATTCGGAGCCCAGAATAGCAACACCGTCAACAGACATCGCATCAAACGGACCTTCCATAACAAGAACAAACTTGCTAGTATCCAGCTGCTCATCCATATTAAAGACAAAATTAGGCTCATGGTGGTTGTGGTACTTGGGCTTAACGTTGTTGTCCCATGTTCTTGCTGTGTATCCAATTATCTGTCCTTTCCACTTAAATGGAACAATTACACGTTTGTGCAAATTGTATGCTTCGTTCTCTGTAGTGTAGAAATCGTACCTGCTGTAATCAATTTTACGATTGTAAATGTAGTTAAATGCACTAGCAAATTGTGGATGCACAGGCTCATCGTCGTCTTGCAAACGCAGGAATGTCTCCCACTCCTTGAAACTCACTGCATCCTCTGGTAGTGCCCGTACCTTAAAAGAAACTTCTTCTCGCTCTTCTTTAATAGTCTCGGGTGCAACCAGATCTTTAACTCGTAGTGCGTCAATAACCAAACGCTTTACTTCGTTCTCGCTTGCACCGAGCCAACCCAATAGCTTACGAAATTTATAGTTTAAGTGGCGACCCGGTGTGTAGTTGGCTTTGAACCCACAGTTAAAACAGTGATAGCTAGTACCGCCATCTGCGTTCATTACAAGGCCGCCTCTGCCCCGTGTGTCTGCGCTTTCGCCATTGTGAGTGCAACACACGCCGTTGAAACTGATCCAGCCATTGGAACTGGTTTTCTTTTTAGCAGGAAGTATTTGACGCACTGCGTCTTGGATGGTATTAAACATTATCGTTGATCTTCTAAGTTAGCTGCTTCAATTTGCGCCAACTGTTCTCGCTCTACATCACTAACAGTAATATTGCTGCCATCTTTTGTGGGCAAGACATTGCCTTGCACTGACCAGCATTTGGGTCGATCTAGGTTACAAAACAACCACACAAGGCGTTCAGCCGTTTCCCCAATCACTGCTCTTACTGCATCTCTATCGGATGTACTTGAGTATGTAAAGATACTAGTGCCATATACACTGTGGAACAATCCTGCTAGGCATACATCAATGTTTTGCTTTTTGTTTTGCAGAATCTGATACGTGCCCATTAAATGACTTTTTAGTGTGCCTTTGGCGTGCTGTGTTTTATCTGCGCCAATTTGATTAAGCAAGGCTGTGTATTTTGCTTCAATGATATCTGGTGCAGAATCTAAACGTATCTTGTATACTAACACTTCTCTCAGCTCATTGCAAGTCTTACTAACAGGTCTGGCTGCATGTAATTGGTTGCAGGGGAATTTCACAATGCGCCTAAATCTTGGTATTACTGACTGCTGGATATCTTTACCCTCTATATCAAGGATAACGGTTTCTCCTGCCCAGTTCATTTGCCATTCTCTATTGAGATAGAGCATGACTGTGTATTCCCCATCTCGGTTGCTGTCTGTGTGCATTGCACCTTCGGTGCCAAACGTATATGCGTTTACGTAACATCGTAACAGTTTACATGGCTCTACAATAATGTCACGTTTGATAACGTCCCAAACTTGTGATTCTAATTCGTAGCCGGGCTTATTGTAAAACTTATGTGAAACGTCATCTACTCCGTTTAGTCCGCCATCAGCAATACCATGATGCCAATGGTTCAAGGAAGACTTGACGTTACCTGCCCAGTAGTAACTAAAACGAAATCGACGATACTTGTTCCATAATTCAATGGCTGTTGTATCGTCGATTGCTGAATCAAAAACTTTAATCATATAGTAGTTTATACTAAATGACAACTTAAATCAACAAAAAAGGACCAAAGTCCTTTTTGTTTTATGCCATATTATCCAACTGTCCAAGTTCCAATTGCTGTGTTACCACCAGTTGCACTGATTGGGTTGATACGCATTAGTGAACCTGCTGGTACTGTTACAGTTCCCGGAGTCACGCCCCAGCCAATTTGTGGAATTAATGTGCCGCCTGTGGTTACATCAATTGTACCAAACACTTCGATAATGTTCGGTGTTCCATTTGCACCACTTGCCGTAACGGCCGATCCTGTTGCAAAACCACTGGTGATGTTGGTATTATTCATTACCGGAGTTGTTACTGAGTTAACGCTCACTGCAAAAAAGTTAACACGAGCCAAAGCTGCTGTTCCGGCAAAACCTAAACGCATAGTGCTTGACCCACCTGCACTGCGGCTTACGGCTGTTTTAATAGCAAAGTGATAACGTGTTGCAGTGGTTACCCCAACACTTTGCCCGAACAAACTGGTTTGATTACCATTGCCTGGCACGTATGTTCTATCTGCGTTAAGAACAAACAACTGTTCGGATATCACTAAACTGCGTTGGGCATCGCTTGGAGTAAAATACAATGCGTTGCCATCGTAGTTCATTGCACCCGGTACTGTTGTAGTCAACAAAGAACCAGCGGTAAACTTCAACGGACTAGTAGTGGCTGTGCCTGCTGCCAATGTCATTGTGCCAGCAGCGGCTAAACTGATGTTGCCTGCACTCACGTTGCCTGCAACTGTTAACCCAGTTAACGTGCCAACCGAGGTTACGTTTGTCTGTGCTGGGGTCAATAATGTACCAGCTACGTTTGTAAATGTTCCATTAGTGCCGCTTACATTGCCTGTTAAGACGTTACCGGTTACAGCCAATGCACTCAATGTACCAACACTTGTGATGTTAGTTTGTGCTGCTGTAGTTAGCGTTCCGCCCAAGTTGCCAGCATAGGTTGGCAAATACGCAGATACGTTTGAGTTGGTGTAAACTTGCGATTGCAATGTTGTAATGTTTACGTTAGCTGCTGTGATGTTGGCACGTAGTCCACTGATTGCTGTGTCTTGTGCTGCTGCGTTGGCCGTCCATGCACTAGTCATTGCAGAGTCTAACGAATTAACATAGCTGACCACTGCACTGTTTGCGGTTACAATAGCTGCATTGGCTGCTGTGATGTTGGCACGTAGTCCGGTGATTTCACTTTCTTGAGATGCGGCATTGGCTGTCCACGCACCGTTTACTGATGTGATTTGATCATTGACATAGCCAACAACTGCACTGTTTGCTGTTACAATAGCTGCATTAGCTGCTGTTAGGCCAGACTGTATAGCGGTTATGTTTGTTGCGTTAACGTTGCCTGCTGTAACGTTGCCTGCTACTGCCAAACTAGTCAGTGTACCAAGACTTGTTACATTTGGTTGTGCTGCGGTCAACAACACTGCTGTGGTGTTTGGAGTAACCAAGTTGCCCATGATAGTGATGTTGCCTGCTGTAATGGTACCAGCAACCTTCATGTTGTCACCAACCTGTAGTCGAGTTACTCCGTCGTCTGCAGGCGTGCCAATCAACCAACGCTTCTGGTGAATACGACCAGCTTCGCGATCTGCTGTAGTGCCATCAGTGAAGAATACCACATCAGTTTGAGTTGATTGTGTACCGATGGTCAAGTTACCGCCGTTGACATACATATAGCCATCGTTGGCTTTCTGGATGCTGTACAATGGATCAGTGTTTTGACTTGAGTTAATGCCCACGTCAATGTAGTTGTTGGTGTCACTGCCAATGTCGTTTGCTGCGACCCAATCAGTACTTGCAGTTGTTCCGGCGTGCAAATTTTGATTAACAAGTTGGCTCCAACTGTTAAGGTTAGCAGTAAACTGGGCCACGGTATTGTAGTTTGTTAGTGCACCAGATCCAACATTCAGTTTATGATATGCGTTAATATTTCCCGTAAACACATTCATCCAATTACGAGATTCGCTTCCAAGATTGGTCGTATCATCTTCTGATGGGACTACGCTAATATTACTACGCCATGCGTGTTGGCCGTCATCGTACGTCCAATCTGCTGTAGCTTGCCCGCCAATGTTTCCAATCAAGAAGGCTGCACCATCCATTGCGACGGTGCTGACTGCATTGGCCGCAATAGTAAAAGTCTTGGTATCAACTGTGGTCACTACTGCTTGAGTTGTTACTGTTGTACCGACTACGTTTAAATTGCCATACACAGTTAAACTGCCAGCAATACTACTATTGGCGCCAATGCTAGTTGTATTAAGAGTTGTAGCTGTTACATTGCCGACGGCAATATTACCTGATGCACCACGACTTACAATAGTACCAGGAGTGTTAGTTGGAGTTGCATCACTAGACAAGTTAAGGATTTTTGAAGTCCCAACTACACTAAATGCACCAGTAATGTGATCAAGGTTATTAGTGGTGCTTGCTGCGGCGCTTGATTGAACGGTACTATCGTTAAATGCAATAGTACCAGTTCCAGTAACATTAATTTGATTATTAATAATCATAGCGCCATCAACGTTAATGTTACCAGTAAAGGTAGATAATCCAAAATTTGAAACCGCCCCTGTAGTATCAACATTGCCAGTGATATGTACATCCCCGGTTAATGTTGTGTTCCCTACAGTTGTTGTGTCGCCGATCATCTGAGTAGTACCACTAACAATTAAATTGCCCTGAACCGTAGCTCCTTCGGTTATGTCTAATCCACCGTTAAATTGGGTAAACCCACTGTGAGTCACATTACCAATAAAGACACTGTTGCCAGTAATCAGCTGTGACCCAGTACTGATTTTTGTACCGTTGAAAGTAGTATCACCGTTAAAGATAGTGTCACCATCAATAGTTCTTGTGCCAAGAATAATACTGTTACCGGTTTGAGTAAAGTTGTGTACCGTTAGATTAGCTGTAGTTAGTTCACCAACTCCGCTAATAATTGCAGGGCTTGCTGTGAAGTTAATCGAACCATCGTAGTTAGCAAGATATTCTGCCACATTGGAATCAGTGTAGTTAGTTGCGTTTGGCACAACCGCTTGCCCGTCAACGTACAATGTGCCGCCGGTCGTGCTTAATGCCACTCCACCGATATTAACGGTATTTCCACTAACATACAGTGAACGCCACTGGTTTGACGGGCTACCCAAATCATAAGTTGCATCAGTTGACGGAATTAGATTTCCGTCAACTGATCCCAGTACATCAAGTAAATCTCCAACAGTGATGTACCCGGCTTCTTGTAATACTGCAATAGAATTGCTTTGTGTAGCTGCATTAGAGGTTAGATAAGTAATAGCCGTTGCCTGGGATGATGCGTTTGCATATAGGGCATTTATGTTGGAGATGAATCCTGCATCCAATCCAGTAATAGTTGATACTACATTGGACAATGTTGATACGTTTGCTGCTAAATTAATCAATGATGTGGAGCTAGGCATTACCCAGCCACCTGCGGTTACCCCGTCATGAACGCGAATTGCGCGAAGGGTAGTGTCTACAGTAACTTCCCCTACTGGCCCAGTATATGTGGAACTGGCTGCGGTGTTGCCACGCTTTAATAATACTTGTCTAATGTTTACGTTTGCTACTGTCATTTTAAATTTCTCCGCCGTCAATTACGCTGTTGTCTACATCCGGGCTTGGCTCTGTGATAGAATAGTATGCTGGCAATACATGTAGATCCAATGGGGCGCCATAGTTGTCATCTACATACGCAGGTTTTTCTGCATTGGTGTTTAAGTTTATTGTTTTGAATGTTAGCTTGTAAAAACGTTGTTCTAAGCTGCTAACAGTATTCTTGTCTATTGTAAAGGTACCTTGTCCCAGCGACACATTAGAGAATGTAACCGCATAACTGTTGACTGTTACTTGATTTGTTGGGTCCTGTATATCAGCCTGGACTGCATAGCCTGCAATGTTCGCAGCTTTCTGGTCCTGGTTCTTTACTAAAACTTGGATTGGGTTGTCTATACCCTGATAGACTTTAATAGGGCGACTGTACACAGGTCTGTTCCTTGTTGTGAAGATGGCTGGGTCCATTATTTGAACCGTCACCGTGTTATCATATAAATATATTTTGGTAGTCTGCATTTCAGATTATCTTTAACATATTTAGCGAAACACGGTGGAACAAATACAACAGCTATTAGAACAATATCCCTTTATAACGTATCTAGTATACGGTGGGAACGATTATATCGGGATCGTGCAGAACGCAGATGAGCAAATCACTACGATCTACGACTTCGGTAGCTTAAAAACGCCAGAACAAAAGGCCAAGTTCCTGGAACTAGGTGAGCAATGGTGGTGGGAGAGTAATAGATTAATCCCAATCAACGTGTTTCTTAAAGCCGACTGGGTGGTATTCAAGCCTTGCGTTAAGACTATGAATAGCAAAGATGTGGAAATCAAAGTAGGTCCACAGACTAGCCTTAAAGAGATGGCTAGCAAGCGCTCAAAGCGCCGTAGTATTACATTAGTTAGACGCTTGAGCTAATAACAATAACTCATCAACAGTAAGGGTACTATTAGCTCCTTTACTGCAATTCTTCTTAGCCTCAATGATTTGTAAATTAGCAGGATGGTTTACAATCTCTTCCGACAATCCTGCCTTCCATGCATCAAGTATGCTTAATTTATGATCCACATGATAGGTCTGCTGGCCTAATACATATCCTTGATCCTTGGCCCATCGTTGAGCTCGCTGTCTAATAAAACGAGCATAACGTCGGAACTCGGCTGCCTTATCTGGATCTAAGGTACCAAATTTTTTCGCTTGGTGTTGGACATCTTTTGTAAAACTTCAGGCACACCGCAACAATGTTCTAAGAATCGTAGCTTGGTTTCTTGTTTCCGTTGGTCTGCTCCGACCCATTGCTCGGCTATACGGGCTGAATGTTGTTTAATATATTCCGGACAGTGCTGTGTTTTTGTTAAGCAAGTATATTTTCCGCGAGTATTTAATACCGTAGCTGGTTGTCCGCACCCTTGCCAACACAGAGTTCCGTCTGGGATAGAATTGTGGGTCTTTTTGTGATAGTGATACATTGACGGATTGTTTGACGTATAATCGCAATGCTCACATTTTCGGGGATAGTTTTGTTTGCCTTTAAGATTAGGCTTACCTTTACGGGACATATAATTCCTTTAAAGTATTTATACTTTATTAAAAAATCACACTCTGTTCACCAAAAGGTTCATATGCACAACTACAAGATGACTATAAGCAATCGAATGACTTTTTTTAAATGCGTATGCCCCATTGGCGTCAGGTTCCCATACTGTTTCAGCAACTTCCTTCCAAGTTTTTCCGATCAAATGCCGTTTAGCAGGGCGAATCAATGCTAGAAACATGGCCATACGCGGAATAGTATTCACTGCTTCTGGCATCTTAATTAGCGTATCGTAATGTGCGCCAATATGTATTAGCTTTGCACAAAACTCCGGATCATATAACGCTGCCCAGTCTGGCTCAATTGCTAATAGTTCTTGCAAATGTTGTTCACTCTTTATCTGCGTATATAAAGACACATTCAAAAAGTCTAGCTTGGCATAGCCGCGATCTTCTGCTGCTTTGTGATCAATGCCTGCAACGCACATAAATGGATCCTCGGGTACGTCGGTTACGTAGATACCTGTATTATGCTTGATTAACTTGCCGTCACGGATAATGGCTGCTGGTGTGTGCTTTAGCAATGCCAACGCTCTGTTGCGATCGCCAAAGTCGATGTCTACGTCACTTTTGAAAATCATAGTCCCGCTGCTTCCATAATCGATTTAACCCACGTTACGTCTTCTGGGTAATCTCTAAACTTCTTCTGCCAGTAATCGGGGTCAATGGCAGGCAAAATTATTTCCACTTGTTCATTAGATAACGTATCAAGAAAGGCAACCCCGCTCTCACAATTAAAGACAACCCAAGGACTAATACGACCGGTGCTAATATGATGACAGATCCTATTACCATTAGCGTATCTGAAATAGTCTCTATAGCCGTTTTTAAGTTCTGGATGATCCTCTGCATAACTTGTTATTTCCTTTAATGCCCGCTCTAGTGCGTCTTGCGGGTTCTCTTTTTTCATGTACTCTGCCAACCACTCTGCATAAAACGCATCCTTGGTCCAGTAGTCTAACTTCTTATTGTTTTTAAGCAACCAGTCAATGAATACCAGTGGGTTAACTGCACGTATACCCACTAGGTGTCTACCAAACTTAACAAATGCTGTGTAGTATGGGCTACCAGCAAAGTCTTCGTATGTTTTGATCTTGCCTGCACCTTGTGTTGTTTGATAAAATCGCAGGTATGCTTTAAAGCCTAACTGTACGCCAGTTTCGTTTTGTTGCTGTGCTCTGCGCTTTTGTTCGCAGGCGTGACTTGCTAGAGTAGATTCCTTAGCAAATGATTTGCCACAATACTGACATTTATAGGTCTGCTTTGATTCGCTTGTCATCCCATCCGTGCTCTTTAGCCAGTCGTTTAAGATCGTCTTTACTGTTAAGTCGTCCGAGTAGCTCAATTTCATCTTCTTTCAAGTGCGGGTAAATTCCTCTAAGAAATTTAACTGCTTTGTTGTTGCTTTCTTTCTTCTTGCCTGCTAGCCACTTGTGATACTGCTTGCCCAATCCCGGACTAACTGTAGTGGCCAGTAGCCACTGTAGCTTTTTGTGCTCACTTGTGCTTACATCGAAGAACTGTTTATTTAACTTCTCATTCAAGCTCATCAAGTAATAGGCCTGCATGTCTGCACTGCCTTCTACTGTGGCGCCCCAGCGAATCATTAGGAATGGGCTAAACTTTTTCTTTTCATCTTCGCTTAGGCTATCATAGAAGTCACGGTTCTTGTTATCAAACTGTGCCATCTCATTTGAAATGTTTAGTTTATCACTCATCTATATAGGGTCTCCGGAGTACTATGTTTAAAAACGATCCAACCACATTAGAGGAATCCGGTGTTATAGTAACCACGTCCCATCCCTCTGCGCCAAGCTCGTTTAACTCAGCAGTGGTGTTTACCCACGACCCAATGGAATCAGTTTCTCTAATAAGGCTGGATACATAATGGTATTGATATTTTATCATACTGGATGCCACATAACTTCGTTGCTGTCTTCAAGTAGTCGATAGAACATTATAACACGATCTAGCTCTTCTTGCAAACCGGGATGGGTCTTTGCCTTGCGGCGAATGTTGCCCCACAGTTTATCCTCTTGGATTTCGTCCCATTTGCTCCTGGCTGTGTAACTTTGCCCAATCATCACACGCTCGTTAGTGCCTACTTCTCTAGCATAGGTTGTTTGACCACCATCGGGGCTTTCGTAAACGTAAGTGGCTCCAGGTTTAAGCTGTCCCATACTTGTATCCATATTGTAAGTGTGCCCAGCGCAAGAAACGTTCCAGTCCTTCCTTGTCGTCTGGGTAGCTTTCCAAATAGATTCTCGCGAGTCTATTCATTGTTTCAAAAATTTGTGGTTCTGTGTAATTTCCCATCACCAGGCCTTACTGTAATCAACTACCTCACTTTGGCGACTGATGTCTTTTACAAAGTAAGCGCATAAGGGTTTCTCTGTTCCCGAGTCTAGAGGTACTGCTAGCATCTGCCCGGGTTTAAGTTTAGGAAAGTACCATTTAACATCTTGATAGATATCCACAATCTCAACAGACTTAAATTCAGGCTTAAAGCTGCTTAGTGGATTAAAGCAAAATACCTTAAATCCCCTATCGTTAATGCTAGTAAGTGGCACAACCTCTAGGTCGCCTAGGTCTGGTTCGCCAATCAGCAGTTGCCAATCTACCGGCATCTTAATAACGCTGTCTCCAATTTTTAGTACAAGGGCGGGACTATTAAATGATTCCAAAAAGATTAAGGGAATGTAGAAGTAATCTGGGTTCTTGTTATCGCTGTTGTCAAGTACTGCGAATCGCAAGTCCTCAACTTCATCGGGGATTTCGTTAAGGTCGTATGCTGTATTATCCAGCGTTAATATTCTCATGTGGTAAGCTCTCTGTTAAAATAATTATAGTACACTTCTTTAGTACTTTGCAACCATATCGAGTGCAAAGTCTTAATCTGGTGCAGCGTGACTTCTAAATGTAAATTTGTCACTATGTCATTGATAGTATTGTATCCGTTTGCAGCGTATAGCGTGTCTGCTGTGTAAATGTTTACATTACTGCCATTGGTGATTAGCGGGTCTACTAGACTACTAAGACGATTAGACATGGCAGTTATGGCACCTAAGGCTGCTATTTGTTTCTCCTGCAGGCCACCGTTCAGTTGGTTTAGTGAGGGATTTTTGCTGTTATATATTTCAGCTATCAGTTTAGTGTTGTTAGGCAAGAGAAACACATGGTTGCAGTCTTGCAGACACCACGGGCTTAGTTGTTCTGTACGCTCGCCTGTGGCAATGCGATGTCTGTCATAACATCGCAGGTGTTGGTTAGAAAGGATCGTGTCAATTTCATGCTCCTGTCCATGACAGTCGTATGCAACTAGTGCGTCAGGATTCCAGAACTCAATTTGATTGTTAGTATAATAGCAGGTGTGCAACTTTTGTCTAATACTCCACTCTCGCTGTAGCCACAGGCCAGGCGCCATTGGTCGTTGATAATATTCCAATAACCAGTTGTACCTGTCAGCGGATGTGGGGTAAGAATCTCTAAACTCCTTGTCGTCAAAGAAGTCAAAGCGCGGGTCAATGGTAATTATGTTACGAACAAGATTACCAGCAGCGCCCCACGGAAAGTAAAGGATCACTCCCTTCATTGCCAGTCAATCTTCTCTACTGTAAATGGGTAGTTGGCATCTTTATAGAATTTCTTACGTGCTGTTAAGTGACGTTTAGAAAACTTGCAGGTACTAGTCACATCCCAAATCTCTACGTGGTCTTTGTCTTCCGCTTTTCTAATGCCTCGCCCAATACTTTGTATAACCCGCACAAAGCTCTTTCCGGGCTCCATAAGAACCAGATTAAAAATCCTAGGAATATTAATACCCACTGCGGCCACGCCATAAGTCGCCACAATAATCTTGTTAGTTGCTGTTGCAACATCGTCATATTCATCTTTCCGATCCTTTGCTTTAGTAGATCCATTGACAAACATCACGTCCGGCTTGTCGCTTAGTAAACTAAACAATCCGCTCAGTTCCGCTTGCAGCATCTTGCCAGTTTCAATGCGGTCAACTAGAACAAGGGTATTACCGCCCTCTTTAATCTTGTCTACTAGCTTGGCAATATATGCAATACGTGCCGCTGTAGTAGTCAAGTACTTTAGTTCGCTTTGGTAGTCTGTATATTCTACGTGATCAATTAGCTGCACAACGTTAACGTGACACATAGCCAAATGTCCAGCTTCTTGCAATTCACTTGCACTTAGCTTGCCAACTACTGGACCAAGGCTACAGAAGATTGACACTGCTGCATACTCTTCTTTAGGTACTGTGCCAGTTAGGCCCCAACGAATAGGCACATGGGCAAACACACTTGTCAACAAAGTCTTTAACGCATCTGCTTTAGCCATGTGTACTTCGTCTACCATAACCAATGCCACTCCGTCAACGAGATCGTCAATGATATAGTCTGTTGGATCCTTTAGTAAGCGATGGCTAGCCGGTTCATCTTCGCCGCTGCGGCCTTCGCTGTTCTTCATTAGAATGTTTAAGCTCTGCCATGTGCAGATAGTATGAGTGCGACCAACTTCCTTACGATCACCAAAGTAAACGCCAACGTCTAGGCCCAAGTTAATGTAGTCTAGCTCTGTTTGGCGCACCAAGTCCTTGTTAGGAACAATAACCACGCTCTTACCATACTTCTCAGCACTCAACGATAACGCCGCGGTCATAATAGTCTTACCTGCGCCTGTGGCAATCTCTTGCAATGCCTGGGGATTCTGCAAAAAGTTGTTGATAATACCAACTTGATAGTCACGGAACATAACAGGCTGACCAGCTGCTGGGTGCCCAACAGGCCATGTCTTGTGTGCAAACGTGTCTTCTTTAAACTCGTCAAAAACAATAGTATTGGAGTATGTGCGACGATCGTCAATTTCAATGTCGTAACCTGCTGCATCAAGCACAGGCAAGATTTCGGGCAACAGGTTAATGTAGCTGCTGCCACCTAATTGGAAGTAACTGACTTTGCCGTCCCATCTGCCCAAGCGAACGCTCGGCTGATACCGCGCACCAGGGATTTCGTATTTGAACTTGTCTACAAGTTTCTTCCTAACCCCTACGTCAACGCCTTCAATCTTTACGTTAACTTCGTCTTTGATAATTAATTTAGCCTGCAATTTTAATAACTTTCTTTCCGGTATTGCCTTTAGTATACACATCTGCTGCGGTATATACTACCTTACTGGATCTTTGTAACATGGTTTGTTTGTCGCCACCGAAGATCATCCCCGATGTGCTAATGAGCATGGGAATGTGTTCAAGGTCTTTAATGGGCTTAACTGTATATATGAACTTTGTCTCGGGTGTTATACGTTCTTGTACGCTTTTGCTATTACCAACGTCAATGATTTGTTCTTCTGGGTACAATTCCTTTAATCGTTGGAGCAGACGAACACTCAAGTCTGGCTCATAAATTACCACTGGCAAGCGCCCGACCTTTACTGCATAATCTAAGACACTAGCTAAATGATCTTCGTCGATGCCTACATCACTGTTAATCTTAACTTCGCGGTGACTTGCAATGCGCAGGAATCGTGTACCCCACTCTTGGATCACAGCTTGGCTCAAGTCTTCATCAATGGAGTACCCTAAATCGCTAGAGGCATCTACTAGACGTAGCAGATTATCAAATGCAAATCCACCTAGTTTAGTTTCAATATATTCGCGCAGGCTGTCTGGGCAGTTTCTAATGTCTAGAGATGTACCGTTGCAAAACAACTCAATCGCATATGGCTGTTGTTCAACCTGCTCAATCTTGCCAGTCAACTCTACCACTTCATCGCCTATTGTGAATCCATTGGATGCAGCCCACGCATGACAATAGTTTAGATTGTATTCTGTTAGGGCAATATGCCATTGCTTCTTTTCTTTGTCAAATACGCATCGGCCCTGACTATCTTTCCTAAAAGCACGTAACCGTTCAATCAAGTCAGTTGAGTATGGAAATTGTAGAACAATAGTGTCATCCTTAATAGTAAGGGACTTGGTGTAATCCATCTTACGTAATTTATTTCTCCACACTGGCCGCTCGACAGGACTTACATCAACGCCCTTTGCTGCAAGTTGCCGTTGGTATTTAAGAAGGATCTTACAAGCCAGTTCGCCCTGTCGTTCAGTTAGTGGCTTAGCTGTATGTGTGGCTTCGCACATGCTGGTCAGCACACTGACATCGTATCTTGCTAGATTGATAATCGGATCAAAGCTAAACATCCACGAACTTTTGGGCTTGCCAGTGACAACGTCACGGTAGCCAGAAATAACTTCAATGTAATCTTCAACTGTATCGTATTTTTTCATAGTGCATTGTAGCAGGAACAAATAATTTTTACGAGGCACATTTAACCATTAAAAAGCCCCTTGCGGGGCTCTTACTCTTACTCTGTATCACTGTTATGCGCACCAGAGTCTAGGTCTTGCATCAGTCTGCGTTCTTGTGCAGTCCTGCGTTCTTTCTTATTCCACTCATTGCGTCGTGGATTCCCACACATCAAGCATCCAGGCGTACCACAGTCCATGGCACGATGTTTAGCAAGTCGATGAGGCTGCTTATCCAACTTGGGATTATAGCTAGAACTCTGCTTGGCAATACGTAACTGCCTAGCAATAGTAACATCCGTCTTGTGGCGGCGTCGCGAGTTTAAGAACTTTGCTGTTTCGTTACTCATATTAGCGGCGACTCCAGAACATGTAGTTTACTACTACAAAGAACGCATCTAGTGCTGCGTTGCCGTAATTGTGCAATGAGAGATTGGCAATACACGACATCAAACATACGCCAATAATGAACCATGTGATTTCGCTACTGTACTGTGTGTACCAAAGTTGAAACTTATTCATTTACACACCTTTGCAATATCGTCTGTTGGCATGTGTGCAGCAATGCCTGCTAGCTTACACTGACTTTTTTGATAATCAGAATATGCAAGACCCGCAAATGGAACACCCATAACAAAAACCATAGCGATCATAAACCACTTCATATCATCGTCCATATCATTCCTCCCAGAATAATTTCATGTTAAAATACCGAGCAACAGGTTTAACTGTTAGTGGCAGTATCAAAGATACGATCCACAGCATTTGAATTAGTTCTGTTGGGCAGAACTTGTAGTAGATGTTCAACAGGCCCACCCAAAGGTAAACAAAGCCTGTCCAAAAAATATAGTAACCGCCCGAGCGTCCAAATAACTTCATTTAGTATCTCCGTGTGCTGGCTTGTTCTTTTCATCTCGCCACTCTTGCTCGAGCTGTTCTTTTTCGCGAACAAACCTAACAGTTTCTAGTTCTATCCAGAACAAGGAGCTGATGGCCGCGATAACCACTACCGTAGCGGTGACCCACGGAAACTGAAATGCAAGTGTACCAACAACAAAACACACCAGTATAACCAACATTATATATCCAACAATCTTGGAAATATCCTTAATGCTGTCCCACATGTAGCGCGAAATGTTTTTGACTGCAACTTTTGCATCTTGAAAAAATTCTTTGTAAATCATTCTTCAACTCCAAATTCACTTTTGATTGCTTCGTAGCAAAACGTAGCAGCCATTTCTGCTAGATCACGCTTATCATTATCTTCGATAGTAAATAAGTCTTCTTTAACCTCTGCACAAAGTTTCATACAGTCTAGAGCAATCAACTCGGCGAACTTTTCAATGTCCTTCAAGTTTGCTACAACAGCATGACCATCGTACCCGTCATATTCCCAAAGAATACTGATGCCAGCCTGCTTGGCAAGTTCTTGAATTCGCTCGTTCATTTGATCCCCAATGCTGCACGTTCAGTCGGTGTTAACTTTTCAAGCGCTCGTTCTTTTGCTTCTGCTCCGGCCTTTTCTGCCTGCAACTTTTCGATCTCTTGTGTGATTACTGTGCTGCGACGAAACACTGTGGTCTTACCCGACTGCTCGGTATAGTTGCGAGTGAATGTAGTGGTATTACCACACTTGGCAATGTAGAAACTCTTGCTTTGGTAACCACGGTCCACATACTTAACTTCGCAGCCTTCGTAAATGCCAACTAAGTTGATTGCAGGATTTGCAAGCATTTCTTTTGCTTGATCATCTGTGCGCTCGCTGCAACCCACTAACAATACTGCCGCTAAAATACAAATTACTTTTTTCATGTTAACTCCAAAAAGGGCTGAAGCCCTTTCATTATTTGCCCAAGTTAAGCATCATGTCCTTGCCACCGTTTACCACAGTGTCGGGCATTTTGCCATTCCACTTTTCAATCCATTGCAACTTAACATAGTTGTCACCGCCTTGGTGTTGAATAGCACTTGCTTGAATCTGAATAGCTTCAGCTTCACCTTTAGCCTGTGCAATCCGTGACTTGGCTTCAACTTGAATACGTTCGTAGTCTTGATCTGCTCGCAGTTTGGCCTGTTCTGCAATCACTTTGGCTTCAATAGAATCTTGGAACGCTTTACTGAACCCAAAGTTAACCAAGCTCACGTTGTTGACCACAATGTTAAATGGTGCTAGCTTTTCGCTCAGTCGAGCCACAATGTCTGCATTAACTGCATCACGTTTGGTAATCAGTTCTTCACTGGTATAATGCCCAACTGCGGACTTAAACGATTCGTTGATTGCTGGACCGAGCACCTTGGTGTCTACATCAAGACCAAACTCTTTGTAAATGTGCGGCACCTTGTTTGGTGTCAAGCGATAGTTGACCACGATGTCTGTATGCACTTGTTGAGTGTTTTTAGTGCCAGCACTTGCGTTATTCAAGTTAGCACGTTGAAGTCGAACATCAACATGCTTAACATCTGAAATTGGATTAACAAACTGAGCACCCTCATTCAGCACGGTTTGATTAACTTCGCCGAGTGTGATCTGTACACCTACATGACCCGCTGGCACGATAGTGAATGCACTATATACCACACCAGCAGCAAAAATTGCGATGCCTGCTACATTAGCAAGAGTTTTGCGTTGCAAGAACACATGAATTGCGGCAGATGCAACTACTGCCAGCAAGAAGAAAAATACGATTGAAAACATTTGGATTATTCCTTTTTATCCGTTGTTGAACTTGCTTTACCTGCTTTGTAACCAGTGTAGATTAAACTACCCACAATCGCTACTAAGCCACATGCCATTAAAAACTCTACGATTAAAATCATAAATCATCATCCTCGTCATCAAACCTAAATCCACACTGCTCGAGATCTAAGTCTGCCGGGAAAGTTAGCACCATGCTAGGTGTACCTTCGTTGCCATACATCATCTCATCCCAGTCCGGACTGTCTTCATCTAGTTTGGCATCAACGATTGCTTTGTTGCGATACCAACGCATACCAGCACTACCATCACCATAGTCGCATGTTAGTCCGTAAATTGTTTGGGTCATTTCAAGTCCTCTACGTTAAACCGTTTACGAAGTTTTGTTGCAAAATAACCTTTAAGGATAACTTCATCAAACATGAAGAACAGTCCAATCAACATTACAAACGTCATTGTAATCATAAAAAGGTCGGCAAACCACATAATTAATCCCAGCTTGATGAACTGTCGCTGCTGCTAGAACTATCACTGCTGCTCCAGCTTGAGCTAGAGTCGCTGCTTGAACTAGACCAGCTTGAGCTACTCTTGCTTGAACTGTCGTCCCAGCTAGAGCTGCGTGATGGTGCAGGTGTGTCCCATGTGCTAGACTTTTCTTCACGGATAGTAGTGTCATCCCATGTGCTAGACTTGCTAGGAGCAGGAACTTCACGCACAGTTTCACGGATCACAGTGCGCTCAGTGTCATGGTGGTGACCACTGTTGCTCAACATGTTACCAATCAACACACCAGTCAGCATGTCGTTGCTACCCGAGCTAGTATGCACCACTGTCTGAGTTGGCTGCACTGCTTGAGCTGGGGTGTAGTATCCGCGACCCCTTGCTTCTGCGGCATCTGCACGAGCTCGGGCTTCTGCTGCTTCTGCACGGGCCTTAGCTACCATTTCTTCTGCAAGTTTTTCTTCTTTGAACTGCTTAACTGTTTTCAACTTGTCAGGGTTAGCAGGATCGAAACGTTCGTGTCCGTAGTTCTTGTGAGCCTTCAATGCTGCTTCTGCGGCCAGTTCAGCTTTGCGTTCTTCATCTTGCTTGGCAAGCATTTCCATGTGTTCACGCTTGCGTATAGCTTCACGTTCTTGACGAAGAGCTTCACGCTTCTCAGCATCAATTTTGTCTTGTGCGTCTTGGTTTGCTTTACGTTGCATTTCTTTGTGTGCATACCAAATAGCGAAGCCCACTACCCCAATCAGCAAGAGCAACATAACGTTTCGCACAGTATGCGATTCCTCAATCGACTCAATCTTCTTAGTTTGCGGAGTAATTGCTTCCTTCAAACTTGCAACACTAGATGCCGGCGCAAAGTCCAACGCAGGGTTCAGCCCTGTTGCAATGTTAAGCGCCTTTTGTGCTTTTTCTTGATTGCCAAGACCTGCTTGTGCTTGCGCCATTGCATAAAATGCTTTAGCTGACTTGGGATGATTTTGGATAATCACTTCCAGTCCTTGTGCTGCTGCGGCATATTGTTGCTGCTGGATCAGTCCTTGGATCTGATCAAATGTTGCCTCAGCTTGAGCGGCAATTGCCATCAAACCAAACGCGAATGCTGCTAGAAACTTTTTCATATATGTCCTTTGTTGCTGTCTATGTGTATATTATAACACCGTTTTCATTGAATGTCAATGCCCATGCGCACAATGTCAAGATCTGCGTTTTTGCAGCTGGACCCATCTGGGTACCAAACCAACGACCAACTTGGGGTGTGAAACATGGCTTCTTCGTCCCGCTTCTCGTTGGCAGGCTTGTATACTAAAGTAGTAATGACCCCATTACGCAACTGCACACGAGTTGGACCAGTAACTTCGCACATACGGCGCAGGCTCATAGTGAACTCGTTAAACTGACTGCGATTGCGGAACATTGCTTCGTTAATCATCGGGTACCTTTTGCTGCTATGTAGTTATTATAACACCAAAATCATTTCGGGTCAAGCGTGGCCTTTCCCGAGTACTTCTTCGTTTTTAAGGCGGCGCATCATGTTTTCGTTGCGACGATCTTGTTCTTTGCGGGCACGTTTCTTTTCGTCGCTAACTTTGTTGAGCATGTCGTAGCCACGAGCCCATTCAATGCCAGTAATCCACACTTGTAACTGTTCAATGGTTCCGCTAAACAACATAGCGTCACGTGCGTACATGGGCAGTTCTTCATCACGCGGAAATACGCCAACTCGATCTCCGTACTCGCCGCCCCATTGTCCGCCGTGCTTGTCGTGTCCCCAACGCATACCCATCTTGTGCAGGGTATCTTCGAGACGCTTAACTTTGAGAACTAAATCGTAACCCGCCATTTTTCAGTACCTTCCAAATTTTCTTTGCTTCTTCCTGCGTTACTTGTTTGCAGGCCTTACTACAGAACTGTGCCCAACCGCGTTTGCGGTCTGCTGTACGTGCTGTAAACAAATTATAACACGTTCGGCAATTATATTGTGCTGTTTGCCCGCGCATGGTTACCAACTAATCTGAATGCCGTAGTTTTGAATTGTGGGGCCGTTGCCGTTGTCGTCTGCTAGACCTCGTGGAACATATTTGTCCCCGTCTAACTTAATAACAGCACAATAACCCAATGTTTTGAGTTTGTCTACCACTGCTTGTTGTAAAGGTGTAGTTGTGTGATGTAGGTACTCAAACTGCTCCACGCTACCCAGATGGATAAACACATTACGCTTGCCACCTTCGGCAGCTTTTTTCACTCTTTGCTCAACGCTGTGCTTCAAGTAGTCTTCAACTTCTTGACCACTTTGGTCATACAGTTCTTTGGCTTCTTTTGCAGTAATCATACAATCTCCACTCGACCTTCGTCAATAAATTTGTCCCATGCTTGGCAGCGATATCCGTTGTTGAAACTTTTATACACTGTGCCATCTTTTTTGATTTTCTCAAACTTATAGCTTTGGCGGCGCGGATCTTCTCGATCTTTGCCAACGCAGCCTAGAGCCCAGATGTTTGTTACACGATATAAACCGGTCTTCCAATCATCGCATTTATGAATGCCAGGAATGACTTCATTGAGTTTACAAACATCACCAACTTTAAGTTTAAACACGCCAACTCCTCAGTTGCTGGGATAGAACATGCCAACAATCAGTGCAAGGGCTAGCCAAACACCCACAATCATTGCACACACTTTAAAAATTGTGATAATGAAAGTTGGAATAGCAAAGGCTGTCATTTCGATATACATTACAGTTTACCTTCCTTGGCCATACGAGCCCACTTGGCTTCAATTCGTGAACACTGTTCTTCAATTGCATCTTCGCGGCTTTGACCCGGAACAAAGATGTTATAAGCAATGATTGCCAGTCCCATCAACAGGATTGGGCTCAACATAATCAGGGCGTTTACGCAGGCTTGCATAATGTTCCTTTACTTACTGTATTAGTCAATTGAACCAGGCAACATTTGTGTCACTTTTTGGATGCCTGTTACGCACAAGTCAGCCACTTCGCGCACAATAACAAATGCCAGTGCAACCAACAGGAACGGTACACGGATGGCCCAAGCAGCAAACTTGCCAGCGTCTGTTAAAGCATGGAAGTATGCTTTGCGCTTGTCAGTGTCACCAATTGCTTCGCGCAAGCCATCAACTGTCTTGTAGTCATGCACATAGGTAGCCAACGTGCAGTTAGCCCCAATGATGGTGTCTTTGTTAACAAAGAACATGCGGAAGTGAGCATAAGCCTTTTGGAACAGGTTAAACTTCACACCGTAAAACTGTTCGCGCCAGCGAATGTGCTGTGCTTGAACTTCCATGCGCTTGTCCCACTTTGGATCACGTTGTGTAGTAGTTGTCATTTTCTGCTCCTGTTGTTTGCTTGCTATGTAGTTATTATACAACCAAAATCATTTCTGGACAACCAAATGATCGCCTGTGCCGTCAAAAAACAGGCCTTTTATGTGGGTTTTTTGGCGCATTTCGTGCCCTGTTTTGTACTGGCTGCACCAGCTTTGGCCCTTGACACCGTGTGTAGTAACGGCGCAGTAGCTATAAGACGCCAAGTAGGGCTCGCCAACTGGGGTTTCTGTGCCAAATACTTCGTTAATCATTAGCAGCATTAAGAAGCCTACAACAAAAGTAGTAACTAATGTTACAGTCCAAATAATGATTTTAACTTTGGTTTCTACACGCATTGCTGGCCCTTCTTGCTATGTGTATATTATAGCAAAAGGACCATTTTCGAGCAACCAAAATATCTAATACTCTAGTACTACTTTTTAAACTTCCAGTCCCAACATTTCCAAGCCCATGTTGTGCAGCTCACGGGTGCTTTCGATTGCATCCTCTGTGCTCATTGCTGCAAACGCTTTGGCGTGGAATTCTTCATCGGGCAGAATCTTTGCAAACACATCGCGAATGTCTTGTGCAATTTCTTCATCTGCTGCTAGTGCTCGGATACGAAGCAAGCGCATGGTTTCGGCGTGATGTCCTGCCCCTGCAATCTCTTCAAAAGAGTGCAAGTTATCCAGGATAGGTTCCCAATAACGTGTGTCCTTCATTGAAACTTCGGGCAAAGTCATGCCACGATCGGTTAGCAACTTACCAACCCACTTAGAGTGGGTAAGCTCATCGATTGCAATGTTTTCCAGCACTCGGCCGTATCGGGTAGCACGTTGTTCGTGTGCGAGATCAGCAATGCGCTCTGCTGCCAAGTATTCGCCAATGTACTGACGTTCAAGCCACTGCTTGAGTTTTGCTGGGTCTGCTTTGACTTGTGATAACCATTGTTTAGTTGTTTTCATAGTGTTTCCTTATTTGCCCCACATCATTAAAAATCGCCAGATCACCAACTCATACATGGTCTGGCCCTTCATATTGCGTACTCGGCCAATATGAAAGTAACTGGTCTTTTCGTTTTCTCGATCAGTAATCCAAGTCCAACAATCTTCTGCCCACGTGACAGAGAACAAGTAGCCAAAAAGCGTGAAATACTTTGGCTCATTCTTGCATGGATATGTGTTGAAATACTCTCTTGCTCGTTCACTCATGCTAATCCCTCACCATCTTCACCGTTCCACATACGATCCAGAATCTCCGGAGTAACCATTGTTATTCCACCGTGCGTGTCCATTGTCACTGCCCACTGGTCGCTGCTAGACTTCCTGGTCCGAGTTCTGCGAGTACCAGTAGAGATTCCCAACACCTTACGCTCTTCTGTGGACAGTTTAGCTAGTGCTTCTTCTCTTACACGGGCAACACGCTCTTTTTCCAATCGAGCTGCAAGTTTCCTGGCTTCGGCTTCTTTGTGCGCCTTCCACCACTCACGCAATTTGTCGTTCTTGAGCAACAAGAGGTCGGCCATACCATTTGCTTCAAGTTCTTCCATTGCCTCAACAGCAAACTTTTCAAACTTTGATTTGACTGGGCTCCGATCGAACCCGCCCCACTCAACGTCATCATCTTCATTCTCAATATCCCATGATTTCATCGTTTACTCCGCTAATGTGAACAAGAGGAACAAGTCCCGATGTTCGTGTTCAAATGGATTTCGCATGCCGACTGCTAGGTATCCAAATCGTGTATCCATATCGATTGTGTCTTGTCCTTTGATCTTGGCTTTGCCGCTAATGGATTCTAGCTCAATGCCATCAGGTAGTTGCTCAAACTCTTTTTCTGTAAAGAGATACAACCTTGTTTCTGCGTCCCACAAAATCATTTTAATTCCTTATCGGAGGGGTCTTATTGACGTTGCCCCTACGCACACTGCGGGGTTACCCGTGAAGCCAAATCAAATCTTCAAGTATGGTTAGCAGATATTCGTCAGACTTTGAATCAAACTCTGCAAACACATGATCTGCACCATGGCTATCTACAAATTCGTCTTCGCCGCCTACCAACTCTCTCATTCGGTTAATTACTAGTTCACGCATCATTGTTCTCCTAAATAGAACTGTGTTTCACAATCGGCACACTTGAATGGCTCTGCTGCATCGTAAAATTCTGTGCAGCCTTCCATTTCCTCAGCTACATAAAGCTCGCCGCCATTTGTAGTTGGGTTGGGCTGAATGTGTTGCTTACCGCAATTTGGACAAAACATGATTAATCTTCTTCCAATTCAATATCGTCAGCAATGTTAGCAATATCATCAGCCATGGTTTGCAGTTCTGCACGGAAATCAGGGTGTGCATGACCAACTACTTCTTGAATCAATGCTGCCGCTTGAGCCAGCTTACCAATTTGTTCAAATTTATCCATTGTGTTATCCGTTGAATCCAATTATGTCTTCAAACAATGCCAGCAAGTCTGCATTGGACATTTGCTCTAATTTTGCAACAGGAAACTCTTCGCCGTAGCTGTCACAAATGATGCCATTGTGGGCACACTCTTGTAAACGTGCAATGACTAGATTACGCACCGTAGTATGCCTCTAGTTCAATTTGAAAACCAGCTTCGCTTTGCTCAAAAGCCTCGTCTGCTGTTTCCACGTTAAACAAAAACAAATCACCATCCCAAATTTGATACATAAAAATCCTTAAGACAACAATAAAAGAAAAGCCAACAACACCGCAAAGCCCGGGTGTCCGCAAATAGCTAACACTATAACTGCAATCCACCCAAGATCTTTACTCATTATAACTCCTTAGTTAGGCTTCATGCAAGTGGTACGAGCCATTGCAGTCCAGTTATTAGGAAAGCTCTTGCGCAAGTCTGCAATCTTAAGAGCCATGCGCAAACTCATTTCACGCAACTTGTTCTTGTTAGCGTCCATGAAATCAATGATCTCATCTTGGGCAATCTGATCAAACTCGTAGTCTGCAAACAACTCGCCATCTGCTGCAATTTGACGGATGCGAAGCATCTTGTCACGCATGGTATCCAGTGTCAAGTCCAGATAATGACAGCGTGATTGCAGTGCATCAAGGTGATCACGGAGCTTCTGGCTCTTCATAGTGTCAAACTTCAAGTTGGTGATAAAAATCACAGAACCGTTGAAGTTAAAGCTGTCTGGGATACCTTCGCGGCGCAGAGCACTTGACTCGCTCAACCAAGAAATCTTACGCTTCTTGCCCGAGTCCAATGCACCTTTCAGCAAGTTAAGCGACACGTCATCAAGCAAGATGCCGTCGCAGTCATCAAACACCAGCACACAATTTGCGTCACTGTACTTGTACAGAGTTTGGTACAAGCCGATTGGGGTAGCAGAGCCCTTAACAACTTCTGCACGGAGACGATTGCCTGCAATTTGATCTAGCAGTGTTGCCTTTTCAATTTCTTGCTCAACACCGTAGCTCTTACCAACGCCAGGAGGGCCGCTAACAATCATAGCACGAATGTCGCCGTTGGTTGCAGCCTTAGTCATCTCGTGCAAGATTTCAAAGCGCTCGCGGATACGTGTAATTGCTTCCTCATCAGATTCTACAACTACCTCTGCATGGGCTTGCACTGCGGCAACGCCTGCATCACCTTCAGTCACAAACTCGTAATCAAACGGACCAGTGACCTTGATGCGAATGTCTTCCGGAAAGCCAGGAAAAGCACCACCATTTTTAACAGTAACGTAACCACCTTTGGCGCTGGTCTTAAACTGCTCTACAAGCTCAAATGTTTGACCTGAGACATCAGTGGTACGATAGGCGCCGCTGCGGATACGAACAAAACTGTTTGACATGCTTTTTCCTTTTTGCTGTTTAAGTGTGTATTATACGATGGATTTCATTTCGGGTCAACCGAAATTACATGCTCCAATAAGTTTCGCTAGCAGGGTTGCAGCACCAAGGAGTGTCATGTGCAATTTCCACATCCTTGCCAGTCATCAAGTTCTTTACTACTTTAGTAGTAGAAACATACTCGATACGATACTGATCTACAGTATACATTCCCGAAAGCAAGAGCTCAGCAACTTCGCGCTTGATGCCTGCTTCGTCGCGGTGCCAAACAGTGGTACTAACCAAACGTTCGCCAGTTTTGCAACGACGATCCAGTTTGTAGATGTACATGGTGTAAGATTGCTTCATACCAACTCCTGTTTTGCTTGCTATGTATCTATTATACTGCTTCTGCCATTTTCGGGCAAATTGAGTCTAATACTTGTTGTGTAAAAACAACACCACCATACGCTTGCTGGTACGTGTCTGCAACAGATTTCAAGAAGAAAGTGTAAACTTTGCCCTTGCTAGTGATTAGCGTGTACTTCATTGAAAAAGCCCTGTTTGCTGCAATACATGTATTATAGCAAAAGGGCCTTTATTGGGCAACCAAAATTATGTTGCTGCGGCCCAGAATTTGCTATGTCTTGCAAGCCATTCCATTACCGGGAGCACCAGCTCAGGACTGTGTTGTGTAATCTGCTGCATCACAAACGGCATATGGTGGTGTGCTTCTGCACGTTCACCTAGCTCGTACAAGAAATGATGCCATTTATGTATGTTCCACCCTTTGTAGTCCATCCTAGGAATAAAATAATCAACTACGTCCAAGTCAGCCAACTTAACCACATTCCATTGTCCGTGAAATCCAAATCCCGGTTTGTATTCATATGAGCCTTCTTGTATCTCGTGACTAAACTGCTGTGCCAATTCGGTTGGAGCAAATTTAATACCGTACTTGCTTTCTAAGAGCTGCTTATGGTCAACACACTGGACTGCGTCTTCTTCAATGAACTTACGTTGTTCGTGCAACTGAATTGCAGGATCCTTGCAGGCCAATAAGAGTTTACGTGAGCGTAGAGAGAACCCACCGTTACCCATGTTTTGGCCTTCGGGAGCCCATGGCCAAACTGCACCAATGTAATCATACTCAAGAAACTGATCGGACCACTTGGTACCGTCGTATGCCATTGCATCCCACTGTGCAAACAAGATATGGTCAGTGTCAATGAACGGCCACATGTTTTTAAGCATAATCTCGTTGTAGTCCCTAAAGCTCTTAATAGGCTTGGTAAGCACTGTTGTGCTGCCGGGTAGGATCTCCCTGTCACTGAATACTACAACTTCCTTAACGTCAATGTGTTTAAGAGTTTCCTCTAATGCACGACGAGCTAAGTCGTGGTACATGGTTTCCACCGTGACTAACGTGATGCTTTTACTCATAACTCTTCTCTTCAGTAATGCTGCTACCGCAGATGGTGTTGATTGCTTTCTTAATAGCTGCACGTTTGTCGTTTTTAAGATACACCTGCCTAGCTGCATTAACAAACTCGTCGTTAAACAACTGCTTCTTTTCACATGCACGTTTAAAGTCTTCGATGTCCCACAGCTCATTGTTAATGGCTTTTAGTTCAGCCACATGACTATCTACGTCAGGTAGTGATAGTTCATTTAGCGATACATAGAGATGATACAGTTCAGTCTTAACATTTTCCAACTTAGTTGCATCCTTGATACGCTCACTTTTGATCTGGAGAATTGTAATCTTGTCAAGTAGTTCGCCGATACTGACCGGAATAGACACGATCATAATTGTTTAACTACTGCGTCCACGATTGCAGCAATATCCCATAATTTATTACAAGCGTAGTCGCTGCGCTCGCATACAATTTGTCGAACTGGGCGTTGTTGTCTAGCATGACATCCAACACATGGCACACTGGCTTGAATGACTGTGCAGTTATCTCCCATTACTCCGTTTCGGAATGGCAGCACACGGTCTGGATACATGTGGCTTAGTAATGCCACAATGTGTGTTTCACTTGCTCCAGCAATGTGGAATGGTGCTGAGTCAATGCCTACAAAGCACTTGGCACTATCCATTAGGTAACACGTTGATCCTGCGTCAAGGCCTCTAGCATCAATGACTCTAGGATTACCTTCGGGTGCATAATCAGTTGGGCCACCTGTACACACAATCTTAACAGAAGGATCTGCTGCAAGGATTTTGTTAATAACGTCTATCCACACTTCCACTGCAATGTTTTTCAATTCCCAGTGCCAACGGCGCATATGAATTACAACAAATGGACTGTCAATTGATGCAACAAGTTTATCAACTTCTGCAACTTGCGCATCTCCGATGAATAATTCCATACTCTTGTCCATGTTTGTGTTACCAAACACACGATAGAAGTAATTGTCAACAAAATGACCATCCGGGTTATACTCGTATGTGTCATCTAAGTTATAGAACACATCGTATACTGCTGCATCAACTTCGGTGTCTGTGTGGATCACATTACGCACATGAGGATTGTGTTTGAACACTTGTGGATACTCAGTATGCACATCAATCACACAGTTGTCACCGTACATGTTTTTTAGTTCACGCACAACTCCTGTGGTAATAATCACATCACCGAGTGCTGCTCGGCGGCGCAGTAGGATCCCAATCGGCACTTCTAGTTTCATTGTTCTATCTCCACTTTGGGGAAATATTTAACATATCGGTCTCCGCGATTGTTACGCTTCTGTTGAATACGGGTGCGAATCTCTTCGTAGAAATTCCATGCCAGCGGTATAAAGATAATTGTATCATCTTCGCCGAACTGATCCAAGTAGTCAATTGGCACAATAGGAATATTTGCACCGGGGCTGTACAGACCTTGCTTCAGAGGATTGTCATCAATGATGGCTTCCAGCTCGAGTCCACTAAACTGTAGCAGAGTATTGCCTTTGGCTGCTGCTCCATATCCAATAGCTCTATAGCCGTACTTTTCTACGTATACTTCAACACTCCCGACTAATTCTTCTACTAGCTCTTTAGCATTAAACGCCCAACGGTTGTAAGTGTCTGCTGTTAGCAGTCCTTTACTGGCTTCGCTTGCAATCAAGTTCTTGATGTGCCCGGGACGTTGTTTGTCTTTGCTAACAATAAAGATATAGCTTGTGCCATGGATAGGGCACTTGACCACATCCTCTAGATACAGTCCAGCACGTTTGCACAACTCATTCATGCTGTTGATGTTATAGAAGTTTACATGCTCGTGATAGATAGTATCAAACTCGTTGTTTACAACCATATCAGCTTGGCTTGTCTGGATAAAGAACTTGCTGCCATTACGCATCAATCTCTTGATGTTCTTCATGTAAGTTAGTGGATCCGGATTGTGAGCAAAGCTGTTCTGCGCTGTAATGATGTCAAAGAATATTTCGTCCTTAGATAGTTGTTCAGTTAACGTTGAGCTAAAGAAGTCGCAGTAGATATTGTGATTCTTGCTGCTAACAGGATACAGGTTTTCAGCAGGGTCAACACCGGTAGTTCTCAATCCCAACTGTTTGAAGTAATCCAATTGTGTACCGTCATTGCAACCAATATCCAATACCGTCATTGGATAGTTACCCATGTACTCAACTGCAAACTTAGAGAACCACTCAAAGTGATCGCGCCCAGTTTTACTTGTTCCGCTTACGTAGAGATAGTGTGTGTAAATTAGTGCAGGGTCAACTGCGTGAGTCAATTGCAAATGATTGCAGTGCTCGCATCTGTTAACTGCCAACGGGAACTTTGGCTCATCAACTTGTAAATTATCAATACAGTTGTTTGCGAGAGCTTGGGTTCCTAGGTCTAGTTCAAGCGTTAGATGGCTACTGCCGCAAGCGAGACAGGCATCAATTGATTTGCAAGATGTCATTATTCGGTTCTGTAGTTAGAAGAAGGATATTCGTTGTTGTAGTGGAAGCTAGGGTCTCCCTTACCGTGACTTGAGTGTATGGTTACTTGCAGAGGTTTTCCACTGCCAATCCATGCCTCGTGCTCAAATCTAAAGTTACCCGGATCTAGTTTAACTCCCGGCAAGTATAAACTTTCCTTGCCCCACTCAATTGTAGCAGGGTCTGACAATTTACGCAAGCGACGGATGTAGTTATTGGTTGTCCACCAAAAGTTGCCCGAGAAGTGGGGAAACGGATGGTCTAACCAGTTAACTCCAACTACGTCAACCCCTTTAGACAATTCGTCGAGAGATTTTTCCCATTGCTCGATTGCCCAGTATGTTAGATAGTTGCGCCAATCCGCAGCCTTTTGGTCTGCAACATTTTCTCTGCTGAGTCCTTTAAGGTGTGCGTAACCAATTGTGTACTCGTCTTCACTAGAATCAGCATCCTGCTTGATTTTATTGATAGTAGGCCATTCCCACTTAGTGGCATCACCATGGACTTGCACTGCTGTAAATTTAGGATTAGAGTTAAGGATGGGCAACAAGAACATTTCCATATTACTCTTAACGCCGTTTAAGCAGAAGATGATTTCGTCTGCGCGATTGATTAAGCCGCTGTTGTCCATTTTCTCTAGCATCTCAACTAGAACTGATTGCCAACCAGTTAATTCCGGTACGTGTAAATAAAATTTAATCATGATTTGTAAACTCCGGGTGCGTTTGTAACGTTGCTACGTTTTTTAATTAGTTCGATCACATCTGGATCGTTTACTTGGTCGCCGTACGGTGCAAATAATGCTTTACCGCGTGGGTCTGCGTTTGTCAATGGCTCAGTAACATAATATGCTGCTAGGCTACAACGAATACTGCCATCTGGGCAGTTGAGTTCTTTTGGTAAACCGTGCCATGAATTTTGTGTGGTATCAAAAATTACAGCCCTGTTAAAACGATTTTCAACAGTAGTTACACATTGTCTAGGGCCACCAGTTTCTTCGTTGTGATCCCAAATCTCTAGGCCGCCGCCCCATGCAGTATCCCATTCAGGACTGATGTAAATGATGATGTTGAGCTTGCGTTGTAATTCCAATTTGGGATGAATACTATAGTCCAAGTGGATGTTGTTCTTGCCACCCTTAGTGTGGGCGTGCCATCCGCCGCCGTGTAGGCCAGCATCTGCTGCAAGGTTAGGATCGCTTAATATCTGTTGTAGATAGAACGTAAATGCCTCACCAGTTAGGTAGGAAAATGCCTTGTATGTGGTTGCAGGAAAGTTGTCCCAACGATTACATGCTTTCTTATCTTCAAGTGCATTGTGATAGTGGGCGTTCCATACTGCACTGTCGTACGATGGAAATTCTGCAACCAATTGTTTAGCAACATCATCTGTAAAGAAGTCGTCAATTACTGCATAGTTAAACGGCTTGGCATTTAGAAAATTTCTCTGGATTTGATTCCAGTTGTGATTGTTTATCATTAGTTTTTAATATATGAACCGTTAGGTGCAATGGCCCCTTCTACGCCAACTTGATCTACTTCCACTACATGAGCAGGGTTGAGGAATTTAGCAAGCACATGCTCAATGTCTGTGTAGCCACCATTTGTAACTCGTTCGTTGAAGTGTGCAAAACTGTAGTCGTATACGCTAATGACTTCGTCTAGTAGTGCAATAGGCCACGACCATAGTCGTGCCATGTATTGCCAAGGCTGCTGCGTTACCTCAACAGGGAATTGACTCTTATGCTTACGCCCGATAATGATTTTGTCTGCTTCAGTTTTGTATAACTCAGGATCAAACAAGTCATTGATTACGTAACGACCCGACATCTTGTGGATACGATCAATGCCCGCAAACTCGCCGTCTTCTTTAAGCAATTTCAGTGCTTGACCGAAGCACATGATCTCAGTACCATTCTTTACCACATCCCAGTTGTCTGTACTGTGATAAAGTTTCTGAACCTCTGCTTCATCTGTGAAGTCCAAGAACACATCGCATACGCTAGACAAGATTGCAGTCTGTTCTGCTGTAACAGGAACTCCTGTTACCTCCATAATAACAATCTTAGCATCCGGAACATGCTTGCGAATACTAGCAACGGTAGTCACTGTTTGCTCTAGCCGCTCAATTGGAGAGTATACCCCAAAGCGGCTGTTAACTGCGCTGGTTACAATAAAGCAGTGTTTCATTTACGCAACCAGCGGTTATTTGCTAAGGTCCACTCAACTACTTCCTTAACACGTTCGCTAAGTTTGATCTTAGGAGTCCATCCTAGCTCTGCTAGTAATCCGCCATCAAGTGCATAACGTAGATCGTGCCCAGGGCGGCTGCTGTGGAAGTCAGTCATTTCGTACACCAACTCGTTACCAACTGCTGCTGCAATCATTTTAGCAAGGGTAAGGTTATCAATTTCTTCTGGTCCAACAAGATTAAACTTAGGACATTTAGCACCACCATAATCACCTGTGTGCGTATAGTCTTTGAGATTTTCAAGGATAAACATTAAGCCATCTGCTACATCCTTGGCATGGATATAGTGACGTGACCCTGCAATGGTCTTGCTTGGGTCGCTATGAACTGTTACTACTTCACCGTCGCGGGCTTTTTGTATTACCATTGGGATAAACTTCTCAGGATGCTGACGTTCGCCAAACACGTTCATAGTGTGTGTAACTACGATAGGAAGTTTGTAAGTGTTTTCAAATGCAACACAAATTTCCTCAGCTGCGGCCTTACTTGCAGAGTATGGGTTGGTGCTATTGTAGCGATCGTATTCTTTGTAGCTAACGCCGTTTGGTGCTGGACCAAACACTTCGTCTGTTGAGAAATATACAAAGCGATCAAGATTTGGCAGAGTGCGGGCATACTGCAAGAGATTGGTTGTGCCCACAACGTTATCCATTACAAACTCCATAGGGAATTCAATAGAACGATCCACGTGTGAACCAGCAGCCAAGTGCAACACAATGTTCACATCACCAATCATACTAGTAGTCAATGGATTAATCTCTGCTTTAAGATCATGCCACACAATGCGTAGGCGTTTACGCTGGTCCGGTGCAATCTCTTCCATCATGTCATGCAAACGGTTTAGATTGCCCGAATAGTCTAAACGATCTAAGCTAACAATATTCCAATCTGTAGTTTTTAGGATGCGCTCAATAACGTGATGAGCAATGAAACCGGCTCCGCCGGTGATAAGTACGGTCTTTGACAAGTAATTCTCCAATGATAGTTGATAATGTATTTATTTTAGCTATTTTACAAGAGTCAACTTTTAAAAGCAAGAGCAAGACCACCGAATAAATATTTGTATGAAAATTGTAATTGTAACCGGTGGGTTTGATCCTATCCATAGTGGGCATATTGCCTATCTTAAAGCAGCAAGTCAACTCGGCGATATCTTAGTCGTTGGACTAAACAGTGACGATTGGCTACAACGTAAAAAGGGTGCAGCATTTATGCCTTGGGACGAACGGTATGCTATTGTAAGCAAGATCAAGTATGTTAATCAAACCACTTATTGGGATGACAGCGACGGTAGTGCCATTAAGTTGCTAGAAGAGTTTAAAGCACAATATCCTAACGATGAAATCATCTTTGCCAATGGTGGAGATAGAACACAAGACAACATTCCCGAAATGTCAGTTACCGGTGTAGAGTTTGTGTTTGGTGTTGGTGGTGAGAATAAGGCCAACAGTTCAAGCTGGATTCTACAAGAATGGAAAGCACCTAAAACTGAACGCCCATGGGGTTACTACCGAGTCCTGCATGATGTACCGGGTACCAAGGTTAAAGAACTAACCATCAATCCAGGGCAAAGTCTCAGTCTACAAAGGCATCAGCACCGTGCAGAATATTGGCACGTTAGCGAAGGACAATGTATTGCCGAGCAGCAAATGGAAAATGGATACCATATGCCAGCTCAACAATTAAGCGAACACATGAGTATCCATATACCCAAAGACGGATGGCATCAATTGCACAATCCGTTTACTGCACCGTGTCGCATTGTAGAGATACAATACGGCAAACACTGCACCGAAGAAGATATTGAGCGTAGAGATTAATCTTGGTCGTCGGCTGTGATCTTTTGACCCAGCTGCGATTTAAGAGATCGCATCAGCTTGCGTTCAGTATCGTACACAAATTCTTTTGTTTCGTCTTCGGTATGCACGATAAGGATAAAGCCGTTTGCTGCTTTGCGGATTTCAATTGATTCAAACATTAAAGTATTCCATTGGGTTAGTTGAACTACTATTATAGCAGAGCATGAAAGTATAGTCAAGAAAAAGCCCACCGAAGTGGGCTAGTTATTCTTCAATTTGTGTAACTGTTATGCCCGAACTCCTTAGGAATTGGACTCCTGCATCATCGCGATAGTTTGCACCATAAAATACACGACGAATGCCTGACTGAAAAATGAGCTTGGCACAGTGGATACAAGGACTGTGAGTAACAAATAAGTCAGCCCCGTTGCCAACGTTAGGAGACTTCGCCAGTTTTGCAATAGCGTTTGATTCAGCATGTAATACCTCAGGTCGTGTTACTAATCTAGTTGTATCTTCTTCAATGGCATAGGTTTGTTTGTTAACAACCTTGGGATGTTCTTCACAGTTGTTATCCCATCCCGCCGGCATGCCATTGTATCCGTAAATAACCACATCGTCTTTGACAATAACTGCCCCTACCTTGAGCCTACGTGCATGACTTAGTTCAGCTGCACGATGTGCCCAGTCCATATATAGTTGTTGATATTTTGTTTTCATAAATGGCAAACCCCGCACAAGGCGGGGTAATGTTATGGAGCGGGATAGCGGAATCGAACCGCTGACTTGAACTTGGAAGGATCTCGTTTTACCATTAAACTAATCCCGCATTTCCTTTGGTACCTTGTGACGGTTTCGAACCGCCGACCCTCTCCGTGTAAAGGAGACGCTCTACCCCTGAGCTAACAAGGCATGTATTGGTTGCAAAGGCCGGAATCGAACCAACTGTCTCCAGGTTATGAGCCTGGTGAGATACCATTTCTCTACTCTGCTTCAATATTTATACCAGTTGCTCTGCTTGTAGCAAAGAAACTGTGTCTGCATCCAACTCAATTGATGTCTGAACATTGAGTTCCAACACCCGATCGTTGATGCTTTGTTTTTGTTTCTTCAGGTCACGCATTTCTGCTTTGTAACCTTCAATCTGGCCTGCTTCAAGCACGCCAGTATCAACTGTGTCGTTGTAACCGTAAATGCGGCTATTTTTGTCCTGTGTACGAAGCTTCTCTAGCTTGCCTTCAATGACTTCTGTAGCTTCAACTACCTTGCTTTCAGTTAGGCCTTTCAAGAAGCCCAGACGCTTGTCAATGAATGCTGCGTCTGTCAGCAAGTCTGCAACACCAGCTTCTGTGTTGGCGCGACCAACCTTTGCACGGATGCCGTACAATGCTCGAGTCAACTGTGTGCGCTTGGCATCATTGCGGACCAGTGCGTCACGTGCTGTAGTCAGCACCGAAGTGGTGCTTTGGAACTCGTTAAGGGAAACTGTCAATGCGATGTCGATCGTCTTGATGTGTTCCTGGATTGTGTTTTGTAGGGCGTTTGCTTTGCGAAGTGTAAATTTCATAATCGAGTTCCTTTCTGTTTGAATTTAATAGGGGGGTAACGTATGGCAAGTCAATTGCGGGACAATGTGCAATGTACATTAGATAGAGTCGATTTTCAAGGCAACCTTTTTCTAAAGCAAAATACAACAAGCAGAGGATACCAATATTGCCGAGCATCAATAAACAAGCAACTTAATGCCATTTCATCTCGGAGCACTGGATCACGATTGTATATTCCAGTAAGCGTTTCAAGTGCTAACTAGATGTGCAATCTCTCATCTCCACACGCTACAGCTAGTTTTGAGAAACTAGCAAAAATGGAGGACGGTGTAGGAGTTTAACCTACCTTATACCGAGTTTGCAATCCGGCGCATAAACGCTCTGCCAACCGTCCATAAATCTTATATGTAAACACACTAACACGGCTACCACACCTTACGATGCCCTGTGACCGCACTCCAGGTTAGATAATGTGTTTGCATATAAGTGGAGGACTGAGAATACATCTCTCCCAACAACACCTCGGACATTATTACGATCCTTGCGAGACCGCTTTCTTCCGACTTCCACTAAACCCTACTTGCATAGTAGTCTAGTCTGCTGTCAGCATCGCCGTTTTTAAAGACAGGCAGTAGTCTTGTCGCCATATGCTATTCTACGCTTTCTATCCCGTTGACCTTTAGAGCCATTCACCACCGCTAAGTAGCTACGAAACTTCCTGCATAAACAGATTTCACCTTGCGAGTTACGTCTGACTTAGTTAGCTTGCGCCCTAAGTATTAGATGCTTTTCACATATGACCGAGTCAGTCTTTGCGTTTTGTAATGATAGCGGGAATTGAACCCGCCGCATTCTGTTTAAGAGACAGACGTTCTACCAATGAACTATATCAACCTACTGCGATGTGCTGACTCAGTTGCTGCATACTCTTTTGGAATACACAATACAACACACCACGTACCTTTTGCCTTGCGAGCTACTCAGTCGTCTTTTGCGACCAATGTTCGTATTACTACGTCCACCAACCACTAAAACTGCATACGAGCTCTTAGGTGCAACCCTTCGAACCAATACACTACCCTTTCTCATACCAATTAACAAAGTTGGTTTCGCATAGAAGTCAGCACCACCTGTTACTTTCCATCTACTCAAGTTCCCCTTGATGCAATCTCAGGCTTGTAAGCAAACGTTCTTCCCTATGCACTTTGCGTCACTGTTACAACCACCCGTCGCTGAGTGATCGCTCCCTCACAGGAGTGAGCAGGCTTGTCTAAACGAACTATTGCTAGCGGAGTTATGTAGGCATACCTCCTTTGGCTGTGTCACCACAGTTATTCTTCGCATCAAGCTGGGCGAACCATACTCTTTGCAGGACATTAAACTGCCCCAAATTCTTATACAACTGCACACTCACAGGATTCGAACCTGCGACCCGGGCAATAGCCCGAGCTATGATCCAACCATATCAGCGTGGCCTACGCCTTTATGTGCATGTGTATAAGAACTTCTTATACGTATCTATTTTAAAGAACTTGCTTGTTAGCACTATCACTAACTAAGCTGCTATTGTAGCAAACTTTTCATTTGCTGTCAACAGTTATTTAGAAATTTATTTTGATGCCTCTTTCGCCTGCTTACAAGGCTACGGGTAAGACTTGCGTCTTTTGGTTGACCCTCATGCAACCAGCGGAGCGTTACTCTACTTTATTGCAATCCTTCTTCCTGCGTATTGCTACGTGGAATAGATCGTTTCTAACTCATAGGTGTTAGACGCCACTGTAGTCTCTTACAAACTACACAAGAGTGCCCAGCTTTCTTTCTGGACCAAATTTTCAACAAGACTCACGCAACCTAATAGCGTGGTAGGCCTGTTTACTTTACATCAAAACAAATTTTTAAAGAACGTTTGTTAATTGCTTAACATGTATCTATTATAACAAGAGTTTCATTAAGTGTCAAGTACTTTTAGAAAAACTTAAAATAATAAATGGTGCGTAAGGAGAGACTCGAACTCTCAATCCTCGCGGCGCTGGCTTCTAAGACCAGAGTGTATACCATTCCACCACTTACGCATTGTGATAAATTACTTATCATCTAAGCTGTTATTATAAACAAATTTGACTTGCTTGTCAACTATGTGTTTATCCATAATAGCTTCAAAATCTTTTGGGTCTTGTGCTTTTGGGGCACAGTAACCGCATATACATCTTGTTCTAGCACATTGTATAACAGGCATGGCTTTGTTGTCAATGTTTTTCTGCACTTGTTCTAGTATAAGATTACCATTTGACAAATTACCAATTGGACCAACTGTGCCGTTAAAGCGCATACGGCAATCCTTGTTTGTGTACACATCGCCATTGATCTGTTTAATGTACAAGAAGTACCAATTAACACTACAACTCCATCCCATGAAATCTGCATGTGGCACAAAGGCTGTTGGGTGTTGTAAGTCTTGGTTAGTGCATAGCTTTCGACCACCACAACAACCACGACCTACCTTACCCATGCCAACTGTGTCTGTTGACACTGCATCTAATGCCTTTGTTAGCGCATCTCTACTCTTAGCAGGGGTACGCGACTTGTAGTAATCTTGAAAGTAAATAAACTGTTCTTTGTTATATTGCCACTGTGGTGTAGGAGTGTCGTTTGCTTTAACTACATAGTCAACACTGTGTGTCTTGCAAAACTCGATAGCTTGTTGGCTAATATCCCACAAAACAGGATCGTTGTGCATCACAAACACCACCTTTTGGCGCCTGCCGATGGCCTTATTATAAAGTATGTTGTCTAGTACTTGCTGTCTCTGTTTAGGCAATGCACTGCTGTGAAAACTAACTGTAAACTCATCAATTAAGTTTGCAACCTTTTCCCAAAGATTCTTGCCAGCCACTGCATTACTTGTGCATGTAACAGTTAATGGCCATTCGTATGTGTGTCTTGCACGAACCTGTTCAAGGATCTCAACAATGTCTGGATGAAAGATGCTTTCGCCGCCGTAGACATTAAGAACAACCATGCGCTGCCATTTAGGCTTTAGCTGCATGTACTTGTCTGCATAAGCAAACATGAAGTCAATGGTCTTTAAGCATTCGTCTTTAGGAGGATGCGCTGTGCTATTGTCGTGGCCACCATACTCAATGCCAGTTGAGCAGTAGTCGCAATCCAAATTGCACTTCATTGTCAATTCCCAGTCCAACAAAAATGTGGGACGGTTAACTGGATCGATTGCAGGCTCAATTGAGATAATTTTATTCATAAGTTAATACCAAATGATCTGCAAACCAATCTCTGCAATAGGCAAAGGGTTTACCAAATCTAAGGTTAAACCAAATTCGTTCGTTTGTATTTGAGATGCTGTGTAGTTGTTGGATATCAAGGATCCATCCTGTGTCTTTTACACTACGATAGGATTCGCAGATGTCTGCGTTTCTTGCGTAGGTAGTGCTGTCACAATCAGCGAAGAAATAATTAAACCCAGTTTGCTGACTTTCGTGATCCTTATGCTCTGCACCATCGCCTACCATGTAGTTAATGCTAGCAAAAGTAGGACCAAGCTCTGCAAGATCATCTAGCATCATTGGCAAAAAGCGCATGGTAGATTCAATTAGCTTGCCTGTTACTGAATACCATTCTGCACTACCATTAGTAATGTGACTAACTGTGCCCGATGATCCTAGCTCATAGTGATATCCGTAATCACTGTATTTGTATTCCCTAGTAATACCAGTTGATTGACTCTTTACTAGATCAATGCAGTGCTTTGCCACTTGAGCTGTTTTATCCCAGTTATTAACTATACGCACTGGGGTTTGAAACGTTAATGTATTCATAAAAGGGTTAGCCATGTAATTCTGTTTTTCAACCGCGGACCACTTGGTCCCCATTGATCAGATGGGCAACCATGATCTAGATCAAGCAGCATCTTGCGAATGCCTACCTAGACCACACGTTGTGGGCTCGAAACGGTTCTCAATTTTAAAATCGTTTTGTTGCCTCGGGGGTTCCCGATACTTAAACACAGGCCACTAATTGCAAGATTATTGATACTACGCCTACCACTGGTAACAGAAAGCTGCCCTGCTCATGGCTAACTCTTTTATGAACAGTTTGTATTATACAGACTGCTAGTAGATAAGTCAATAAATATTGAACAAATGCTATACGGTTTTTCAAATAATAAATTTTACATTGACATCCCTGCTTGCACACGCACGGTGGGCAACATGCGTGAAGAAAGCGATCGCCATGCTCGAGATTTAGCTAGCCAATCCAATAAACTGTTGCTAACCATTAGCTCAGGAATTGACAGCCAAAGTGTGTTACATAGTTTTGTTACACAAGGCATACCAATTGAAACTGCATTTATGTACCTTCCCGGATACAATGATCACGAATATCGCAATCTTCAGTTAGTCGACAAAAAGTACGGAATCAAAACTCGCATTGTAGATCTTGATCCGCTAGCACTTGCTGATGAACTAATTGCCGAAGATGAAGCTACCGGCATCCATCGATTCTTTTTGCTTAGTAAACGGTTTATAAGTCTACTACCGGACTCTGCAGATGTAGTGCAAATTATCCACGACCCACAAGTGTTAGTTAACAACGGCGTTCCGTACTATCACATGGGGCTCCACTATTGCGAAATCGAAAAGCCACGTGCATTTGAATTAGCAAAGCGATCTGGGCGCAACATCTTCTTTGGCGACACCACCGAATTCATGTATAGTTTTTTAAACGATCCGGTGTACAGAGCTGTTGCAACGGCTGGCCAATTATACAATGCTAACGGACTATCTAAGCGTATGTTTAATGTCTATCGCGGAGACAACTGGGACTTTTATGTAAAGCCATTTATCTATGGTCAATACTGGAAGGACGAACTCATGTACTTCCCGAAGTATAACGGATCTGAACGTATGCCATTTATTCGTCGACCATTTGATACTGTATCTCATTCGCTAGCAATTCCATTTACAGAACTGCTAGACCATATGGGCAACATCGGGGGCGGAGTTAAACGTTACGCATCCGACCAACAAAATACGAATGCTTAAACCCTTTTAGTCCGTCTGCGACACCGTTTTTGTATTCGATGTAGTCCCCGGCACTCTGTGCCACGTACTCAAGCCCACGTTTCCATTGTGTTAACTCTCTAGACAAGGTGGGGTCGTTGTGGAACCATGCGTCAAACTCACTGTTCCAGTAACTAGTACCTTTGTCAGCTTGGAACCATGTGTCATCCCATGTAGTGTATAAGATATTGCGTAAAAATCTTTCGTGGTACAAGCGAACCATTTCTTTAGTTACGTTGCGCCACATACGTTGTCTCACAGGATTGGCTTCTAGCCAATGTTTAACCACGTGTGCTTGCTTGCAAATTAGTGGTGCCGTGTCCTTGGACCAGTAGAACAACTCTGTTTTAATATTCGAGTATTCTGTGTTAAAGTCATTGACACTTGCAATATTAGCAGTCGCATCTGTGAAGTATAACACAAACTCATCATTTGGCGAAATTACTGTTCGTGGCTTATCTACCCCGACGATGATTGCAACCTTCTTGTCTTTATCAAATTGCTTTTTCAATTCAGCAAAATGAAAATAATTGTATCTAAACAGTTGCCCAATTGACAGATAATCATTGCGCTCGTGTACCCATTCAACATCGTCGAACTGGCTCATTGAATTCAAGACTACGTCACTTACATCCAGGACTGTAATCTTAGTTTTAGGCAACTTATCATAAATGTATTGCAAACGTGGAATCGCTTGCAGTTGATGTTCTGCTGCAAAGTTAGAAGCTAACTTGTTACTAGGATCGATGATTGTGAATTTTTCAGTTGCTTTAGTAATGTGATTAGTAACAATCTCATCTATGTGCAGATCCTGCCTAATAAAACTTTCAAGAATATTATTTGTATCCGAGCCGCCGCTGTAGCTGAGAATCAAGTAGTCGTACTGTTCGCGAAGTTGTCTAGCTCGGGCGTCGTAGAGTTCGTCTAGTGTCTGCTCTGGCTCAATTTGCCACGGATATGCTGAGTACACATCGTTGTGAAACATCCATTCAACTGGCTTGTTAACTGTCTGGGAATATATGCAAGCATTAACCTTTGAGGAAAACTCTATCCCATTGCAGGTGTAATAGCTTAGATCTTTATCTATCATTTATGTACTTATGTGGCCGGTCTTGAGAGGATCGAACTCCCACCCTCTGTTTCGAAGACAGAGATGATATCCATTTCACCAAAGACCGAAATTGGCGACCCCCGAGGGATTCGAACCCCCAACACTCGGATTTGGAATCCGATGTTCTGCCAATTGGAACTAGAGAGCCATTTATGGAGCGGATGATCGGGTTCGAACCGACGACCTCGACGTTGGCAACGTTGTGCTCTACCAGCTGAGCTACATCCGCATTATACTTACTTATCACTGGCGGAGCGTGTAGGAATCGAACCTACTCACCTCTTTCGAAATGACGGCTTAGCAAGCCGCTGCCTTAACCGGTCGGCCAACGCTCCGTATTCTTATCTAGTGAAAAACCTTACTAGACGGATCCAGTAATATCTAACACCTCTAAACTCTGGAATCCAACTTAGGTCTATTGGATTCACAACTTCTTTTGGAACGTTGCTGTATGCTTTTTCGATAGTCTCTTTAGGCTTCATTGCATCGTCCCTTCTGTGTATTATACACTATAGTTATTTATTTCGCAAGCGATTGTACAGTTTATTCTTCAACTCTGGGCAGAGATTTTTTACTGGGCCAATTGAGTACTCTTTGACAAATATCTCAAGTCCATCAGTTTGGCCGTCTACCAGATGAGTGGTGTTTATGTATGGATGTAAAATATTACGCACATAATCAATGCCTTCAGCCCATACACGATACGCACGGGTATCGCTGTAGCCATCTTTAAACCACTGATCAAACTCGCTTGTCCAGTCGTTAACTGCTTTATTCGATTGCCACCAACTGTTGTTCCATGTAGAGTACAGTAGCGGACGGTAGATCCGTTCGTGTACTAATCTAATCATCTCGGGTGTTAGTGTGTCGACGTCCCATAGATGCTGCTTATCCGGGTTAGCTTCAAGCCATCGCTTAATAGTATGCGCTTGCTTGATAATAATAGGTACTGCGTCGGGACTCCAGTAGAAAAACTCCACTGTGCTGTTTGTGTATTCTTTAATGTGTTCTGCTACTGTGACGATGTTTGCAGCTCTGTCAATGAACCGCAGTATCAATTGGCCATATCTAATAAACACTCGAGGCTTTTCGATCCCTAGTACTAATGCAATTTTCTTATCTTTATCAAACTGCTTACGTAATTGATCAAAGTGGAGATAATTAAATCTCGTCACCCCTGCTGGGTTTAAACTTTCACGTTTTTCTAGCACCCAACTTGCATCATCTGCCTTTGAAAAACTTTCAAACAAATGATCAGACAGATCCATTACACTAATCTTAGTCCTGGGAATCTGGTCTTGTATTTCTCTCAGTCTCGGCAGAGTTTGGAACACATGTTCCGCTGCTGCATTACGGGGATCTAGATTATTCTTATCTAACTCAGTGAACTTAGCACTGGCTTTTTCTGTAGTGTTCACTACAATCTCATCTATATGCAACCCTTGTCGGATAAAGCTCATTAAGATATTGTGGCTGTCTGATCCGCCGCTATAACTCAATATAACATAGTCGTACTGTTCTCTTATTTGCTTAGATCTAAGATCGTACAGCTGATCGAGAGTCTGTTCAGGCTCTCGGGTCCAATCGTACTGGTTAAATTCTCGATCATTGAAGGTCCAGGTAACTGGTGCATTGTTGTGCTGCACCGAGTGTACACACGCTGCGATCTTAGAATCAAATGAGATTCCGTTGCATAAGTAATATCCTAATTTTACATTGATCATGTGTGGTTTATAAATATATTAAATGGGTTACACAGCACACTTCACTTCTCCGGGACGCCTTGTTGGCAGCATGAAGGACGAATTAGATGTAGCCGTTGCTAACATTGTAGCAAACAATTCGTCAATTGTCATTGATGATAACTCCACACTATCTAGCCAAATTCTAGTAGACAGTTTCCGTAGACAACAACTGCCATTTATCCCAAAAAATACTACACTACCAATGGGTAGCACATATCTCCACGGGGTGTATGGTCCAACCGTTGCGTTACAAACTGTGAACAACAAACGTGCAATGTACTACGTAGATAGTGCGTGGGACCAAGAATCGATCAATCAACGTGCATATGAATCTGCATATCCGAAAAACAAAATATTAAGCATAGGCAAAAAATCTTCTGCCTTTCTGTTAAGTATACTTATCGATCCAATATATGAGGGCTTCGTATATAGTTTCGAATACCTAAAGCACAATCAATTAATCACTGCTGATGAAAAGACTCTAAACGATATAGAATTTTGGATGTACTATGCAGAACCGTTATTAGTTGCACACCACTGGCGTAGCGCAATCGATTACACAAATGTGTTGTTTAATCACTCGTCTCCCGACTTCACTAAAGACACCGTCTATGTAAATCTCAAGGTGTTAACTAAGTTTTTGTCCAGACCAGCTGTATCCACTCTCGCAGTGCCAGACAATTCTAATCTATTAGAGTTTACCTAATAGGAATTTCCGCTGCTCAACAGTATGCAATGACAGATACTGAATTATAAACTTTTGCACTTCAATATTAGTAGTTATACCCAGCTGATCAAACAACACACGGCCTTGAGTTTTTATTAAGTCTTGTAGTTTAACCACTATGTCCATTTCGGGAATAACGTCTACCACTTTCTTATACACAAGATCTCCGTTATAGATTACACCAGGAGGGCGGTAATCCTCATTATCAAATTTTCCAATATCCAACACTTCCCACATACTGTGCTCAGTTATACACTTGTCTTGTATTGCTTGCGGGAGTGAATAAAAATCATCGGCCTTTGTGATCAAGGGCCAATTGGCTTGTTTAATGTTGTTGTACCATATAAGCACTTGTTCTTCACGATACTCGGGTGTTTGCCAATTTGGGCCGTGGCCGTTTAGCTGCTGACCTGGTTGGAACCAATATGCACGTTTGGTTTTTGTTAAATGCCACTGTGTTGCTAGGTCTGTGTATAACAAGATTTTCTTTCCCGGATACTTGGCAAGTATGTTATCCTGCGGTCCAGGTTTTTGCGTTATCGGTATTGGGTTGCAGAGAAAAAATACTTTACTAACATCAAAACTAGTTGCCCGTGTGCCACTATTATTAGGCCATATTTCGTTGTCTTTCCACGCCGAAACATTTTGTATATTCCATTGCGTGGACTTTGTTTTGTGTACGTTGATTGTTCCGTTTTCGAAGCAACACTTATATTGGCCGCTGAGTAGCAACAGGTACAAACAAAAGAATCCGCCACTACCTCCAAAATAACAAATAGTTACATCAGCTGGCTTCTGCGTCATCGGGCAACCCCAGTTAACTCTGATACAATAGTTTGTACTGTCTTAATTGAACTAATGTAATCAATTGCTTTGCCCGCAAATACATGCCCAGCAGTCGGACTCTTGATTCCCAGTTCTAGTCCCATTGTGTGATTACCATCTACGTCAGGCTCTGAAGAAAATACCAAAGCATTTTGATGAGCTTCGCCAATATTCTTTACTTGATCAAATGACGATTCGATCATTTTCAGTTTGGTTTCAGTTGAAATAGATGATTCTTCTGATACTGCAAATATTGTTCCCAACCCAACTGCACATGCTCCTGCATCCAAGCAGTCTTGTATATCTTGTGCCGACGTTACGCCGCCCGATGCGATAATATTTAGATTGCTGTGGGTCGATTTTAGTTGCTTGATTCTATCCACTAGACTAATTGACACGTCTGCAACACGGGACGCAGCATCTGGTCCCTTTATATCAATTGCATCAATGTAATTAACTAAGTCCCCAATAGGGCGTGTGCTCAATACTTTGTAGATTATCTTAATTTTATATTTTCTAAAAAGTTTAATGATATTTGTTAAACGAATGTTTGTTAAGTCTACATCATCAAACAATTCCAAGTAATTTGGATGGTATTTTAGAATAGCTTCAACCAGCGTTGTATCTTTTAATAAAAAATCCGATCGCAGTGCAAGAATAAAATCACGAGACCCAGATTGCTCAGTGAATTCTTTCATCTCCGACACAATCTTTGTTACGTCAAGAGTCAATCGAGACTCAATATAATTGTGTACTACCAGGCTTGGCAGACAGCCTGCGTTGTGAACCGCGAGAGCCAACTTAACGTCGGACACTCTATTCATTGGCGCACAAATAATAGGATGTGTACAAGATAAAAAATTGTTTTGCATCAGATACTTATCTTATGGTGCTCCCACTAAGAATCGAACTTAGGACTGCGCTATACCACAGCGCCGATATACCATTTACCTATGAGAGCAGGTGTTTATTTTGTTTGTATAGAGAATACGTCTGTAAACGATTCGCCCCTAATAACATCATACTTCTTTGTATAGTCAAAGAATGCAGATGGCATATTTGGCGTTAATGTTGATAACGCTTGTTTCACATTTAGTAGCTCAGTAACCAATACTACATAATTTGGTGCAGTTAGTATTTCAACTGCTTTGTTAATTTGCTCAATTGCCCGGCCCCGCAGTTGATTAGGCAAGTTGTTAAAGTTCATGCCTGGCGGAGAAGTTACGTTATAGCACTTCACGCCAATGGTGTTGTTTTCGTTATATAGCCGCATCAGGAACGTTGCTGTTTCTGCAAAATCCATTAAACTATATGCAGATATTGCTGTTGTAACTTCCATCTTAAACGGCGATTGAAGTTGGTTAAGTCTAAGTACGTTACTTTCAACTTTTGGCCAATCTGTTCCGCTGCGAATATATTCTGCCGATTTACCCACTGCGTCAATGCTCATTACCATCTGCACTGTTTTAAATTTACTAAGACGGTCAACAAACAATGGGTTATACACACTGCAATTGGTGTATAGCTCTAGGTTAATTTCTTTGTTGAATCCGTTATCTATTAGATAATCAAGGTAGTCGTAATATTCTTTTATTAAGAATGGTTCCCCACCCGTTAAGCATACTTTCCATACTGAGGCCAAGAAGGCAGGGTCCTTAAGACCCTCAATAGAATTGCTTTCAATTTTTGTAATAGGTATCACACTGTACTCAATGTGGCTACCTTCTTTATCTGGTTTAATGTTGTGCTGAATCTTTTCTGCTGCAAAGCTAGAGCTAGATGTTTCATCGCACATTCTGCATTTCATGTTACACAGATTACTAAATCTAAGTTCAATGCGGCCCGGTACTGTCGGTGTGTCGGCTGTAAATTTATTTGCAAACCATTGATCTTCGTACTCGGGTTCTGGGCCTACATTATAGTAATTCCAAATTGCGCCGCGTGTGCTTTTTAGCCCCATGTCTTCTTTTGTCTTGCAGCCGCCACATGCAGTTGGGGCAGTGCCACTCAGCATATCTGTCTTCATCTGCTTGAGCCAATCACTGTTGATATACTCAGCGGGTGTCATGCCAGACTCTAAGTTCTTGATGTAATGACACGGACTAGGAGAGTTGGCGTGATAGTACATCATTGTCCACGGTGCTGGGCAAAAGAACTTCTCAGAAAACTTTGCCATTATGGCTCCTGTATTATGGTGCCTCTAACCGGATTCGAACCAGTGACACAAGGATTTTCAATCCTCTGCTCTACCAACTGAGCTATAAAGGCAAATTTAAATGGCATTGTGGGTTCCTACCACACCTGAACCTTGTTCCACCGCTCGTTCAAAGACTTATGTGGCGATCCCGTGCATTCGCATTACACCATACCATATAGAAGCACTCTCAAATGCAGGCATAGGAGGAGTCAAGCTCTGAAACTTTCGCATCTGCAGATACTAGGCTTCTTCTCCCGCTTTGACTTATGCCAAGAATACTTCTATATAGGCTCCACCGTTAACGACAGCATTCGTCCTGGCTTTATTTTATGTCGGTTAATGCACGGTGGACACACATGCCGACGGGGTTACAGTTTCAATGATGGGATTCGAACCCACTAACTACCCGTGCGCTGCGGGTTGTGCTACGCTCAATATAAAACTGGTTTACTCTGTTTCGAACCAGACCAACAGTATATCTTTGCACTATCTTTCCATGTCGTCTTCATTGTTACCATATAGAAACACACTATGTGGAATCGAACCACTGACCCTTTCACTCCGTAGAGACCGTGCAATACGCTTAGTCGCCGACTAGTATGTTTTTATATGGTAGAAGCACTGGGGCTCGAACCCAGGACCCTCGGATTAAAAGTCCGATGCTCTAAACCAACTGAGCTATACTTCCATGACCTTACCATATCAAAGTACGCTACGGAATCGAACCGCAGTCGTCAACCTTTCCCTCCAGGGCAATTGATACAATTATAGCTTCCACAGGAGCGACCTGATTCACTATAATGCACTAGCGTACTTTGATATGGTAGGGGCACAGAGAATCGAACTCTGGTTCTCTGGTTAAAAGCCAGATACTTTAGCCGCTAAGTTATACCCCCATATGGTCCACAGCCAGAGAATCGAACTCTGTTAGCCCGGGTAAGAGCCGGGTACTTCGCCAGCAAAGTTTGCTGTGGATGGATTCGTAAATTACTTTTCTTTTACGTGCCATCCAGGACCATACGGGGGTCTAGGATGACACTATCGTTTACCTGAACGTTTCATGACATTTTTCCTTTTTAATTCCAAAGTAAGTCAAAGTTGCCAGCTAACACTTTCTTAACGCTTGCAGTCTTGTCACTTACGTGATCTTTAACTGTATCGTCTTGAAAGCGGTATGTGCGAATTTTGTCTCCTCGCATCCCTGAACCAACTTGTTGCTTTCTGTTGCTTGCTAAGTTGTTATTATAACAGTCTTTTGTTATCTTGTCAACTCTTTCTCTAATAGTTTGCATGGCTTCTGCCAAACTATTTTCCCTACTGCGGCACTGTGCTGTTACTACTGTGCCGCTAGGTACGTGCGTAACACGGGCACTGTTTTGGTGCTTGTTACGGTGTTGTCCTCCTGCGCCTGTTCCGCTGTACCATTCAATCTTCAGATCTGAGTCAAGAATAGCAGTGGTCGGCACACTTGGATCAACGACAGCGACAGTAACGGTACTAGTATGTACTCGTCCTTTTCGCTCAGTTGGTGGTACACGCTGTATTCGGTGTCCACCTGGCTCGTTGTATAAGCCAGATAAATCAGCACCCTCGACTAAGATATGAACTTCGCCAAGATACTCATTTATCAGGCGGCTAGTTCAGCCCTTGCTGTGTGCAAATTTAATGTAGGCTTGCGCCAAGTCTTTTACAAATAGTTTACTGTCTTCGCCACCTTCTGCGGCACGGACTTCAATTACACGTTTCATATTCATTTTTCTCTTTTAATCGCATAGCTTCTAATCTTGCTTTCAAGAATAGTTCAACTACATCTTTATTTAACTTAGTAAATCCTGTCTTGATTAGAAAGAACAATTCGTCTTTTTCTGACTCAAGCCATACCACGTGAGCATCACCTGTATTGCCCACTGCCCCAAGTCCTTCGGGGTTGCTGAATCTCTGTGCCGCGTTACAAATGAACGCAAACTTTACCCCAAAGTCCCTTGATAGTACTTCTGGACCAGTGGCCTCACCTTGGGCAATCCGGTACACATAGTTGTACTCGTACGGAACGTCAACGTAGACTTTGTGCATTAGATATCACCTTCGTGGCTTGGGGGTAAAATGATACCACCTGCGCTGTATTGGTATGGTTGACCATTGATTGTTGGCTCTTCGTTCTCATCGTATGTCCATCCCAGATGCTTCATCATGCGATGCTTGACTAGCAAGTTAGGAGCACGAAATGCTTCAGTGTCATCAAACCCAAGCATGACCCCAACTTCACAAACTGCACCACTGCGGCAAACACCGGCATGGCAGTGAACAATCACGTTCATGCGATTCTCTAGTGCATGTTGCAACAAACGAACTAGCTCCGCAGCTTGCTCGTGACTGCAACGCATTTCTTCTTCAAGAACGTAGTCCTTTTCCTCTACATCGAGGAACTCAAATTGATGAACTTCTCTAAACTTGTAAAGGGGGGTAGGACACTCGCTCCCGCAGTCAACAATTTGAATCAACATAGCGTTATCACCGGGGTTTATGTGAAACCCTTTAGTGACATCGCTACGTGCTACGTTTTGGATCCAGGGCATTTTGTTTCCTTGTGTTAAATACAGTATGAGCAAACCCAATCCTGGATTCGATGAATTACTTAAACTCGGCAACGGAACTTATTCCAATGCTAAGAGCTTCTCTTGTGTTAAACATTTTACACGAGATTATCCTGAAAAGCAAGATTTGCCTTTTGTACAGGATATGAAATTCTGGCAGAGGATAGTGGAATCGAACCACTAATGACTGGCAGGGGTTATCGGATTCGAACCGATGATACTAATTTCAAAGACTAGTGCTTTAGGCCAAACTAAGCTAAACCCCAACAATTATCTATATTTTTCCAAGTTGTTTAATGTCCATCTACCGACATTTTTACCTTTATTTCTACCAGCAAATGTATCTGTTTGACTATGGCAGTTAGGACATAATAATCTTAGATTATCTAGTTTATTATTACTTGAGTCACCGTTTATGTGGTCCACTTGACACTTAATTGGACGACTGGCCCATTCGGATATTCCGCAAGTGGAACACTTGTTACCAAATAAACTCATTAACACACTGTATATTGTTGGCCGATTTGTTATTTGCCCATCAACAATAAGTTTTTTATTTTCTGCTAATACCATACTAGATTTATGCTGACTCTGGCATGCGTGATTACAATAAACTCTCTCTTGTGTTGAATATCTTGGTATGATTTCTTTTTTACAATTTAAGCATAACATAGTGTTATTCTCCTTAATTGTATTTATAACGTTGGCTTGATTGTGCCAACGTTATACCAAATTGGTGGACAACCGTTTAACGTCCGATCGCCCAAAGACGGGGTCTGTGTGCTAACAATTTATCCTATTATACGCCGCTAGCAAAGGCGAGGCTCTGGGGAGAAGTACGGGAATCGAACCCGTGATAGCGGAATCACAACCCGCGGTTTTGCCACTAAACTAACGACTCCATAACTCTTAGTCGCGCAACTTTTTCAAGTACTCGCGGCCAATTTTTCCTTCTTCAATTTCTTTCAACACTGTTGCAGTGATGCCACCAGCGCCACTTACTTTTGCAGCATGTCCTCGCTTGAGTTCACGTGCTCGTGCGCTTGCAATAAGCACTAGATCAAAACGATTACCAACTTGGTCTACTGCTGCTGCTGAAGTGTTTCTACTATTTGACATAACTACCCTTTTAAAAATCTTCCGTAACTTGCTTTAAGCCTTCAATTTGGTCAAGCTCAAAGTCTTCAATGTGCTTAACTGATCCGCCATAGTAGCCATTGTGGCTGTTACGCACTTCAATGTCAATGTAGCCGCGGTCGGTTTTGATAGTCCAGAACCCGTCTTGAACTACTTCGTATCCGTCTTCTTCGCGATTATCGCCCCAGCCTTTGTCTTCTGTTTCAGTCACCAATGCGCCACGCAATAGATCAAAGCTGTTACCTTCACCTAGGATAGTAGCACCATTGATGTGATTGAACCACACGCTGTTGCAACAATCGTTCTGTGTATCAAAACGAAAATACTTGCCGCTAACTGTACGGAATACCAATGCCCAGCTGTCGTTGCCTAGAAAGATTCCGTTAATGCGCTCACCGCGCAATACTTTGAATGCTGACATTGTATTTCCTTTGTTGATTGGTGCGTCTGGATGGAATCGAACCACCATTCCTAAGTTCGTAGCCTAGTGTACTTTCCATTGTACTACAGACGCAAATTGGTCGGAGATATAGGATTCGAACCTATGACCCTCTGGTCCCAAACCAGATGCGCTACCAGACTGCGCTAATCTCCGAATATGCTTTACAACACTGTGGGCTGTCCACTCAAGTCCGTGTCAGACATATAGCAGTACACTAAATCTCGTCTACTATACATTCCAGTTTACTGCTGGTTCAGTTAAAATTGGTGGAGAATATCGGACTCGAACCGATCACCTACAGCTTGCAAAGCTGCCGCTCTCCCAGATGAGCTAATTCCCCAATTTGGATGCGGGTGCAAGATTTGAACTTGCGATGCTCCGAGCTTATGAGACTGGAGTGGTGGCCGCCCTACCCGCTATAACCTTGGTGCCCCATAACAGAATCGAACTGCTATCCCCGGATTACAAAACCGGTGTTCTACCATTTAACTAATGGGGCGAAATTTGGCTGGCAAACCTGGGCTCGAACCAGGGACATCTTGATTAACAGTCAAGCGCTCTACCGACTGAGCTATATGCCAATAACACTATTATATATGACACGCACATGCTTGTCAATAAATTTTGGTACCCGATGCAAGATTTGAACTTGCGACCAACGGCTTATCAAGCCGCTGCTCTACCACTGAGCTAACCGGGTAAATTAAATTTGTAAGTAGTTGAGCCGCTGTTATCTCAACGCTTCACCCGAATTAACTAGTCCGGACGGGGGCAGTCTGCCACTAGGAATACTTGTCCAGTACAGCCTCCAAATGGCCCGCGCACGGTGGGATTCGAACCCATTAACCTTTTACTAAACAACACCTTCGAAGAATATTGAATAGCGTGACGTTCTCTTGCTGACACTTACAAAACTGGCGCCGTGGACGGGAATCGAACCCGCCTAGGTCTCATCGACAGTGAGGTGCCCTACCCAGAGAGCTACCACGGCATTAACTTGGAGCGGGTAGTCGGTATCGAGCCGACTACTCAAGTTTGGAAGACTAGTGTGTATCCGTAAACACCTTACCCGCTAAAACTTGGAGGATAGAAACAGAATCGAACTGTTACCGCTTTCGCAGTAGATCGGTTTAGCAAACCAACTCGGCACCATGCACACTACTATCCATAACTGGCATCCTGTACGGGAATCGAACCCGTCTCTACAACTTGAAAGGCTGTTGATCTAAACCGATAATCTAACAGGATATAAAACTGGCGCCTCGTATCGGGCTCGAACCGACGGCCTCAACAGTGACAGTGTTGCGCTCTAACCAACTGAGCTAACGAAGCATAAATTTCGAGGAGCATCATTCTTGAGGACTCTTACCCCACCCTTTTGCTCACGCTGTTGTTCACTGCGATTGCCACCATGCTCCCTCGCTGGCGGGTGTTTACTTTGTGGCTCTTGCTTTCCACTTGATTCTGTTAGTTCAAGGAATACACGGCGTTAAACTAACCCACAAACTAGATGTGGTGATTAACTTCTGTCCTTGTTGCAGTCTTTCCGCTAACAATACTTTTCCTTACCCTACTGGACCGACTTTGCTTATCGTTCGTCACTTTCGTGAAGCCCGGGAAGTCTCTCCCGGGTCGGTTTCCGTCTACTCTAGTACTCACTATTGTCTTAGTGTTTTGGTGGGGATAGTTAGATTCGAACCAACTCATCCAGTGGAAACAGATTTACAGTCTGCCGCGCCTCTCCAACTGCGCCGTATCCCCATTATTTCTTTATGCTGTTAAGGCTGATATCTAATAAACCCTACTAGGAATCGAACCTAGGCCCCCGACGGATTATGCCGGTGTGCGTCCACTACACTATAGAGACTCCCTCCTCTTTCGCTCGGCAAAGCTACACGAATTGAGGTTAGATTTCAGACTGCTTTCAGATTGCCGTCATCAGCCTTAACAACACAAACTTGGCGCCCCTAACAGGAATCGAACCTGTCTACGTTCGGCTTCAAATCCGACTCGCAACTCAGTCCGGGGCATAAACTTATGTACATCAGCGGGATTCGAACCCGCACACATCACCCGAACATACCGCATTGTTAGCGGCTTACACATCCTAGGCCACTGGCCTTTACTGTCGATGTCCTACTTAGTGTTATGGGTAATGCTCTCCCAATTGATAGTATGACGCACGAAATAGAAACACATTGCTAGTTTCGCCTTGAGCCGACTTTAAAATCAGATGCGGTTTAAGCAATGTGAAAACTTGGTGTAGTAATTGGGACTTGAACCCAACTAGTTATCTGTTTTTACAAACGGGTGATATCACTTCCCATCGCCATATGCCCCTCGGGTTTGCAATCCTGCTACGCACACAGTCAAATAACCTGTCAACCTAACTTACCACAAAAACTTGGAAGAGCTACGGGGAATCGAACCCCGCTTGCCTGGATGAAAACCAGATGTCCTAACCGATAGACGATAGCTCCACTATATGTAAACACAATACTCATCCGCTTTACGCTAATATCACTTTAGGCGATTTGATTGTTCGGCATTGTGTTTGCATATAGAGCCCTGTAACTTGTACAGGGATATATGACAGTATCTTTTTAAAGACTGTTAGCATTACAGTACGATCACTGCGCTGCGTTGTTTGTTTAACATGTATGTATTATAGTACCAATTTCTTTATTGGACAACTGTTATTTTCTAACTGTTGTTTTTATGCTACTCTACACTTTATGCTAATTTCTTAACATGTGTGTATTATAGCACCCATTTCATTAAGTGTCAAATTTGGTACCCCTGGCTGGATTCGAACCTGCAACCAAAAGATTTTAAGTCTGTCCGCACTACCAATTAGCGTACAGGGGCATATGGTACCTTCGGGCGGATTCGAACCCCCAACCAACAGTTTCTAAAACTATCCGCACTACCAATTAGCGTACGAAGGCATTGTATGTGGCTTCGTTAGCAGGACTCGAACCTGCGACCCGGGGCTTAAATCGCGTATGCTGGGTGCCCCGTGAGTTTCCAAAAGTTACCCTCACATCCCCTCAATGCCTTATCTCACTTTTCACACATTTCAACCTGTCCCGCACTTCCCGGGCTCACAGTGTTTGGTTTTAAAGCCTACGCGATTGTTATCTACTTTGTGCTACTAGATGTATTATCTCATCTACTCAATGCTGCTCTACCTTCTCTCTACTCTATAACGAAATAAACTTGGTACCCCGTGTCTGATTCGAACAGACAGCCAACTCCTTTTGAGAGAATCCGCACTACCAATTAGCGTAACGGGGCATTTAAATTTTGGTGCAACCTCCAGGGATCGAACCTGGTTCAATGGCTCTTCAGACCACCGCTATGACCACATCAGCTAAAGTTGCATTTGGTAGTTCCTAGTGGTGTCGAACCACCGACCTCTACAATGTCAATGTAGCGTTCTACCGCTGAACTAAGGAACTATAAAACTGGCACGGGAACCGGGGCTCGAACCCGGAACGACAGAGTCAAAGTCTGTTGTGTTACCATTACACCATCCCCGAACAAAAATTGGACACTGTGGTGTAAGTTGCAGTACACATTACTAACTATTTGCAAGGCTACACATAGCGGCCCCGCTTAACACAGTGATAAAAATTGGAGTCTAGTGCTGTTGTGACACAGCAACATCCCTTGAGCGAGAGCGTAGGAACTAAATCTACGGGTTTAACACCTCTTGGGTTGAACAGTCAGGACAATTACTTTGTAAGCGTACTAAACAGCGCCTGTTCAGAGCGCTCCCTTTGGGTTACTTTCATTTCCAACTAGACATAATTGGCTCCGAGTGTGGGAATCGAACCCACCTAACCACTGATTAACAGTCAGGTCCCTGCACCTTGCTTGGATTTCTCGGAATAACTTGGTGCCCCAGTCCGGAATCGAACCGACTTCTCCTGCTTACAAGACAGGACCTCATCCATTAAAGGTTTCAAGGGCATATATGGCATACCAGGAGAGATTCGAACTCCCATCACGCAATTTTGGAGACTGCTGTTCTGCCAATTGGAACTACTGGTATATAAACTTGGTGGATACTGTAGGAATCGAACCTACTCACTTTACGAACTGGGTTACAGCCAGCCACACCTCTCCAACTGTGTCGAGTATCCATTAACTTTGGTACCTGGTACAAGAATCGAACTTGTGATAAAGGCTTATCAAGCCTCCGTTATACCATTTAACTAACCAGGTAAAATTTGGCGGGGAGATAGTAGAATCGAACTCTAACCACTTTCGCAGTCCATCGGTTTTCAAGACCGTGACAGGCCCAGCCTGCATAACTCCCCGTGATTGGTCTGGGTAGCTGGAATCGAACCAGCGCCTCGAGTATCCAAGACTCGTCGACTACCATTATCCTATACCCAGATTATTTTGGTGGAGGCCGGGGGTATCGAACCCCTCTAGACAATCTACGTGCAAGGCAGATCCGCAGCCCTCTGCTGCCCCCATAAAAGGTTTTTGAGAGCCCAACTATCCTCCTGGGAGGACTCACTGGATTGTCTCGTATGGACGAGTTTATCAACCACTATAGCAGCCTGGCGTTATCATGTAGTAGACACTACACTATGCTATGTGGGACTCAAGTCCTACGTCTATCTCAAAACTTGGTGGATGTAGCTAGATTCGAACTAGCGATAGTTACCGTATGAAGGTAGTGCATTACCACTTTGCTATACATCCAAATATATTCCTTAAGGTTTCCGGCGCTGGGCTCGGACATAGTATAGAATCAGAATCTATCTATCATCGTCATCCTTAAGGTATTCATAAACAAACTAGTGGGTCGCTGCCAAAAAATATGTTTCAAATATATTCTAGTCTTCTAGTTTGTTTGTGAATACCCTGTATTGCTACAGGATATGTTAGGGTCGATACCCTAACCAGTTATTTGTACTCTGCTGTTACCGCCAGCATTTCATCCAACTGTCCGCCCGTTTAAAGATTATTATAGTGTTCTTTCAGGTCCTCGTTACCTGGGCATATAGCACTTATCTAACACTGTCTATGCGTGAAGTGAAAACTTTTTACGGCTTTCTAGTTCCTTCCTTGCACGTTCTAACTTTTCTTGAATCAACGTATTACGTTGTTCTGTTGTTAGCGTATGCTCGGCAGTAAACTTTACTTCACGAATTCTTTTATTAAAGTCTACCTTCAAAAATTTCTTCCTTAAAACAAAAAACCCTAGGGTTTTTAATCCTAGGGTCCTTTAAGTTTGTTAGCTACTACTTGTTAAGCGTAACCACTTCCCTCTAAGAACCCTAAACTAATCTCCGGTGCGCGATCATTCGTATTCAAACTAAACGACATCCCTGACCAATAGGCCACTGTGCCTAAGGTAGACTGTTGTTGTTTAAGTGAATGAAGAATGTTTTGCATCATGTTAGTATTGTATGTTTATTTACCTTTGTTGTCAACCTCTTTAACAACATCTGGTAAATTTATTTATCTTTTTGTTTAAACTTTCGTTTCTTTGTTTGTTACAAGCCTCAATTGTATGACACTTGTCTTTCTGTGTCAACTACAACTTTTACCATTTGGTGCGAGAGACGGGACTCGAACCCGTAAGCCTTTCGGCGGCAGATTTTAAGTCTGCTGTGTATACCATTCCACCACTCTCGCGATACTTCTATTATATATGCTTAACACAAGAGTGTCAAGCAATTTGTTTGGTCCGGCGTGCAGGAATCGAACCCACATTCGCAAGGTAGAAGCTTGCTGTACTATCCATTGTACTAACGCCAGAAATTTGGTGCACCAACTTGGAATTGAACCAAGACTCAACCGATTATGAGTCGGCTGCTTTACCATTAAGCTATTGGTGCATAACGAACATTATAACTAATTGATCATTGCGTGTCAACTGTGTTTAGCGTCTCGTTAAGAAAAATTTTAACTCTGTCCCTTGATACGGCATTTGCATCTGCGTTATACCCATAGGCACATTGTGTTCCCTTCCAGCACACTGCACTTCCGCTACCATAGCTGTCAAATGCGTGGTGTGTATTTTCGTAATAATTGTACTTAGCATCTTTAAAGTTTTCAGACTGGGCTAATGCTTTGCAGCGATCTGCCGCTGCCCATTCGTCGCTAAGACCTATATGTATTTGCAGCGGTATTGCTAGTTTGCGTTCAGCAATCGGTTCTCTACAGGTCGGATAGTAGGCCACTGCACTTGCAAATACGCCCGAATCGTCTGATGCAATCAGCAACGAAGTTATGCCACCTAAGGAAAACCCGATCACCGACACCTTCCCGTTGCTCCACGGTTGCTGTTTAACCCACTTGCCAACTGCTATTGCATCTTGTACTGTATTGTAGGAATATGACGAGTTACCCTTAATTGAGCATATATTCGACAGTCCGCGGGTGCTAAATGAGTCAATCACTATTGCATTGTACCCTGCATCGTCAATGTATCGTGCCCAGTCATGATAGTGCATGTTTCGCGGGCCGTTGCATCCATTCAGTAGGAGCACTGTGCCCCGTTTGGCTTTTTCGTTGACTCGCAGAGACAGGCTAGCTTCGTAGTCGGTGTTATCAACCTGCACTGATACCGCATTGCAATAAGTTGCAAATAAGGCTAGCGAAAGTAATACTAAAGTTTTACGCATTTTGATCATCCATTAAAAAACGGTACACTGCATTTTAGCACAGGTACCGTTTTTGGGTTAGCTAATGTTGTTTTATCGTAACATCATCGTTTGGCTCTCATCCCAGTGTCGGCACTAGCTGGCGCAGATCTCTTACCAGGAGGGGTTATCTTAGTGTGTCCGCCAACAATAGACTTTGGTGCAGCAACAGGTGCAGCCGGTGCAGCATCTGCTGCGCCCATATCATATCCAGCATCGCCTAGTAGTAATGTTACTTTTGGCATACCTTCGCTCTCGGGACCATAGATGTACGGCATATCGCTCTTGATCTTGCCAATCATTGAGTCGTAATCTTCGAAGTATTGAGCAGACTCAGTCTTTACATCCATTAGCAACATTCCGTCAAACTTACTATACTCTTTGTAGTTATCAAAACCAACTGCTAGGATAGCTTCACGGATGTCGGCGGCTGCTCCACCTTCAAGGGCTTGCTGGTAACGAGAGTTATCAACCGCATTAAACAGTCCATCGGCCATTACTTTAGTAACTGCATTAAGCTGTGTTGGCTCAATAACTGGGCGGATCTTGTTTACCCAGTAGTCTGGGTTGATACGCTCGGGCAATGCTTCAATTTGACCATTTGGTCCCGGAACCATTGCTCCTTGAATTGCCTTAAGAATGCCTTGCATGTTCATGTTAGCTTTGCGAGTGTTGATCCAACGGCCGCCGCTGCTAATGCTGGTTTTAACTTCAACTGCTTTGTTGCCAACTTGGATGTCACCACCGCCAACTGCACGTCCACTCCAGGAAATGTCTGGGCTCATTACTGCAAGAGCAACTTCGCCGGGGCCCACGCCTTGTGATGTTAGAGTTTTGGATAGCACAATAAACAACTCTTTTGCAAAGTCGTCGCCCCTAATCAAGTCGTCAAACGAATGAGCATTGCCATCCATTAACTTTCCAGTATCAATGATACCTTGCTTGTATTGTTTAAGGAACGCATCCTTACTCTCCACTGGAGCATCAATATGCACAATCACTTGTGCAATTTGTTTAATGAAGCGTGATGCATCAGCATCCTTGGATAGAACGCTGGTGATACGTTCCTCAATGTTGCCGGCTTTTAGGGTGTTAAGTACTTTCTGCAATACTGCTGCATCGTCCGTGGATTTTACCACGTCAATGACTTGCTTCTTTAATGCAGGGTCTTCAAAGATGTTAATTAAATTTCGCATGAAGTATTTATTCTTTTATACGGTAGAAATCTTTGTCTAGCCACGTTACTATTAAGTCTTCTTGCCTTACGTGCCCGTGCGCATTAAGGCTTGCAATAGTGCTGTCATTGACTAGATTCTGCTCCGCAAGGGTGTACCAAGTGGTGGTTTTGGCGTCTAAAGGATCGCTTGTTTTGTACACAGCCGCATATAGCCACGGATCGTTTGCTTCTTTGTAAAAGTAAGCATCTCTGCAATCAAATCCACTTACTGCTAGCATATACATGAGATTAACAAGAGTGTAGTTATAGTAGACTCCGTTATAACTATGAGATTGCGGCCGGTTGTATTGACTAAAGGTGTTTTGTGGAATACTTAGAACCAACATTCCGTTTAGATTAATTTGCTGGTTCCAATACCGTAGCGTCTGTATTGGGCTAAGGCAGTATTGGAAACTGTCGTGTGCCCACAATAGGTCACAAGCTCTAGGAATAACATGGTCGTGCTCAAAGTTTGCTTCTATAGTTTTTACATTGTGCAGATTACGTACACGTTGATCCACTTGCGATATAGTTTGATCAACTGCATATACAATAAGATTGCGTGGCTCAGGCGGGTCATCACGTGTTTGTAATGCTGCCCACCACGCTGCATCTAATCCTGCGCCACACCCAAAGTCTGCAACTACAGTTAAGCTATCTAGAAAACTATCGTATTCGTATAGTAAATCTAAAACTCGTCTGCTATGCTCGTGACTTGCTTGGGCGTTTTTAAATGCCATTATTGAATTACAATATCTTCCATGCCCGCTGTGCGTAAACGAACAACGTGTCCCATCATGAAGTTTTTGCTTTCCAGACCCTTCATCACACCAAGCCACTTATTTCTTAATAGTGCAACTTCGTTAATGATGGTTTCCGTATCAACTACTTCATCTTCTGCTTCTGCGTACTTCTCAGCATCACGACTTGTTAGGGCACGGTTATACCCTTCAAGGTATTTCTTGTAATGCTTTTGACGAATCTTGCGTAACTGAATGTTAAGGAAGTTTAAGATAGCTTCAATCTCTTGCAGTTGGTTGAATCTATACTCTGTTACGCCCGGTAAGTTGCTGATGCTTTTCTCAACGTTTCCGCGGATAGCAATCTCCCCACGTGCATTGATCAACTCTTTTTCAAAGTATTCGATGCAATCGGGAATTTTACTTAGGTCGCTAACAACACGGTTATACCACATAATTAATCTTCGTACCCAGAATCAATGTCGTCTTCGTCGTCCTCAAACCCTGCTGCATATTCTTTATATGCACGGCCGAGTGCTGCATCTGTGCCGCTAAACTCTTTCAGCGAAACGTCGTCGAGTGCGTCAACTAGCAACCCCATAAGATTATCTGCTGCTTCCTGGCGATCCTTAACAGGAATGTACTGTTTTAAAATTGTGTACACTTCACTTAGTACATCTGCTTCAATGCTCATTTGATTTCCTTAATTTTGTTAACGGTATTAGTTTACGATCCATCTTTAGTCCGGCACATGCAAAAACACATAACGGTCTAGGCTGGGTATTTATTTCACTAGCGATATCCAGTTGTTCTGTTTCTTCAATGGTGTCAAATCCAATAGGATCAAACCTATCATCAAAAGGATCAAAGTGGCAGCACAAAGTGTACTTTCCGCTAGCTGTTATATATAGCCCAGGAGCCTCAAGGTGGGCACAATTCTTTGTACTTAGCTTTTGCTCATGGTTCACTCTGAAGTTAAAGGTTTGATCTTTTGTCCAAGGCTCAAGAATAAACTCTTCGCCTGTACGGTAGTTTCGTGCCGTTTCAACATTGCGCACTCCTTCAACTAATTCAAAGTCTGCAAATTTTAACTGATTCGCTAGCTTAATGCAAGCATTAAGTTGGTGCTCGTTGTGCTTGAATGGAATAAATTGCCAAACTGCTTTGCCGCCTGCGTTGATAAATGCTGTTGCGTTTTCAATTACTTTGTTAAAGTCAGTGCCCTGTCTATATATCTCGTGGACTCCTGCTAGGCCATCAATCCCAAACCAGACTCTATGATCTGTATTGCTTAACTTGCGGCCGATTTCCGCCCACCAGTCTGCATTTCGCACACTTCCATTTGTGTGGATCGTAATCTGTTTCACTCGCGGGATAGTCCAGTCAAGGATTTCACTCAAGTCTGGGTGAATAGCCGGATCTCCGTAGCGACCGCAGAACTGTACTTTGGTCAAACCAGGCAATGCGTCAATTGCAGTGCGTAGCTTGTCAACTACTAGATTCTGCGGTACCAGGCCGTCTTTGAGGCCAAATCCATTTTTATTTCGAGCACAACTAGGACACCAAGCATTACATTTTGAGCTTAGTTCGACATGTAAGCTCTTGATGTCCTTTAGTAGCATTACTCTACTGCTTCTTCAATAACAGGAGCGTCTTCTGCAACACTCTTGTCAAAGATGTGTGGATTGTTTGTAATGTCTGACATTACGGTATCCAAGCATCCATCATCGTTGCGTTCCCATGCCTTGCGGAATTTCTTGATGATTTCACCGTCGACTGTTGTGTACACAAGACTGTTGCCTTCTTTCTTCAACATGCCCTTAGCTTCAATCAAGTCAGTTAACCCGCTGTAAGGGTTCATACCTGTTTCGTACGGGATCTTAACTTGCACTGACTCAAACGGCTTTGCGTAACGTGTCTTCATGATCTTACATGCAGCACGGATACCCTTAACTTCAGATACCTTGTTACCATCTTCGTCTTCCTTCAACTTCAACTTGCGCATAGCAACTACGATAGAGCTAGCATAGATAAAGCCTTGACCGCCGGAGATCTTGTCGTCCGGGTCAAACATGTCTTGCGATGCGTATGTGTGGTTAGTTGCAACTAGACCCAAGTTCAAGTCACCAAACATGTTTACACAGTTACGAACCAATGCAGTCAATGCCTTTGGCTTACGACCCATGTCACCCTTCATGTCACCTGCGTTAAACTGGTTAACGTCTGTTGGTGTTAGCAACATCCCCAAGCTGTCCAATACAAACAAGACTTTAGGGCGTTGGTCTTCTGGCATGGTTTTGTATTCCTTAACGAACTCACTAATCATTTTAGCGACGTCGTCGATCATGGCCATGTTCAGCTTTAGCAGCTTGTCTTCACTTGTGTCTACGTTTAGTGCGTGTAGCCACTTTTCATCAAGAGCGTTTTCAGTATCAATTAAGATAGGGAAAATGCCTTGCTTTTGTGCGTTAGCAACTAAGTTGCCACTACAGATAAAACTTTTGCCTGCGCCGGACTCACCAGCAAACACTGTAACCTTGCCCATTGGGATACCTTTTGTGAAGTCCCCGCTGATCAAGTAGTTAAGTGCGAAATTGTTTGTTGATACCCAATCGGTTGGGTCGTTGAAGCCTACACTTAGGCCTTCGATGCTTTTCGTAAGAGTCTTACGAAATTTACTTACGTCAAATGGTTTTGCCATATTATTGTTCCTTGAAAAATAAAGGAGAGCTAGAGCAATGTCTAGTCTCTCCCTTGAGCAGATTACTGCTTACGGTTGCGAATCATCGCAAGGATGTCTTCAGCTTTTTGGCTGCTTGGCTTAGCTGCTGCTGGTGCAACAACTGGAGCCGATGCTGCTTCTGCTGCGTCGTCTTCCCATGCTGGTGTCTCATTAACCACCGGAGCTGCAACAGGAGCTGCAACTGCTGGGCGAGCTTGTGGTACAGGTTTAGCTGCCACCTCATCACCAGTGGAACCAGAACCAACTTGCAAGCCAGCTGGCTTGAAGTAGTTAGCCCAACGATCTGCATCGTACGGTTGACCATCAACAGATGCTTCAAACATTTCTTTCATGACTTGCAACGCTGTAGCGTCAGGACGCTTTGGCAAGAAGTCTGCCAAGTTGTACAAGCCGTGAGTCTCAATGGCTTCAGCTTCTGTGGAGTTCAATGAACTCTCTTTACGTGCCCATGTGCTGCTGTTGTAGTCAGCATAACCACCCTTGCTGGTCTTCTTGATGTTGAAGTCAAGACCACCTGCGTAGTCAGTTGGCAAGTTTTCCATTTCTGGATCCATCAATGCGTTCTTTACCAAAGTAAAGATTTGTGGGCTGATGATGAATCGACGGATTGGGTTCTCAGGGGTTTTGTCATCGCTCAGTGGGTTTTCACGAACGAAACCTTGGAACAAGTAGCTGCGCTTTTTCCAGTACTTGCGACCCATTTCTTCCATTGCTGGGTCTTTGAACCATGTACGTACTTCTGCTAAGATTGGGCAAGCATCGCCCCACATCTCAACGCAAGGTACTTGAACTACAACAGGCTTGCTGTCGCTTTGACCTTTAATGCCAGCGAATGGCAATTTGATCATAGCACGTTCAACCCAAAAGAATGAGTTTTTAGTGTCTGCGTCTGGGAGGAATCGAACACGGGATGTCGTGTTTTCTGGAATGTTCCAGTGTGCGTAAATGGCGTTGTCGCCTTGGGGACGATTACCGCCTGTGCGGTTCTCTTGTGATTGTAGTTTTGCGCGAATTTCTGCAAGTGTCATAGCCATGATGTATTTCCTTTATATAAATTAAGATGGTCTTTTAATGTGCCTAATCGTATACAGCACAGTGTGTAGTATACGATAATGTATTTAGCTAAGTCAAAAGAAAAGGCACAAATTTCTGTGCCTTTGGCTAAACAAGTTCGAACTGTTATCGAACTAGTCTTGCAAGACGTTTCATAACATCAAGTGGGTCATGGGACTCATTTGTTGGTACTTCGTCTGTTGTGGTTGCTGCCATTGGTTGCGATCCTGCTACAGGGGCAGGTGCTGCTGGCGCTGTTCCGTCCATTGGGGCGGTGTTTTCTGGTGCAATCTCTGCTTGGATCTTGTCGGCCACGATGGTCATACCATTTGCTCTCATCCAATCCAAAATTGTTTGGCGAGCATCTGTATCTGGTCCCGAGGTACGACCTAAGTCAGTTAACTTCTCTTCCAAACTCTCTTCACCGAAAATATGGGCAATAGCTTGTGCTGCATCTAGTCCGTCCATGCCAGCATTAATTGGTTTGCTCATCACTCTAGACAGTGCTTCGTACTCTTCGTCGTCGGACTCAAATGTATCTTCGGTGATGTCATTTGCCCACTGTTCAAATTCTTCGCCCATTGGTGTGTGCATACGCTTTTGTTGATCCTTGTAGGCTTTGTACACAAACGGCAATGCTTCGGTGAAACGATCATCGTAAACTTTTTTAACAAAGCGTTCGCGTAATGCGTCTACATCAATTTCTTCTTCAATGTTGTGTGCTGGATGATACGATTGCTTGTAGCTGTCGTAACCTCTGCGTCCGCCCAAGTGTTTTAGTTGATTCTTTAGTTCGCCGTAACGCTGCACCGCTGCTTGAGCCATGCTGCTGGTTTCAGTATCTTCAAACTGGCGACGTTTAGCTTCGCGAACAAAATGGCTCATTGCGCCCATTTCTTTCACAATGCTAGTAATGCTTTCGCCTAACTCATCATCAACTGACCCACCTTGTGAGCAATGTTGTGCCATTGCACGGGCACCATGTAGATTTTTAAAGTCTAGCAATCTACGTTCACCAACGTGGTTTTCAATGAATACTGCTTCAATGTTACGGCTACGGCTTCCGCGTTTTTCTTCGTCTACATTGTTATTGTGACGAACAATAATGCGAGCAGGGCCCATTTCTTGATAGCTGCTGCGGCTAGTGCCCCACATCTTGCTTTCGTTCATTGTAACTTCATCATCGGTGTATGTGCTGTCCGATTTACTTTGTTGCTTTAGGTCACGTAGGTCTAAGTTGCTCTTGGTAATGTCACGAACGTCAAAGCTCAATAGGTTAGCTTTGGCAAATCGACGGATACCTTTAAGGAAGTTAAACCAATTATCTTGTTCTTCACCCTCAAGTGCATCAGTAATGTGCTTGCTGAAATAGATCTTTAAACCTGTTTCGTCAATGATACTGATTGTGATGTTACCGTAGTTCTTACCAGCTGAATCAACGTAATCAAAGTTAATGAAACGTGCTTGTGCCGGATCTTCAGTGTGTTTGGCGTTTTCGTCGCCCAAGTTCACGTTCTCAAAACGAGTACGGATCTTGTTAAATAAATTCTCTGCAATCTTGTCTAATTCGCGCATAGTTAAACCTGTTATTTGTATATTTAGCCCATAGACATAATGAAGGGCATAGGTTGTATGTACTCATCCATGTCCTTAACATGATCATCTAACTGTGCATCAAAGCTCTGTAGTGCTTGTACCATTCTAACTGCTAGCAGCATAGCCATTACCAAGTCGTCTGTTTCACCAATTTTGGCTTTAAAACTGTTTTCCATTGCCACAAAAGTTTTGAGCTCACCAATTAAATTGCGTGATGCAATAAACAGCTTCTTCTGCTCAACCAAACTCTTAAACTTAGCACACACTGCAATCTTGCTCTTGCTTGTGGTAGTAAAGCCCTTACGTGATCTACGGCCGCCACCGCTCTTGTACGGCTCAGACAAGAATAGTCCACGGATATTTTCTTCGCCCACTTCTGCAATAGCAACTAATGCTGCTTCGCCTAATGTATTGTTTTCAACACTGTAGTAAATAGAGTTTTCAGTTCCTGTTACTTCGTATAGATAATTGCAAATCTCTTTGAGGATAACAACTTGGCGCTGAACAGGGGTTTTGTTGTGCTGCCATTCCCCTACTTGTTTAAGTGTGGGTAGCTCCAAAATTTGGATAGCAGCAGGGTCTCCACCTGTGCCTAAACTTGGATCAAGCGCAACCACGTAAGTCTTATCGCGTTGTGGCTTTGCATACCACCGCACCTGCCCTTGTCTCTCAATTGGATCAATGCTTGCCATTTCGATTAGAGTGGTAGCGTTGATTAAGGTTTCGTCATAGATCAAGAACTCGCAACCGTGTTCACGACGGAAACGTTCTTCACCAATGCGTCCAATTTCCTCTGCTTTCCATTGTTCGTCACGATCTGGATGTTCCCACCAGTTAGCTTGGTAAGCACGGAAACCGTTTGTGCCCAATGCTGTTTCATTCCCAAACTCGTCGATGCACTTGTTAGCGCCTTTCCAGAGTAGTGCAAACTGGTCTTCGTCACTGTTCGGAGTTGATGTAATAATTGCTTTACCACCAGTGCTTAACGTAGGAGAAATAGAAGTCCAAAACTCTTTAGCAATACCCGGTCTAACGAATGCAAATTCGTCAGCGTATAGTAGGGAAATAGACATACCACGCCCAGTTGTTTCTGTTGTGGTTTGTGATACTAGTCGTGAGCCGTTTTCAAAGTCAATTGATCCTTTGTTGTAACTGGTTGCACCTGCTCTAATAAAGTCTGGGCATAGTTCGTATGCGTAGCGGATACGCTGCATAATTTCCTGGGCACCTGTGTACTTGTGCGCTGCAATTAGAATCGTACTGTCTGGAACAAACATAGCGTACCAAAGCAAGTATCCTGCTGCGCTAGTTGACTTACCAGTTTGTCGCGGCATCAACGAAATGGAGAAGCGATAATTGTGGTAATTTTCGATTAGTCGCTTTTGGTACTCAAACGGCTGATACAACATCTTACCTCGAGTCGGGTGCTGGATGAAGAAGTAGTTGCTCATAAAGTACTCAGGTCCCGTTACGGGATCCGAGCAACGTGCAAATTCTACAATTTGCTGTTGGGTGTAAGATGCCTTTTGGTATGGCGTCTTTACGATGGTTGTTTCAAGTGCTTTGCTCATAATGTATTTACGATAAGTGCGCCGTTTATATAAGTTTCGGTTGACACGAAATGACTGTTCTGCTATACTAAAAGGGTTAAATACAGTTGGGTCTTTAACATTCGAAAAGAGAAATTATGTCAGACACGCTATTACTTAATGCCGACTTACAGCCTATCAGCATCCTTCCGCTGAGTGTAATCGGCTGGCAGCACGCCGTAAAACTAATGTTTTTGGATCGCATCCATGTGCTTGAATCCTACGAAGATCGCGAGATCCGTAGTGAGCACTTGACGATCAAAATTCCGGCGGTAGCGATGACTAAAGAGTACTTCAACTTTAAGAAGGCTGTTAAGTTTAGTCGCCACAACATGTACCTACGTGACTTGTATCAATGCCAATATTGCGGTGATACATTCCCCAACGCAGAGCTAACTATCGACCACGTGATTCCACGTGCCGCTGGTGGTAAAACTACTTGGGAAAACTCCGTAACTGCATGTAAGCCATGTAATAGTAAGAAAGGACATAAGCTGCAAACGCCTCTGCGTATGCCGTTTAAGCCAACTTACCATTCATTGATTAAGACTTGGAAAGACCGTCAATTCAACGTCGGGCACCCAAGCTGGAATCAGTACTTGGGTATCGACCGAGCCGTTGCTAACGGTTAATTACTACTAGGTTTAGAGAAAAGCGTATTGCCAGTGGGTGCAGTTTTGCCCACTGGCTTTTCGCCTGTTAGGTACGGTCTAGAGAACCACAACTGGAACCATTCTGGGCTACCAGGCTTAATGTGATGTTCGTGCTCTAAACGTTTCTTGTCCATTGCTGTGTCGCTAATATTGCTGCCCACAGGACTCATTTTTCCACCAGGATTGTGGTTGCCAGCATGTGCAGCTTTATCACGAGTTTCTGTGATTCCTGCTAATTCCTGCATCCGTGCTAAATCGTGCATACCAACTTCGGCAGGATCGTGTAACACTGCATTAGGAATCAATGACTCTTCTGCAGATGGTACATAATCAGCTGACGAAATTCGGTACTGTTTCATTAAACGCCGTACTTGTTTTTCTTTGGTTTGGCAATCGGACTAGTCTTTTGAACGTTGTCCATTTCTTTGCTGCGGCTACCGCTCCAAGTCTGCTTACTTCCGTCACCAACCTGCTGCGAAGCATAGTTGATAATGTCCATTTCTTCTTTGGTATATGGTGCTAGCAAAGGATCGCCTCCAATCCAGTTATCAGCTTTAGTAGGAAACTCCGGGGCTCCTGCTAAAGCGATACCAAAGCGCCAGCCCTTATATGCAGAGCCAGTACTCATGTTTTGGTCCGGAAAGGTAACTGCATTTTTAATTGCACCGTTTTGGTCCTTAGTCATTGGCAACATGCCGCCTTCGGCGATCATGTGCTCAACTTCTGAGATATACTCTTTTAACGTTTTCATTTACGTAGTTTCATTGCCTGATACTGTGCCATTAAATCACGGCCCATATTGGATACAACATCAATGTTCTCTGTAGCCATTTTGTTAACAGCCATTGGGTTGTCACCGGGATATTCACGCTTGAACTGCTTCTTCTCGCGATTCATGTCGTCACCTTGATGTGTAATGACATCTTGACCTTGATAACATTCTTCAGGAGTATTAGCATATTGCCCTTCGGCTTCGTCCATTTCAATTTCAATTGGCTCATCACACATTTCAACACCGCTGTCACTAGACATAACGTCTTGTGCGTGAGCTGCTGCTGCGCCATTACCCAATCCAGCAATTTTCAACATTTGCAATAGTTGCTCTGCTGCTTCGCCGTCTGCTGTAATGTTAATGTTCTTGCTACCATCGCTGCTGGCATTGGTATTAACGTTAATCTTGCCGTGAGTGTCTTGCATTGCTGCTGCTTCTTCACCAAAGTTTTCGTTAACATTCTTGCTTTCCATAGTTAGACCAGCCAACTTAGCTAGCTCGTCTAATTCTTCTGCAGGACCACGTCCTGTGTTCTGTGCTAACGTCTTTGGATCGCTGATATTATGGCTAGTGTCTTGAACTTGATCCATTGTTACTGGGAAGTTTTGACCTGCTGCCTTGCGTTGCACTGCTGGAATGTTTTGTGGCAATACGCTTGCTTCTTCCATTTGCTTTTTAGCATGTGAATGCAAGTGCATAAAGTCACGTAAACGCTCTGGCATGTCACCGGACATTTTATACGACTGGATGTCTTGATTAATAGCTTCAAGCATTTCATTCATATTCATGTCAGCTTCGTCCATCATTTTACGGAAGTTAACACTTTCAAGCACTAAACGGCTTTCAGCAACACTGCGGTACTTAACTACATCTTTGTGACGCAAGCTGTTCTTCATTGTGTCTATCTTCTTGCCAGCGCCCACTTGGTCGGCGTTTGCATCTTTAGCTCCACGATTGTAATTGCGCTTGGCTTGTTTTAATAATGAACTTTCGTCTACAGTATCAATATTGGCCTTGCCGCGAATTACTGTACCTGTGCTGCCCTTAGGCGCTTTACCCGTAGTACGTCCAAAAATATCACCCTTTGGTGCGTTGAATTCTGGATCACGCTCTTTCTTAGGACGGCCTTTTTGACCTGTCTTAGGTACGTGCTTGGCTTTCTTAGTGCCGTCGTCGTTTACATCAGTTTGGTATCCATATGTGCCTTTATGCACTGCGCCGCCTTTGACTGGTACTACTTCGCCTTCGTCTACCGTATCGTGAGTGTCTTTACCTTTAACTACAGTACCTTTGCCCTTAGGAGCTTTGCCTGTAGTACGACCAAAGATATCGCCTTTAGGAGCATTAATCTCAGCTGGCTTTTCTTTCTTAGGACGGCCTTTTTGACCTGTCTTAGGTACGTGCTTGGCTTTCTTAGTGCCATCATCACCTACATCGTATTCGTTACCATAGCGACCAACCTTGTGGATAGTGCCTTGCTTGGTCTTTAGTTGTTCGTATTCTTCACGTAGTTTAGCTTCAACTTTGCTAACACCTTCTAAGATGCTGCCTTTGGCTTCTACTTCGTCGTAGACTTCTTTTGCTACTTCTTTTGCAGTAGACTCGTTAAGTGGTAATAATTTTTTAAAAACGTTTAGAACGTTGTACATTCCGTTGCTGTTGCTCATCTCACAGATCCTTTAGGTGGTGTTGGTAATTTAACTTGTGTGCTGCCTACTGGACTCTTATCGTTTGTAGGAGCTGAGTTTGTTGTTTTGCCAGCTTCTTTGCTGTCTTCAGCAAATTCATATGTGCGGGCACTTAGCTCTTTTAACAAGCTATCGAAACGGCTTTTACCAACTAGTTCTTGGCCGCCTTCATCTGCTTTCAATTCAGGCTGCTCTAACAAGCTACCTTCGTGATCTTTACCGTGTGCTTCAAATTCTTCGTTGAAGTCGTACTCGTTCTTGCCGTATACACAAACGCAATCGGCGTTAAGGCCTGCACGTTCTTTAATAATTTGGCGTAATTGTGCGCTAGTTGTTGGATACTTAACTGCTACCTCGAATGTCCAGCACTCAGTTGCACCCATGTGTGGGAAATCTCTGTGCTCTTGGATTGGCATGCTTTTAGCTGGTGTTACTGTTTCTACTTGGTAGGCGTCTAGTGCGTTTTTAATGCGCTCCATTACTTCACCTGTTGGGTTTGTACCTGCGATCTTAACACGGTATTCGTATACCGTGTTAAGTTCAAAAATATATTGTTGGAAGTTTTTTAACACTTGTATTCCTTAATTATAGTATATTTAGTCTTTTGCACTTATCGAAGTGCCAACGTTTCATTTGCGGGAATCCGCCAGTTTTATTGCAGTGAGGGCATTGTACCAAAGGTTTAGGTATACCAGATTTTGCCGCCGAAATGTTTAACTGCCACTGAAGTTTATTAGTAAAGGTTCTATCTGCCCCTTTACCTTTATTGCCAGTGCCGTGTGTATTTCCTAGCTGTCTAACCGAAATATCTTTACGTAACTCTGCTGATAATTTGTACCCAGACGCGCCTTCGCCACCGTCTGTCAGATTTCGCAATATACCAGTACCTAAATCTTTACGTCCATATTCAGATATTAGCTGTTTTTCTATAGCAAATGCGTCTTTTTCAGATAAATTCCCATTGAGAATAACTATCCGTGATTTATCAAGAGGTGGGTGTGTAGATTCACATGGTCCGTGCTTGTATGCCCTATTTCCCTTGCCTTTACCAATGTAGTAAGGGGTACCATCTTTTCTAAGATAGGCATAGACGTAATAATGTAAATACATGTGCTGATTGCTCCTCATAGCATTAGAGTAGTTGGATATTCCCGTATCGCGAACTACACCCATATTTATTGTTTCTTTGAGTTTTCGATAATCTGTGCTAGCAATGCGTTGCGATCTAGCACCATACCTTTGCCATCAATTGGCTCTTCCTCTTCGTCTGGGCCTGCTTTGGCAGCGTCCTTTTTAACTTGATGATCGTGCTTGGCTTTGGCTAACTGTAGCTGGATCATTTTTAACTTCTTGTCCATTTTAGCAGTCTTAGCACTAATGGCATGTCCGAGCAAAACGCCTGCTGTTTGCATGATGGGACCACCAAAGCGTGGATCAACGTTCATGCCCAAATCCATTAGGTCTTCAAACTTTTCCTTGGCTAGCTTAGCCAATTCATCTAGTTCTTCGTCCCCTGCTTCTAAATCTCGCACCAGTGGCAAACTAGCATCAATCTTATCTATTGCATCATCTACCTGTGTAATGATGTCTTGGTTATCTTTTGCAAACTGCACCGCTTCGTCGATAGTCATATCAGTGTCAACTTTGGTGTCGGGCAAGTTAAACAACGATTCTAATTTTTTAGTCATATGGTATTTATTTGCCGCCTTGGTGGAAGATTTCGTTTTCTGTAATCACTCTAAACGTCAACCCCTGGCTTCTACACCAAGCCCTAGCTGCTTCCCACTTAGCCATGTTTATAATGGCTGCTGCCTGCGCTCGTGGGCTTTTACCAGCTTCTTGCAAGCTAGTTTCTTTAGTGGGCTTAACTTCAATAACCTCGGCATGTTGCTGCCCGGCTGCATCTACATAGACCATTAAAAAGTCTGGTACGTAAATTGTATTTTTATTTGTTAATGGGTTACGGTAGTTAATGCGTATGGCTTCGCTTGCCCATTGCACTACACTAGGATTATTGTCTAAGAACTGCATAAACACAAATTCCCAGCTAGAGCGGTATGTAGGAGTTTTTAGCCCCACATACTTTTCAGGGTTCTTAATCTGAAATTGCCCCTGTGCATACTTACTCATAAAATAATTGCGCGGCTAACGTATTTGTTGGCAATAGGTTGGTTAGTAATACCAAGATAACTAGTACCCTTGCGGTTCATGTTTAAGAACATTACTAGGTATGCGTTTAATTCGCCCTTGGGCAGCTTGGTAAATTCTTTTAGCGACTCCATTGGGTTAATGCCCTGCTGTGTGCTAGTGTAGATAACTGCTGCTGCTAATGCTTTAGCCGCTTCTTTGTTGTACGTTACTTCTTCGAAATAGCTTAGGATCGCTGCATCAACGTTTGGGCTAACTTTTACGTTTGGCCCAAAATAGTTGTTGAAGTAGGTATTCGGATTTGTGTTGTCGTTGACCGATAAGTCAACTGCATTTAAGTTTGTTGCATTTGCCATATTATGCCTCTACATCGCCTTGGTCAGTTGGTAAATCTAAACTACCAAAGTTGCCCATCGAGAAGTTTGAGTTCTGCTCTGCTTGCGATGATGCGTAGTCAACTGTGTCTCCTGCAATATCGTGCGGGCTTTGTGCTGCTGTAGTAGTCGGAGTTCCAAATTCATCAAATGATGCCAATGCTGTTGGATTTGGGTTAGTTGCTGTAGATACTGAGCCATCGTTTTCAAAGTACGAAGGATTAGTCATTGCCGTGTCAGTTGCGTTTGCTACTGCATCCTCTGTGCTAGAATTCGTTGACGATAAAGTATTTTCCAACTGTTCGTTTACGTTAGCCCCAGGAATAGATGCAAGTTTTTGCTCTGCTAGTGTCTTGTCTGATAATGTCGAGACGCTTTCTGCTGCACCAGTTGCTGGATTAATCTTGATTAGTTTGTTTAGTGCGCCTGCACCTGTTACTAATCCGCCCACAGCCAACAAGCCAGAGATGCCGCCGCCTGCTCTCTTACCAACTAGCACACTAGCCCCAAGGCCTGCAAGTACAGTACCTGCCATACCAAGGCTAATTGAGCTGCCAATGCCAGTGCCATTGCTAGTTACGCCATTGGCATTACCATTGCCGCCAGCGCCCGGGCTTGCGCCTTTGCCGTATTCATAAATTGGGGAACCATTTGCTAAATTACCTAAGTTAGGCACAAATAATCGATTCAATGGATTATTACCACGTAGCATATCCATACCAAGTTGTGATAATTCTGTTTTAGCCACTGCGCCCAAGTTCATGTTCTTTAAGTTTTGATATCCTCTAAAGGCCTTAAAGAACGCTGCACCCGGATTAGTTTCAGCAGGTGGTGTTTTACTTAGGTCGCCAACAATGCTGTCTGCTGTTGCTAACAAGCCACCTGGTCCAATGATACTTTGTGTACCACCACCAGCAGGGGTTAGTGGGCTCGGAGAATGATCGTAAATTGCTCCAGCAAATCCGCGCACCGTTTGACTACTTACCCAGCCTGCCCCGTAGATAACGGATTCATAAGAGATAGTCATTTCGTGTTGGATTGGATCGCTTGAGCCGGCTTGGTGTTGTCCATGCTTAAAGCTCGTAATAACAGGGTTAATTAGTGTGTATTCTGCAAAACGTTTTTGACTCATGCTATAGATACGGATAGCATTAATCAATCTGCCAACATCTGAGCGAGGAGTATAACCCCAGCTGTTGTTTGGGCGTTGTCCATACTTGGTTGATTGCATATACGCAGGGTTAACCTGGCCGCCTGAGTCGGAGTATCCTAAGTCTGCATCACGGAAATAGTGGTTGTAGTACTGGAACCAAATGCTGCGAACTACGTCTGCATGGTCGTCATGGAATGTGATAGTAATCGGATCGTACTTTACTTTAGTTTGTACAATGTCGTATTTGTTATAGCTGTTTAGTGTCTTAGTGTCAACAGTAAACTTAGGAAGGTCTACGCTTTTAACTAGCATACCGGCTTTTACTCTAGAGTCGTCGCCGATCTTATTAAGAAATGCAGGAGCCAAGTCCAAGAACACGTGGAACAGGTAGCCCTGACGTGGTGCTAAATTGAAGTTGTCGCCAACGTATAACTTAGCGGCGTGTTGATAATCTTTAATCTGATCACCTTTGCCCACTTGTTGTAAAAACTGATTAATGCTCACAATACGTATCCTATTATGTATTATTTAGCCAGAAAAAAGCCCGGTGATTAAACCGGGCTCAAGTGCTTTTTTATAATATTGCTCGTCTAGGCTTATCCGGAGATCATTGTGCCTAGTGTTCTACCAACCGCTGTACCAATGCCGGTACCTGTTGGAGTTTGTACTGCGTTATCAAAGCGCATGGTTAATGCGATTTGTACAGGGTCACTAGAGCTGTATGCCATGTCACCGTAGTCCACGCTGCTCAACATACATCCGTATAGTTCCCAAGTTTCTAAAACGTTAGGCTGGTTAGCACCATTACCGCCGTCTAGTACTTCGTAACGTAACAAGAACTTGTAGTCAATACCACTTGCTGCACTAGATTGTTCAGCAAAGTCAAATTGCTTCTGGATTTGTTCGCCAACTAAGCGGCTTACGTTACCAGCAGCATCGTCGCGTAGGTTAACTGTAATCTCTTGCCATTCTGGTTTACCTTGCAAATATACTTTGCTGTTGTAAACGTCAACAGTAATAGGGTTGAAGTTAACGTTAGGACGTTTGATGTCAACTACTTGTTTTGTTAATTCTGTTTTGTCAGCACTTACACCAAAGTTTTCAAAAGTAGCGCGGAAGCGATACTTCAACTTTGGCATTAGCAAACCCTGTGCTGATGCACTTTGGTTAGTTGCCAATGGTACTGTAATTCTTGTTAATGATGATACTGCCATCTTATTCTCCTGTTAAGGTATTTACCTAATTTTGGGTGAGTTAACGGGACCGGTATGGTCCCGTTATATACCTACTTTATGCGCCTAATTGCTTAATGCCACCTGGATTATACAAGCGGATTGGAATGTAGATAAACTCAACATCCTTCATTGGCTCAATAGCGATATCAACATACAACTCATTACGTGCAATACGTGTTGGTGTATTGTTGCTGTCGTCACATACTACCAAGTAGTCGTACACACCGCGCTTGCTTACCAAGTCGTTTACTGCACCACTGATAATAGTCTTCAACTGGTCGCGTGTGATCTTGTCGTTTGGTTCAAACAAGAAGCCGTTACCAACGCTAGCAAGAATTGTACGGATGTAGTTAACTAGACGAGCTACGTTTACACGATCCATTGCGCTTGCAACTGGGTTACGAGTCTTTTGACCCCATACAACTAAACCAATTCCTGGCAAGTTAGTGATTGGGTTAATCTTGTTTTCATACAAGCTATCACGTAGACCTTGGTTAACACCAATTGGGTTATACTCACCAGTCATTGCGTCAATGTAACCTACGCTGTTAGCGTTGTCAACTAAACCACGGCGTGTACCAGCTGGTGCAAACCATTGATAGCTAATGTTATCACTGTGCAAGAATGTACGTAGAGCAACGTGACTTGCTGGAACAACAATAGTGTTACCTTGCACGTCATTTGTTTGCGCTGCGCCTGGGTAGTAAACACCTAGGTACGGATCGTTTGTTGTCAAACCAGTTGCGTTATCTGTGTTGTTGCTCCAATTGATCAAATCAATTGTGTTTGGAGCTAAACGGAACGGTGTATCACCAATAATGAACGCTGTGTTTTGACGGTCGTTGTTTAGAGCAACCATGTTAGCAATAAGTTCTTGGTAACCAGGAGCTGCAATCAAGTTGAATGCGTATTGGTCTTCACGAACTGCTGTGTTGCCGTCCAATGCTGCCTTCAATGCGCTAACAACCATATGGCGTTGAGCTTGGTGACCAGCATACATGCTGCCATTGTCCTTCAATCCACTTGCGCTTACCCATGCGTTAGCCACAGTTGGCAATGAATCGTCTGGGAAGTTAGCTTCGCTGAAGTAGTTGCTTACAAAACGCTTAACGTTATAACCGCTGCGGCGTGTGTTAAACAACAATGTACCACGTGGATACAAACGATAATCAGGAGCGTCAAGATCCAAGTAATCGCTAGTCAACAAATCTGTGATAGTTGGCAAGCTGCCGCTAACTGGATCTACTGTACCTGCTGTGCCCCAACGTGCATCAGCAAAGATGATACCGTTTTGACCAACTTGGTCTGTGTTATCAATCTTAACCCATGTAGTAGAGCTGAAGCGATACAATGCTGGCCAGTTCTCTAAGTCGCTTGTGTCTAACCACAAATCGCCCGCTGCTAATGCGCTGCCACTAACTTGAGTGGTTGGCTTGCTTGCGCTAACAATAACCCCGTTGTCATCAGTCAATGACAAGTTGTAACCGCGTGCATCATTGGTTTCATTTTGGTAACCCATCCAGCCGGTTGTGGTGTTGATCATAACATCAACATCAGTAGCTGAACCGTAGTACCATAGTGTACCATCTACTGGATCTTGGGTTGGCTCATTTACACTGTATGTATATGCCAATGGGCTCCAGTTAGTTAGTTCCAATGCACCAGTTGCATTAGCTTGCACACCTGCAATAGTTGTATCAAAACCTGCATCGGCTACCGGAGTACCAGTAACGTTAGTCAATTTGATATCGCCACCGTACTTGTGAGTCAATGTGATTGTTTTAGCAGTAGTATCTGCAGAAACTGTAAGTTCAGGAATGTTTGCTGCTTGAATAGCCGCTGCAAAGTTAGCTAATCCTGTGCTGCTCAATGAGATTGAGTAAGTGGTTAGCGCACTAGTTCCAATCGAAGTTACAGTGATCGTAAATGCGTTACCAGAGGTAAATGGGTTTATACTGGCTGCTGCATTACTAGTGATCTTAGTTGCGCCTGCTACACGACGGTAGTAAGGCTTAAAGTCGCCAACAGTACCATCAGTTACATCGTAACGAACATATAGGGTACCCGCTGCAATGTTAAATCCGCCAGCAGTTGGATCCAAGTTAAAGATTGCATTGGTTGGATGGTTGTACAATGGGGCTGCTTGTGCAGTCCATGTACCTGTTCCTGCGCTGTACTTCTTGATAACAATGTCAGCACCGCCACCAATTGCGCTAGTCTTAAAGAATACGCTACCACTTGGACGTGGTGTTGTATCTGTGCTTCTCCATGCTGGAATAGCCACATAAGAACCGTATGTTGAAGTTGGTGCATTGTATGTACCAGCAGCAATACCCAATGTTGCCAATGGAGTTTGTGCGCTGTCAGCAATAACTACTGCATCGTTCAATGCCAAATCAGTTGCAAGGATTTCTAGCTTGTTGTTTACTGCACGGGCCGTAACACCTGTGATAGTTGCTGCGTTAATTGCAGTAACTACATCAGCTAATGATTTAGTAACGCTTGTGCTACCAACAGTAACGCTAGTACCGTTAATTGTGATTGCTGCTGCTGGTGATGCAGATGCAATTACTGGACTAGAAGTTGTGCCACGGATTGTAGCGTGGTCGGCTTGCCATGTACGGCTACCTAGAACCGCCCATGCGTTTGTTGTTAACTTCTTGAATGTATACCAAACGCTAGAAGAGAATCCGCCTGAACCAGCTGGGTTTAATACCACTGCGTAAGAACCAATTTCGCCAACGCTTGCTAGAGGAGTGTTAATACCACCAACGTTTGAGTATTGAGCGCTATCTGTAATAACTGCTGGAGTTACTGCGTTGAATACGCCTGCGCTAGCATCCCATTCGTTGATACCCCAGTTTGAGTCTAATAGATCTAACCAGTATGTACCATCAGCTACAGTACCTGTAGGACGGTTGCTTGTTGCTTCCAATTGAGCTAAGTCGATATCAGCACGGATTGCATATACGCGGTTACCAATGCCTAATGCACTGTAAGCTGCCATCAAGCCGTATTCGTTGCGTTCGTCGCCGTGCAATGCTGTACCAGCACTGCTTTGTTGGAATGATGGATAACCAAATGCACTAACTAACTCACGTTGGCTAGCATACGCTTGTAACTTACCTGCATTTGCTTTTGTTGTACCCAATGCAGTTGCGCCTGCTGGATTTGTTTTGTCTTGAGCGGTAGCCAAGATGACCAATGGTACAGATCCAACTGCGCCTGGTACATATTGACTTTCGTCGGTTACACTTAATTGTAAACCTGGAGAAATTAGTGCCATATTGTGTTTCCTTTATAATACACGATATCAATATTTATTTGGATATGACAAAATTGGTCCGTTACGGTGCCCTTTGCCAAGGTTTGCACATAAATACAGTATGGAACAACGCCCAATCTGCCCTACTTGCAACACTAGACCAGTTGCAGTCAACTACCTCAAGGAAGGTGTAACGCATTATCGCAAGCAATGTGATAGCTGTCTACGTAAAGGCAAGAAATTAAAGCCCAAAAGACCGGCGTGGGCACTAAGCGGGTACAAGAAAAAGCCGCAGTGTGAAAAATGCGGCTTTATTGCTAAACATCCCGATCAGTTACAGGTGTTTCATTTAGATGGTAAGTTGAATAACACTAACTGGACTAATCTCAAGACCATTTGCGCTAACTGTGCAATAGAAGTCAGTAAGAGCAAGTTACCATGGAAGACCAGTACTATACTACCAGACTTTTAAGTTGGCTGTATAGCTGATCAATAGTGCCATTGTTGTCAATGATGTGATCAAAATGTGTACCTGCCCAGCTATACTCACTGGCATGGATACCTTCTTTAGCTAACCATTCCTGCGCTTTGATATCACCTCTATTGGCTTGTTCTGCAATGCTGTACCAATGCGGAGTGATGCCACGCTGCACCCATACTACCTTAGCCGCTTGAGCTTTGAGTCCGGCGATTTCGTTGGGGAAACGACAGTCACTAATAACAATACTGTCCTTGCTGGTACGCAATTTGTTTTCTAAGCTGGCAATCCAGATGTCATCATGGAAGTGTGCTCTGAGAACGTTTGTTCCCCAGTTTTGCAATACCCAACGTGGGGTAATTGGCATACCAAGTCGGCTGCTCCACCACAGGTCAGTCTCTTCTCGCCAGAGTCTACTTTGCCCTGTGCGCCCTTCCAGCATTTCTCTATCCCATCCAAATACTGATGCCACTGCATCCTTAAGAGTGTTTGCATAGCTTTCGCGCTTAAACTCGTGGAAGTTCACCAAATAGTCTGCTGCTGTATCTTTACCTGACCCAATAAAACCACAAATTCCTATAATCATAAAAAAGCCCTTACGTATAAGGGCATTATTGCATATTGTATGCTAAAGGTCAACGGCGCATTGTGCCCGTAAAGAATGGATCGTTAATCACAATCTCTCCATCGCTACCTAACATAAAGTTTCCGCTATGCAAATCTATTCCATAACCTTTTTTACGTCCGATGTTGGATAATTGCTTAACAGTTTGAGCAAATAACATAAGCTGTTGTTCGCCACCAAGCATAGTAATTAACTTTCCGGCACGTTCGGGATTACTGTCATTATCAACTTCCCATTTCATAAATCTTTCTATGGCTTGTGCTGGTTTAAAGATTTCAATTCTATCAACTAAATCTGCCAGCATGTCGCCCAAATCGTCTGGTATCTCAAATAATCGCTCACTCTTGATTTGTAAATACCCTTGGCCGTTGAACTTAAACTTCTGCCATCCCCCAAACTGTGGCAAGAATGGGTTGGTGGGATTTTCCATACAGAAGTTAGCAAAGTCGATAAAGCTACGTTGCCCTTCAGACATCCCCCTGCTATCAGTTTCGTACCCAAATATCTTTAAGATAGTACCATCTGGTGCTAGATAAGCGTCTTGATCTTGTCCGTGGCCAAGAAACTGGTACCCTTGTTTGATCATCTCTTTCTTAATACCATCGTCCATGCGAGCTTCGTCAACTATAGATTCTGTTATAACTTCATTAATTTTCATATGATTAACCAGTCACCCATGTCATTGGAGTACCACCGTCTTGGAATCGTTTTAGTTCTTCCTCAAGTGCTGCCATTTCTTCTCTAGCTTCGCTAACCAATGCTGCACCGTTTAGAGTGGTGCCGCCCTGTGGGCCAGCAATACTTGCAAACTTGCTGTAAGCATGTCCTAGTAACTCTTTAGCAAACGCATAAGCATATTCTTGTAACCACGGCATAACACGGTAGTCGTTTAACAAGTGCCAGTCTGGTTTGTAGTTGTAGCACCATAGCAAGCAGGACTCTGCATTTTCAAAGTTAGTATCGCCTTGTCCCTGGAATGGAATCTTACGAACAATGGTTAGCTTTTTAGTAACTGGATTGAATGTAAAGTTCATGAAGCCGCCAAACATCTTCATTGATTGCTTTTGGTAATCAACAAACAACTCGTAACTAGCTAATCCCCCCACACGCCCTGCTACTAACATGTAAGTGTTTAGGTAACCTGATGCAAATGGTTCAAACTGGCTGGCCGTTGTTCCAGTTACACTACCAATACCACGGCGGTTAACTTGGCGCACTTCCATAATTTCTTTAGGAAGGATGTATTCTTGTGTTTCTGGCAATAGCTGTAAGAACGCATAGCTTTCTTCAACTGCATTACTGCTGCGTTGGCGGTACTTGACCATGGCTTGTTTGATAGCCATTTCGTAGTGTTCTTTTTCAAGTTCTACGTCTACCATACCGTCGCCTAAGCGCATACGGATGTAGTCTGTTATTTCCGCACGTTTTGCGTTGGCGCTATCGTAGTCTGCTGAATCATATTGAATATGCCCGCTACCTGTGCCTGTGTTGGATTGGAAAAGGGTATCTGTTGGTAGATTACCGTTTGCATCGTAGAGTGTTGTGTTTTTAATGGCCATAGAAAAGTCCTGTTACCAGTATTTATTACCGATAGACAGGACTTGTGGCTTACTGAACGCGGAGCAATACTACGTCTGCACTAATGCGGCCGTTTAGCTTGGTCTCTGTTGCTTTGATATCGTCCAAGAACTTGCGTAACTGGATTTTACCTGCTTTAGCAAACTCTTTCAGCTTTTCGTCCGGTTTACGTAGAGTCTTACTTGTGCTTTTGTCTGTGTCGAAGCCTTCAATGCTAGTACCTTTGATGCTGAGCTGCTTATATGCAGCGGCCACGTATTTGCCCAGCTTCCGAGTCTTAATGTTATAGACCCAGAGCTCGCCTGCTCCGATAATGTCCGCAGGATTGATAGAAACAATTTTAAGTGCAGCATCTGCTTTGGCATACTTGAGCTTTGCCACCAACTTTTCTTTGCTCGGGGCTTTCTTAACTCGAGCCTTTTTAGTTGCTTTCTTGACCCCGCGGTATTGGTCAACAGCTGAGAGCAAGTCATCGATCCAGCCAATAATTCGTTTGAAATCAGCGGCTTTAAGATGGCTATAGCCTTCTCGTACTTGGTCATCTGTTTTAGACTGTGCGAGTAATAGTTCGTCCTTGCGCTTGCGAAATAGTCCTTCATACTTTCCTAACTGGCTTTGTACTACGTTGTTAGCAACCAAGAAGTCATACAACTTGGAAGGGTTTTTAACTCCTGTTGCAATATCATCAAAGATGCCCTCAAGCTCTCCGATAATTTCGCTGGTCTTTTCGTTGAGGCGATCCTGGATAGTTGGCACGTATGCTTTAGGTTTGTCTCCCTCCGCAGTCTCTACAACTTCCGGCTCAGCTTGGTCAATGACAGCTTGTACGCTATCAATAATAAACTCAATGTGGCGTCCACGGAACGGCATACCTTGACGATGTGCCATAATCAAGCTGCACACTGTCATTGGTAGCAAACGGTCGCCTGCGCGGTTAAACGCACGGATTTCTTCTGCCGTTAGCTTGCTGTTCTTTTGCAGCCACTCGACTACATACTTCTTACAGTCTTTTTGACTGTAGTAGTAATTGTAGTAATAGAAACTCTTACGCAGAAGGTTATCAAACTTGTCTCCATCCCATTCTGCGGATTCAGCTGGCCACTCAGGCTCAGGCCCTGTGTACTTTTCATCAGCAAATGCGATGCGCTGTGCCCGCGGTGCTTTAACTTTAATCTTGATGCCAGCTACTGTTGCCATGTCTTTTTCCTTAACGTCGTTTCGGTGCGCCAATGCGCGATGCTTTGTTCCAATCGTATGCAATGCCATCTGGGCACTTGCCATCCGCAACTGTGTCTACCCCAAACACACCACATACTTCAAACTCCGGACCTTTGATTGTTACAAAGAATCCCACTGCCTTTGCAGCTTGCATAGCAGAGTCTAAGGTTTCAAACCCATCCAACTCTGTTCCTGCTTTGTTTATTAATTTATACATTTATTCCTCAATGGCTCTGCGAACCAAAATTTCTTGTTTAGAAAATGCGTCCAACTCCCAGGGCTGGTTCAAATAAGTTACTGACTTATTATAACGCTTTCCCATCCACATACGTGCATTGTTGGGCAAAAATTTCATCATACCTTTAGCAAGCTGGCGCACATGCACCATTTCGTGTGCTAGTGTAGTTGCCAAGTCGATCAGCTTAACTTTGTTGATACGTTTCTTTGGGGGCTTGATTAGCACAAGATAGCAGTCTGCAAACTCCATAAACAGGGTTGCGCCTTCCATACCATCTGGGGTATCTGCTGTTACTTTAACAAGTAATGCTTTTGTGCTATTCTGCAAGCCCAGTTGCTTGATAAAAGATGGCATCAAACTTTCCAAAAACTTTTGGGTCGTTTTGCTGTTTGACTCTACTTTGTATTCCATAACTGTATTATAGCAGCAAAACCATTTTAGGTCAAGTTAGTACAAAAGTGCAGCCATAATTTGCCAATGCTCAAAGTTTTTGCAATGCTCAGCAAACTGCACTTCTAGTTCTGTGTACTTTGATGTTACACGCCCGCGGCGCCTGCACTCAATCATTTCATTGTCTAGTGCAACCCAAGTTAGGCGTAGATTGTTGTAAAACTTCCACAGTGCGCTTTTAGCAACAATATCTTTGGTATTTTGCAATACAACTAGACATGCGTCTAGCTCGTTGTGATGTGCTTGGTGTTTGGCTTGCATAGGGCTATTATACAACAAAATGGTTAATGAGTCAAACCATAAATACTACATTGAGGAAATAGCATGGCACGTTTAAGTCTTTGGAAAGACGGTAAGCATACAAATGATTACAAGTTCTTAGATCGCAGAATTAGCGAAATGTACACCATTGGCGGAACAGGCGTGTTGCTGCACAAATATTTGGGACCAACTGAACAAACTGGTAGCACTGATGCTACTAAGCCTGTTTACACTAACCAAAGTGAAATGAATATCCAAGACTTGTTGTTCTTGGAAAATAGGGATCGCAAATATGATACCAGCGTATACAACATGCGCGGGCAGTATCAAGTAGCAGATAACAGTTTTGACTTGAGCCAATTTGGTTTGTTCTTGCAAACTGGCACACTGTTTATGACGTTCCACTTAAACGACATGATTGATAACATCGGGCGCAAAATCATGAACGGCGACGTTCTTGAACTTATGCACTTGATGGACTATAACAGTTTGGATCAAAGTACTCCTGTTGCACTAAAGCGTTTTTATGTTTGTAGTGATGCACAATTTGGCAGCGAAGGGTTTACCCCAACTTGGTGGCCACACATTTGGCGTGTTAAGTTGAACCCTCTGACTGATAGTCAAGAGTACAAAGATATTCTTAAGAATATCCCAGGCGGGACAAACACCACTACACCAGTGGGAGACATTTTGAGTACTATCCAGAAATATCAAAACATCAATGACGCTATTATTGCTCAAGCTGAGTCTGACGTACCAGCTTCGGGATATGATACTAGCGGCATTTATATTCAATCCAACACCCCGCCAGATGTTGCTAGCAATACTCCAACAGACAAAGTACACGGTTACTTGACTGGTGACGGGCTAGCGCCAAATGGCATTGCTGTTGCTGCCGGAATTGCATTTCCTGGTACTCCAGACGAAGGTGATTATTACTTGCGTCTGGACTATGTACCTAATAGACTGTTTAGATTCGATGGCAGTCGTTGGGTTAAAATTGAGGATGCAGTTCGTACCAACTTAACCAATGGTCCAGAGAATCACACTCTTCGTAGCAGCTTTGTTAACGACACTAGTACCTACACTGACCACAGCGGCGGTACGCACACTACATTGCAGGGTCTAAGTAAGATCCTTAAACCAACGGCAGATAATTAATGTACATCTACAAGTTTACGCATATTGCCAATCGTAAAAAATCAAAAGGGAATACATAATGGCACAGGCCTATTTTTATGACGGGCAGATCCGTCGATTCGTAACACAGTTCATCCGCATGATGAGCAACTTCCAGGTGGAGTTTGGCAAGGACCGCAACGGTGCCATTGCGCTACAACGTGTGCCTGTTGTATACGGAGATGTTAGCAGACAAGCCGCAATGATTCTACGCAACAATAGTGAGAACAGTTTAAACGCTGTGCCCGCAATGGCTGTTTATATTAATGGACTGCAATACGATCAGTCTCGTATGCAAGAGCCGTTCTTTGTTAGCAAACTAAACTTACGACAAAAGAGTTATGATCCAATGACAGGCGAATATGGTACTACCCAAGACAGTGCGTACACTGTTGAGCGTATGATGCCTGTGCCCTATAAGCTAACATTGAAGTTGGATATCTGGACTAGTAATACTGAGCAGAAGCTGCAACTAGTTGAGCAAATTGGTGTGCTGTTCAACCCTAGCATGGAAATTCAAAGCACAGACAACTATATCGACTGGACTAGCTTAACCGTGGTTACTCGTACCGACCTAAGCTGGTCGAGCCGAAGTGTACCAACAGGTGGCGAAGAACCAATTGATATTTGCACAATGACTTTTGAGATTCCAATTTGGATCAGCGGTCCTGCAAAAGTCAAACAACTTGGGGTTGTACAAAAGATTATCACTAGCATTTTTGATGCCAATGGTAACTTAGACGAGAACGCCATGGCTGAAAGTAATTTGTTAGCACGTAAAATGCTAACTCCGCTGCACTATAGCGTACTGTTTACCGGCAATACTCTAAAGCTACTAAAGAAGAATGAAATGTCTAATGCAGACGGCACAGATAAGATCGGCACTGCTGATTTTTGGAAGCCACTGATTGGCATGTACGGTAGTCTCAAAGATGGTGCAAGTCAAGTTCGTTTACAGTTAGCAGTAGCATACGACGAAATTGACGGAGTAACTGCAACCACTGAACTAGTGGGCACCATTGCTTATCATCCAACAGATGATACCTTATTGTTGTTTACGCTAGACACAGACACTGCGCCAGCTAACACTTTGGACCCAATTGACGCTATCATTGACCCACGAAATGTTAACGTAGATGACAACAATTTATTAACACCAACTGCGGGCACACGATATCTTATCTTAGATGGAATTGGCACTGGCACCGCAGTATGGGGCAACTTAACTGCAAACGCAAACGATATCATTGAGTTTAACGGAACCAATTGGACCGTAAGTCTTGACAGCACTGATCACTCTACGTTAGAATACGTTACTAACTTAACCACTGGTGTTCAATATAAATGGCTTGCAGGTAACTGGACCAAGAGCATCGACGGTGTATATCACGAAGGCGAATGGTCAATCATACTGTAGGCGTAGGAGCTTTATTCTACAGCCAGAAAACAAAACGTTATTTGTTTGTGTTACGCAACGGACACAAGCATAATGGCCATTGGGGACTAGTTGGCGGTAAGGTTGAAAAAGACGAAACTGCTATCCAAGCACTAGGTAGAGAAATCATCGAAGAGATTGGTCCAGTTGAATCAAACAAGATCATTCCCTTAGAACACTTTACTAGTGATAACGCTAACTTTGAATATCACACATATCTGGTTACAGTAGAGCGTGAATTTGTGCCTGAACTAAATCACGAACATAGAGGGTATGCTTGGACCAGCATTGAGGATCATCCTAAGCCACTGCATCCGGGTGTGTGGCGCACATTTAATTTCCAAAGCGTGTTGGAAAAGATCAAAACACTAGAGAGTATCTTATAAATCTACTTCGTTTACAAATTGGTTAAAATCAATTTGACGTAAGTTAGGTGCCCACTTCCATTCTTCAGGAAGCCTAAACGAGTCAGTTGGCTTAACTCGTACAAAATCAACATCAGGGTAGGTGTTAAATACTTGCAACATTGTCTGAACATAGAACGCCTCGTTGTATCCATCTTTTAATTCTGGATATCCATTGGTATCTTGGTACAGGTTGTAGCTATGCGTTGGAGTATCTACTCCGTCAAATCCCACTAAGTAGACTTTAGCGTGTCCGTCAAAGCAGGCCATGTATGCCGCCATCGCGCCGCTGTTCCAACATGGGTCTTGCGGAATATAGTATAGGCGGGTTGGATCTGCACTAACGTAAGATCTATTTGCATAGACAATATTAGCTGCTGTGTAGTTGCTATCCATTACTTCATTGAGAATTTCAGGTCTAGTAACAACCAAGAAATTTGGACGGAAGTCTCTATGCAGTGCATTACAACCGTATGTTTGCAAAGCGCCTAATGCTGGTACGCCGTTTTTGTGATGCTTAATAGCTTCAAGGTTAAACTTGCGGCGACTTTCTCCATTGCCAATTACTAGTGCCTTTGTCCCATACTGCGATGCAGTTTGACTAGGAGGAATTGTAATCTGCTCGGAGGTCCATGCTCCACTAGTTAGATCGCGAGTATCGTTAACTCGCTCTCCAATGTAGGTGCTACGGTATAATGGTTGTATTGTCTTCATACCGTATTTATTGCTTTACTTGCTATAGAAGTTATCGTACAAGAATTGGTAGTGAGTAGGCAATGTCTCAATATGTGCCATTACTTCTTCTTTGTGCTCTAGCCACTTATCGTAGATTGTGGCTCGAAGTTCAGGCGACTCGTGACGTCTCACATCCTCATATCTTATATAATTTGGCTCCACGGGATTGTATCCCTGCCCTGCTGCAATATACAAAATCCCGCCCATGTTGTTATCAAATGTTCGAGTGCGGTGCATACGCATACCCAAGTCAGATGCAGATCGTACATCGTGTGCCAATCCAGACAAGTTAATAGTCCCGCCCATCGCTCGTGAATACGTTAAATCGCCTGTAACTTCTTTCCAGTACGGAGTATCGTTACGACAGCTTAGTGCATAGTGCTGACTAATAAAGTCTTTGAATCCTAGAATCTGTTCTTGGAATCCATAGTTAAACAAATCAACATCGTAGTTACTAACAATGCCGTTACGCATTAACAGAGTATTGCATAATTTAACAATGCCTTCGTGTGTTAGCATCAGTCCTGTACTTTCCAGTGGCTCAATGAAGCCATTAGCAAGACCGATGCCCACTACGTTTTTAACCCATGCACGCTCATGAACACCGTGCTTGATCTTAATGTGTCGCACTTCGCATGATTCTGCTCGCTCTGCGTCCGGAAACATCATGCGATTGCTCTTTAGATGTTTGCGAAACTGCGCTTCTGCTTCTTCTTCAGTGGCATGTTTGCTGCTGTACACATAGCCTGTGCCGATGCGATTCCATAGCGGAATGTTCCATACCCATCCGCACTCAATAGCAGTGCATGATGTATAGTTTTCCATTTCTGCTTCTTTGTCAATATACGGAATGACTGTAGCAATCGCTCTGTCATTTAACAGTGTGTCATGGAAGCTAGTGAATGGCTCTTTGAGAGTTTGCTCTAATAGCAGACTCTTAAATCCAGTGCAATCAATAAACAAGTCTGCTTCTAGATATCCACTGTTCTCTGTCCCAATTTTTTCAATTGATCCATCTTCTCTCTGCACAACATCAGTTACTGTATCTAGTAAGTGCGTCATCCCACTCGGCAAGCACAGATTATCTCTAAGCCATGCGCCAAATAAGGTGGCATCCATGTGATATGCTGTGTCTTCACTAAAATTAAACCCACGAATTTTGTAATCCTCGTTTCGTGTCATTTTATTCTTATCCGTCATTAATATGCTGTCGTGATAAAACTCTGCAAAGTTGCTGGGATCAAGATTACCACGGTCGGCTGCTGCTAGGAACCATTCCATTGGGCCGCGAGGTTTATCTGTGAAATCTAAGATGCCAAAAGGATAATGAAACTTGTGCGGCTCCTCCTTTGGGTTTTCTCTAAAGTCAATGAACTTGATACTGGTCTTATATGTTGCATTACATGCTGCCATCCAGTCTTCGTCCTTAATGCCAATTAATGCCAGATATTGATTAATATGTCCGATGGTACTTTCGCCCACACCAATGATAGGAATGTTAGGACTCTCAATGAGAGTTAGCTTAATGTTAGGTAGAAGCCTGGCTATTGCCGCCGCTGTCATCCATCCACTTGATCCACCGCCCACGATGGTAATTGATTTTACGTTATGGTGCATTTTATCTCGCTATGTAGTTTATTGTGATTACTAATCGTCTGTCATGCTCTGCTGGCTTAGTGCTTGCATGGAATCTAAGACCATCAAATACGCAAACACGACCTTTCTTTGGACTGCAACGTTGGGCTACAGTAAATTTATTGTTTGCCACAAAATCATAAAGTGCCTGCTCAGTGATATTTGATTCTTGTATTTCTGCAAGTGTTTGGTCAAATATCACTGTGTCTCCGTCGCTATCACTGATGTAGTAACATGCAGTATAGTGTGGCATTGTGAAGTCCACGTGCGGAGTATTATGATCATATCCTTCTTTGAGTGTTTGACTTAGATATCCAATTCTAATGCGTAACAGTTGCTCGATAGTGTGACCTGCTGCTTCAGTGATTGCATATACAATTGGCTTAATGAACGGAAACCACTCGCTTGGATTTGCGCCAAGGTCATACGCAAGATGTACCATGCCAGAATTATTGCCGTAGCTCTTGTTAGTGACATCATTGATGTAGTGCCACGGAAATGGGGTACTGGTTACATCAAATTCAATTTGATCTGCATACCCTTGTGGGATTATTTTATCAAAGATCTGTATGTCAGACATTATTGCTTTCTAATTTGCAGAGCAGAATCAACATCCTGCATACCAAATGTGCGCTCACATTCGTGACAGTCCCAGCACTGATTGCGACATGTGCGCAAAATCTTTTCCAGTCGTTTACCCGGATCAGTTGCCCAAATTCCTGTGTACGGCTTATAGGTAGTTTTAAAGTCTTCTTTGGTATGTCGAGTGTCAATCCAACCAGGGATCCAGTTGTGCATTGGACCTGCGTTATTGTCAATTACTTCGTTAAAGTCGTCTGCATAAACAGTTTTCCCCACAAAGCTAATACTTTGCTTAAACTTGTTAACATCGTCGTAGTACCAACATGCTTTCATGTATTTGGCATCTTCTGGTTTAAACATTGGAGCAGTTAGTCGCCCTGAATATTTAAAAATATCCACTAGCTCTGCAAACTCTTTAAATGTATCTGCTTGCCCTGCTACTAAATTAATTCCGCTGCGTGGGAGAGCTGCAAAGTCTTGATGTTGTCTCCAGCCATTACAACTTAAATCTGCAATGCTTTTAAAATACTCAGTACCAATTACTTCACCAACACTGTCATGCTCTTTCTTAAACGGGCAGTGATAGATACAAGCCTCAGCAACCAGCAAACTTGTCATTAACTTCTTCTGCGGATTGAGACTGTTTAAGTAATCCTGTGCCCTTTTGATGCGCTTTAGTTCGCGGATGTTACGGTTCAAACTACGATCTAATAGAATAGTATTGTAGCCCAAGTATGCGTAATCAATGAACTGCTGTGCGTCAGCTACAATTTGGTTCACTGTGCTTTTCCAACGCATGTCAGGGCAACGCTGTTGTAGGATACCCATGCGTAGGATATGTTCGCTGCTCATTGTGCAACTACGCAGGCCGCGATCGTAATAGCCGCCAATCCATTCTACAAATTGATCTCTTACTGATTGATCAAAAGCAACTTCGTGAGGCACTTCAACTGTATTAAATGTTAAGCTGATTTCGACACCGGTTTCTTCTTGTAGCTTGAACAAATAATCAATTTGCTCGTCGCTTGCTTCAACGCCCATTGGGTTGCCGCAGCGTTTTTGTTGACCATTGTATTCATAATAGAAGAATTTTCCAAAGTACACATCGTGCAAATTTGCCAAGTACTTTGGGTCGGCATTTTTCATTGTTTCATAAAATACGCCAGCGTGTTCACCATGAAATCGATCGTAATGTGCGACCGAAAACCGTTTATTGAAATCCATAAATCACCTTAGGGTTAAATATTGCCCTGCATACCTGCTTGAATTGATTCCCAATGTCGCAAGTTCCACTCGTATACTGCTTGCGGATCATCTTTCGGAATCGCTGCTTTAACACTAGCAATGTGCGTTGCCCAGGGCCCACTATTACTTATCGTACCTGTAGCCTGTAGCTCTTTAAAAAGCATATCCATTTGGTTTCCTACTGGAGTATATGCAATACCTCTAGCAACCTGGTAAGCTGTTTCTGCAAAACCCGGCAGCTTAGTAATATCAAATTTGGTAATGGTACCATCTTCGTTGTATAAATCGTGTGTGGTTGTTCCATCGGGGACGTCAACCCATTGAAAATCTGTGTGTACTTCAAATTCTTCCCCAATTTCTCGAATTTCGCAAATTCGACCTTGTTCTGTGTTATGTAAAAGTGCTCGTAATGTCATTTCATTTTTCCTTTTGATTATCTATAAGCGTAAACTATAACTAATCCAGCTTGTCCGTATTCACCAGCACTGTGGCCACGTGGGTGCTGGTATCCCCAATCTGTTACGTTGCCAGGGCCACCGGTGCCCGGGGCGCCAGTGGATATACCGTGTTGCACGTTCCATCCTAGGTTACTGTGATTTCGTATGTGCGCCTGTGCTCCGCCAAAATAGCTTGCGCCGCCTAGCGAGCTAAGTGATCCATGACCAACGCTGTTGGTGTGTCCCCAACCTCCGCCGCCTTGTACATGCACTGCTTGACCCGACGCACTATTACCACCATGGCCGCCGCTGTGGCTGTATTGTTGATTAGCCCCATATCCGCCGATAGCGCTCATATATGTACCAAAGCTGCTTGTACCGCCTTGACCTGCTGCTGAGTAGTAAGCAGCATAGCTGCCGCCGCCGCCCACTGTGACTGCAACCGATCCTACGCCACTTACGCCAAAAACGTTTTCTGCATAACACCCGGCGCCACCGCTTTCGCAATAGCCGGCTCCGCCGCCGCCGCCGCCGACTAATTTGACATGTACTACTGTTGCGCCGGGATTAGTCCACGTCCCACTTTGCCTAAATGCCTGGATATCAATTAAATCGCCGCGGTCCGACCCGTTGAGCGCGAGGCCACCATTTAATCGTGAAGTCTGCGTTGTTCCATTACTAAATGTAATGCCGCTTGCACCTAATGTTACTGCCATGTTTTATCCTTATGTGTATGCGATTATTACGCATACTCCAGCTGTGCCAGTGGTTCCGGCGCCGCCGTCATTTGTACGTCCACCAGTTGCGCCTGATCCCCATGCTGGTCCGTTATTTGTTGCAGTTGTGGAACCCCTATTGTATACACCAGTTCCACCAAAGAAACTGGCGCCACCACCTGCTGTTGCTGCATGACTTGCTGAATTTCCGTGGCCTGCACCTGTTCCGCCAACGGTTGACAGTTGTGCTCCACCAAAGCTGTTACCGCCATGTCCGCCGCCATGGCTGGAGTTATTATTTGCCCCGTGCCCACCCGAGGCCGACAACAATGACCCAAAGCTAGTTGTGCCACCTGAACCGGCCGCTGCATAATATCCAACGCCACCACCTCCACCTCCAATTGTTACTGTATATGTTGCACCCGGAGAGACTGCGTATGTGCCTTCTGCGTAGCCGCCAGCACCACCGCTTTCACAGTAGCCAGCACTGCCGCCACCACCTCCTTGTACCTGCACTAATAATCGAGTACAGTTAGCCGGAACGGTATATGTACCCGTTGATGTAAACATCTGAATACTAATCGGCTGACCTCTGTCAGAGTACGTTGTTGTTTGAGAAGATCCATCACTAAACGTAATGCCGCTTGCACCTAATGTAATTGCCATATTATTCCTTAAGAGTAAGCATATACTACAATAATGCCGGCTGCTGCTGTTTTGCCGCTGCCGGCGTTACTAGTCGTTCCGCCACTGGCACCCGCGCCTGGTGCGCCTGGACCAATTTGTTCGCCACCGCTATGTCGTGTTCCCATGCCACCACCGTAGTATCCACTAACCCCTCGGGCGCCATATGCCCCGAATCCGTTTGTGTGGCCCACGCCGCCGCCGCCTGCGATTGTTATTTGGCCGCCTGAACCAGTTCCGCCATGTCCGCCAGTATGACTGTAGTTTGCGTTTGCTCCGTAGCCTCCAGTGGCCGTAACCAATCCCGCAAAACTGCTGGTACCACCTGTGCCGCCTGCTGCGTAATATCCAACCCCGCCGCCACCGCCACCTACTGTAACTGCAAATGTCTGTCCAGGGCTTATTGCATGAATTAATCGTTCTGCGTAACCGCCTGCGCCACCGCTCTCAAAATGTCCGGCGCCGCCACCGCCTGCGCCATGTACTTTAACCAATAGTTTCCTACACGGAGTTGGCGCAGTATATGTGCCGCTGGCTGTAAAAGTGGTAATAGAGACTAATTGACCATAGTCGTTGTTGGATGTAGGTGACCCGTTTTGTTTAGAGCCATCGCTGAATGTTAGTCCGCTGTTGTCAATTGATACTGCCATAGTTTATTTGAGTTGTTTCTTAATTGTATTTACTTCTTGACGCAATTCTTTAATTGCTTCTACTAATAAAGGAACTAGTCGTTCGTACTGCACAGTTAAGTAGTTTTCTCCACTCTTGCTGTTGCCATTTACATCTCTGTCAAATGGTGCTAACGCCACTGCTTCTGGTTGTACTCGTTGAACAGCTTGAGCACTTAGGGCAACCTGTTGTGTGGTATTGTTAAATCCAAGTTCCCTGGCTAGATCGTTTTCTACATACAAGAAGCCACTTAGTTGATCTACTTTATCTAGCGCATTTTCAATCTTACTAATCTTTGTCTTCAATCGTTCATCGGAATAATAAGCTGTAACTGTTGTGGTTGCAGTAATTGCACCAGTTACTGCAAGAGGAACAATTGAATATACCCCGTTTGTTGAAATTCCCAATGTCGCCCCAGCGGCCGAAGCGGTGCCGTTTGGATGAATACCAATTGTGTCTGCGCTACCAATGCCCGCAGTACCTTGAAAATAACTGATACCGTATGTTGACGCATTACCAAAATACCAAATTGGGTTCCTGGCCCCACTGAAGTATACTGCATTATTGAATCCGCTGTTACCACCTGATGTTACTGCACCACTGGCTGTAACTGTTGTTGCACTAACTGAGCCACCACTTAGGTTAGTTGCAGTAGTTGCTGATGTTGCTGACGCGGCTGTTCCGCCAATGCTCAACCCAGCTGCTGTGCCAGTTAACCCAGTACCGGGTCCACTTATTGCGCCTGACACAGTAAGAGTACTTGCCATGGAAATGGCGCCAGGGAATGTGCCTGCGCCAATATCTGCTGCGGTTAATGTAACTGCGCCCGTTCTACCCGCAACGCTTTGCACAGGGCTAGCTGTAGCAACAGAACCTTGTGGATCCCATACGCCCATACCTGCATCATATACGTAGGTGACGTTGTTGTTTGTGTATGTTTGTCCGTTTGTGGGACTTACTGGAAAAGCCATTAAAATCTCCCTACTACTACTTCAATAGTAGCTATGTTGTTAGTTCTGTTTTCACCTAGTGCCTTACCAATAATGCAACCAGGTTTATATAGTGCAGTCTCCATTCTTTGAGCTACACCAGGAATACCAGATGTAACTAGAATATCACCTTTATTTACGATACCAACTACTTTACACGGAACACGTCCGGTAAACGCAACCGGTAAACCAATTGCTTCGCTGTTCATTAAGTAAGCTGGGTTAGTAGAAATCACACCTGCTACTCTAGTGTCATGTGACAAGTTAGTTGCTGTAATTTCTTCTTCGCCGCCGAACACAACCACTGTACCAGGCTCGTATGATTGATCACTTGCGTAGTTTTCTGCCAAGTCAGCGTATTTTGCGCTGCTCGCTAAACCAATGAAGTTAGCTGCTGTTAAGTTAGCCGATCCATCGCGCAATGCTAGTGTGTTAGCTGTTGCTGTAGTAGCTGCGTTAAATAATGCGCTGCTGATGTTTAGCCAGTTGTAGGTGCTACTTACGTTATCGTAAACATATTTGTACATAGTACCAGTGTTACCACGGAACCATTCATCGCCCTGGATTGGGTTTGCCGGAGCGGTATTACCAGAGAAGTTGGTAATCAATGGTCTGCTCGAACGGGTTACGTTTCCAGTAAATGCACCACCAGCAAAGGTTGGGCTTGCACTTGTTCTAATATCTTGCGGATCATTAATAGTAATAGTGCTGCCACTTGCTGTTGCAGTTACACCATTGGTACTCGCAAAAGTTAGCGTGCCGCTGCCAGCGACTGATCCTGTGCCACTTGTGCCAGCTAGCGAGAATCCAGATGAGGTAATGCTTGCAGTAGTTAACGCAGTAACACGACCATACGCATCGGTTGTAATAACCGGAATAGTAGTTGTGCTACCCACTGTGGTTGCACCCGGGCCCGTTGTTGGCAAGGTTACTGCAACTGATCCAGTGGATGCCGAAACAGTTAGATTGCCTGCGCCCGAACTTGATAATGCAGTAACTCCGCTGTTTGTAACGGTTACAGTAGATCCAGAAATTGCAGTAGTGATACCTGTGCCACCAGCAACAGTTAATGTGCCACCACCTGCTACTGTGCCTGACCCACTTGTGCCAGCTAAAGAAATAGTTGTGCTTACTGCGTTGCTAGTTACGCTGGTCACGCGGCCTTTGCTATCAACGGTGATAGTCGGGATGCTAGTTGCACTACCATATACGCCAGCGGTTACCCCACTTGCTGCTAGTGTTGCAGAGATTGATCCACTTAGTGATCCACTTGCTGTTACATCACCAGTTAATGTCAATGAGCTAGAGATAGCATTGGTTGTGATACTAGATACGCGACCTTTGCTGTCAACTACAATAGTAGGAATACTTGTTGCAGATCCGTAGTTACCGGCTGCTACACCAGTTGCTGTTAAGCTCAATCCTGCATTTGCACCGCTCGGAATGTTAGCAGTAATATCGCTAGTGTTGGCTAACGTAGTCGATGTGAATGGGCTACCGTTCGCAAAGTTTAAACTGTTGGTATATACTCCGCCTGCATATAAACTGCCACTTACACCAACGCCACCTGTTACACGTAATGCGCCGGTTGTGGTATTAGTTGCTGCTGTTCCTTGTTTCAGTGCTAGGTATCCGCCATTGCTTGCATTACCGTGGAAACGTGCAACTTCTGCGTTGGCAAAGAAACTGCCAGTTGCAACAACAATGTCTCCATAAGCCCCCGTATGATCTGTTGCTAATACCAAATTGCCGCCTAGTCCCGAATCGGCACCGGCACTAGCAAACAAATAACCATCATTGGCGTTAGTGATAGTATATGCAGGATCTGCAAACAAGTTGCCAGTGAAGCCCATGTCCATAAATCCAGTAACACCATCAGTGGTGTTGTTTGGATATGCCACAATATCTGCCGAGCCTGTAGCGTTTGTGTTGATCAATGCTGTTTGCACAAAGAACTGTCCTGCATCTAGTGCTTGACTTGATTGTGTGGCAATAATACTCGGGTTAGTTAATAGGGTGTTGCTAGCTTGGTAACCAAAGTATGCTGCGCCGTTTACGTTGATTGCTCCACTGATACCGACACCGCCCGTTACAACCAATGCACCCGAGTCCACTGTTGTGCTCGGAGTGATATCTAGAATGTTAATTGATCCAAGATCTAGTGTGTCGTAGATAAGGCCAGGATCTGTAAAATTGATAGTAGTTGCAGTTGGTTCACTAGCCACGTTACTAAACAATGTCCAGTGGTTATTATTATGGTTACGCACAAAACCAGTATGCGCATACACGTTAGATGCGCCACCAACAAAGTGACCGTAGAACCCGGTTTCAAAGTTATACGGGAATGGACTTCCTTGGAAGTATACCATCGGGCTACTTGTGCTTAATGTACTGGTGCTGATCGCAATTAGGTTCGGCGTGTATACATTACCAACTACGTGAAGGTCACCGCCGATGTATTGTGTACCTCCGACCCCAACGCCGCCTGTTACAACCAATGCGCCGTTACCACTGCCTGTGCTAGTAGTATTGTCAGTGATAGTGGTTATACCAGTTACGCCCAATGTACCATTAACTTGTGCGGGACCGTTTGTAGTGATTCCCGCAAATTGCGGTGATGCTGTTGTGCGTAAATCTTGAGGACTCGAAAGGCTTACGTTAGTTCCGCTTACGGCAGAAACAAATCCATTAGTGCTTGAGAATGTCAGTGACTGGCTCGCCAATGCTACTGCACCAGTACCTGTAGTACCAGCAATATCAAGAGTGGTGCTAATGCTTGCTGTGCTTAAAGCAGTTATGCGACCATACGCATCGGTTGTAATAACAGGGATAGCACTTGAGCTACCAACTGTTGTTGCTCCGGGGCCTGTTGCCGGTAATGATAAAGTAATTGCACCAGTAGATGATGACACTGTTACATTGCCTGCGCCGCTGCTTGCCAGTGAAGTTACGCCAGCGTTGGTAATTGTGATTGCTTGTCCACTTGCGCTTGTGGTAATACCAGTTCCGCCTGTAATAGCAAGTGATTGGCTTGCCAATGCCACTGTGCCTGTACCAGTTGTGCCACTAGTACTTAATGTGGTGCTAATACTTGCAGTAGTTAATGATGTTACACGACCATACGCATCAGTTGTGATAACAGGGATAGCACTTGAGCTACCAACTGTTGTTGCTCCGGGGCCCGTTGCTGTTAATGCAATGCTTGCACCGCTAATTGTTAAGTTGCCCGTGCCACTGCTAGTGCTTACCACACGGTTGCCCGAATCGAATACCGACCCTGCGTATACCGCGCCACTAATACCTGCACCGCCTTGTACTACTAATGCACCAGTTGTGGTATTAGTACTTGTTGTTCCGCTGGCCGCTACAATGTTTCCAATGTTAAATAGTATTCCGCCATTATTGATTGGGCCACCAGTATATAGTGCGCCACCAATGCCGGCTCCGCCAGCAACAGTCATTGCGCCAGTGGTAGTACTGGTACTCGATTGACTGTTTGATATAGTTACTGTACCAGCCGACGAGAGTGTGCCGCCAGACAGTGTTGCGTTAGTTATTGTAAGATTTGCGAATGTTACTGATCCTGTGGTTCGCAAATCTTGTTGATTAGAGATTGTCAACGTGCTACCACTTGCGACAACCGATACGCCATTTGTACTCGCAAACGATAATGATCCGCCGCTAGTAACTGACCCTGTTCCGCCAGTGCCAATTAATCCAAATGTAGTAACGGCTGTGTTTGTAGTTACCGCAGTAAGTCGACCTTTGCTATCAACAACGATAGTCGGTACAAGAGTGGCAGAGCCGTAAATGCCAGCTGATACGCCAGTTGTGTTTAAACTTAATCCAACTTCTGGGCCGACAGTTGCATTAGCCGAGATATCAGCAGTGTTACTAATACTTGTAACAATAGACGCACCATTAGTGAACAAGTGATGATCACTGTAAATTGATCCAGTTGTTGCATCGATGTTTGCTAGGCCAACTGTAAGCCCATTGTGTACTACAAAATTTCCGTTTGCCATAGTTCCATATATCCCTGCTGGCGGTTAAAATAAATTATAAATTTAAATTAACACATACTCCTTGCTTACGCGAACATTAGTGTTAGCGTTAGCGGCTATAAAGTTTACGTTAACATTACCGCCACTTACTGTAGCCGATAAGACGCCAACGTTTCCATTTGTTTGCACAATACCATAAGTGGTAATTGTTGCTGTTGTTCCGTCATGGATAACTAATGCTTCCATAACTTGATGTTTTCCTGTTACTGTAGCTTGAATCAAATACTTTGCACTGCGGTATGCTGCAAGAGCAAACGCATCTACTAATGTTACTACGTTAATACCAGTCACTGATGTTGGAGCTGCTTGTCCAACCCATGCACCGCTTAGGTCCATGGTTCGCTGCAAGGTTAGGCCAGTTGGTCCACTATAGAACTCAATGCCCGATGTGTTATCTGTGCCAATAGCAACGTGACCATTGGAGCTAGATAACTGTGTAATTTCGTTAGTTGTTGTTAGCTTGCGAACGTCAATTACTGTGCCTGCACCCGGTGCAGTAGTAAATGTTAGGACGTTGGCAGTAATTGAGTAGGCTAACACTGGTAACTGTATGATACCGTTTATGCTAACAATACAGTTGTTGGTTGTCTGATTAGACGACAATGTAAAGTTTACTTGCGATCCGGTTCCGCTAAACTGCTGGTCACTAATTAAAGTGAACTGTGTACTTACTGTACTCCATGCACCTTCACTACCACCAAAGTACTCAATAGCGTTTAGTGTAGTGTTGTATCGGAACATACCCGGTACGTCTGTACCACCTGTGTTTCCAGGGCGCTGACCGCTTGTACCTGCTGGCAACATCATACTGTCGCTGCTGTTAATAAACAACTTAGCTCCACGAACTAAGGTACTAACTGTTGCAGTATTACCAATCAAGACTTGATCGTATGTGCCATCTGGGCGAGCCCAAATTAGGTTGCTGCTGTTTACGCCAGCGACCTTAAAGTCCATCCCTGCTGTTTGGCTGCTGTTGATAGTAACTGCCTTACCAAGGACTGCATTGCCGGATACTAAGCCTGTGCCTGCTACCGAAAGGTTTGCTCCTACATAAACGTTTCCGCTTACACCAACACCGCCACTTACACGCAATGCACCAGTTGAGGTACTTGTTGCGTCAGTACCTTGAGTTAACTGAAGGTAACCGCCGTTGCTGGTATTGCCATGGAATCTTGCAACTTCTGCAGATGTGTCAAAGCTACCAACCCCAATTACTACATCATTAAACGTACCAGCTTCACTTGTTGCTAGCACTAAGTTACCACCAAAGCCCAATTGTGGTCGAACAATTACATAACCATCATTTGGCTTAGTGATAGTATAGTTAGGGTCGTTAAACTCACTACCGGTCATACCCAAGTCTGACCAACCACCAGTGTCTGTACCGTTGTCACCATATGCAGAGAAGTCTGCTGAGCCAGTGCTAGTGGTATTCAACATATACATCTGTGCAAAATCCCCTACTGCATTAACTGCCGCAATAGACGAGTTAGACAATGCTGTAGTCAACGATGCTTCACCTACGTTTAGTGTCCCTTTAACATACGCATCTCCACCAATAGCTGCGCCACCATTTGGAATAATAAATGCAGCGTCGGTTGGGTTCAATAAAGGGGCAGTAGATGCAACAACTAGGTTACCAAGAGTGGTAGCTACCCCAGTGACCTCAATATTTGTAAATTTAGCCGAGCTTGGGTCTGTTTGCCCAATGGCCATTGAGTTAATGCTACCACCAGTTAGTACTGCATTAGCTGTACTAAAGTTAGTTACGCTCAGGGTATCAGCGTCTACTGTAACGCCAGTAATCAAGCCGCCAGTGATGTAGGCATTTGATGTAAAGAAATTGTTAGTTGCAACATCTGTAAGGTCGATTAGTGTACCACCAATGATGTTTGCAGTGTTAGCTGAGAATGTACCAACGTGGAATGTAATTGCATTACCAGTAATTCCAGTAATTTCTCCGCCATCAAAGTTTACGTTACCTGAGAAAATATTACCAGCCGCAATTCGGTCTACCGATATGTTACCAACAATAATGTTACCAGACTGAATTCTTACGTTCGATGCACTAAAGTTAGTGGCGTGCCAATAAGTTGCTGCACCTGTTACGCCAGTAATAGACCCACTTGTAATTGCCGCAGTACCGTTGAATGTACCAACAAAGGTTGATGCCTGGATTGTGTTTGTTCCTGGATTCATTGTGATACCAGGAGTAACAAATGCAGAGCTGTTACCAACGGTTGATCTATCAGTGAACATTGGGTAGAAGTTCGCTGTGTTAGTTGTATCTGTTACTTCAGAATACAAGCTAACGTTAGCTGTGCTTGCTGTACCAGTTAGTACACCAACAATATTTCCACTGCTAAAGTTATCAACATGGAATGTAGTTGCTGCACCAGTGATACCCGTAATTGATCCACCTGTAACTAATGCGTTACCGGTTGCGAAATTAGTTGCTTGTAAGTGACCAACACCTTGCAAGTTACCGCCACTGATTTGTGCATTACCTGTACTAAAGTTGGTCGCGGTTAAAGTAGTTGCTGCACCAGTGATGCCTGTAATCGATCCGCCAGTAGCTTGAATGTTACTGGTAGTAAACTGCCCAATTACCTGTTTGTTAAAGTTCCAGCTATCTGTAGCTGACGCATACACTAGGCTAGCTGCTGCTCCGTCGACTGTAATGCCTGCGCCGTTTGCTGCTGCTGCACTGCCTGCACCTTTAGCCACAGTAATATTTAAATCTGTTACGTCCAATGTCTGCGACTGAATAGCAGTCATTGTACCTTGAACTGTTAGGTTACCAACAACTACTGCATCCGCACCAACATATAAATTGCCACCAATGCCTGCGCCGCCAGTTACAATTAGTGCGCCAGATCCGGTTGAGTTAGATGGTGTTACTGCGGTAACATTTACGCCACTTGCACTGAATATGCCAGTGTATGGGTTCATCTTAAATGCTGCCGATACGTATGCTGCGCTGTTGCCAGTTGTGTAACGATCAGTAAACTCTGGATAGAAGTCTGTGTTAACTACAGAATTGTTTACGCTCTGATATAACGACACGTTAGCTGTGCTTGCTGTACCAGTTAGTACGCCAACAATATTTCCACTACTAAAGTTTGTCGCAGTTAATGTATTAAACTGACCAGTCACTCCAGTTAAGCTGCCTCCTGTAACCAATGCGTTACCAGTTGAGAAATTATCAACCTGGATAGTGTTAATGCCCTGGATAAAGCCGCCACTAATTTGAGCGTTGCCTGTGCTAAAGTTTGTTGCAGTTAATGTATTTGATTGAGCATCGAAATTAATTAGGCTGCCGCCTGTTACTTGTGCGTTACCAGAACTAAAGTTAGTTGCTGTGAAAGTAGTTGCTGCACCAGTGATACCAGTAACTGACCCGCCTGTTACTTGTGCGTTACCAGAACTAAAGTTAGTTGCTGTGAAAGTAGTTGCTGCACCAGTGATACCAGTAACTGACCCGCCAGTAATTAAAGCGTTACCTGTGCTAAGGTTTGTGGTTTGTAAGAATCCAAGTCCTTGAGCATTACCGCCAGTGATCTGAACGTTACCAGAACTAAAGTTAGTTGCAGTTAAGGTAGTTGCTGCACCGGTGATACCCGTAACCGATCCGCTTGTGATTAGTACGTTGCCGCTAGTTAAATTAGTAATGGACGCATTTAATGCGCCAACGTTACCATTGAATGAAGCTGCATAAATGTCGCCAGTTGCGCCAATGCCACCAACTACAGTTAGCGCACCAGTTGATGTTGATGTTGAAGTAGTACCAGCTTGAGCCATAGTCGCTACCACATGCTCAACGTTACCGCCGCCACTTATAAATTTAACAAATCTCTGCCCAGTGGTTGTACCAAGTACCAAGTTACCGCCATAACTAGATGGCGTATTTGCTTGTGTATATAGGTATGCGTCATTCTGGAATAGTGCAGTACCTAAACTGTTATTGGGACTTGAGCTATTGTATCCATCACCTGCAATACCAAGGTCAACGTAAAATGTTGTATCAGTGCCGTTGTTGGCAGTAGCAACATAGTCAGTGGTTGCGCTACCGCCTGCGTTAATGTTTTGTGTGTTAAGTTGTGCGTACCCGTTGTAGTCTTCAGAGAACTGAGCTACCACCTGTGGTAGGATTGTGTATCCAGTTGGGATACCAGCGTATAGAGCGTTAAAGCCGGTTACTGTGTTACCAACGAAGAACGCAGAGTTAGCAGTTGTAATGTTACCGCTAACTAAAATAATGTTACCAGTTACACTTAGGTTGCCACCAACACTGGCGTTGCCGGTAATAACTGTTTGATCTAACGTAGCAGTAGTAAAAAATCCAGCTGCTGGAGTAGTTGCGCCAATTGAAATTGCGTTTAGTGATCCACCGGTGATATCTGCGTTACCAGTTGAAAAACTAGATGCCTGAAGATATGCAATGCCTTGTACGTTGCCGCCAAGAATTTGTGCGTTACCGGTTGAGAAGTTAGTTGCTGTTGCTGTGCTAAATGCTGCGGTGCCGGTGTGGAAGCCGTTTAAGATCGATGCTTCAATTGTTCCTGAGAATGATCCACTTACTGCATTTAGGTTACCAATCTTAACATTAGCGAAGCCGCTATTGTTGATTGTTGTAATGCCGGTACCAGTGTCAGTTGTAGTAATTGCCTCAAAGGCTTGATCAGCTTCGACCCAAACCCAAGCGGTGTTTACGCTTCCGTACCCTGCTAGACTTGCAAGGTTACGGTTTACAAGCATACCAATATCGTATCCTGCCAATGACCCAGTGTATCCGTTATTGAATACTACAATAGGGTCATTAACGTATGTATTTGTACTGTTAACAGAACTAGAAACACCTGTGACCGTTAGGTTACCAACAATGCTAATGTTAGAATTTAATGTTAAATCCTGGTTAAAGTTACTACCAACTAATGTGCCGGCCGCAATCTTGGTATAGGTAATTGTACTATCAGTGATCTGATTATTCTTAATTCTAGTTACGGCCATGCCAAACGCTCCAATATAACATATTTAGCCAAAAGACATTCCTTGCCAATTACGGCAAAGAATGAATTAAGTAGGTTTAGATTAGTATCCGCCAGATAGCAACGTGCGTTTCCACGTATTTGTTGCAGTGCAGATGTAGATGTAATTTGCATCCCAGCAAATTTGACCAGCAGTACCAGTGGCATTTGATGCCTTAGTTGCTTGTGGAGCTTTTAGTATACCGCTTAATGTAACGTTACCCTGTACGTTTAGGTCACCAGTAACTGTTCCGCTTACGCTAGTTACACCGCCTAAGAAACGAATTTCAATAACGTCAGTTGATACTGGAATTTCAGCAAAGGTAATAGTGTCCCCTGCTAAACCAATTGTGTATGCTACTGTTGGTTGTTGTAGTGTACCGTTAATGCTTACCAATGTACCAAGCAAGGTAGTGGTTCGTGTTAATGCAAATGTGTCGTCGACCCCGTTACCACTGAATGTCTGATTAGTAACCTTGTTAGTAACCGGAACCCATTGAGACCCATCATAATACTCCAGCATTGATGCAGATGTATTGTACCGAGTATATCCCGGAACTCCTGCTGGTCTTGCAGAGTCGGGACCAGCAGGAATTTGCATAGCAGTGTTTGATGCAAAGATTGCCACTTGGTTAGATGGAACTGTAATTGTTAGGTTACCGTTAATACCAGTGATGTTGTTTGTATTAACATCACCATGCTGGATTCCGTTAAAAGTTCCAGCGTTTACGTTCCCAGTGACTGTTAGATGTCCTGCCCCAGTTAAGTTCAATACTGGAGTGCTTCCGATTGCTACTCCTAATAATGTCCCACTGTTGCCTAAGCCTGTGTCACCTAAGAACAATACCTGTTCAGTTACGCCTTGCTCGTTTAAAATTACCACCGCATCGTTGTTTTGTGTTGTGAAACCAAAACTGTCGTTTACAAAACCAATCGCGCCGGCGTCTCTGTTATCAGCACCTGCACCAACTGCAATAAACCCAGTGGATGTTACGTTACTACTAAACAGTGCAGTAGGTCCTACAATGTTTCCGTGCATGGTTGCATTAACGTTGGCTGCGGTTACGTTACCAGTTACTGCTACACTAATTAGTGTACCAACTGTTGTGATGTTAGGTTGTGCTGCGGTAGTCAATGTGCCAGCGATGTTAGTAAAGCTAGCACTTGTTCCGCTAGCATTACCAGAATGAATACCAAAAGTGTCGCCGTTAAATTGCGTTGCAGTTACGTTACCAGCTTGAACGTTTCCTGTTACTACCAAACTTGTTAACGAACCAACACTAGTAATGTTTGGTTGAGCAGGAGTAAGTACTGTTCCGCTAAGACTGCCGCTAATAGTAGCTGCCGAAATGTTGCCTGCTGCTATGTTACCGGTAACACTAAGAGCTACAAGGGTTCCAACTGAGGTAAGGTTGGGCTGGTTTGCTGTTAATAATGTGCCAGATACGTTCGTAAACGAAGCGGTTGTGCCTGTAATGTTGCCGCTAACGTCGCCAGTGTGAATTCCAGCAGTATTGCCCACTACGTTGCCGTAGAAGTTACTAATTACGTTGCCTGCGGTTACATTACCCGTTACATGAATTACTGAACCAGTTGAATCAGTAACTGTACCAACTAATTGGTTTAGGCTTGCAATCGCATCAGTGACTTTGGTTGTGTTAGTGAATGACAATGCACTAGAGAAAGATCCCGTTGCATTTGTGCCTAATGAAATAACGTTTGCATTGATAGTCTGCCCAACCACTACGCTAGGATCACCAAACGACAAGTTGCCTGCACCATCTGTAAAGATCAAGTACCCGTTTGTCCCACCAGTGATCTTAACGTTACCAATTGGGCCTAAGTTCGCGTTACCAACAAAGGTAACAGCTCCACCATTTAAAGCAGAAATAGTATTACCGTCAATTAGAATACCACTGGTACTCAAGTTACCATTAATTGTTAGGGTTTGTGTTGCTACGTTTGTGTTAATGCCAGTACGGAACTGACTAAAGTTCATGTAGAATAATGGCTGACTGTTTGTTGTGAACTGTAGATCCGTGCCTTGTCTGTCCAAATTGGACACTAGCATTGAACCTGATATTCTACCGATTGCCATCTAGTTCTCCGTTAAGCTGCGTTTGTGCTGTTGATGTTATGTACAACAATAATTTTGTTTGGGTTACCACTTGCATCAATTGCAGGAGGAGGACTTGTAAATGTTAACTGTGTGCCAGACACTGTGTAGTTGTTCACCGGAGCTTGATACACTCCGCTAATTGTAACTAGGATGTTACTTGCACTGCTTTCGCTTTGACTCATGGTAAAGTTAACTGTAGCATTGTCGCCTGTGAACTCATCTACTACTAATGCCACTGTACCAATTTTAGCAACTTGGTTCCATGCACTGTTGTAAAAGAATTCAATTTTACTATTTGTTTGATTGTAACGAATCTGTCCGTTAACTGGAAAGTCGGGACCTAAGCTGCTTGTACCAAGAGGTAATTGAATAGCGTAGCTACCACCTTTAAGTTGTGTGTTCTTTAAGAATCGAGCCATTATTAAGCTCCCATTGAGCTAATGGTCATTACAATGTTACCACTTGCGTTTGCCCAGATACTGTCGCCCGCATCTAATACAATGCGCTCCAAATCTGAAATATGTGTATCAGATGCTGCGATGCTTAAATTGCTGTAGATTCTGCAATCTGCTACAGTGCCGCCAGCTGGTACCAAGAATACATTAGCTGTTGCTGATGTTCCATTGGTATTGCAAAGATACATCGCTGTAATACCCTTTGACTGAGTGCTAGTACCGTAGATAATATTTGCTGCGGTAGTTGTTAGTTGTACGCTTGTAATCATTTTCTTTTCCTTACATCATCAAAGAGTAAAATAGTGCTTTGTTCTTAGAGATTAATTCTTGTTGTTGTACTGTGTCGTTTGTTACAAATATACCAGTACGGCCGCCGTTTGGTGTTTGGCTATAGATAACATTGTACCCAGTGTGGGCGCTTGGTGCCACTGTTGTGTTTTGAATCGCGACGTTAGTGTCGTGTTTGATAATTTCTGTGTTTGAACTAAAGATGCTTCTGCTTAGTACGTCTAAGTTTGCACCTAACTGAGGATTTGGGTCATCACCTAAACTAGCAATACCTGGTGCACCTGAGTAAATTGGTTCGTATGTGGCACCGTTTTTAGTTAGTTCCCAGATTAGTGTACCTTCGTTCCAACGAAGTGCTACCTTAGGCGATATACCGCGATCAATTTCGATTCCTGAGTAAACTGCTGTTACGCCAGCGCCAGATTCGCCCTGGTTTAATGTAATGATGTTGTCAACAACCTGCGTGTTTGTTGACGAAATGTTTGCTACCGTACCAAGCACCTTTAAGTTGCCGTTAACAATTAAAGTATGGTTGTTAATCTGGACGTTACTAGTAGATTCGATACCAGTAATATTCCATGTGCCGTTAAATCTTGTATTCTGAGACATTTGTCATTCCGTTATTAGATATTTATGCTAACAAAATATTACTTAGGGCCAAAAAAATAGCACCCGAAGGTGCTATTTTTAGTTTGCTTACAATTAGGCGTTAGCAATTTGAACAGTAGTGTTCAATGTAGCTGCATCAAATGTCCAACGTACCATTGTACCGTCATCAAACTCATGCCCGGCTGTACCGTATTGTGTCAACAATGCGTTGTGGCTAGTTAGCTTGGTAACATAGTAAGTCTTGCCGCTGCTGTCTGTAGCAGTAATACTCATTTCTCCTACTGCTGCTGGTGTAGCTGCAACTAAAGAACATACTGCTGTACCTTCGCTAGTTGTGACGCGATAGCGGTGGCTACCTTTTTGTGCGTTAATATCAGCAACTAAGCTGTTACTAGTTACGTAAGCGTAAGCAAGGATAGCATTTTCTTGGTTTGTTGCAGAACCAACATCACCACTGTCAGTTGTTAATGTAATAGTGTTTACTGTAATACCACCACGGTTTGTGTACGACACTGTTGGTGCTGCTGTGTAGCCAGAACCTTTGTTAGTAACTGTCACTGATAATGCACCGTATGTTAATACTGGAACTGCACCAGTACCTGTACCACCAGAAACGCCAGTTACCGCGCTCAATGCAGTAAACGAGCCTGCGGTTGTAACGCTGTTAACGGTAACAACTGCACCACCAGCATCGGAAGTTACGTTAAGAACTGCTGAACCGCCTGCTGTAGTGACTGTTAAGTCAAATGTTTGTGCGTTACCATATCCTGTACCACCTGAAATTGTGGCGCTAATTACTTTAGACACAATAACACCGGTTGCTGTTACGCCGCCTGGTAGTTGTGGTGCCGAAAATGTAATTGTTGGTAATGTAGTAGTATACGAACCAGCAACCGATACTGCTGCACTTGCTAGGCCTTCACCGCCGATGCCATCATCTGCTGTGTAACCACCGTTGGTACCGACGTTACGGTTACCGAAAAATCTTTTTGCTAAAGGACGTCCCATTTTGTTTTCTCCTTAAAATATGAAAATAGCGTTCTAGGCCTACGCTGATGGTACAGCATAAACTCTCAATTAAGAGCGAACATACTATTTAGCGTTTTTCTTAAACAGTAGCTTAAAGTGACTCCAAAACGGATTGTTTAGAATGTGTATTCCATTAACAATCTTTCTATCAGGGTGTAGCAACTTAGTAACATTATGCATCTCCGTCCAGTGTACACCCGGTCTATGATGATGCTCTTGGTGATATCCTGCACCAAATCCAAAAATGTTATACCAAGTACTGTAGATGCCGATCGAATCTTGTGTAGTATCACCTCTACGGTCTAATACGCCCCAATGCTCGCCGTAGCTGTTTGCATTGTTAACAAAGTACGCCATAAAATAGACTGGAATTAAAAATAGACCGTATACCGGGTTTATTAGAAATATACTCAACCAATAGATTCTAACTGCCCACTGTTCTCGTTTGAAACGAGCATACAATTCTTTAACTTTTAAAATATCAGGAACAACAGATACCCATGCCCACTTAGCATCACCGTACAGTGCCGAGCGCCAGCAGTATATCCAAAAATTAGTAGGCTCATTAGTTTTACTAAATTTAAAAACTGATACTGGGTCTTTTGTTCGACCATTGACTGGCTTATCATTAATGTGCTTGTGATGCAGTAAATGTCCGTGACGCCATAATTGGTGTGGTAATCCCGAGACTGCGCTTACAAATAATTCGTATATTCTATTCATTGTTGCAGAAACAAATACGCTGCAATGAGCGTGATGATGTAAGCAGGTGTTTTGTACGTTAACAATAAACCATATATGGAATACGCTAATAACAAACCATGCCCACACAGGAGGGTCGTAACATGCTACTAAGTAAGGAATAGATCCAACAAGTATTAAATTTATTAACAACAATGCGTCCAGCGGGGAATATCGAAAAATTTGTTTCATGCTAGTATTTACTAAAAAAGTGGTGTAGACGTAAAAAAGCCCCAATTAAGGGGCTTCTTAGGGGACAGCATCTTGCGATGCTGTGGGTAGATATTACTGGAAGCTCAAGTTGCTTACAGCGATTTCTGCCAAGTAGTCACCAGCGTTGCCCAATGAGCTAGCTGTGTTTGTCAACTCAACATAACCGTAACGGGTCATGAAGCCAACTACTGGTTCGAATGTGCTTGGGTCTAGAACAACACCAGAGCTCATCAATGGTACGTATGGGCAATAGAACGCTGCTGCATCAGCTTCGCTCGAACCTTTGTAACCAACCAATA